GGGCTCTGGGCGAAGTTTTGTGGGACTACTATGACTTGCATTATTTCAAGCGCAAGCGGTCCGAGTGGAAGTACCAAAGATTTGCTTTGGTTTATCAACAACTTGCCGACGCGGCCTCGGACACCTCCATCGCGTCCAAGTTTCAGACCTACGATCACCTGCCCCACCTGGAGCCGAAGGTGCTCAAGGCCCGGCTTGACGCGGGTCACGCCGACGAGCGCGGGCGGCCGATTCCGGACCGCAAGGAGCACTTCCGGCGGGTGGTGGTCAGCGTCGACTCGGCCAACAAGCCCGGCGCCCGCAACGACTACAGCGTCGCCCAGGTCTGGGGGGAGACCCACGCCCGCAAGCACTACCTGATCTACCAGGAGCGCAAGAAGGTCGACATCACCGGCCTGACCGAGATGATCGAGCGGGTGGCCAAGCGCTACGAGGTCGACGCCATCCTGGTCGAAGACAAGGGCAACGGCACCGCCTACATCCAGGCGCGGGGCCAGACCGACAGCCAGCGGCGGCTCGCCCCGGCCCCGATCGAGGCGATCCAGGTCCCGAGCACCTATTCCAAGGAGTTCCGCTTCAACGAGATCGTCCCGATGATCGAGGCCGGCGAGGTCTTCCTGCCGGGCAAGGCCCCGTGGCTCGACCTGCTGATCCGCGAAATCGGTCAGTTCCCCGAAGGCGCCCATGACGACCAAGTCGACGCCATGACGCAGTACCTCCGCTGGGCCAAGTCCAAGCGCACGCGGTTCGGCGCGCGCAAGGTCGGCTCGATGGGCTGACGAGGCCCGTTAACCACGTTTGTTAACCTCCGCCGGGGCCTTAACCCTAACACGGCGAGGGTTAACAGGTCCAGGGACCCTTCGAAATTAACCTTTCGGGGACCCTGGGAAATCGTAAGGCAGGGACCCTGGCCATTTTCCGGCTGGGGACCCTGGCAAATTCACCGCCGGGGACCCTCCGAAATTCATCCTCGGGGACCCTGGCAAATCAAGGAGCCGGCGATGGCCGAATTTCTCGCCCTGATCCCCAACCTCGCGCCGTTCCTGGTCTGGGGAATCCTCCTCTGGATCGCCGCCGAGGTGGTCTGGAGCGTCTGCCTCTGGGTCTATGGCCTGCGGACCCTGTTCAAGTTGCACCGCGATGATCTGGCCGAGGCGATCAGCTTCGAGCGGGCCTTGAGCCCCTTCGACTAGGCGCGGCCTGCCGACCTAAGTCACGGACTGTAGGTTTCGTGACAAGGTGAGATATTCCACAACGATTTCAAAGGCTTACTGCGATGTCGATCCGCACGTTCTTCCACGATCTGGCCGTCCGTTTCGTCGTTTTGGGGTGGATTTTTGCCCGAAAACCGCTGAAATGGGCTCCAAAAGGGCATAATTTTCAGCCTAAACCGCCGGTCCAGGTCGGCGCCCTGGCGGCCGGCTCGCTCCTCGCCCTCAGTCTGGCGCTCGGCGGGCTCTGGTTCCGCTTCACGTTTCCGGACAAAAGTCAAGTGGTCTCGCGCCGGCCGCAGGCTATGTCATAGACCGTGGGCTTCGTGACCAGATCACGCTTCCGTTACCGCTCCAGCCCTTGTGAGGCCTCGGATGTTCGCCTTTCTCCGCCGGCTCAGCCTCGCCGCCGTCCATGGCGTGCTCTGGGCGATCCTCCTGGCGATGCTCGCCCTGGGCGGGCCGCGCCGCCCGCTCTAAAGCGTCATATCTGACGCCTAAGGCCCCCTAAGGCCTCATCTGTGAGACATTCAACGCCCTCGTGTTCCTCTGAACGCGGGGGCGTTTTGACGTCGGCGCATTTTTGACTTGACGCGCGAGCGTTTTGACGCGGGCGCATTTTTGATTCGACGGGCGAGCGTTTTGACGTCCGAGCATTTTTCAACTTGACGTCGTTCCATTTACCGGGAGCGCCTTAGGGTTAACGCCGGCCGCCGAGCCCTGGGGCGATTTACCACCGCCACGTTAACCTAACGCCTGTTAACCTATCGGTTGTTAAGGTTAACGCCCCGTTAGGGTTAACGCCCCTTAACCCTGCCCGCGTTAAGGTTAACGCGCCCCGGCCCAGGCCCTACCCGTTAACCTTAACCGCCCGACCCCCGCGCCCAGGCCATACCCGGTAGGGCCTGACGGCCCTACCGGGTATGACCCCGCGCCCCGGCGGAGGCCAGGGACCGCCCCGGCGCTTTTTCGCGCCCCGTTTACCTTTTGTTAACGTCTGGCCTCTAGGGTCGCCCTTGTCCCCGCCGCACTCCCGCGCCGGGCAAGGAGCTTCCCGCCATGGTCCCCGACTCGATCATGAACCCCCGCGACCACTTCCACCGCCTGCGCGAGGAAACCGCCCGCGCTCTGGTCGAGGCCTTCGCCGAATCCGACCCCGGCGAGGATTACCGCGCCGAGGAAAAGGCCGGCGCGTGGGTTGTCGCCTATTACGACGCGGCGGGCGAATTCGTCGCCTATCTCTAGCCGCCTTCGCCCCCTGGCGCCGCGTTAACGGTTTGTTAACATGTCGGCGCCAGGGTCGCCCTAGCCCGGCGCGTCGCCGCGCCTTCGGAGAAAACCGCCATGCTCTACACCCCCGCCGCCCGCCGCCTTCGCGGCTATCGCGAAACCGCCGCGAAGAACGCCGAAATTCACGCCCGCCCGCACATGGCCGGCAACGTCGCCGGCTACAACGAGTCGGTGTGGCCGACGACGGCGCTAGGCGTCGCCGCCAAGGCCGGCGCCTTCAAGCGCCCCGAAACCGCCGGCAACTGGTCGGAGGATCGCAAAGCCTATTACGCCCCCGCGTGGCCGGCCGGCTGGCGCGTGCTGGGCACGGCCGAAGAGGTCTGCCGCAAGGAAGGCTCGCGCCGGGTGGAACATTCCGGATGGTACACGACGCCCGACGACTACAGCGCCACGCTTTCGGGCTATGTGCTGCAAATCCCCGCCCGCGACGGCCGCCCGCAATACGTCGCCGGGACCGCCCATAGTGAATGGGACGGGGTGACCCTCTACCCCGCCGACCGCTACGACAACCCGCTTGACGCGGCGAGCGCCGCCGACCGTCACGCCGAACGCGACGCCGAAGAGGAACGCGAATATCAAACCGCGTGGCAAGCGGGCCAGCGCTACGCCGAACTCGGCGCCGAAGCCAAGGAGGCCCGCAAGGAAGCGCTGGCGATCCTCGCCGAACGCCGCAAGGTCAAGGGGCTGGAAACCCCCGCCTTGTGCGGCGCGATCCGGGCGCAAGTCGCGGCCCTGCTAGGCCGGATCGAAGAGGCGCGCGCCTCGCGCGCCAAGCTCAAGGAAGGCGAGGACTCGCGCCTCATGTTCTACCCCTCCGCCGCCATGGTCGCGGCCTTCAATGACGGCGCGGCGTCGTGAAGGTCGCCCGCGATAGCTTCGCCGTGTTCTGGACCCTCCCGCAAGGCGGGGTCCAATTTCACGCCGACATAAAACGGGCGCTCTATCCGACCGCCCGCGACGCCGCCCGCGCTTTTAGCGCCATGTTCCCCCGTGACCGGGTCCGGAGCGTCCGCGACGCCTCCGGCCGCTTCCTGGCCTTCAAGGAGTCCGCCCCGTGCGCCTGACAAGCTACAACGTCAACGGAACCGGCTTTAAGGGCGGCTCCGCCCCGCCCGTCCCCGCCCAAGGCCTGACCGGTCACGCCGACGGCTTGAACCTTTGGGTTCCCTCGCGCGAGCATATCGCCGCCATGCTCCCGCAACGCTGGCGCCACGCCTTCGCCCGCGCGTCGTTTTGGTATGACGCGCACGACAATAAAAAGCCGTGTCGCGCCGACCTCTACGACTCGCGCGGCCGGTACCTGACTCAGGTCTGGGCGCACCCGGTTTTCAGCTAGGCCAGGACGCCCCGGAAAATCTTCCGGGGCGTTTACCTTTTGTTAACCTCTGGCCTCTAGGGTGACTTTCGCCGCCGGGCAATCCCGCCCGCCGGACCCTCTTTCAAGGATTGCTCCCGTCATGACCTCTCATTCCATGGTCGCGCACCGTTGGGCGCAGGACGACGAGAACGGCCGCACCGCGCGCGGCTTCAACATGTATTTCGAGCGCTACGGGCGCGGCGCCGACCGCGTCAACGTGATTTTTTCCTACGGGACTCACTTCCCGGCCGCCGCCTTCGTGACCGACGCGCACGGCCGCCGCGTGGTTCTGGTGACGACTCGCGGCTACAGCGTTTCGACCGCGAAACACCTTTCCCACATCCGCCGCGCCATCCCGTCCGGGACCCCCTGCTTTTCCGTGCCGCACGTGTCGCGGATGCACAAGCCGGGCGGGTCGGGCGACTTCCACGGGGACAACCTGCGCGCCTATGTCGAGAGCGCCGCCGGCCTCGCCGAAAAGGCCAAGCGCGCCCGCGTCAACGGCCCTTGGCTGCTTAGCCAAGCCCGCGAAACCCTCGCCGAAGCGCAACGCTACGCCGACGCCTTCAAGCTGAAAACCAAGGTTCCGGCCTTGGAAGACGTCGCCGGCCAATGGGCGAAGATGACGGCCGCCAAGGCGCGGGCCGAAGCCAAGGCCAAGCGTGACGCCGAAAAGGCCGCCAAGGCGCGCCGCGAAGCCGAACGGCTCGCCGACGCCGAAGCCTTCGCCGCTTGGATGCGCGGCGAGCGCCAGAGCGCCCCGTTTAGCTACCGGGTGCGCGATGACGGGACCGTCTATCTTCGCCGCTTCCGGGGCGTGGTCCGCGACCTGCGCAGCCAAGAGCGCGACGGCTCGCGCGTCGATGAACTGCAAACCTCGCAAGGCGCGGCCGTGCCGTGGGAACACGCGGTCAAGGCCTTCCGGTTCATCAAGCTTTGCCGCGAACGCGGCGAGAGCTTCCACCGCAACGGCCGGGTGATTCGCGTCGGACACTTCCAAGTTGACGCGATCAGCCCGAACGGGGACATGACGGCCGGTTGTCACCGGTTCGCGTGGGATGAAATCGAACGCCTCGCCAGGGCCGAAGGGGTTTTCGACCTCCCCGCCGACGCTGGCGCCGTCGAAACCCGGCAAGCCGAACCGGCCTAAGCCTCCCCGCCCCTCTCGCGCCCCGGCTCCCCGCCGGGGCGTTTTCGTGTACGCGGTAACCTTTTGTTAACTTCTGGCCTCTAGGGTGACTTTCGCCGCCGGGCAATCCCGCCCGCCGGCCAAGGATCGCAGACTATGAATCTTTTCGTTGTCGCCATTGACCCCGCCCTCATCCCTTCGGCCGCCGGCTTCGTGGTCGCCTCCCCCTACGGGTGCGGCAAGTGGCGCGCGTGCGTCGGGAGCGAGGCGGACATGATCGCGCTTCGCGACAAGATGCGCCGCGCGCACCCGGCCCCGGAAGGCTACAGCGTCCAGCCCCTGGCGTCGTTCCTGGCCTATCTGGAGACGGTCGGGGATAGCCCTTATGACCGGTTCCGCGCCCATGACGCCGCCGCCCGCATCCTTGACACCCTGACGACGCATCTCGCCGCCTAGCCCCGCCAAGCCCCCGGCCGCGCGCCGGGGGCGCTTTCCCTCGAAAGGATCGCCGACCATGACAACCCGTCTTATCGCCGTTCGCGGCCCGACCGCCGCCGAACTCGCCGACCCGTCCAGCCGCGCGGGCGGCGCCGAAGTCGTTTTCGAGCGCCGCGACCGCGAAGGCCGCACGCGCCTTGTGTTCGCCTCGACCTGCTACGGCTCATATCAGCAATGGGGCGAAACCCGCGACGTGCTCGCCGACAACGTCGAGGCGGTCACGCTCTGGGCCGAAGGCATGGCGGCCGTTGCCGCCCTCATCGACGAGAGCGACGACGACGACGAGAGCGACGACGCCCCGGCCGAAGATGACGACGGGGAGGCGTGAGCCATGCGCACAACCAAGGCTCAACGCTTCGCCGCCATCGCCTTTGACGCCCTGGCCAAGGCCCTAAGCGAGCCGCGCCAAGCCGTCGCCCGCGTGACCAAATGGGAGGGCGCGGGCCATAGCTTCGCCAACCTGCAACGCGATTATGAGCGGTACGGCCCCGGCGCCCGCTCATGGTTCGGCCGGGCTGAAATGCGCTTCTTTGGGACGCGCCTAGAGGCCGCGCCGCTGGATTTCCCGGCGCTGGGCTGCACCCTCTTTCTGACCTCCGAAACCCCGCCCGGCGCCGGCCGGGTCTGGACCCTTCGCGCCTATGTCTGGGCTTCGGCCGATATCACCACGCTAACCCATGGCGACGAAACCGACGCGGCGACCGCGCAAGCGGCCTTTGACCTGCTTTGGCGGGTCCTTTCCGGACAGTAACCTTTTGTTAACTTCTGCCCGCTAGGGTCTTCTTGCGGCCGGGCAATCCCGCCCGGCCGCATCTTGGAGACAGCGCCCATGACCCGCGCTCAAGCCCTCGCCGACATGAACGCCCTTCCCGGTATCATCGCCTCCTTTGAGCGCGAGACGGGCGAATATCGCGTGACCCTGCGCTTTGGCCCGCTCCCCATGGGGCGCGGCGCCCAAGAGTGGATGCGCGCGCGCCGCGAAGCCGTCGCCAGCTACAGCGACGACAAGGCCGACGCCCTGGCCACCGCCCGCGACATGTCCGCCCGCTGGGAGGCGATGAGCGCCGAAGAGCGTTCGCGCCTCTATCACAACCCCGCCTAAGACCCCGCGCGCCGCCCTGGCCTTCGCCGGGGCGGCTCCCTCAACCCCTCGCAAGGATCGCACCCCATGACCGCCCGTAAGCCCCTGACCAAGGAACAAAAGGCCCGCCGCCGCGCGACCCGCCGCGCCGCCCGCCTCAACTGGTCGGATGAGCGCCGCGCTCGCGAATTCGAGCGTCAAGCCCGCTTCTTCCTGATGATCGCCACCCGCGCCCAAGGCGCCGGCCAAGGCCAGGAAGCCGCCCGCCTCGCCACGGTCGCACAACGCAAGGTGACTAACTGGCGCATGGCGCAGGCCTGCGCCCGGATTAACGCCCTGGCCGCGCATCCGTTCGCGGCCGTGGTCGCCTAAGGAGGCCCGCCCGATGACGCACCCTCACGCCCTGGCGCTGATCGCCCTCGCCGAAAAGGTGTTACCGCTTACCCGGCTGCACCCGCTCGACCAACGCGCCGCCGCCGTCGATCTAATCGGCGACCTCTACCGCCTCGCCGACGATATCGACGCGACCCCGCAAGCCCCCGCCCTGACGCAACCGAAGGCCGCCTAAGCCATGAACCCGAACCGCTACCGCCTCGCGCCCCGCGACCGCTTCAGCCGTGAGCTTGCCGAAACGCTCTATCAGGCGGCCGAAGCCGTCGCCCGCGTGATTCCGCTCATGCCGGAGTCCGCCCCCGATGAGCGCCGCGCGCTGGGCAAGGTCCGCGCCGACCTTCTAACCCATAGCGCCGGCGCCCTTGTTCCCAAGCCGCCGGCCGCCGTGCTCGAAACCCTCGTTTGGGTTGTCGAGATGGCGCAAGATCGCGCGACTAACGCCGATTTCAACACCGCCCAAGAAGGACTCGACGAGCACGAGTCCCTAGCCTTTGTCGCCGACTGGCTGGAAGCCGAAGGCCAGGACGTGACGCCGATTCGCAACGCGCAACCGTCCGCCGACGCCCTGGCCGAACTCGCCGCCCGCCGCGACGCCGAACAAGCGGCGCTAGACGCCTTGGAGGCCGAAGCCCTGGCCGAAGCGCCGGGCGACGTGATCACCGACGCCTTGCGCCCCTATCTGGGCGCCGCCCTGGCCGAAAACCACGCCGACGACGTGCTAGACGCCCTCACGCGCGCCGGCTTCCAAATCACCCGCAAGGAGGCCTAAAGCCCATGACCGACTCCGCCAAGATCACCGGCGCGCTCGCGCTACTCGCCATCGCGGCCGATAATCTCCGCCAAGGCCCGGCCATGTCCAAGGCCGCCGACAACGTCACCAACGTCTGTAACTACGCCCTGACGCGCGCGACCATGCTCAAGGCCGCCGACCAAATCGGCGAGGCGCTGGAGGCGCTGGGCGCCCTGCAAGCGGGCGGCTATGTGATCGCCCGCCGCCGCGACGTTTTCACCGATGCGGGCGAGAAGCTGGGCGACCTGTTGGCGGCGCTTTATGACGCCGTCCCGAACTACGCCGTAAGATCGCAGCGCCTCGCCGACGCCCTGAGTCCCGCGCGAAATTACGTCTATCAGCCCCGGTTCCGGGTCAAGCTGGACGCCGCGCCCGGCGCGCTTTTGACCGACTGCGACACGGGCGCAACGGTCTATTTCCAGCCGGGCGACGACGCCGACGCCTTCCGGGCCGAATTCGCCCCGTGGGTTCACGCCGCCAACGTGACGGCCGAAGGCGCGGCCCTGGCCTCGATGATGAACCCGACCGCCGAAGAGTATTTCAGCCCCGCCACGGGGGTCTAACGCCCGTGGCCCTGACCTTCGCCCCGCAATCGACGCGCTACGCCGTGGAAGTCCCCGAACGCGACTTTCTGGCCCTGACCCGCGCCGAGGAAATTCTAGCCCCTGGCCCCTATCTGGAGCCGTCGCTTAGCGAGCGTTTGGAGGCGCAAGCCGGCGTTTGGGATGTCGAGTATAACGGCCATTTCGGCGCGGCCGTTTACTTGACGCTCGACGTTGACGCCGACTCCCCGGCCGCCCGCGACGCCCTGGCCTCGATCATCGCCGACCAACTGGCCAAGGCCAAGGCGTGGAAGCGCCAGCCCGCCTAAGTCATCATTCCTATCGTCTATGACTTGTCACCGGCCGAACTCTTGCCCGGTGACAGTCTGGGCAAGTAAAGCTCACTCTGGATTTTATGACTTAGCGCAAAGGATTGAAATTGCTCGAAAAATTCCTCGAAGCTCACAAAGTTGTTTTCTGGCTGCTTTTGCTGGCCTGTTTGTGGCGCTTTTAACGGTTTGTTAACCCCTGGCCCTCTAGGGTCGAATTCCCGGCGCGGCAATCCCGCCGCCCGGCCTTCCTTCGGAGCTTCTGATCATGTTCGCTTCCGTGACCCTTCCCGCCCATGACGCCCAAGGCCTGAGCCTCGAAACCGTCCACATGGTTTTCGCCCGCGAACTGGCGCAACATTTCGACCACGTGATTTCCGCCCCCGTGGTCGAAAGCTGGCGCGACGAGGACACCGGCGCCGACCACGCGCAAGCCGCCGTTTGCTTCACCGTCTCGGCGACCCCCGCCGCGTGGGAAGCCAAGGGCGGGCGCCTCGCGCGCCGGCTGGAAAACCTCGCCGCGCGCTATGCCGCCGACTGCGACGCCCCGGCCCTGACTGTCACCCACTGCGACGGCCAAACGGTCTATGTCGGCGCTCTGGAAGCCCTGGCGCGCCCCGCCCCGGTGCAAGGCCCGACCCGTGAGGCGGACCCGGCTTTCCTCCCCCGCCAGCGTGAGGACAAGGCCGCCCGCTTCGATCGCCTGACCGCCTAGCCCCTGGCCTCCCCCTAGCGCACCGCCCCTAGAAAGGCGGTGCGCTTTTCTGTGTCTGTTTACTTGTTGTTAAGGAATAGCCTGCTAGTGTCCCCTTGTTGGCGGACGCATCCCGCGCCCGCCCCTTTCTGGATCGCTCCCCATGGCTCGCCCCTCTGACCTGCTCAACGTCAACGCCGCCCGCGTCCTGGCTTGCCTTGAGCCTATCGCCGCCGCCGCTAAGACCGCCCCGGCCGCCGACCGCGCCGCCCTTTCCTACCTGCTCGACGCTGGCGAGTATGTCGCCGCGTGGCGCCGCAACCTCACGGAAACCGACCGCCGCAAGGCCTATGGCGCGGCCTGCGCCGCCGAAGCCCTGGCGCTCGCTAACGCCTATCAGCCCGCCACCCTGCAAGGCGGCGCCGTCCGCCGCGCTCTGGGCGCCTATGCCGCCGCCCTAAAGGTCCTGCTAGACGGGGAGCCGGTCAAGGCGGTGCGCGCCGCCGAAGGCGCGGCGCTTTCGGTCCGCGCTCGCTACGCCAACACCCGCCTTTAACCTCTTGTTAACACCTCCCGGCTATGGTCGGGAGGTCGCAAGGAGACACCCGACATGACCCGCCCCGGCCCCGCCTCGCTCCTGACCCCGCAAGCCCGCTTCTCGTCGCCGCGCGTCCTGATCCTTCCGGGCGCGGCTCCCATGCCGATTCGCCAGCCGCGCGGCCTTTGCGCCGTCGAGTGCGTCGCCCTTGGCGTGACGCTGGGCGCGGCGCTCTACCTCGCCGCCCGCGTGTTCGGTCTGGTCTGACCAGACCCCCGCCCCGCCCCCGGTCGGACCGGTCGGGGGTGTGTCCCATAATGACACACCCCCGCCACCTAGTATCTTTTTTGATTCGGAGGGACCCAAAGGCCCCCTACGTTAACCATTTTTGGCGGCGCCCCCCGGCGCCTACGGATCATTTTGAAAAATCGCGTTGACAAAACCGGCAATCAACGTCAAGGATCGTGACGTCGAGCAGCCCTGCCCGACACGGGCGGCCCGCCCCCCATTCGCCGCCCGACGGCCCCATCTCCGACGTCCACCGGGGGTGGGGCCTTTTCATTTTCCAGCCGGGGGACCCAAGGCCCCCTGGCTTTGTAAATCGGATCGCCAAAAGGTCCCTCCAAAAATTTTCAAAACCAGAAACGCCCGGTTGACACTTCCAGACTTGGCTTCTAAGTGTTGCGCGACGACACGCAATCGAGGAGCCCGTCATGACCGACGACATCACCAACGCCACCCCCTACCACAAGTTCACGCCCTACGACTGGCGCGGCTATATCGAGTTCCCGGCCACGGTCGATCTGGCCAAGCTGGTCCAGACCGTCTACGCCCGCTCGACCCCCAGGGGCCTGGGCTTCCTCCACTTCACCCCCGGCGATCTGGACGAGGGCCGCGTCACCACCGCCATCTATGACGCCCAGGAACGCTTCACCGAGGCCGAAGCCCAGTCGGCGCTCGACTTCAACGGCGAGCCCCGCGACAGCCGTCACCGCTTCTTCGACTTCGACTATGTCGACGGCCGGGCGGTGAAGTTCAACCTCTACCGCGACCTCAACGATCGCCGCTTCTACTGCGAACTCGACTGGTACGACCATTCCGAGTATGACGTCTTCGATCTGGTCGCCACCCTGCGCGACCTGTCCGACGCCGACACCAAGGCCTATCTCGACGCGGTCGCCGCCGCCAAGGCCCAGAAAAAGGCCGACGAGTTCGCCGCGACCGAAGCGCGCGCCCTCCTCTTGGTCCGCGCCCTGAAAAACGTCATGGGCGGCTCGGAGACCATCCCCCGCGAGGAGTTCTATCGCCGCTACGGCGGCAAGCCGAGCGTCATGTACGCCGCCGACGCCCAGGATCGCCCCTATTTCGACTACGCGTTCAACCGCGACCACACCATTGTCACCGTCCGGCCGGACGAGGGCGGCGAGGCCCTCTACGCCCGCGACGCCGTCCCGGCCTGATCCCATGAGCGACGAACGCGGCCCCGGCCACACCAAGTTCTACGCCTCCGAGGACGGCAAGCACGTCATGCGCTGCCTGAACAACGACCCGGCCTGGGTCAGTCCGGTCGTCCATGACGAGGCGCCGCTGCCGGCCTGGAAGATCGCCTCGATGTTGCAGGACGCCTATAATCTCGGCAAGCGCGAGCAGCAGGAGATCATCCGCCGCGCCCTTGGAGTTCCCGGACGATGACCGAACTGACCCTTGGCGAGCGCTATGCGCGGGAGGCCCTGGCGGTCGCCCTGTTTGGCCAGCGCCGCACGTCCTCGTCGATCGGCGGCGCGCCGGCCTCGCTCTGGCACGAGATCGCGCCCCAGCAGCGCGGAAGCTGGCGCGAGCAGGCCGATCGCCTCGTCGCCGAGCAGGCCGGGGACGCCACGGCCGTCACCAAGGACCAGAAGCGCAAGCTGGAGCGCTGGGAAGGCGAACTGCTCGCCCTGGCCAGCGGCCTGGACCCGGACGGCTATCACGACGCCAAGGACCACCGCGCTGAGCGCGATATCGCCTCCTACTACCAGGAGATGCAGCCCTACGACTACAAGCTCTCCAACGAGGTGCTGCTGAACGCCCACTCGCACGCCGACGCCCTCGGCCTGGACCTCCCGGCGTTTCCGGCCAACTATTTCTCGTCCCAAGCGGTCGAGTCGGTCAGGACACGGCAACTGACCGACTGGGAAGCGGCCATGATGGCGATCCTACATGGCGAGGCCGAGATCACCGCCTCCAACTGGTCGAGCTACAAGTTCATCGTGCCGTTCCAGTATCGCTTCTCTGACAAGCAGATCGTGGAGATCGCCCTGAAGGCCCAATCCTTCGACGGCGTCCCGGCAAGATCGCCGGCCGACCGTCGCCGCTACAAGGTGGAAACCCTCTGATGCGCCGCTTTTCTATCCTGACCCTCACGGCCGCCGCGATCGCCCTGGGCTGCGTCGCCAGTCTCACCGCCTGCGCCGAGCAGACCAAGGTGGACGATCAGGTCTACGCCACGCTGGAGAACGGCTGCGTCGTCCACAAGATCGTCCGCCAGGAGAAGGGCAGCATGTTCATCGAGGAGGTCTACACCACCGTCTGCCCGAACGGGGCGACCCGGACGGAGTGGGAGACGACCAAGATGGTCGGCAAGACGGTGACCGTCGAAAAGCACGCCACCGAAACCCCGGCGACGCGCTAATGACCGCCGCCCTGACCCTCTCGCGCCGCTTCACCCCCACCGACCTCTCCGGGGCGATGAAGATGGTCGCCCCTTACGGCATCCTGGCCGATCCCCGCGCCGCCAGCCTCGCCGCCTCCATGGGGTTCGCCTCGGGCGACGCCCGGCACGAAGACACCATCCTGGGCCTCAAGGTCCTGCTGTTCAAGAACGTCCCGATCTGGACCGAGGCGGTGCTGACCCTGGCGCCCGAGCCGCCGCTGGGCGAGGTCCTGCGCTTTCTGATCCTCGGCCGCGCCGCCCACACCCGGTTCATCGCCCGCCGGGCCGAGGCCTGGGGCTGGCGCGAGCAGTACGATCCGATGTTCGCCACGCCCGAGAACTACTGCGCCCTGCGCGACCAGTTCCAGGCCGACTTCCCCGAGCGCCACTTTGGTGGGACCCACGGACTGAACAAGCAGGGCCTCGCCGATCTCCTGGCCCGCGACGACGTCTTGGACGTCCAGTTCCACGTCCCCGCCGCCCCGGCCGACGCCATTGTGGCTGAAATTGACTGAAGGTAGACATGAAATCCCCCAGCACGCCTGAAGAAAAGGCGCTCGAAGCCGCGCGCAAGGCGCGGACCGACGCTGCCGTGGCGGCGTTCACCTCGATCGAGCGCTACGACGCCTACGTCAAGGCTCAGTTCGACAAGGACCTGAAGGCGGGCCTGTGGGGTGGCTACAACTATGCCACGGCGGAGCCCCGCAAACCTGTGTCGTGGGAGCAGGTGCGCGCCTACTACGTTCGTAATTTCCTCTATCATCTCGATCACCTCTGCTTGATGTTCGGGTTGGAGCCGGCCGAAATCATCGCGCGCCTGGAGGGAGCATGAGCGTCAACTACCATATCGAGCGCGCCGTCCGGGCGCCGGAGAAAGGCTTCGTCCAGGTCCGCCACATCGGGCAGTGGGCCAACGGCCGTTTCCTCTTTCAGGGCGCGACCTTCCGGACCACGCGGGCGTGGCGCGACCATCTCCGGACCCTGACGGACGACGAGCGCATCGTCAGCGAGAACGGCGTGGTCATGAGCCCGAGCGAGTTCTGGAACATGGTCGGTCAGACCCTGGCCAACGACACCACGCTCGACTACGCTTTGAACGTCGCCCAGGGCTTTGAGCAATACAGCCTCGCGCGCGGCTTCCTGGAGGGTCGCTTCTGGATGGACGGTCCCTTCGCCTTCACCAGCAACGAGTTCCATTGATGCCCGGATTTTTCGCCCGCCTGCTTTACCGGATCGCCGGCGTCGCCCCGATTAGCACGCCGAAGACCGCCGCCCTGGTCGCGGCGGTCTGGTGGACGACCCGGATGAATATCGAGGCGGCCGTCGACCCCGGCACGAGCGACGCCGAAAAGCTCCAACTGGCCGACGCCTTCCAGGACGAGCTTTGCCGGCTGATCGACGGGCGCCTGCGGCGGATCGGCAAGCGTTCCGAGGGGCTGTCGATCGACTTCGACTACACGCCCGACCCGCTGCTGGCCGAGGCCTTGCGCAAGGCCGGCGTCTCCCGCAGCGTCTGGAGCGACCTGTGGCTCAACAAGACCCGCATGGTCGTCCAGTCCCACCAGATCAGCGTCAAGCCCGGACTGGCCGGGCAGCGCTACACCATCCCCATCGGAGAGGTCTGATGCCCTACTACCGCAAGAAGCCCGTCGTGATCGAGGCCATCACCTTCGACGAACTCGTCCAGCATGGCCTTCAGGAGAAGGACGCCGGACGGGGCTCAGCCGTCAAGGGCGTTCCCTGGACGTTCCTCTACAAGGGCCAGCCGATCACCCACGAGAACGACGACACCTACATCATCCCGACCCTGGAGGGCTCGATGGCCTTTCGGCGTGGCGACATGCTCATCACCGGCGTCAAGGGTGAAATCTACCCTTGCGCGATGGAAATCTTCGAGGCTACCTATGAGCAAGTCGACGCCGAGTAAGGCCGAACTGATGGCGGTTGGCGAGCGCAAGCACGAAACCTGCCGCTACGGCCGCCTGACCGAGATGTGGACCACCAACCTCGTCACCAACAAGGAGACGGCGGGCGTGGCGCCGCTCTGCACCTTCGACCCGCCCGGCGATCTCCCGCCGGCCCTCAAGCGGGTCTGGGGCGGGATCATCGATCTTGACCGCGATTGCGCCGTCTGCCTCGCCCACCGCGAGGTCCCGCTGGAGCCGCTGCCGTGAAATCCTGGGACCACCGCGTCTTCTGTCCCTGCGGCCACAACGACGAGCACTATGGCGGCGATCCGGCCCTGGCCGGGTACTGGTACAAGAACGACGTCTGTCCCCGCTGCGCCACGCGCGGCGATCGCTGGCGCGTCTTCACCGTCCGCTGGGTCTCGCAGGCCAAGCTCTGGGCGCCGTGGACCTGGGGCCGGGGCTATTGGGAGGCCGACACCGGCGAGGCGCGCCAGCCCCTGACCGAGGTCTGGCCGGTGCTTGCCGGCAAGGAGGTGGTCCATGCCGGCTGACGCCTTGGTCAAGGTCTGGACCTACGACAAGGCCCCGCGCTACCGCGCCAAGCGGGTCATGCGCATGGAGCACCACGCCGCCCCGAGGCCCGTCTGGGTCGTCGGCCGGCGCCTGCCGCTCCCCTGGCTCAATCTCTACTGGCCGCTGCGCTACTGGTATGTCGAGTTGGGCGAGAAGCCCGTCAAGCTCGCCGCCGAGTTCAGCACCGCCGAGGCCGCCGCCAAGTTCATCACCACCCAGCCGGACTTCTTCCCCCATCGCCCGGCCGTGTGGCTGGACGCCGTCCACTACTTCACCGAGCGGGGCGATCCGGCCATTCTCGGAACCCTCAAGCCCCGCAAGGAGCGTGTCTTTTGAGCATCCGGATCGGCGAGCGCCACCTCGAATACACCACCGACAAGGTCTACTGGCTCCCGCGCGGCTATTCCAAGCGGAGCGGCCGGTACGTCTATCCGCACCAAGGCTGGTCGTGGACCGAATGGCGCTCGGAGGTCACCGACACCTACGAGACCCTGGAACGCGCCCAGCATGCGATCTCCGGCGGCTATCTCAAGGACATGATCAAGAGCCAGGAGATCGTCGACATCGTCATCCTCCAGGTCCGCACGGTCCGAGAGATCGTCGAGGATCGCACGGTCGTGGCCCATGACCTCGCCGGCAAGCCGCTCGACCGGGCCGAGCCGTCGGTGAGCGCCCAGGGCCATGTCCTGGAGCCGGGCGCCTATGTCTTCCTCAACTACGACGGCGACGCGGACCCGACCACCTATGCGGTCTACGGCAAGGTCCTGGCCATCCACGACGACCGCATCAGCCTGTGGGTGATCAACGGGGCCTGGACCATGGTCCTGACCGCCGCCGACGGGACCTTGCGGGTCGCCCCCGACAGCCATGGCCCCGCCGGGCGCGAGGTCTTCATCCTCTATGCTGGCGAGCCGCCCAATCCCTTGACCGGATCGGACTTCTACACCGACCAGTTCAACGCCTATCTCAAGTTGCGCGGCCTGGAAGCTGCCGCCTGAAGGATGCCATGACCGACTCACCGCTGCACCCGACCGACCGCGCCATCCTCGACCTCCTCCAGGAGGAGGCGGCCGAGACCCTGCTGGAATTCGCCCCGGTGATCAGCCGGCTGGTCAAGATCGCCTCCAAGGTCAAGCGCTTTGGCAACGGGACCAACCCGTTCGAGCCGGGCGCCAAGCCCAATCTCGAACTCCTGGAGGACGAGATCGGAGACCTGGAGGCCCTGGTCGACCTCCTGGCCGAGCGGGGCCTGATCTCGCGCGAGCGGATCGCCGCGCGCAAGGTCTGGAAGCGCGGCATGCTCAAGACCCACAAGACCCTGCCGCCGGACGCCTTCTCGGTCGAGAACCTCCCGCCGCTCGGCGCCGTGCCGGGCCTTGACCTGGACCCGTCCAATCCCATTGTCGCTTTGGCGGCTGACATCCGCACCGGCGGCTATACCGCCCTCTTCGGCGGCCACGCCCCGTCGGCCGAGCCGCCCGCGCCGGGCAAGCCGCTCTACATCCGCTACATCGACAGCCAGTCGATCCACTCCAACCGCTTCCTGTCCTGGGAAGAACTGAGCAGCGCCGACCGCCAGCGGTGGAACGACGCGGCCAAGGCCGGCAAGATCGCCCCGTAACGAGGACCCCATGACCCAGCTTCTCCCCGACACCCTCTATGTGACCTCCCACGAGGGTCCCGAATACAGCGCCACGACCCAGGAGGGCCTGCCCGACGCCGTGCGCTACACCCGCTTCGACCACGACCAGCACATCAAGGCCGCCAAGATGCTCCTGGCCGGCGCGACGATCCACGAGGCCCACGGGCAGTACGGCATCGCCGCTGGTCTGAAGGCGGCCGTGACCGAGGCGGGCGTCAACATCGTCGGCGAGGCCACCGACATCCTCAAGGCCCAGGAACTGACGATCGCCCAGTTGCGCCGCCAGCGCAACGACCTCCTGGTCGCCAACAACCACTATCTGGCCGACGCCCGCGCCGCGCGGGCTGGCGAGCCGTCCCCGCCGGTGACGCCGGAGGTCGCCGACGCCATCCGGGCGATCGGGATCGACGCTCTTCAGCGCAAGGCCAAGGACTACCTGGAGGACTACGAGTACCGGGGCGAGTTCGGGACCTTCCAGCCCGGTCCGCAGGAACGGATCGTGCTCGACGATCTCCTGCAAGGCTTCCTGGCCCTGATCACCGAGGCCTGAGATGGACGAAGCGGCCATCCGAGAGGAGTTCGAGCGCCGGATGTTGACGCTGATGCGCAACGCCCCGCCCGGCTATGTCCAAGCCGCGCTGGAGCGCCGCCCGGATGGACGCTATGTCCAGATGACCATCCAGCGCAACTACCGTCACTTCCGGATCGGCTTCGAGATGGGCTACATCGCCCGCGCCAAGGACGACGCCCTGAAGGGCATGAAGAAGGCGAAACGATGACTCCCTACGCCTACTACCTTCCGGCCCTGCGGCGGATGCGGCACGCGCTGCACGATATCCGCGATCGCGGCATCCGGTCCTGGGCCGCGATCCAGTACAAATTCCTGGAGAACCGCCTGCGGGATCAATGCCCGACGGAGGCCGACATCGCCAATCTCGAACTGCACATGACCGATGAGGATCGTGCGCGTGGACAACCGGCGGCGGCATGATCCCTTACGACCTGCGCCAGCAGCATGACGAATGGGGCAACGCCGAGCACCTCCTGTCGCCGCTCGACGCGGGCAAGCTGCGCGACAACGACTGGCGCCGCGTCTCGGGCGATTGCGTTTGCGAGACCTGTGGCAAGCTCTACTACGACCACCCGCCCGTCCTGGGCGCGCTCTGGCTCAACCGCCTCTGCTCGGGCGAACTGGTGAAGCTCTGATGAAGGACGAAAAAGACATCAAGGACGCCTTCGCCCTGATCGGGGTGATCGCGCTGATCATCATCCTGTCGACGGTCTTTCTCGGGGTCGCGCGCCGCTATGGCTGGACCGAGCCGAAGCTGGACCTGAATCTGGACCCGCCCGAAACTGTGAGGCCCATTCGATGATCAATCCCGACGGCGTTCTGATCAAGACCTGGGAGGTCCACTGCCGGGCCTGCCAGGAACCCTATCTGGGCATCCGGGGCGACATGTCCCAGGCCCAGGCGGAGCTTCGCAAGATGGGCTGGCGCACGCGCGGCGGGCGCTGGGTCTGCGCCGTCTGCGAGCCGGGCGTGCCAATCGGCCACCGGTGGACAGATGAGCCCTGAATGTCTTACCTGTCGTCCATATAGGGCCATTGCGCCTTACCTGTAAGGCGCCCGGAAATGGGCTAGTCGCGGTCACGCGCCCTCTGGAGGGCTACTTTTCCATGAATTTCCGCACCTGGAGGTAGCGCCCGAGCAGGTCGTGCAGCACCTCGGCTTCCCGGAGCGTGATGATCTGCTCGCCGAGCGAGGTCGGCCCCTCCAGGGCGACCAGTACCTGATCGTCGACCGCGTCCTCGATCGTCACCACGATGGGATTGCCAAGTTCGTTGACGAAGGCCTTCTGAAGCTGTCGCACGGTGCTACTCCTTGAGGTAGCCGGCGGCGATCGCCTCGGCCCTGGTGTTGGCTTTGCTCAGGACCGAATAGCCCCGCGCCTGGATGAAACGGACGTCCTCGTAAAGCTGGACCTCCAGCTTGCCGTCGAGCGCGATGCGCCCCAGCCGGACGGGCGAGGCCACGAAGGGCGCCGGCTCGCCATCCTTCCAGACGTTGACCTCGACCTCACCGCGATCGGCCGTCGCCACTACCAGCGAGGCGTGGCCGCCGATCCAGTTGGGGTTCCAGATTTCTAGCCACATCGTGTCGCCGCCCGCGCCGGCGTCGGCCAAGCGGCGCGCCAGCGTCAGGGCGTAGTCCTCACAGTCGCCGCAGAAGGCGTTTTCGGCCCAGAAATCGCCCGTCTGGTACATCGTGCGGTCAGAAGTGTACTGAAAAGTGCTTCTGAGCGCCTTGTCTTGCTCAAAAACCTCCGAAAATGCCAATTTTCGACCCTTTCTGACCTCGCAGAGGGGATTTTTGGCCCATTTTTCGCAGAAAACCCGCAGATCGGGGATCGCCACCGCCACTTCGCCGCCATAATCGGGCGTTTCGCCGCCCGAGCCGCTGGATTTGGGGTCGGCGGGGCATTGGTGGTCGACGGCGGCCGGCGCGGTGACGAACGGGAGGTCCTGGCCCGGCGCGGCGAGGGAAAGAGCGTTCCAGGCGAACCAGCCCAGGCCGCCAAACAGGATCGTTGCGATCGCGACGACGACAAGCCAGAAACGCATGATCGACACCCCTTAAGTGTCATTAACCATGACACAAGATGTCGTGAATCGCAACATTCGCGCATAAGAAGAGCCCCGCCTGTCGTGATTCCAGGCGGGGCTCGTGCTGCTTAGGAGAAACAGAAGAGAAGAGGTCGATCCCTGGGTGGCGGATCAACCTCTCGACAGTTTACTTGAGCATACCGGTCTCCTTCCTTGGTCTGGTCTGTCTGGCGGCCTTGAACGGCCCCTTGTGAAGATTTGAAGCTAAACCGGCAACGAAACGGCGTCAAGACCTAAATGTGCTGATTCACGACTTCGAATGTCGTGAATCTTGACAACCGGGCGTTAACCATGCCATTTTCCCGCCTACCTGCCCCACCGGTAGGGCCTCCAACGTCAACTTGGGGAGGATGCGTGCGTCCTCCCCTCCTTCTCCGGGCGCCGCATGGCCGGTCAGACGCCGAACTCCCTGAACATCTCGCGGGTCGCCCGCGCGACCTCGCAGGCCATCTATCTGGTCACCCATCCCGAGTACCAGCACTGGCGCTCGGAGTGGACCAAGCTGCGTGACGTCCTGGCGGGTCAGCGCGAGATCAAGCGCAAGGGCGAGGCCTATCTGCCGGCCATGAAGGGTGCCGACAAGGACGACTACAAAATCTACCTGGAGCGGGCGACCTTCTTCAACATGCTCGCCCAGACGCGCGATGGCATGACCGGCATGGTCTTCCGCCGCGACCCGTCGATCAAGAACCTGCCGCCCAAGTTCAAGGACGCCGTGCGGCGCTTCGCCAAGGACGGCTCCTCGCACGCCACCTTCGCCAAGGCGGTCCTGTCGGACCAGTCGGGCATTGGCCGCTACGGCGTCTTGGTCGACGTCACCGATTCCCCGGTCCGCAACGCCCAGCCGTCGAGCTTCGCGGTTGGCTACGCGGCCGAGAACATCCTCGACTGGGACGAGGTGGTCGACACCGCCGGCTTCTATGTCCCCAGCCGCGTCCTGTTGCGCGAATTCGTCCGCGACCTGCGCTGGAAGAGCGATATCGAGCCCCTGACCACCGCCAAGGCCCGCAAGGCGCGCGCCGAGGCCCTGGCCTCCGGCTCCTCGTCCAGCCCCCTGGTGCGCCAGACCGCCCGCACCCTGGGCGGCTACAGCTACATCACCGTCTATCGGGAACTGAAGCTCGAAGAGATCGAGTGGCCGTCCGGCGAGGTCAAGCCCGCCTACGTCCAGTACCTCTACGAAGAAGACCCCGAGTCGACGCCGATCGCCCGCCTCGTCCCCAATGTCCGGGGCGAGCCGCTCGACTTCATCCCCTTCAAGTTCTTCGGCGCCTCGGGCAACACCGCCGACGTCGAAAAGCCGCCGCTGCTCGACATCTGCGACCTCAACCTGTCGCACTACCGCACCTACGCCGAACTCGAATACGGCCGTCTGTTCACCGCCCTGCCGGTCTATTACGCGCCGGGCACCGACAGCGAGGGCACCGGCGAATACCACATCGGCCCGAACATGGTCTGGGAAGTCCCGCAAGGCTCCGAGCCGGGCATCCTGGAATATACTGGTCAGGGCCTGAAGGCCCTCGAAACCGCCCTCAACGACAAGGAGCGGCAGATCGCCGCGATCGGCGGTCGGATGATGCCCGGCGCCTCCAAGTCGGTGTCGGAGAGCAACAACCAGACGACCCTTCGCGAGGCCAACGAGCAATCGCTGCTCCTCAACATCATCCAGGCCTGCGAGGCGGGGATGACCGACGTCGTCCGCTGGTGGCTGATGTGGCGCGACGTGCCGCTCGCCGAGACCGAGAACCTGCGCTACGAGATCAACACCGACTTCCTGTCGACGCCGATCGGCGCGCGCGAGATGCGGGCGATCCAGCTTATGGCCAACGACGGCCTGCTGCCCGATCCGGTCTTCTACGAGTACATGCGCAAGGCCGAGGTCATCTCCTCGGACATGACCTTCGAGGAGTTCCAGGAACTGCGCGCCGATCCGGATTCGTTCATCAACAACCCGGACGCCCAGGCCCGTCAGCGCGGCTTCACCAACCGCAGCCAGGAACTCGAACAGACCCGCATGGCGCGCGAGGCCGACTTCACCCAGCAGAAGATCGACATCCAGGAGCGCGCCGTGGCGGTCCAGGAAGGGCACGCCGAAGTCGCCCACGCCGTGGGTTCGACCTCGGTTTCCGCCTCGCGCAAGCTGGGCGATCCCGAGCAGGCCCAGCCGGCGAAGGCCGAGCAAGCCCAGATCGCCAACCAGCGCCGCCAGATCAGCAACGCCGCCGCCACCCCGCCGGCGGCGCCGGGCGCTCCGCCCGCCCCGAACCCGAGGACCGCCCGATGAGCTACCTCCTGTCGCCCTACAAGGCCCCCGCGCCTGAAGCGGTCGCCGCCCACGCCAAGACCCTCCTGGCCCAGCAGGGCTACAGCGCCCGCGACGCCCTGATCGGGCGCTGCCAGGAAGCGAGCGTCGATCTGGCCCGCACCGCCGGTCTCAACGCGGCCGAAGCCGCCGAGGTCGGTGAGGAAATCGCCGGCCTGAACCGGCTGATCGGCGAACTGCAAGACGTCAAAGCCAAGCTGGAGGCCGAGGGCCGCAGCGCCTACGAAGCCGCCGCCCTCAACGCCGCGACGGCCGTCTATCTGTCGCGCGGCCTGACGCCGTAACCCTAGCTTGTAGAGTAACATGCCCTCGCGCTACGATTCCCTTGAAGACCTGATGCACGACCTCGATCACGAGGGCATCGTGGACGACGGCTTTGGCGAACTGGACGAGGAGGACCTGTCCCTTCTCGTCCCGCCGGGCAAGAAGACCGCGCCCGCGCCGGCCGCCAAAAAGCGGGGCCGTCCCAAGAAGGCGACCTGATGCGCCACGCCTCCGCCCGCTGGAATGTCCTGACCGTCCGCCTGGACGACGTCGCCCATTGGGTCGACGAGGTCGACGTGGTCATCACCGATCTGGAGACGGGCGAGCACCCGCGCGGCGAGGACGGCGAGTTCCTCCCCATCCTGGCGGCGACCCCCGAAGCCATCACCCTCTACAACGGCCATGCCATCGCCGGCCGCTACGAGATCACCTCCAGCCTTGAGGCGCCCCGTGTCTGAGACGACCCTGATCGGCGACCCGAACGCCGAGCGGACCATCGAGGTCCTGGCCATGCACCCCGACGAGGCCGCGAGCTTCGTCCCCACGCCCGAGCAGGCCGCCAAGATCGCGGCGGGCGACATGATCATCGGGATCATCCGCTACGGCCCGCCGCCGACGTCGTGAATCTTGACACACCATGTCAGGTGTGATGACGTAGCCCTCGTTAACCACGAGGGCTTTTCCATGACCACCGCCGTCGACATCCAAGCCGCCGGGCACAACCTGATCGTCTACCTGACGGACATCTATGTCGTCGACGGCGAAGCCCAGGAGCGCGACTCCATCGAGTTCGTCCGCAAGGGCGCCAAGCGGACCTTCCATGTTCACCAGACCCGCGACCTCTATGTGACCGAGGTCCGCGACGCCGAGACCGATCTCAACGCCCTGATCGACGCCGGCGACGAGGCGGCGGCCCGCCAGTACATCGCCGAGGCGACTTAAGTTCATAGCGGCGCCGATTGCCCAGCGGGCGCATGCCGGACACGCGCTGGGAAACCAAATCGGCCGCGATGCGCGCGAAGGCTTTTGATGTAGGGCCGGGACGCGTCAACAGGTGGCGCCGGCCTCTGGGTTCCAGGGGTTCCTTTCAGCCTGAATCGCGGCAAGTCCGGGCTCCTTTCCCAGAGGGCTCCATGAGCGACGATTTCGACAAGCGTTTCGACGAGATGAAGGCGGCCCTGGACGGCGTCGCGCCGGGCCAGCTTCGGCTCCCCTTCCCCGGATCGGCCTCGGCTTCGGCCGAGGAATTGATCCGTCGCTTCTCGGCCCTCAATCCCACCCCGGCCTTCGTGCTCGGGGCGGCCGTCAAGCTCTCGGACGCCCCGCCCGAGCCGCTGCTGCGCGACGGCCACGCCGACGAGGTCTTCGTCGACCTGCCGTTCGACCACAAGACGGTGGCCGACTGCAAGGCCAAGTTCGTCGACAGCCAAAAGGTTCTCCAGGGCTTTTCGGGCGGGGCGGTCGAGGAAGCGGCGCCCAAGATCACAATCCAGGTCTATCTCAAGAACGGGCAGGTGCGCGAGTACGACGTCGACACCCAGGCCGCCGCCCGCGAGCACGCCTACGAGATCATCCAGACCGGCTACCGCGCCGTCGACGAGACCGACCCCACCGTCCTGACCCACTGGCCGCCGCACGAGATCAAGAAGGTCAAGATCAAGGCCCCCGCGCCGTGGACGACCCGCTTTTTCGACCGCGTGCGGGGCACCTGATGTCCACCGCGCTCGACGCCGTCCTCGCCCGGATCGAGTCCGGCGAGCCCTTTACCTATGCCGGCCTGAGCGCGGTCAACGACGCGGCCGGTGGGAACGAGGCGCGCGACCGGCTGGCCGACCGCACCATCCAGAAGTACCGCCGCAAGGGCTGGATCACCTTCACCCGCGAGGGCCGCTACGTGGTCTGGCGTCCGACGCCGGCCGGCGCCGCCCAGTTCAACCTCCAAGCTTAGGAGCCCGTCCATGTGCGTTGTTTCCGCCGTGATGGACTACGGCCGCCGTCAATGGCCCGACCTGCTGGGTCCGGGCGGTCCGACCATCGTGCCGGGCGTGGATCAGCCCTGGTTCGAGATCGTCTCGCCCGGCCTGCCGCCGGCCCCGGTCCATCCCCGCCCCAAGGTCCCGACCCGCGCCGAGATCGAGGCTTTCCGCCGGCTGGTCCAGGCCGCCAATGAATTTGACCAGCAGACCGGCCAGCCGCACTGCGAGGACCCCGAGAAGATCAAGCTGCTCGACGCGATCAACAAGCTGGCCGATCGCCTCGACGCCATCGAAAAGCGTCTCGCCGCCCAGGACAGCGCCGACGCCGAGGACGCGGCGGCGATCACCGCCTCGGTCAAGACGTGAGCGTCTTCGATCTCCCGGCCGACGGCTTTGATCGCCGCAAGCCGCTCTATCGGGTCTTCAACATCGACGGCGAGAAGCAGTGGTGGACGGTGATCGCCGCCCTCAACGCGCCGGGCCGCCGCTGCACCAAGCAGGAGGCCATGGGCTGCGAGGACTATGTCGCCGCCCATGCCTGGGCCGAGCACTTCTGGAACTGTTACGCCGCCACTGGCAAGGCGACCATCTACGAGAGCACGCGATGAAACTCACCGTCAGCGGTCAGGACATGAGCGGGACCGAGACCGTCTATCTGATGCTGGTCCCCCGCGTGGGCGTGCGCCTGGAGAGCGACAAGCCCGTCACCCTGACCTTCGATCCGCTGCCCGGCGCGGCCGGCGCCGTCAGGGTCGATCCCAAGACCCCCCTGACCCTGGCCGAGAACCCCAAGCCGAGCGAACTGCGGCTGCTGCCGGCCGGCGCCGAGCAGGTCTTCTACCTCAACGCCAATGGCCGCTGGATGGTGACCTTCCGGGAGGAGCCGTGAAACCGGCCCAGCCCATGCCCAACGGCATGCCGTTCGGGCGCGACGGCTTTCCGCGCGTCGAGAAGATCGACGCGGTGCGCAACATCGTCACCTTCCATACCGGTGAGACGTCCCCGATCACAAGTTACCTCGCCGGCGGCGAGGAGGTCGGCAACCCGCTGCGCGCCCAGGTCATCGTCTGCGGCCCCTATCGCGGCAAGTGGCTGGTCATTCCGGTCGAGGAGGGTGACATTTGAGCCGCCCCCGCAGCGTCACCGAAGTCCTCTGCGACGACTTCCGCGCCCTCCTGACCACGGGCTTCTACGTCACCGACGAGCATGGCGAGGTCCATGGGCCGGGCACCCCGCTGGGCGATGCGGCCCTGGCGGCGACCAAGGCGTGGCGCGGCGATCTCTGGAAGGCCTTCCGCCCGATCGACGACAGCATGTGCCCGGTCCGCGTCCACGAGCGCGAAGCCGCCAAGCGTCCGTGACCCACCGTCCCTCGGCCTATCTCCGGACCCCGCCGATGCGCTATCCCGGCCCTTCCGGCTTCGATGAACGGCTGCACCGGGCCGACGGCCGGCCGACGCGGCTTTTGGTCGCGCCGCATCTGGCCTGGGCGCTCCACCAGCTACGGCGCTATGGTTCGCCGATCGACTGGCTCCTGCCGGTGACGCGCGAGGGCCTCGCCTCGCCGGGCGATCGTCCGTTCGGCCAGAAGACGGTGCGTCTCAAGCTCGGCCGCCGGAGGCTGACCCGCCTGGGTGACTATCTCGAATACATGCAGTTCGCGAGCGATGCGGACCTTGCAACCTACAGGCAATGGCTGAAGGAGACGCCGATTTTTCCGGTGTCGTGATTCTTGACACCCTATGTCGTCTGTGGTGACATCCGCTCGTTAACCATGACGGGCTCCCCGATGATCCGCCTGACCAAGTCCCAGCACTACACCAACACGGCCGAGAACGACCGTAGCTGGTACCTGGACCCGACCCTGAAGTTCGAGGTCCATGCCCTTCCGATCGTGGCCGAGGGGCAAAAGTGCGGCTATCCGTCGGCGGGCGCCCTGGTCTGTATGAATGGCGAGGCCCACTATGTCGACGAGGACGTCGACACCATCCTGACCCTGATCAAGATCGCCCGCGCCCCGCACCTCTACCCCCTGCAAGACTCGAACGGTCGCCTGATCAATCGTGACGCCTTGATCTATCTGGGATTCTCGAACGGCGCGTTCGACTACGGCCTGATGAGCGGGGTGGACGCGTGATCGGCAACCTCATCGCGCTTCGTCAGAACGAAGCCCTGGCCCTGGCGCGCGGCGTGCTGTCGAGCCCCGATCCGGTCGGTCACATCACCCGCAAGCTGGCCCAGGCCCTGGTCGACGAAGCCGCGCTCTACGAGGACCGGCGCCTCGCCTTCATGCACCCGTCGATCCTCTGCGCCAACGGCGAGTATTACGATTTCACCGATCCGGACGCCTTTTCCTGGGACATCGAGGTGATCGCCGCCGGCCTGCGCGCCCCGCGCTTCACCGCCCAGACCCGGAGTCTCGGGACCTATTCGATCCTCCAGCACTCGGTCCTGGCCAGCTACATCGTCCCCAAGGGCTTCGAACTGGAGGCCCTGCTGCACGACGCCCAGGAGAGCGTGCTCGGCGACAAGGCCACGCCGTTCAAAATCCTCCTGCCCGACTACAAGCACTACGAGGACGCGGCCGAGCGCGCCGTGCGGCGCAAGTACGGCCTGCCCGAGACGATGTCGCGCGAGGTCAAGCACGCCGACGTCGTCATGCTCGCCACCGAGAAGCGCGACATCATGCCCAACCCCGAGGACGAGTGGGAAATGCTCAGGGATATCAAGCCCTTGGACTTCCCGATCGAGGTCTGGGACGTCGAGCACGCCCGCAAGGTCTTCCTCGAACGCTTCGCCGATCTGACGGCCTGACGTCCGCTCCTGACGTAGAACGATACGAGAACATCCGCTATGCGCAATGTCACCCTCACCCTGGATGGTCCGATCGCTGTCGGCAAGTCGCGCCTGCTGCGCACCATCGCCTTCGCCCTGGAGAAGACCTATCCGGGCAAGTTCGCCTTCACGGGCGACGTGGTCGACTGCGCGCCCCTGGCGGTCAACACCATCGAGCCGATGACCATCACCGTGGTCGAGAAGACCGACGGCCGCGCCTATCCCGCGACCCAGGCCGCGCTCCTGAGCGCCGAGACGGCGCGCGTACTGACCGCCGGCCTGACCAGCGACGAACTCGTGGCCGAAATCTCCAAGGCCGTCGGCGCCGCCGCTCGCGCCGGCCTGAGCCGCGCGGTGATCGGCAAGGACATCGTGCGCGGGGTCTCCGACTGGAACGGCGACGCCAACGACACCGTGATCGGCCGGGCCGCCAAGCAGGCGCGCGCCGCCGGCTACGCGGTCAAGAAGGGCATGGATGGCGACCTCGTCATCGAGTGGAAGACCAAGGTCGCCCCGCCCTTCGCCGGCTATCTGGATCGCTGAGCCGATGTCGACCCGCATCCAGCCGCATGACCTTCGCCTCCAGTCGGCGATCGCCGACTTTCACGAGCGCAACCTGATGTGCCCGGAGCCGGACTGCGACTGGGGCGTGATCGAGACCGGGGAAGAGGACCCCGACACCTGCATCCCCATCACCAAGACCTGTCCGGTGTGCGCCGGCCGGGGCTTCCTGCCGAAGAAGGCCGCCTGATGACCGACATCTACGCCCCCGATCTCTGCATCTACCACGGCAACTGCGCCGACGGGTTCACCGCCGCCTGGGCGGTCTACCGCCGCTTCGAGGGCGCGGTGCAGTTCCTGCCCGGCGTCTACGGCCGCCAGATCAGCGACGACGTCGTGCTGGGTCGCCACGTCCTGCTGGTCGACTTCTCCTTCAAGAAGGAGGAGTTGAAGCGCATCGCCCAGATCGCCGCCTCGGTGACCATCATCGACCACCACAAGTCGGCGGCCGAGGACCTCAAGGACTTCATCGTCTCCGAGGCGCTGATGGACCTGACCCCGGCCGAATACGCCGAACTCTGCCATTTCGCCGGGCGCCTGCCGATCCGCGCCCTGTTCGACATGGACCGCTCGGGCGCGGGCATGACCTGGGACTTCTTCCACCGCGCCACCCCGCGCATGAAGATCATCGACTATGTCGAGGACCGCGACCTGTGGCGCTTCAACCAGGAAGGCTCGCGCGAGGTCTCGGCCTACATCTTCGCCCACGACTACCGCTTCGACAACTGGGACGCCCTGGCCGGCGAGATCGAGATCGACCTCCCGACGGTGATCGCCGCCGGGGCGGCGATCGAGAAGAAGCACCACAAGGACATCGGCGAGCTTCTGCGCCAGACCCAGCGCGAGATGATCATCGGCGGCTACCGCGTGCCGGTCGCCAACATGCCCTACACCCTGGCCAGCGACGCGGCCAACAAGATGGCCTCCACCCCGCGCGCCGACGGCACCCTGCCGGCCTTCGCCGCCTGCTACTTCGACAACAACGCCGGCAAGCGGGCCTTCTCGCTGCGGGCGATCGACGGCGGCGCCGACGTCTCGCAGATCGCCAGCCAGTACGGCGGCGGCGGCCACGCCAAGGCCGCCGGCTTCTCGGCCGACCAGGGCTGGGAGGGCGAGGGCGACGAGGCCTATGACGCGTGGCTCAAGACCAGGGTCGCCGCCAGCATCGCCGAGCTTGAGGCCGGCAAGGGCATCCCCGGCGAACTGGTCGAGGTCGAGTTCGCCAAGCGTCGGGCGGGGACGGCGTGACCGAGACCCGCACCCGGATCGCCAAGGCCGTCCACACCCTCGTCAAGGTGCTGACGGCCCCCGACGTCCCCGACGAACTGACCAAGAAGCTCGTCCTCGAAAACATCAAGCGCGCCCGCTGGGAACTCCAGGAGATCGAGCGCATCTGCCAACAGGAGATCGCCGGTGGCTGATCTTGACGCCCTTCCGGCTCCGCCCGAGCCGCCGGCCTACGATTTCCGGGACGATCACAACCTCGTCCCCCGCGCCCGGATGATCGCCGACGGCCTCCTGGCCGGCCGCCACATCCTCCACGGCGACGAGCACACCCTGGCGCGCGCCGTGATCGTGCTGCTGGAGGAGCGGGAGAAGAAGGCCAATTCGCCCTGCACCTTGATCGTCGTCGAGGGCGTGGTCGAGCGCGATCGACTGCAAAAGCTGCTCGATCCGACCACCAAGGCCTTCCACGTCATCACCCCGATGCAGCGCGGCGACGCCACGCGGGGCCGGCGCTATGCGGCGATCTTCGTCCGCTATCCCTCGGCCGCGTGGTTCGACGCCAAGAACGTCGAGACTCACCAGTTCCAGGCCTGGGAACGCGAGCACCTCTTTCCCCGCCTCCTCAAGGGCGGTCACTTCCAGCACATCTAGGACCCCATGCAACAGCCCGAAACCATCACCGTCGACGTCCAGCCGGCCGAAGTCCCCGCGCCCAAGCCGCGCCCGCGCGCCAAGGTCCACGAGCCCCAGCGGTTCAACACGTTCAAGGCCGCCCTGTTCGGCACCACGTCCCTGATCCAGATCACCCGCTACGCCGGATGAACCCCTCCCGCCGCCGCGCGATGCTGGCCCAGATCGAGACCTGCAAGCAGTCGAGCTTGGTCGTCGAGGAGGCGACCAAGCACTGGCGGCGCGATTACGAGGCCTATCACCACGTGATGGTCTCCGGGCAGGTGGGGCGCTATTCCGAGGAGGCCCTGAAGGCGCTTACCCTTCAGGCCTCCGCCACCTACGAGGCGCTCTTGGACGCGCTCCGCGTACACGCCAACAACCTCGAACGCCTGCGTTCGCTGCGAGGCCATTTCTGATGCGCTACTACCTCGACACCGAGTTCAACGGCTTTGGCGGGGAACTGATCTCCCTGGCCCTGGTCCGCGAGGACGGCAACTGGCTCTATCTGATCTACGAGCCGACCCAGCCGATCGATCCTTGGGTCGCCGAGAACGTCATGCCGATCCTGCACCTGCCGGGCCTGCTGCCGATCCACGTCAACCAGGAGGCCGGGGCCGAGTTCATCGCCCACTTCCTGGCCGGCGACGACGCGGTCGAGATCATCACCGACTGGCCCGACGACATCCGCTATTTCTGCCAGTCGATCATCTCCGGACCGGGCATGATGTCGCGCCTCGTCCCGAGCCTGAAGTTCTCGATGATCCGCGCCGACGCTTACCCGACCACCCTGCCGGGCGCGGTGCAGCACAACGCCGTCTGGGATGCGCGCGCCCTGCGCCACCTCATGCTCTCGTGAGGCCCACGGCTCGGCGCCGGCGCAAGAAGCCGGCGCGCAACTTCCGGATGATGGCGGCGACCTCGACCACGAGCGTCGCCACCCACCGCACCTATCCCGGCAAGCTGATCTCGCCCGCCCCCGGCCACTGCCGCTGGTGCCAGGGCGCCATCCTCAAGCCGGACGGCTCGATCAATCGCCGCAAGACCTTCTGCTCGCAGGTCTGCGTCTCCCACTACCTGCTGCGCGCCGATCCCGCCGAGATGCGCCGCCACGTCTTCTTCCGCGACCAGGGCGTCTGCGCCATGTGCAAGAAGCGTTGGCTCTACCTCGACGACGCGTGGCAGGCCGACCACATCGAGCCCCTCTTCCTGGCCTTCGGGGACCTCGCCTACTGGGAGCCGGAGAACGTCCAGGTCCTCTGCACCGACCCCTGCCACAAGCAGAAATCGGCCGACGACATGCGCAAATACGGCTTCGTCCTGAAGCTGACGCGCGAGCAGAAAAAGCCCCAGGAGCGGCGCCGGTTAGCCGAAAGGTTGGGTTAAGTCAAGCGCGTAGTGTCGTGAATCTTGACATTCGGCGTATTTTTTGCTAGGTTCCCCAGCATCCCGATAGAGGTTGGCATATCCCGACGCCGCCAGCCGTCTCGCAACGCGACGGGTCGTCGCCCATACCACGGGGTCCGTGGGAAGAGAGAAACTGTATGCCTGTTCTGTCCTACGATACGCTCGACATGGTCCCCGAGGGCCTGCGCGAGTTCGCAAAGCAAGTCGACGGCAGCGAGAAGTTCCAAGTGAACGTCGTCAGCGCCGCGAAGATCGACGAGTTTCGCGACAACAACATCAAGATTTCGAAGGAGCGCGACGCGCTCCTGGAGAAGGTGGCCCGGCTGGAGCCGATCGTCGGCGAAGACCCGGACGCCTTCAGCGCCAAGCTGACGGAACTGCAAGCGATCGCCCAGCGCGTCGCCGACGGTGACCTGAAGGAAGGCCGCGCCCTCGAAGAAGCGCTCCAGAAGCGCACCGAGGAGATGCGGAAGCAGTACGACGACCGTCTTCAGCAGACGGGCAAGGAACGGGCTGCGTGGCAGGCCAAGCACGATGAACTGGAGCGCCGGTTCAAGCAGTCGCTGGTCAGCAACGCGATCACCGCCGCCGCGATGGCGCAGGGCTCGGGCATCGACCCGACCGCGATCACCGAGGTGGTTCGCTCGGGCCTGGACGTGTTCAAGGCCGACGATCAGGGCCGTCTGACCCCCTATGTGGGCGACGCTCCGCTCTACGGCGCCGACGGTGTCACGCCGATGACGCCGAAGGAATGGCTGCAAAAGCTGAAGGAGGAGAAGCCGTTCTTCTTCCTCAACAGCAGCGGCGGCGGGGCCGGCGGCGACAAGACCAAGACGGTTCACGGCGTCACGCCGGAGCGTCTGAAGGGCATGTCGGCGGCCGAGCGTCTGGCCATCGCCAATGGCGAGAAGTCGGCGCGGCTGCGCTAAGTCACGAAACCCTGGTTTCGTGATCTGATCTAGGCCCTTCGGGGCGGAGTTGCCGGGCTCTCTTGCAAAAGCCCGGACCGATTTCGCCCGCACGGGCCAGAGCTTGAGCGCCGATCCTGGCGATCGCTCGAACAAGTCAAGTCATGAAACCCTGGTTTCGTGACAAGAGAATTCCCTCGGTGACGGCCGGTCGACCGAGGGGCAGACCGAGACGGGGTCCGTCTCTCAACCAGACCGGTGCGAACACCAAGAGGAGCAAGCCAATGGCTGCTGTGACCCTGCTGCAAGCGTCCGAAATGGCGCTCGGCAACGACGAAGTCAAGCGCGCCGCGATCATCGAACTTTTCGCGACGCCCGACATCCTGCGCGTGATCCCGTTCCTGGACATCCAGGGCGGCGCGTACACCTACCTGCAAGAAGGCCAGCTCTCGGGCGTCGCCTTCCGGGGTATCAACGAGTCCTACGACACGTCGACCGGCGTGATCAACCCGCAAGTCGAGCGCCTGCGCATCGTCGGCGGTGACCTGGACGTCGACAAGTCCCTGCTGAAGACCCACGGCGCCAACGTGCGTTCGCAGCAGGAGCGCATGAAGGTCAAGGCCCTGAGCCTGTACCTCGCCGGCAAGATCATCAACGGCGACTCGGAAGCCGACCCCCGCGAGTTCGACGGTCTGCGCAAGCGCATCACCGGTTCGCAACTGTTCCCGGCTGGCTCGACCTCCGGCGGCGACGCCCTGTCGCTGGCCGTCCTGGACGAAGCCATCGACGCGGTCGACGGCGCCACGCACCTGATCATGTCGAAGCGCATGCGCAACCTGCTCGCGCAGTCGGCCAACAACCCCAACGTCACCGGCTACGTGACCTGGGACAAGGACGAGTTCGGCATGCGCGTGATGCGCTACGCTGACCTGCCGATCCTGGTCACCGACTACGACGACAAGAACCAGCAGGTCATCGACTTCAACGAAGCCTGCCCTGGCGGCGGCTCGGCGGTCGGCACCTCGATCTACGTCGTCAACATCGGCGACGAAGGCGTGGTCGGCCTCCAGAACGGCGTCATGGAGATCGAAGACCTCGGCGAGATCGACGCCAAGCCGGTTCTGCGCACCCGCGTCGAATGGCTGGTCTCGCTGGCCGTCCTGAGCGGTCGCTCCGCCGCTCGCGTCTGGGGCATCAAGAAGGCCGCCGTCACCCGCTAAGGGTGATGGCTCAGGGGGCTCCGGCCCCCTGACCTTCCTGGTCCTCTCCACCCCCATCTAAGCAGGAAATCCCCAGATGGAATCCAAGATTCGTCACCAGTACGACGCGCTCCTGGCGCTTCAGCCGGTCGGCACCGCTGCGGTGACCGCCGACGGCTCGTCCGTCAACGCGGTGGACATCTACCGCATCGCCAACGGTCGCGGCGACGTCGCCGGCCGCTACGGCATCGGTTCGTTCGACATCGTGTTCTACTTCAAGTCGGCCGTCACCGGCGGCGCGACCCCGGAGACCTACACGATCAACGTCGTGACCACCGACGCCGACGGCGCCAACCCCGTGGTGCAGGAGACCTTCACGGTCGAAAGCACCATGATCGGCGATCCCTACGTCCTGGCCTTCCACCCGGCCACGCTGAAGCTGAAGGACGCCGACGCCGCCAAGGTGAAGCTGACCATCGACGTGGCCGGCACCGCGCCGTCGCTCGACTTCTACGCCTTCGTGGCCCCGCACTCGCACCAGTAATGGGCGAGCCGGGTTCCCGGCGTTTGGTCAAAGTCAACCCCCGGACCTCGGTCCGGGGGTTTTCTTTTGGGTGCTGCGGCCCAGAAATGTCGTGAATCTTGACACAAGGGCCGTTTCATGCCAGAAGTCAAGTCTCTTTTGAGCGCGGCGTTGAAGGGCCGTGCCGGTCTCCCCCGAAACGGAAAATCCCCCATGAGCAACAAGAACCTCGTGCCCGTCTACTCGCCGGAAGGCAAGAAGGAACTGCACACCCGCCTGAACGCCTACGACCTCGTCAATGGCGCGGGCTGGACCTGGAAGCCGGGTGTCGAGACCACGCCGGCCGCGATCCCGCCCTACCGCGCTCCGCCCGTCGGCGCTGAGCCGGCCCAAGCCGTGCTGGACCGCGCCGGTCACCGCAACGACCGCACCCTGACCGAGGTGGTTGGCGCCGATGACGCCGACGCTGATCTGGACGCCGCCGAGGACGAAGTCGTCGAGGACGCCGCCGACGAGGCTCCGGTCGCCGAAGAAGCCCCCGCCGCTCCTGCCGCCCCGGCGGCGCGCGGTCGCGGCCGCAAGCCCACGGCGGCCTAAGCCATGGTGGAACTCGGCTACTTCAGCAAGACCTGGGTGGTGGACGTCACTGCTGCCTCCGACGTCTTCGCCAATCCCGGCAACGGGCAGACCTTCATGCTGCGCGCCGACCGCAAGATTCACATCGCGCGGTCGGTGGACAACAACGCCGAGGCCACCACGGGCGACTGCCTCCTCCTGGCCGACGAGCCCGCCAGCTTCGCTATGGAAGTCGGCGGCTCGATTGCCTTCATCCTGGCCGACGGCGAGACCGACGGCAAAATCTTCATCACCCAGGTGAACTAAGCCGTGGCGAACCAGTCCTACAAGCTGCACGACGTGATCATCGCCTACGTCAAGGCCAGCAACCCGGAACTCGGGCTGCTGACCGCCGCTCCGAACCCGGACGGCACCGGCGTGGTCGAGCCCAACAGCGTCTACGGCTACGGACGTCAGCCCATCACGTTCGGCACGACCGTGCGCATGACCGGCGTCGACGCCGGCAAGTCCTCGATCTCCAACACCGTGCCGATCGTCTTCGGCCCGACCGTCACCGACGGCTGGCCGACGGTCACCCACTGGGGCGTGTTCGACGAGAACGGCGACCTGCTCGACTATGGCCCGCTGCCGGCGACCCGCACCCTGCCGGTCGGCGACTCGATCTCGTTCGGCGTGGGGGCGGTGCAACTCCGCTACGCCTAAGCCATGGCCCGCGTCTGGACCGCACGCGCTGGCGCCCTGGTCCGCTCCGAAGCGGTCCTGGTCTCCAATCTCCAGCAGGCGACCGAGTTCGTCGGCGAGATCGCGTTCGACGCCACCCTCAAGCCCTATTCGGGGCAGTCCTCCACCATCGTCGCCGAGTTCGGCCTCGATGGCGACTCGGTCTGGTGGCCGGGCTATCCGGTCGCGTTCGATCCGCCGTTCCTGATCATCGGCGAGTTCGGGCTGAGCCTGTCGAAGGGCGCCTCGTCGATCTTCCCGTTCGAGTTCGACCGGGGCATCGACGACAAGACCTCCCTGGTCCAGGCCCTGAACGACGCCGGCTACACGGGCGGCGGGGGCGGCACGCCCTTCGATGACAGCTTCGACATCGTCCTGAGCGACGGCGACGAGGATGTCTCGCAAGGCGCACTGGACCTCACCGGCCTGTCGGTCGGCGAGTCGATCGTCAATCTCGACGTCCTGCTCGGCAAGCTGATCCCGCCGATGCCGCCGGCCTTCCCGAACGGCACCCTGTCGATCAGCAACACCGCCGGCAACGACCCGCGACTGGCGAGCGGCTTCACCGACAACATCGGCTCGGGCCTGACGGCGGGGACCTCGGTCACCCGCATCACCGCCACCGGCGTCTCGACCTTCGCCTTCAACGACGTCGGTCCGGGCAATGACGGCGTCCTCCAGGCCCTGCTCAATGGCGCGGTCGCCGCCACCCGTACCCTGACCGGCGCCGACGAGGGCAACTATTCGGGTCTGGTGATCGCCGACCAGAAGGACTACCCGACCGACCGGCCGGGCTTCTGGAAGTCGATGGACGTCAGCCTCAACCTCCTAGCGGTCCCGGTCGGGGTCGACAAGATCAGGCTGAACCATACGGCGGCGGGCCAGACCAACGAGGTAGTGTTCATCCGCGACACCTTGACGGCGGTCCCTACGGTGAGCGCTGGCAGCGTCGTCCAGGAAAACGCCGGCACCTTGGCCTATTCGTCGGGTGTGCCGCACTACGGCACCGGCGCGACCCTGACGGTGGGCCTGTCGTTCAACAACCTCGCGGGGGAGACCTATTACGGCGGCACGGACCCGGTGACGATCTCCGGCTCCAACTCGATCATGTCGAACAAGACGCTGAGCTACGGCGCGATCGGGTTCACTACGCCGTTTGCGCGCAACACCACCGCCGCCCAGGCGATCACCCCCCAGTCGGTCGCCATCGACGGCACCAACGTCCACACCTCGGGCGTGATCCAGGGCACGGCCCGCAACGTCAACGGTGCTTCGTCCACGGTGACTCTGTCCTCGACGGTGATCCTGGTCAAGCGCGGGACGGCGACGGGCAAGCTCGACGAGCTTTCGATCCCGGTTTCGGGCATGGGCTCCACGCCCAACGGCCTCAACGCCATCCGCGTTGGCCTGGGGGCGGGCGACACCCCGGCCGGCACGCCCCAGTCCTGGGACCAGACCGCCGCCCTGGCGACCCACGAAGCCGCCTGCGTGGCCGGGATCATCGGGCACAACACGACCAACTACGCCACCGGCTACCTCCCGCAGGGACCGAACCTCTCGGTGGGCCGGACCGGGGCGCAGTACATCACCCTGTCGTTCAAGCGCGCGGCGCGCTCGACGTTCCGGATCGCGCTTTCCGGCTCCTACGCCGGCTGCTGGATCAAGCTGCCCGGCGTGTCGACCGCCCAGCCCAACGCCCCCAACGGCTGGTGGAACGCGTTCCAGGCCTATGACGGCGCCGGCATCCCCGGCGAAGCGGGCGACCCGAACGCCGGCTGCGCCCTCGGGGCGGTCATGAACGGCGCCTCGGGCACCTTCCAGATCACCTTCGGTACGGAGTCCTCGACCAACGCGACCAACAACGAAATCCTGGTCCGCCTGAAGTTCAACTCCGGGCAGACGCTCACCGCGCTGTCGTTCACGAACTAAGGGACGGCCATGGCGATCAACAGCACTGAACTCGTCGACCGGCTGATCAAGCTGGTCGCCTTCGGGGTCACCAAGACCGGCAAGGCCTCCGACAAGTCCGGCTCGAACGAATCGATCCCTTCCCCGACCGTGGTGTTCCCCGAGAACATCTGGAACGAGAAGGGCCTGCTTCCGGCCCTGCCGCCGGCGGCCGACACGCCTCAGGTCAAGGTCTATTCGGGCGCCACGCGCATCCGGGCGACCGCCGACCCGACCGCCCAGCCCAACGAGACGTGGCTGGCGACCTCGACCTACGGGACGCCGTCGACGCGGCTGACCAATTTCATCGCTCCCTCGGTGGGCGGCTCGGGCTACGCGGCCCGCGTCTTCATCGGGGACCCCAACACCGGCCCGGCGGCCCGTATCTTCCCCGACACCACGGGCGAGGAATGGACCTTCGACTATATCGCCGGCGTCCTCAACTTCCCGACCGCCGTGCCGGGCTCCAAGACCGCCACGATCGGCACGGGGTCCGTCAGCATCGCGGCCAACGGCATCTATCTCGAACTCTACCGCTACATCGGGGCCACCGGCGGCGGCGGAGGCGGGGTCGACCCCGGCAGTCTCGGCACCATGGCCTACCAGGACGCCGACGCAGTCGACATCACCGGAGGCGACATCAGCAACGTCGTCTTCACCAACGTCACCATCGACGGTGGAACCTTCTAACCCCCAGGAGCCCTGAACCATGGCCTCTCTCGTCTACAACTCCATGCTGCACGATCTGGTCAATGGCGACATCGCCTTTGACACCGACACCTTCAAGGTGATGCTGGTGACCTCGGCCTACACGCCGAACAAGGACACCCACACCCGCAAGAACCAAGTCACCAACGAAGTGACCGGCGCGGGCTACACCGCTGGCGGGCAGACCTCGGCCGTGACCATCACGCCCGACACCGCCAACGACCGCGAGGACCTGTCCTTCGCCACGGTCACCTGGACCAGCGCCACCATCACCGCCCGCGCGGCCGTGATCTACAAGGACACCGGCACGGCCACGACCTCGCCGCTGATCGCCTATGTCGACTTCGGCACGGACGTGTCGTCGACCAACGCGAACTTCGCCGTGTCGTTCTCGTCGCCGCTGCGCTTCCAGAACTAAGCCCTAAGTCACGATCCCAGAGGATCGTGACTTAGTCCGCCTCCTCGTCTCCGCCGCCTCAAGGGTCTTCGCGTTGGTCGATATCGTCGCCGGCACGCCTGTGTCCGTCTCCTATTCGGGGGCGTCGACGACCTATGTCGCGGCGGAAACGGGCCTGATGACCGTCCACCTGTGGGGCGGTGCGGGCGCGGGCGGCTATTACGCCAACGGCGCAGGCAACCCCAACAAGTACGGTGGCGCCGGCGGCTACGCCACGCTCAACTTCCTGGTCCAGGAAGGCGACGTCCTGACGATCGAGGTCGGCCAGGGAGGGCAGGTCCCCACCGGCTCGGGCACCACGGTAACGGCGGGCGGCTCCGGCGGCTGGCCCGATGGGGGCTATGGGGGTAAGTCGACTAGCGCCTGGGTTGGCCTGGGCGGTGGCGGTGGCTCGACCCGTCTCTACCGCAATGGCGAACTGATTGGCGTCGCCGGCGGCGGCGGCGGCGCGACCGGCTTCTACCACGGCGGCAACGGCGGCGGCATGGTCGGTTTGGCCTCGGCCGACGCCTCCTCGGGCGCGGGCGGCACCCAGAGCGCGGGCGGCACCGCCGGCTCGGGCACCCTGGCGATCCAGACCGGTCTAGGATTCCAAGGCGGGCGCGGTGGCGCGACCGCCTCGACCGCCCACGCCTATGCCGGCGGTGGCGGCGGCGGCGGGCTCTATGGCGGCGCCTCCAACGGCGGCGGCTCCGGCGCGCACGGATCGGGCGGCGGCGGCTCGGGCTATATCAACCAGAACCTCCTCTACTCTGGCCGTCTCCAGGCGGGCCGCATCGACGCGCTCGGCGTGCCGTTCGATGTCGCCGGCATCCGCCCGGCCGGCGTCGCCGAGGGTGGCACGGGTCCGACGGTCGCGAGCACCGGCTGGGGCTCGATCACGCCGGGCGGCGACGGTTTCGCCTATCTGTCCCTCACCTCCGTGGCCTCGGCGACGGCCTTCCCGACCTCGGGTACGACCACGCTGGCCTATAGCGGCTCCCGGCAGGTCTATACGGTCACCCAGCTTTCCACCGTCGACATCGAGATGTGGGGCGGCGGCGGCGGCGGCGGCTTCTACACCTCTGGCGGGGCCTCGCCGCGCTATGGCGGCGCGGGCGGCTACACCAAGTTCACCAAGGTCCTGTTCCCCGGCGATATCGTCGAAATCGAGGTCGGTCAAGGCGGTCAGGCCCCGACCGGGGTCGGCGGCAATATCGGCGGCTTTGGCGGCTGGCCCAACGGCGGCGACGGCGGACGCTCGTCGGTTAACTCCGCCACCAACATGGGCGGCGGCGGCGGCTCGACCAACATCTATGTCAACGGACGTCTGCTCGGCGTCGCCTCGGGCGGCGGTGGCTCGACCGGTTTCTACAACGGCGGCAATGGCGGGGGCAAGTGGGGTCTTGCCGACGCCGCCGCCGCATCCGGCACGGCGGGCACCTGGGCGCGGGACAACAGCACTGGCACGGGCCTGGGGCGCGGCTTCTTCCTGCGCGGCGGCCATGGCTCGCCCAACGAATCGCGTGACGTCGCCCATCCCAACGCGGGCGCGGGCGGCGGCGGCGGCTACTGGGGCGGCGGCGGCGCGCGCGGCGGCTCGGGCACCCACGGCGCGGGTGGCGGCGGCTGCGGCTTCATCAACGGCGACCTGACCTGGAACCGCGACTATCAATGGGGCACGCAAGGCACCGGCCAGCCCTATACGGGCGGGGCCTACACTAGCGGCGTGGCCGTCGGCGGCACCAGCGGCAATACCGCCGGCTCGACGACCAATGGCGGCGACGGCCAGATCGTCTTCACCGTCACGGCCGCCAGCACCACGACCCTGCCGTCCGACAAGAACGCGCTGACCTATAGCGGCGCGGTCCAACACTATGTCGTCCCCACCGCCGGCGTCATTGACCTGAAGATGTGGGGCTCGGGCGGCGGCTCGGCCGTGCGTTCCACCGGCACGCCGGGACGTGGCGGCGGCGGCGGCTGCACGCAGGTTCCCTTCATCCCGATCAAGCCGGGCGATATCGTCACGTTCGCCGTGGGGCAAGGCGGCCGAGGCGCGGTCGACGCCAACTCCATCTCGCCCGGCGGCTGGCCCAACGGGGGCTATTCGGGTCCGTCGGCCTCGGCCGGCGGCGGCGGCGCCAGCCTGTGCTACCTCAATGGCGAGCTAGTCGCGGTCGCCGGCTCCGGCGCGGGCGCGGGCATCTCCAACGGGGGTTTCGCCGGCGGCGCGGCCTCGTGCGATCCGGGCTACGTCAACTTCACCTCCCACGGGGGCACCCAGACCACGGCGGGCTGGTGCCCCACGCGTGTCCTCGAAGGCACCACCTACGGCACCTACATGCTGGGCGGCGATGGCCAGATCGACGGCGTCGCCCCCAACAACGTCAACGTCAATACCGGCGGCGGCGGCGGCGGTGGCTACTATGGCGGCGGTGGCAACGCCACCAACTCCAGTCGCTATTGGGGCGGCGGCGGCGGCTCGGGCTACATCAACCCGAAGTTCGCTGGCACCATCATTGGCGCGACCAGCGTCAACGCCGCCAACAACACCGATCCCGACTATGTCGCAGGCGTCGGCGTCGCGGGCGTCGGCTCGACGACCTACGCCAATCCCGTCACCAACGGCGGCGATGGCCGGATCGTCTTTACCTATGACACGCCGCCCAATCTGGTAGAAAGCCTGACCACGGCGGTGCCCGTCGACGGGGCGGTCAAGACCTACATCGTCGGCGCCGACGGTGATCTCGTCCTCGACCTGTGGGGCGGCGGCGGCGGCGCGGCGACCATTCTGGGCGGCGGTGGCAGCGAGCGCGGCGGCGGCGGCGGCTATGTCGGCGGCACCTATCCGGTCACCGCCGGGCAGGTCATCCGGTTCTATAATGGGCGCGGCGGCGGCGGCGGGGTCTATACGAGTGGCACGGCCACGGCGCTGGTGGGGACCGGCGGTCCAAGCGGCTGGCCCGATGGCGGTGCAGGCGGCTATTATGCCGGCGCGGGATCGAATGGCATCCTGGCGGGCGCTGGCGGCGGCTCCTCGCGTGTCTATGTCGACGACCAACTGATCCTCGTGGCCGGTGGCGGCGGCGGCGGCGGCGCGGGCACCACCACGACCACGCCGGGCGGCGGCGGCGGCTCGACGGGCGGCGACTCCGATGCGCCTGCGGGCCGCAACTTCGGGGCCACTCAGGCACGTGGCGGCTATAACTCCAACCGTCCGACCGATACGGTTTCGTCGGGTGGTCTCTTCCGAGGCGGCGCGGGCTATCTCTCGGGTGGTTCAAGCAGCATCAGCGCTCAATCGGCGGGCGGCGGCGGCGGCGGCGGCCTATTTGGCGGCGGCGGCTCGGGTAGCTCGGTCACCTATATTGGGGGCTCGGGCGGTTCCGGGTTCATCTTCGACGGGCTGGTGGTCTCGAAGAAGGACCCCTATCGCGCCGATGTCATCGCCCAGATGTCCTTCGAGTCCGGCGCGGTCGTCGCCGACGGGCGAGTGTGTGAAATCCAGCCGATCGACACTCCGCCGACGGCGGTCACCACCTCGCCCAAATATGGAGCCTATTGCGGTAACTATCCTGGCAGCGGTCATAGCACCATGCCCGTGCCGGCCTTTGGCCTGCAAAACTTCACGATCGAGGCGTGGTTCAATCCGTCCTCGCTCGGCAACGGGGTTCTCTTTGCCTATGGCAACAGCGGTGTCGGCGGTTTTTCGCTGCACTACGCTTCCACCACGCTTTACCTGCGCCACAATGGCGACGCCGCCACCGATGTAACTTGGGCTGACACGGGCCGCACCGCCAATGTCTGGGCGCACTATGCCGTCGTCCGCGACATGGCCGGCACGCGCGTCTACAAGGACGGCCGGCTGGTTATGTCCTATGCCAACTCGATTGGCACGACCTTCACCGCCACCCAACTGACCCTGGCTAACTATACCGGAGCCTCGGGGGCCAGCACGCGCTTTTCGGGCCGGATCGACGAGTTCCGCGCCACCCTGGGCGCGTGCCGGTATGTCAAGCCGTTCGTTCCCTCGTCGTTCGCGGCGCCCCTGTCGACCCCGCTCCCGACCCTAACGACCATCACCCAGGCCCCGCAGGGCTCGTCGGGCAACGCCGCCAATAATACCGATACGAACTATATCGCTGGACGCGGCGTCGGCGCTCAGACGCGCCAAACCGCCGGCACCGCCCCGTCGGGCGGCGATGGTCAGATCAGTTATTTCATCGCCACCTCGACCATCTCGGCGTCCGGGCCGATCGGCACGGTCACGGTCTCGGGCCTGACCGACGCCGCCGCCGGCGCCTTCTATCCCCTGCCCGGCGTGGGCTCGGTCGTCGTCGAGCCCTACACGGGCGCACGCGTCAACTACGAGGTCACCGAGGCCGTCGGCGCGCGAATCAAGGTCGAGATGTGGGGCGGCGGGGGCGGCGGCAGTTCGGCCAACACCGCCCTGACCACCAATGGCGGCGGCGGCGGCGGCTATACGGTCATCGAACTTGATCTCGTCCAGGGCGATCGGATCACCGTCCAGACGCCGTCGGGTGGCGCGGGCGGCGTCAACGCCGGTAGTGGCTCGGCGATCAACCTCGGCGGCTATCCCGACGGCGGCGATGGTTATCGTCCGGCCTTCACGGCGCTCAACTGCGGCGGCGGCGGCTCGGCGCGCCTGTGGGCGCAAGGCAATCTAGCGGCGGTCGCTGGCGGCGGCGGCGGCGCGGCCTATGGCGGCGGCGGCTATGACTTCCCTGGCGGCGCGGGCGGCGGCAACCTCGGCGGTCCGGGCGCCTATGATGGCGTCAACGCTCCCTTCCCCAATGGCGGCGGTACCCAGATCGCCGGCGGCGCGGGCACGGCGAACGGTTTCAATGGAGCCTCGCTGCAAGGCGGGCACGGCGGCGTCACTCCCAGCGTCGCCAACAACGGCTGCGGCGGCGGCGGCGGTTATTACGGTGGCGGCGGCGGCGGCGCCTATAAGGCGGGCGGCGGCGGCTCGGGCTACGTCAACACCGGTCTGCCGGGCTACCGCACGGGCTCGACTACGGGCGGCTCTGGCAACCTGCCGGCCGGCATGTCTTCGCCTAACTACGTCTCGGGCATCGGCGTCGGCTCGAACGGCAAGGGTGGGGCGTTCACCAACGGCGGCAATGGCCGGATCGTCATTTCGGTCATCACCCCGACGCCGGGCAATGCGTCGGGGTCGATCGGCACCGTCAACGTCTCGGGTCTGGACGAGTTCGGCCTGTTGATCGGCGTTCCGACGGGTGATCTCGACACCATCGATGTCGTGGTTCCGGTCGGGCAATCGGGCCAGCCCGGTTTCGCCGAAGGCCCGCTGACCACCATCGGCGTGGGTCCGGCTGAGACGATCCCCCAGGCCCAGGCCGTCGTCATCGTTCCGATCAACGATCAGACCTCGATCCTGATCGAGCCGCCGATCAACGCGCCGCTGGAGGTCCCTGGCGAAGGGATCGGCGAACTTGACACGATCCTCGTCTCGCCGTTCGATTCGACCCAGACGGCCGGCGTCGCCTTCGATGCGGCGGACGTGCCGACCATCACCCTGGTCGCCCCCGAGGCCGAAGCGGTCGAGATTCCGCCGGTCCTGACGTCGGGCGACATCGGCACGGTCATCGTCACCGCGCCCGAGGCGACCACCCAGGTCATCCCGCCGGTCGAGACCAGCGGCGACATCGGCACCATCACCGTCGTGACGGTGACGGGCGAGGCGTCGTGGAACAACAACGTCTCGGCCTCGGGCGACATCGGCACGATCATCGTTACCGTGCCCGACGTCGTGGCCGTGGGCGACGATCTGGCCGAAGGGCTGATCGGCACGATCACGGTGATCGCGCCCGAGGGCGTGGCGCTCCAGGACGCCAATGTCGCGGCCGACATCGGCACCATCTCGGTCTATCCGATCGAAGGCGGTCAACCCGGCGACGCGGTCGGCGACATCCCCTATATCCAGGTGGTCACGCCGGGCGCGACGGTCAACGCCTCGTCGGGCGACGACATCTCGCTCTACGCCGACATCGGCACGATCTACGTCCTCCAGGTCTACGGCCAGGGCTTCTGGATTTCCGAGGACAACTACGTCCACGCCCTGCCCGATCCGCTGATCGTCACCACCACCGCGCCGGAAGGCTCGGCGCGCGGCGACGTCCATATCGTCCAGCCGCTGCCGACCATCGTCGTCACCGCGCCGGTCCCGGTCGCGGCGGGTAACGCCCTGGCCGACGCCTATACGGGCGACTTCATCATCCTGGTCGCCGCGCCGGTTCCGCAAACGGAACTGAACGCGAACGTCAACGTCTCGATGCCGCCGCCGATCGTCATCAACGGCAATGACGCGGAAGCCTCGCTTGACCTGAGCGTGCCGTTCAGCGACACGGCGGTGTTCGTTACCGGCCCTGAGGCTCTGGGCCTGGGCTTCCACGGCGGCGAGATGGGACCGCCGATCGTGGTCACCCCGCCGCAGGGCGGCCCGGAGATTTCGGTCGAAATCTTCGTCGATCCCGGCACGATCCTGGTGGAGGCCCCGCGCTTCCACTATATCCCCCCGATCACGGTGTTCCCGCCCGAAGGCGTGGCCCTCGACGCCAAGTCGGCCGAGGCTTCCGGTGATTTGGGGACCATCACCATCGGGGTCCCGACCGGCGGCTACCAAGCCAACGTCGCCATCAACCTGCCGCTGCCGACGATCTTCGTCAACGTCCCGCAGGTCGTGGTCTTCGCCTCGGTCGCCGTGTCGGGCGACATCGGGACGATCACCCTCACCCCGCCGGCCGCCACCCTGACTGCCGGCGCGGACGCGGCCTTCACCCTGCCCGGCCCGATCGTTGTCACCGCGCCCGAGGCGACGGCGACGGCGGGCACGGCGGCGGCGACCTCTGGCGCCCTGACCACGATCACCCTCACCCCGCCCGAGGGCTCGGTCTCGACCGGCGCGGCGGCGGCGACCTCGGGCGCGATCGGCACGATCCTCGTCTCGCCGTTCGACGGCAGCGTCTTCATCTCCTATCCGGGCAATGCGTCGGGCGCGATCGGCACGATCGTCGTCACGCCGCCGGCCGCGACCGTCTCCAACGGCCGCAATCTGTCGATCGCCCTGCCCGGCCCGATCATCGTCACCCCGCCTGCGGCCCAGCCTCAGGCTGGCGCGGCGCTCTCCGGCGACATCGGTACGATCGTCGTCACCAACCCGGATGGTCAGGGCACCGGCGACACCGTGCTGGCCTCGGGCGCGATCGGCACGATCGTCGTCACCACCCCGGACGGCGCGGCAACCGGGCGGGGCCTGGGCACGGGCGCGATCGGCACGATCGTCGTCACCCCGCCGGCCGCGACCCTGACCACCGGCGCCAACAAGGCCGCCGCCCTTCCCGGCCCGATCATCGTCACCCCGCCGGTTGGCGTGGGCCGCGTCCCCGCCGCCGGCACGGGCGATCTGGCGACGATCACCATCACCAGCACGCCCGAAGCCACCCTTTCGGTGGGCCAGGACATCGCTGGTCAGATCGGCACGATCAGCATCATCCCGCCCGAGGCGCTGCCGCAGGGCTCGGTGTTCGTCGACCCGACCGACGAAATGGTCGTGCAGGTCCTGCCCCCGCAGGCCATCCTCTTCCGCGAGGCCACGGTCATCGTCGGCTTCCCGACGGTGTATCTGGTCGCGCCCGAGGCGATCACCTATTCGCTGGCCGAATTCGCCTCGATCACCCTGCTGCCGCCGGACGCCTATGTCGACGTCCCGCTCCCGCTGGGCAAGAACCGCATCCGCTACCGCCGCAACAACACCGCTGGCCTTACTCCGACCAGCCTGCGTCCCAACGAGATCGCCCTGAACGAGACCGACGGCCTGCTGTTCACGCGCGACGGCGCCGGCGCGGTCAAGGCTACCCCGCTGGGCTTCCTGACCGGCGCGGGCGTGCCGCCGCCGATCACCGACAACGGCAAGGTCCTGTCGGGCGGCCTGTCCTGGGAGACGCCGAACACCCGCTACCTCCTGCCGGTCCGCAACGCGCCGCCGGCTGGCGCGCGCATCGCCCTGGGCGAGGGCGTGGTGGGCGTTACGACCTTCACCCCGACGGTCGACGTCACCTACACGCGTCCGTTCTTCGTGGCCAAGACCATCGACATCCAGGCGCTGTCGGTGGATGTGGTGGGCGCCGCCGCCGCCACGGCCGAACTGGGCCTGATCGGCTGGTCCCTGTCGGGCGTGCCCGGCGCGACCCTGGCGCTCGGTACGGTCAGCACCGCGACCACCGGCGTCAAGACGGCGACCGGCACGGCCGTGACCTTGACGCCGGGCTGGTACGCCTCCACCTTCAAGGTCACCGGCGCGGCGGGGGCGTCGTTCCGGGCTCCGACCGCACCGACGGCGATCGCGCCGGACCTCACCGTGACGCCGGGCGCCCCGGCGCCGGTCATGGCAGACCTGGAGGCCTAAGACCATGCCGACCAACATCAACATGGCGCCGGACACCACCCTGCTGGCCGATATCCTCCTCAATGGCGGAGCCGGCGCGCCGGCGGACCTGGAGGATGGCGAACTCTATATCGACGAGGCGGGCCGCAAGCTCTATGTCGAGACCGTGGTCGGCGTCCAGGCCATTCCGCTCGACGTCGGCTATGTCCCGCGCCGCCCCAGCGGCACGCCGCTCGACTACGTGGTCAACAAGACCGAGACCGGGGCCGAGTGGGGGCCGCTGGAAGGCGGGGCCGGCGGCTCGCCGTTCGACGCGGCCGAGTTCCGCATCCCCGGCTTGGCTCCCACGGGCCTGGACACGGTCGTCATGCCCGGTGCCTCCGGAGGCCTGGGACTGTTCGAGATGCCGATCCAGGACGTGCTCCTGAGCATCCGCGTACACGCCTCTGCGGGCGCGGGGTCCGTGACCGTGGCGCTCTACCCGTTCAACGGCTCGCTCGGCTCGCTGATCTTCACCCAGACCCTGACTTTCGCCGCCCCCGAGTCCCAGGTCGTGCCCGTGTCCCAGCCCCTGACGCCGGGCATCTACGCCTGGGTCTGGACCGGGACCGATGGCTTGACCCTAGATGCGGTCAAGGGCTCGCTCCCGTGGGCGACGCGCGAGCAAACCCATCCCGTGGCGATGAAGTTCTAACGATGGCGATCCAGAACCCCCATTCCACCACGCCCGGCACCATGCCGCACCTGACGCCCGGCGAGATCGGCGTCAACAAGGCCGACGACATCCTCTGGTTCCGCTCGCAGGGGCGCCGCGTGCCGATCATCCTGAGCGATCTTGACCGCGCCCCGCCGGCGGACGGCTATGTCGGCGCTCCCCTGACTCTGGTCGACGGCGCGCCGGCCTGGAATGTCAAGCTCTTGCCGTCCTCGATCGTCTCCGGCGCGGTCAAGGTCGATCTCCCGCCCGCCGCCGGCCTGCACGCCGTGCCGAGCGTCCTGCTCCAGGGCCTGGGGGCCGATCGCGTCCTGGCGACCAATGATCTGGACCTCACCCCCTTCTATGTCCGCTCCGACTCCATCACCCTGACCCATCTGGCCTTCAGCGTGCGCTCGGCCGGCGCGCCGGCCATGCGCGTGGGGATCGTCGACAGCTTCGGCGTCGTCCAGGCCGACATCCTGGTCGCCGCGCCGGTCGTGGGCGCCAATGTCGTGGCCCTCTCGCCGGTCCTGACCCTCCAGCGCGGCGTCTACCGCACCATCCTGGCGACGACCGGGGCGGTGACGGTGGGGATCGCCACCGGCGCGCGCATGGAACAGGGCTGGGACATCATCGCCGACGCGCCGTCGTTTATCCGGGGCTACAGCGGTAGCAAGAACACTGGCGGCGGCATCGGGAGCCTGCCAGCGCTCACCCCGCGCCGCGACCCCGCGCCGGGCCAGGATCACGCCGTCCTCCTGCGCTGGACGGCGTGAATCTTGACACTCGGTCGAAATGCGGTTAACCTGCGCGCTCATCTGGAGTTTCGAGCGCCATCATGGCCGAGCTTGTCCGCATCTATCACCCCGAGACGAACGAGCCGTTCGACGTGATCCCGTCGACCGCCGAACGTCTGCGCCTGGGTCAAGGTCTGGACGGTCTGGTGTGGCTCTCGCAGCCCTTCTCCCGCGCCGCTGCCGAAGAGCCGGCGCCGGAAGCCCCCAAGGGGCGAGGTCGTAAGCGCGTCGCCGCGCCCGTCTCGGACGAAGCCGAAGACGATGGCTGGCGTGACGCGCCGACCGAGGACGCTTCCGAAGCCGCGTAAGGCGCTTCCCCGTCCACTCTGCTGAAATTCGGTCTCAGTCCCATGTCGGTCTAGCTCATGGGGTAGAGCGGCGGTCTCCAAAACCGCGCGTGGCAGGTTCGAGTCCTGCGACCGGCGCCATTTCCGCGTCCATCGTATATGGGTTATTGCTTCGCGTTGCCAACGCGACGAACCGGGTTCGAGTCCCGGTGGACGCTCCAATCCAGGCGGATATAGCTCAAAGGGAGAGCTACTGCCTTCCAAGCAGAAGATGCGGGTTCGAGCCCCGCTATCCGCTCCAAAATTTTCTTCCACGACAAGCTTGACAGCCGCCGAGATTTGTGAGAGCCTTCAACCATTATGACGCACCTCCTGACCCGTTACGAACGCGAGGCCACCGGCCTCGATACCACCACCGCCTAAAAGCGGTTCTGGTAACCGAGGCCTTTTGTCATGTGGCCCGGTCGTCTAGCGGTTTGCAGGATTCGTGACTTTCAATCACGAGAGCGGAGTTCGAGTCTCCGTCGGGCCTCCACCCCCAAAGCCTCCTCTGAGCTTGGTGCGTTCGTATATCGGTCAATACTCCGGATTGTCGATCCGGCAAGAGGGGTTCGATTCCCCTACGCACCGCCAGGGCTTTCCCAATGCCGCTTCAGTCGGGTTCGAGCGACGCCGTCGTCTCGCACAACATCGCCAAGCTGATCGACGAGGGCTACTCCAGGGAGCAGGCCGTTGCGATCGCTCTCTCCCAGGCGCGCAAGCCGCGCCGTCCGAAGGTCTCGCGCGGCTCGCGCCGGCGCTGACCTCGCCTCGCTAAAGCACCCCCAGGTTCCCGGCCTCGTCGTGAGGTCGCCTGCGGTCGCGCGAGGCTTCTATGACCTTTCTTGATCTTCGTTCGCAGTCGAGCACCGCGCTCCTGCGCCATGTGTCTTCCCGATCCCCGATGGCGGAAGCGGCTCGCACCGAGTTGCTGACCCGAGGCCTCGTCCCGCTCCTCACGCGACACAACGGCTGGCGCCTCGCCCCGAGCGAGCCCTTTCCGCAGCATCTCATCCCGCGCCCCGATCCGCTCGCGAGGTTCACGTGGCGGGCGGGATGAAGATTTTTCTCATGACGTGCTTGACATCCGTCTAAAGTTGTGAGAGCCTGTCCAACGTCACGGATCACGACACTCCTCGGAGTGCAAAAGCGCGATCCTTCGTTATTCCCAGGGCCGTCAGCGGGCGGCCGTTCGAGAGCCATCATGTTCGCCTTGTCGCATAACAGCCTGAGCACGAAAGCCGCCTCCCCGGCGACGCTTTCGCTTGCGCTGCCGGCGACGGCCACGAAGCCCTCGACCAAGCCGACCACCTCGGCCTCGCACTCGACGGATCACCTCTAGGGTATCTCGTCTCGGGTGCAGGCCTTGGAGCCGCACCCGCTACCAACATCCTGTTGACCTAGCGCAAGGCGGCTCCCAGCAAGGAGACCGCCTTTTCTTTTTCGCGTTGATCATCGGGGTGTAGCTCAGTCGGTAGAGCGCTCGGTTCGGGACCGAGAGGCCGTGGGTTCGAGTCCCGCCACCCAGACCAACGCCATCGGGATGTAGCTCAGCGGTAGAGCGCGCGGCTGGGGGCCGCGAGGCCGCAGGTTCGAGACCTGCCACCCCGACCAACAATGCTGCTGCGCCTGGATCGGCGCCGGCCCCTTGGTATGGGGAAGTAGAAGGTTCAATTCCTTCCAGCAGCACCAACAACGCCGATGCCTCTAGGAGGACACGTCTTTCGTAATGACGTCAGGTGGGTGCGATCCCCACTTTCGGCTCCACCAAGATGATCGAGGAGAGATCAGACGAAACAAATGGATGTGTCACCTCAGTGGCGAGAGGACCGGGCTCTTAATCCGGCAGCGAAAGCTCATCGTGGGTTCGAGTCCCACCACATCCTCCAATAATGCACGAGTGACCCGAGCGGCGAAGGGCGTCGACTTTTAATCGACTGGGCGTCCAGCCTCACCGAGGGTTCGAGTCCCTCCTCGTGCTCCAAGATGTGCGAAAGTGGCGGAACAAGGTAGACGCACCGGTCTCAGGTACCGGCGGCTTCGGTCATGAGGGTTCGAGTCCCTCCTTTCGTACCAACGACATGCCGGTCTGGCGGAAATGGCAGACGCAGTGGCTTCAAGTCCCACCGCCTTCGGGCGTCCCGGTTCGATGCCGGGGACCGGCACCAAAATGATGCGAAGTGGCGGAATTTGGTAGACGCACCGGCATGAGAGGCCGGCGCCCTTCGGGGCGTGAGGGTTCGAGTCCCTTCTTCGCGACCAAAGACGAGATTATGCCGGACGGCGCAGGCGCGCGGGGGAGGTTGTGTCCCTCCTTGGCTCCGATCGTTACGGAGGTTCGGTTCCAGTTACGGGGTATGCGCAGGGCGCAGGCATCCTTTGCAAGGAAGTCGGGGTGGGTTCGAGTCCCACATACTCCACCAACACGGTAGGTTGGCTGAGAGGCCGAAGGCGCCCGTTTCGAAAACGGGAGAACCGCAAGGTTCCGTGGGTTCGAATCCCACACCTACCTCCAACATGGATGTATGGCTGAGAGGCCGAAGGCGCCCGCTTGGAAAGCGGGTGAACCGCAAGGTTCCGTAGGTTCGAATCCTACTGCATCCGCCAACATGGTAGGTGGTTCCGGCCTGGGGCCGGACCCGGTTGCTAACCGGCCGGAGCCGCAAGGCTTGGGGTTCGATTCCTCCTCCTACCGCCAACATCTCCCAGGCCTATAGCCTGGGAGGGTTTGGACATAATCAGGCGTGGTTCGGAAACTCGGCGATCTCAATCCCAGGCGAGGCGCTGACGACCAACCAGTAAGCTCCGGTCCAGCGCAAGACAACCGCAGGCGGATAGGCCGGGGCCAAGGGGGTGAGCACGGATGCCGGATCGGCTACGATAGAATCGGGCAACGGAACGATCAAGGCTGGACCGGTTTTCGCCGTCGCAGGATCACCATAACCGGAAGCGAAGACGGGGGTCTGAACGCCAGCGTCAGCCAATATGCCGAGGATAATAGGCATAGCTAAGGGCGCACTCTGCGGAGCATGTGTCCCACGAGAGAATGTGATGAAAAGTTCGTCTCCTACTTCCTTCGCGGCAGTAAGGAATCCATATCTTGCGGCATAGTCGGCTGCTCCGAATTCAGGAGAGACTTGGCTTACGAGATGGACGCGCTGCTCTCCGTTCGGGTTGACGATTTGAATCGAAGCCTCAATACCTCGGTTCATCGTGATTGCGGTCATAAGTATCTCCAGCGGCTGGATGCCGCAGTGCGATGCCTAAAGTCGAGTTTTCGACGTGTCCAGCCCCTTTGAAGTTGACACCCGCGACGCGGCCTGTCATACGTCACGACAGAGCGAACACCCCCCGGCCGGGTTTGTTGTCATACCGGGTCGTCACGCCCCGTCGGGGCTCTAGTAGCTCTTCGTGTGGAGTTTTCCGCCTCCCTCCCAGACAAGGAGGCGGACCCAACCAACATCGCGATCTCCCGTGATCGTCGGCGACGGGCGCCGTCAGAGACCTTTGCCTGCGCGGCTCCGCTGCGGCCCTGGTCTCGTCCCGACCAAATTTTTTCGTCGTGGTGCTTGACACTGCGAAACTGTTCTGCTAGGGTTCACGTCATGAGCAAGACCTATCGTCAATTTGTGCGCCAGATTCAGGTCGTCCGGAATATCCGGGCGGGCCGCTCGCGCATGGCTGACGAAGGGTTCAGGGACTAGGTCCCACACCACGTTCAACCAGCTTTCGAGAGGCCCGCCTGGAAACCCCAGGCGGGCCTTTTTTCTTTTCCACTTTCGATCACGGAGATCGCCAACAGACACGGATGCTTAAAGCTGGAGGGCTCCAGCCGGGGACTGTAAATCCCCTCTCTTCGGAGGAGTGGTTCGATCCCACAAGCATCCACCAACCACGGACTCGTAGCTCAGCAGGTAGAGCGCCGGCTTGAAACCCCGGAGGTCGGAGGTTCGACTCCTCCCGTTTCCACCAACAACGCCCGATGAGCCAGATGGGAAGGCGCCGCCGTGACATGGCGGGATTGAGAAGGTTCGATTCCTTCATCAGGCACCAATGCAAGTGTAGCTCAGTTGGTAGAGCAGCGGACCGATAATCCGCCCGTCCCTGGTTCGAGTCCAGGCATTTGCACCAGTTCTGATGTGGCATAGCTCAGGGGTAGAGCGCGCGCTTGATAAGCGTGAGGTCGGGGGTTCGAAGCCCTCTGCCACTACCAGTTTCCAGGCCGGCGGAGATGCGCCGAACCTGATGGCGTTTAGCATAGTGGGAGTGCAGGGGTGTCACATACCTCGATCGAACTGGTTCGATTCCAGTAACGCCAACCAAATGTTGAGGGTTCGTCTAACGGTAGGACGGCTGGGTCTGGTCCAGCTAATCTAGGTTCGAGTCCTAGCCCCTCATCCAAGTTTGTTCTCGGGTGGTCTAATGGTAAGACATCTGGTTTTGGTCCAGAGGATTGGGGTTCGATTCCTTGGCCGAGAACCAACTACTTGAGTTTATTCCAGTCAATGCACAAGGTGTGCAGCGGCACTGTTAATGCCTGTGAGCCCGGTTCGATTCCGGGGTCTGGAGCCAACACGCCGGCCGAGGCCGGCACATGCGCCCTGGTAACCGAGGGGGATTACGAATCCCTTAGTCGTAGCAGGAGTTGAAAAGGGTGGTTCGAATCCACTCCAGGGTGCCAAATTCACAGCGCGCAGGCCGAGCAGGATCATCGTCAGGCGTCGCCCTCCGAAGGCGAAGAGGCCCGGTTCGAGTCCGGGGCGCGCTGCCATCCGCGCGGGTAGCTCAATGGACCCAGAGCAGCCGTCTTCTACACGGTGGGTTGGGGGTTCGAATCCCTCCCCGTGCGCCAAACTTGACAGGCGATGTCGAATCGCCGAGGATCAAACCGTAGGCCTCTTCCCGTGGGCCTGACATATACGTCCGCCAGCACTGCCATTCCGCGTCAGCGGGCGCGGCGCGAGGAAGGGTTAACCCCTCGTTGTCACGCAGTCGGGTGGTGTGGACGTCCCAACGTGATCTTCGAACGCGGCATGCCGTGGAGGGGTGATCGGATGGCGAACCAAGGGACACCTTCTTATCCTGGCCTGGGTCGCATGAGGCTCCGCTGGGAGAAACGGCCTGACCCGACCGGAGGTGCGTTCAGGATGCCGGCTCCCCATGCCAGAGCCTCGTGGACTAGGGTCTGAAATTTTTCTGGCGCTGATGTGTTGACACTCCTCGGAGGCTCGGCTAAAACCAGCAGCGTCAGAGCGGCGTTGGACCACGAGGTCCGCCGCGAGCTTCTGCGTTGTCGTCAGGAACGGCCCGCCAGCAATCCCGCTGGCGGGTCGTTTCGTTTTGGGCGCAATGCGACGTTCAGTCCAACCATGGGTAGTGTCATGAATCTTGACTTTCGGCGCTTATTCCGGTAGCTTTCCCGACATCAGCAAACGCTCACAAGTCGGGGACCGAGAGCCGTCATGTCGCAAGACCACAACGGCTCGTCCTCGGGCCAAGAACGCATCTACCAGAAACTGGATGAGCTTGGCTCCATGCACGCGCGCACCCGTGAAGATATTGCCCGCATCCAGGAGATGATGCGAGCGGTCGGTTCGTCGCAGGAGCGGATCGAAAAGCGCCAGGACCATTTCGAGCGCGAAATCTGGCGTGAGATGGAAGATCGCGCCGCGCGCACGAGCGCCCAACTCGACGAGATCAAGAGCCACACCAACCTGCGCATCGAGGAGATCGAGGCCAAGGTCGACACGATCCGCGAGGAACGGATCGCCGAGAAGGCCCAGTGGCGCGGCCCCGAGAAGGCCATCGCCGCCCTGGTCGCCGTCGCCGGGGCCATCGCCGCCTTCGCCACGATCCTCACTTTCCTGAAGGGACACTAGGACTTATAGTCAAGCTTGGGTGCCTGCGGCCAGAAGTCGCGCTTCTTGACACCCGATCTGGGCCGGCATAACCATAGGGCCATCGTTCCTGGGTGGAGTTTTCCCTAATGGCTGTCGCGCTTACTGTCGTCTCGGTTGAGACCGAATCTACCATCCAAGGTGTTGACCCCGACGCGGCGCATGTCCGCCTGATCGAGGTCCTGCATACCGCCGCAGAAGCGGGTCTTGGGGAAATGACGTTGGAAGTCAAAGCGGAGATCGCGGCGCTGCTCCAGCAGGCGTCCGTGGAACTCTCCCACTGCCGGCCGGTGTAGGGGTCCCGTAAATCGCCATCCCAGAGGGAGCGACGTGTCCGAGTCTGCTGAGTTCAACCCGCTCGACCAAAATCAGTTCCCTCCTCGCCTCACCAAGGCTGCTGCGCGACAGGCGCGGCGCCAGGAGCGCAGCCAGAAAAAGGACCCCACGGCCAACAAGCCGAACTACAAGGCGCTCGAAGCCAAGACCGAACGCCAACGGCGCTATATCCAGGCCCTCAAGGCGGGTGAAAGCGTCATCGCCATTGGCGGGGCCGGCACGGGGAAGACCTACATCCCGTCCCGGCTCTTCGCCAAGAAGCTGATCGAGGCGAAGATCGAACGCCTGATCATCGCCCGCGTCACCGCCTCGCGTCCCAAGCACGCCCTGGGCTTCCTGCCCGGCAAGCTGGAAGCCAAGCTCGCCCCGTGGCTCGTCCCGGTCATCGAGGGCGTCAAGGCCGAGATGAACGCCCAGACCTACACTCAGTTGCAGGAAGCCGGCAAGATCGAGTTCGCCTCGTTCGAGCACATGCGCGGCCGGACCTTCGCCGAGTGCTGCGTCCTCCTCGACGAGGCGCAGAACGCCGACTACAAGGACCTGAAGATGGTCCTGACCCGCTGGGGCGAGAACGCCCAATACGCGGTCACCGGCGACATCGACCAGATCGACGTCGACGACTCGGGCCTGGAGACGGTCGTCGACATCGTCGAGACCCACGATATCCCGATCCACGTGATCGAGTTCACCGACGAGGACGTGGTCCGCTCGCCCATGGCCAAGGCCTGGGTCAAGGCGTTCTCCGCCCATGAGGGCAAGGACGAGCGGGCGCGGCGCTTCCACCGCCCCACTGTCAGGAATCTTGACGTCCTGCCGGCTTTTATCGATAATGGCCGAGTCACGAAACCCGTGGCGTCGTGACAAAGACGTAGCGCACCATGGCCTTCACCTTCGTTGTTGAGACTGGCGCCGGCGACCCGGCCGCGAACTCGTACTGCGACGTGCAGTTCGCGGACGACTACATCTACGCCAATGTCTACGCCAACACCGCCTGGGACGCGCTGGATCAGGACGGCAAGGAACGTTTTCTGGTCCGGGCGTCCAAGTACCTCGACCGCACGATCGCCTGGGCCGGGGAGAAGGTCGACGAGGATTCCGGCCTGCGCTGGCCGCGCGCCGGGGTCTATGACATCGACGGCTTCCTGATCCCCAGCGACGCGATCCCCCAGCAACTCATGGAGGCCACCGCCGAGATGGCGGCGGCCCTCATGAACAACGACTGGACCTCGCCGCAGACCACGCGCGGCATGAAGGAAATCCAGGTCGACGTCATCGAACTGAAGTTCGACAGCGAAATCCAGCGCGGCTCCATGCCCGACATCGTCATGTCGATCCTCGAAGGTCTGGGGGTCGTCAAGACCGGCACCCGCCCGGCCTTCAAGAAGATCATTCGCCACTAATGGCCCTCGAAGCCTTCATCCGTTCCCAGGTCGTCATCGCCTTCAACCAGCTTGACGACATCGCCAAGCGCTGGACCTACGTCCAACGCTCGGGCGATCCGGTGCGTGATGTCGAGAGCGGCGTGACCACCTATCCTTCCACCGAGATCGTCATTCCCAAAGCGGTCAAGGTGCGGTTCAAGAAGGACGAGAAGGACGCCCACGGCCAGACCCTGGTGGGCGAGAAGGTCCTGTTCCCCCGCGTCTTCCTGCCGGGCGACTTCGAGACCGCGACCTCCGACTACCTCGTCGACCAGAACGGCATCATCTGGGAGATCATGAGTGACCTGGGCGACCCGGCCTCGGCGCTGGCGATGTTCCAGGTCCGCAGCACGCGGAAGAAGACCCCGTGAAGTCGGGCGGAGCCAAGCTCAGCTTCTACACCGACGGGAACCTGGAGGCGGCGTTCAAGCGCTTCTTCGCCACCGCCGAGAAGCGCTATGACGAGCGGGCCGATCGCCTGCTGATCAAGCTGAACGAACTGATCCTGGCCCGCACCCCGGTGTGGGAGGGCGACACCATCCATAACTGGCGCTGGTCGACGCGTGCCCCGGACATGCGCCACGAGGCCCCGCTAGACAACGGCGATCCGGGCCGCACGAGCGAGATGGACCTGGGCCAGGAGCCGCGCCGCCGCGTCAACGAGACGCGCCCCCGCCAGTCGCTGGCCGGCGCCCTGCGCGCCAAGGAGCCGATCGACATCTATCTGACCAACACCGCCGAGAGCGCGGTCGATCTCGAATACGGCCTGCTCCCGACCAGGGCGCAGAGCCGAAACAAGATGGGGATGGTCCGAATCTCGATTAAAGAGGTGTTCGGATGATCCCCGCCTTCATCATCCTGCCGCGCGTCTATCTCGCCGCGTGGCTGTCGTTCTGGCTGGGAGAGGACTGATGCTCGAACACGACATGCTCCGGCAAGTCCTGGAGCAGCAGGCCGTCGCCGCCGCCCCGACGATCGGGCTGAAGCTGAACTTCGACAACTCCGAATTCGTCCAGCCCAAGGACGGCGCGCACTGGGCCGAGTTCTGGGTCCAGACGGGCAACACCGTGCCCTGCGAGGTCGCTGGCCCGCGCGGCTACGAAAAGACCTCGGGCCTGATCCAGTTCACGCTCAAGGCCCCCGAGGAAGAAGGCAACGGCGCGATCCTCAAGAAGGCCGGCGCGCTCAAGAAGGTCTTCAACCGCCGCCAATGGGTCGTGGCGCCGGACGGCTATGTCACCCTCGACCCGATCTCGGTCCAGTCGCACGGCAAGCCGATCGACGGCTTCTATAATGTCGTGGTCTGGGCGACCCTCTGGTTCTACCACCGCGATCCCGACGCCGACGATCGCTGGATTCGCGGTTGACCGCGTCTTTCACGCCGGCTAAGGTCGTGAATCTTGACATTTCCCAAAGTCTAGGGTAGGGTCACCACACTTGCGATGCAGGGCCGGGTCGGCACGCTCGCTGACCCCCTTTTGTCACAAAACCGTGGATTGGTGACCTGCCCATGGCTGCATCGTTCTTCGCCGACTCCAACCGCGCGCGGATGCGCTACATCAAGGAGAACAACGTTGTCTGGGGCGTGACCCCCGCCAGCGGCGTCTCCCGTGAACTGCGGTACACCGGCTCCACCGTCAACGCCCAGAAGGACACGACCCTCTCGGAAGAAATCCGTGCTGACCGCATGGTGTCCGAGATCGTCGAGGTCGCCGCGCGCACGACGGGCGAAATCAACATCGAATTCTCGGCCGGCTCGCACGACGACCTGCTGGAAGCCTTCATGTACGGCGCCTGGACGCGCCCGATGACCTTCGACTCGGTCCAAGGCGTCTCGCTCGAATGGGCCGACACCGACACCCTGTACGTCAAGGGCAAGAACGTCACGCCCTACTTCTTCGCCGGCCGCCGCGTCCGTACCCAGGGCTTCATCAACGTCGCCAACAACGGCTACTGGCAGATCGACACGATCACCTTCAACGCCGGCGCCAACCGCACCGAGATCAACATGTCGACGTCGACCGCTGTCGCTGAGCGCGGCACGGCCTACTCGGCGCTCTACGACGCCAACGACGTCATCGTGCTGAACAACACCGCCATCCGCGCCGGCACCGGCGGCGAGGCGGCGTTCGACTCCAACGGCACCAACGCCTTCGCTGCGGCGATCGCGGCGGGCCAACTGTCGGTCGGCCAGAAGATTTTCGTCGAAGGCCTGGGCTTCGAGACCGGCACGGTCGTCCTGGCTGGTCTGCCGACCGCCGGCGCCCGCGTCCAGATCAGCGACGGCGTCAAGACGGTTCCCTTCCAGTTCGGCGGTTCGGCGGCTCAGCCGACCGTGGTCGTCGCCCTGGGCGCCGACGAGACGGAGACCGCTCAGAACCTCGCCGACGCGATCAACAAGCTGCGCGTGCGCAAGCAACTGGAAGTCGGGGCCTCGGCCGCGACCGGCACCGTGACCCTGCGCAACCTGCTGGTCACCGGCGGCTCGATCATCGAGACCGTGGCCGACGCCAACGTCACCGTGACCAACTTCTCGGGCGGCGACGCCTCGCTGCGCGGCGTGTTCACGATCGAAGCGCTGACCGACGACAAGATCACCGTCAACCCGGCGCCCGCGACCCTGGCCAACACGACGGCCAAGGTCAACATCAAGGGCTCGATGCTCCGTAACCCGTTCGACCCGGACGTGATCACGGCGCAGTCGTTCACCTTCGAGACCGGCTTCGAGGACGTCGACCAATACTACCTCGCCGACGGCATGCGGATCGGCACGGTCGCGCTGAACATCGCGGCCAACTCGATCCTGACGGGCTCGTTCGGTCTGCAAGGCCGCGCCTCGACCCGTCAGAACACCTCCAAGCTCGGCGAAGCGCCCTACACCGCGCTCCAGACGACCGCGACGCCCGTGGCCAACGCCACCGTCAACGTCGGCAAGATCGCCATGAACGGCGAAGAACTGTCGACCGCCGTGCAGTCGATCGCCATCAACGGCACGAACAACCTGCGTGACCAGATGGCCGTGGGCTACAAGTTCCCCGCCGGCATCGGCGCGGGCCGCATGGAAATCTCCGGCTCGCTGGTCGCCTACTTCGCCGACGGCAACCTGTGGGACAAGTTCATCAACCACGAGACCGTCTCGGTGAGCTTCCCGCTGACCGACGTGCTGGGCAACCACTACGAGTTCACGATCCCGGCGGCGAACTTCTCGACCGACACCGTGAACCCGGCCGGCGGCAACCAGGACATCATGGAGAACCTGGAATACACCGCCAAGCGCGACCCGGTCACCGACTGCCAGTTCCAGATCGACCGCTACTCCTCGATCTTCGCGAACACGAACTAAGGGCTTAGTCACGATTCCCCCGAATCGTGACAGCCCCCACCCGCTTCCCCCGATAGACCAAAGTCCCCAGGACAGAAGTCTCAGCGCTGAGCAGGGCCGCCCGGAAATCGGGGCCGGGCGGCCCACCCTCCCCGATACGGAATCCCCGAACATGACCGACAAGATCAAGATCGACATGCTGGACCTCTTCTCGACCGATCGCGAGTCGGAAGAAGCGGGCGTCTGGATTTACCTGGACGAGGCCGAGCAGACCGGTTTCAAGATTCGCGCCCTGGGCGCCAAGGCGGTCCTCGACCTGCGCGAGGAACTGACCAAGAAGTACCAGTCTCTGATCCGCGCGGGCGGCAAGCTCCCGGACGAGAAGGTCGAGGAAATCAACCTGAAGGTCATCGCCGGCGGCGTGCTGGCGGACTGGAAGGGCATCATCGTCGGCGGCGAGGAAATCCCCTACAGCGCCGAGGCGGCCTACACGGTCCTGAGCAACCCGAAGCTGGGCAAGATGTCCGCCTTCATCGCTCAGCACTCGATGGACGCCCAGAACTATCGCGACGACGCCCGTGAGGACGCCGCAAAAAACTAACGGCGGCTCTGGAGTTCACGCTCAGCCAGAAGCACGGGGGTAGCGGGCGCGTCAAGTCGGCGGCCCGCGCCCCCAATGCCGAATCGCCTGACGACTGGCTGGCGCGGATCAAGGCTCAGAACTCCGGCCCTCCGCCGAGCGCGGACGACGAGTTCGACCTGAACGCAGAGCCGAAGGGGATTGAGCCCTATCCGGACCTCCTGTGGGTCTGGGACGGTTTCTGGCGCCTCTCGAACAAACGCCCCAACGGCATGTCTGGCCCGATGCGGATTCCGACCTCGGAGATCGAGGCTTTCACCCGCATCCGGCGCTGGGACTACGCCAAGAGCAACGAATTCCTGTTCTACGTCGACATGATGGACGAGGTCTACATGGCCCACGTCGCCAAGGTCCTCGAAGAGCAGGAGCGCCAGCGAGAAACCGCCGCCAACAAGCCCCCGATCCACAATAAGCGGGGCCGCCGATAGGATCAATGGACAGCGAAGCCCTCAAGCTTAAGATCGATTCCTCGCAAGCGCGTACCGACCTGGACGCGCTTGCGAAGTCCCTCGACCGCGCGTCCAAGGCCGCCGGCGCCATGCAGTCGAACCTCGCCAAGGGGGTCGACAAATCTAACGAGGCCCTGTCGCGCGGGGCCAAGAACATCGAGAAGTTCGCCCGCGTCACGGCGGAACTCTCGAAGGTCAAGCTGTCGGGCGATCCCGCCAAGCAGTTGACCGAATTCGCCAACGCCGTCTCGGCCGTGGCGCGCGCGCGCGAGATCAGCGCCGCCAAGCTCAATGGCCTGTCGAAGTTCGTCCAGGTCGGCGCGGCTATCTCCAAGCTGCGGTTCACCGGCGAGTCCTTCTCGGGTCTGCACGCCCTGACCCAGGCGATGGACGAGGCCGGGCGCGCCCGCGCCGTCAGCGCCGCCAAGCTCAAGTCGTTCGTCGACTACATGGAAGTCGCCGCGCGCGCCTCGCGCCTGCGCTTCTCGTCCCAGACCTCCGAAGCCCTGAAGTCCCTGGCCAGCGCCATGGATGCGGTCGCGCGTTCGCGCGTGGTCAGCCCCCAGAAGCTGGCGGCCTTCAAGGAACTCTTCGCCACCCTGGCCACCGCCAAGGGCGTGCCGAACGCCGGCGCGATCGCCCGCGACCTCGACACCATCGCCGGGGCCGCCTCGCGCGCCGCCAAGGCCATGGCGGAACTCAAGGGCGCGCGCTCGGGCATGGGCTCGATGCGCGCCTCGGGCGGGGCCGGCGGCGGCGGCGGGATCGCCTCGGGCGCCTCCTCGAACGTCAAGCGCTTCAACGAGGAAGTCGCCAAGGTCAAGGGACACACCGACAACGCCTCCAAGGGCGTCGATGGGCTCGGCAAGGGCCTGGGCCTTCTGACCGGCCGCTTCAACCTCTCCTATCAGGCGGGCACGCTGTTCTCGGCGCTGTTCTCGTCCTTCACCTTCGGCCAACTGGTCAAGGGCATCTACGACACCACGGTCTCGTTCCAGAAGCTGAACAAGGCCATGCTGTTCGTCACCGGCACCTATGCCGGCGCGCACAAGGCGACGCAGGACTTCATCGACATCTCGGTGCAACTGGGCGCGTCCGTCGAGGACAACGCCGACGCCTACTCGCGCTTCGCCATCTCGTCGGCCGCCGCCGGACTGAAGCTGGCTGACGTCAACAAAATCTACAAGTCCACCCAACTTGCCCTGACCGCCGTCGGCGCCAACAGCGAGCAGGTCGGCTACGCCTTCTACGGCCTGTCGCAGGCCATGGCGAAGGGCAAGATTTCGTCCGAAGAGTTCAACCGCCAGATCGGCGAGCAAATCCCCGGCAACGCCCAGGCGGGGGCGCGCGCCCTGTCCAAGCTGACCGGGCAGCAGAAGTCGGTCGCCGACCTCTTCGACGAGATGCGCAAGGGCACGCTCCAGTCGGCGCCGTTCCTCAAGGCCTGGGCCGACGAGATCAACCGCATGTTCGCCCCGCTGCTGCCGGAGGCCGAAAAGCGCCCTGACTTCCAACTGAACAAGCTCAAGACCGCCTTCTCCCTGTGGAAGAAGGAAGTCGGCCAGTCGCAGTTCATCGGCGCTCTGACCACCCAGTTCAAGAAGCTCTCGGACATGCTGATCGTGGTCGAGGGCGACCACTATGTCCTGACGGAGCGCGGACGCAAGCTCGCCGACTCGTTTGGCAAGGGACTGGCCCAGGCCGTCAACATTCTCGGCAACGCCCTGGCGTGGCTGGCGGACAACCTCGACAAGGTCGTCGCCGTGATCAAGGTGATCGGAGCCCTGGCGATCGGCAACGAGTTCGCCAAGTGGGGCCGGCAGGTCGCGGCCTTCGCCGACAACATGCTGGGCGTCAAGCGGGCGATCGAGGAAGTCTCGGTCGCCGAGACCACCGCCTCGGGTAAGCGCGCGGTGACCTCCAAGGCCGGGGCGGTCAACGCCGTCTCGACCGTGGCGTCCGATCGCATGGCGATGGCGACCAACCGCACCCGTAACGCGGTGATGGGCGGCACCTTCGTCGCCAATGCGGTGGCTCCTGCCGTGCGTCAGTCGCCGCAGTTCTCGCAACTCTCCTACCTGACCGGCAACCCGACCTCGCCCACGCGGGGCGCGCCGACGTTCGGCCGCCGCCAGCCCTATACCGGCACCATGACCTTCGACGCGCGCCCGGCGGGCCGGGCCGGTGGCATGGGCGGCCTGTTCGCCGCCATGGGTTCGGGCGCGGCGACCGCCGCCACCGGAGCCTTCACGGGCCTGCGCAAGGCGCTCAACGTCCTGCCCGGCGTCGCCCTCGGCGCGGCGGTCGCCCTGGCGATCTTCGGCAACAGCATCACCAAGCTGAACGACAAGGCCGTCTCGTACAACAACATCGCCGCCGGAGCCCTGGGCACGGCGGGCGACGAGATCGGCAACGGCATGACCGGGCTGATCAACGGCATCCGGGGTCTTTTCGGCGCCCAGCAGAAGGCCCAGGGCACCGGCGATTGGCTGGTGGACCTCTCTGCCACGCTGATCGTCTTCGGCAAGGCCATCTTCACCCTGGCGACCACGCTCGGTAAAATCCTCGGCACGCTGATGGCCAATGTCATCATCCCGTGGATCGAACTGGGCCAAAAGGTCGCTTCGGGCGACCTGAAGGGCGCGGCGGGCAAGGCCGGCGAGGTCCTGATGGGGCAGATCGGCAAGGGCAATCGCGAGCGCTGGGCCGAACTGGGTAAGGAACTGGGCAAGGACTGGGGCAAGGCCCTGGACTACGCGGGCACGCGCCAGTCGATCGTCAACGGCGCCCTGAAGTCGGCGGCCGGCGACAGCGCCGCCCAGCAGGGGGCCAACGCCGCCGAGAAGATGACCGAGGCGGCTCTGGCGCAGATGAAGGCCGCCGACCAGCAGGCCCTCGCCGCCGCCGACTTGAAGGACGCCACGGCGAACTTCAAGAAGGACCTGGAGCCGCTCAACTTCAACGACCTCTTCAAGCGCGCCGCCGCCCTGGCCGACGGCAGCTTCGCGCGCACCGCCGCCGCGTCCAAGCCGGGTGGCATGATGGCGCCGCCGGCCGTGGCGACGCAACAGACCGCCGCCGCCGTCAAGGCGACCATCGCCTCGATGGGCGATCGCGTGTACGCGACGGCCGGGCAGCATCTCGGTCAGACCGAGGCCAAGGACGCCGCGTCCCTGCAAGCCTACTTCAAGGCCAACGGCGTCACCATCGATCCCAAGAAGCTCTCCTGGTGCGCGGCCTTCGTCAACGCCGTCCTGGCCCAGAACGGGCTCTCGGGCTCGGGCTCGCTGGCGGCCTCGTCCTTCAAGGACTATGGCGACGAGGTCTCGCGCACCGACGCCCGCAAGGGCGACATCGTCGTCCTCAAGCCCCAGGCGGCGGGCGCGACCGGTCACGTCGGCTTCCTCGACGGCTTCGACCGCCACGGCAATGTGCGGGTGCTGGGCGGCAACCAGGGCGCGGCCGGCGGCGGCGGCGTCAACGTCTCGACCTTCGCCTCCAATCAGGTCGTCTCCTTCCGCCGCACGGGCAGCGGCGGGGCCTCCAACTTCCTGGGCGGCGGCATCACCGAGGCCCAGGGCGAAGAAGGCGGCTCGCGCTACGAGCGCCGGATGAACGCCTTCAAGGCGCTCGGGACGATCACCGGCCAAGCCTCGCCGGCCGCCGACGCCCTGGCCGACTACCAAGGCAACCTCGAAAAGCTGCGCGACATCATCGTCTCGGAAGAGAAGCTGCTGAAGGACGTCGGGGCCGACGGCCAGTCGTTCTTCAACAAGACGAACCTGGAAGCCCTGGTCGCCGCTCAGAAGAAGTGGAACCGCTCGATCGTCGAGGCGCTCAACCCGATCGCCAAGGAAGCCCGGACCCTGTCTGAGGCCAACGACGTCCTGCAATTGCGCGCCAAGGGCCTGTCGCAGGAAGCCGACTGGCAAGAGCGTCTGACCGAACTGCGCAACTCCGGCATCAATGTCGACCTGATGCAGGATGAGGCCAAGTGGACCCAGTACCTGAACGAGTTGAAGAAGCAGGGCCTGGAGATCGACGTCAAGGCCCTGCAACTGAAGCCGGACGAACTGCGCTACCAGCAGGGTCGCGCCGAGGCGCTCCAGGCTGAACTCGACCTGACCAAGGCGCTGAACGACGCCAAGCTGGCGGGCATCGCCCGCACCGGCTCCAGCTACGACCGCACCCTGTCGGGCCTCGTCGCTGGCAAGGGCCGCGACGGCGAGACGCTCGACCAGACCCGCCAGCGTCTGGCGGGTTCGGTTGGCAGCGACGGCCGCAACGCGCTGGAGGCCCTGCAAGAGCAGGCCGGCGTGATGGAAGGCTCGCGCATGGCCGACGTCAAGGCCAGCATGCAGTCGCAGCTTGAGATCATGCGCGAGAGCGCGCGCCTCAACAACACCCAGCGCGGCATCTACGACGACTACCGCAACATCCTGGGCGAACTGCTGAACAAGCAGGGCGCCTCGCTGAAGGAACTGCTGGACTCGGCCGACGAGGAGACCAAGCGTCTCGCCCAGTCGTTCGTCCGCGCCAAGGCGGACTTCGAAAACCCGCCCGGCTTCCAGAAGTGGGCCGACTCCCTGGAGCCGCTGAACAAGCGCCTCCAGGACATCAAGGCCAACTTCCTCGACAACTTCTCCGGCGGCATCACCGATGCGCTGCTGGGCGAGAAGGTCGACTGGAAGGCGATGCTGCACGACACCTTCAAACAGATGCTGCGCGCCCAGGTCGATGAGGGTCTGAAGAGCCTCACCTACAAGCTGCTCGGCCAAGGAGGCGACCAGGGCGCGGCCCAAACCCCCGAAGCCCAGGCGCTGGTCTCGGCGGCCGATGTCCAATTGCAGGCCGGCAACAGCCTGCAACAAGCCGCCGCCAGCCTGATGCAGGCGGCTCAGACCACCGCGACCGCCGGCGCGGGCGGCGGCCTGGGCGTGATGACGGGCGGACCCGCGATGGGCGGCCTCGGCGGTCTCCTGGGTGGTGGCGGCGGCCTCGGCGCGCTGGCCGGCGTCCTGGGCGGCGGCGACGGCACGGCGACCAACCCGTTCTCGATCGCCGACACCATCCTCAAGCCCCTGGTCGTCGACCAGACCGGCGGACCGGGTTTCCAGGCGGCGGGCGCGGCGCTCCAGGGCCTGAACATCACTCCGCCGGGCGGCGGCGGCTTCCTGTCGGGCCTGGGCTCGATGTTCCAAGGGGGCCTGGGCTCGATGCTGCAAGGCGCTCTGAGCTTCGCCGGCCCGCTGCTGGGCGGCCTGCTGACGGGGGGCAAGAAGAGCCCCAAGACGCCGGCGAGCTATCGCATGCCGGGCGGCGTCATCGGTCAGGCGAGCACCAACAGCGTCTCGGGTCGCGTGATCGGTCCCAAGCAGAACCTGATCGGCTCTCTAGCGAACCTGGGCTTCCAGTTGTTCGCGGGCGGCATGGGTGGCGGCGGCGGCCTGATGAGCATGTTCGGCATGGGCGGCGCTGGCGGCGCGGGAAGCTTCATCGGCTTCAAGGAAGGCGGCCTGACGGGCGCGCCAGTCAACCGTTACACCGTCTCCTCGCTGGGCTCGATGTTCGCCAACGCTCCGCACTATGCCGAGGGCACCAGCAACACCAAGCTGGCCAACGGCGGCATGCCGGCGATCGTCCACCCGGACGAGGCGGTGATCCCGCTGTCGCGTGGCCGCAACGTCCCGGTGGAACTGAAGGGCGCCGGCGGCGGAAGCTCGACCACCGTGGTCTCGCCGATCACCGTCTACGCCAACGACGTCGATAGCTTCCGCCCGGCCCAGGCGCAGATCGCCCGCAAGCAGAACCGCACCCTGCGCCGCGCGGCCCTGCGCAACGCCTCGATGGTCAACTAGCTGTCACCCACGACAGTCGTGAATCTTGACGTTCCTGGATGATCGTGGCATCCAGGGACACCTCCTTTCATGGTTAATGCCCGATGCCGAGCTTCCACGACGTCCTGTTCCCCGAGACTATCAGCTACGGCTCGTCAGGCGGGCCGAAGTTCAAGACCACGATCTTCCAGGCCGACAGCGGCTTTGAGCAGCGCAACAAGGACTGGAGCGACATCCGCTGCGAGTACGATGTCGCCCAGTCGATCCGCTCGACCGAGGACATGGACGAGCTTCGCGCCTTCTTCATGGCCCGCAACGGTCGCGCCCATGGCTTCCGCTACAAGGACTGGGGCGACTTCCGCCTCAAGAACCAGTTGATCGGCGTCGGCGACGGCCTCACCAAGGTCTTCCAGATCGTCAAGACCTATACCAGCGTCGCCCACGACGGCACCGAGTACACCTACACCCGCACGATCCGCAAGCCCAAGTGGGACTCGATCGCCGGCGTCAAGGTCGGCGCCGTGGTTCAGGTCGCCCCGACCAACTACGAGGTCGACTATTCGACCGGCCTGATGACCTTCGTCACCGCGCCGCCGGCCGACGCCCCGGTCACCATTGGCCTGGGCGAGTTCCACGTCCCCGTCCGCTTCGACACCGACTTCATGGACGTCACCCAGGAGTTCTGGATGCGCGAGACGTGGCCCAACATCCCGATCGTCGAAATCCGTGACTGGCAAGAGGCCCTGACGCCGTGAAATCCGTCCCCGAAGACCTGATGGCGCACCTCCAGGAGGAGGTGACCACGCTCGCGACGTGCATCACGATCGTGCGCCAGGACGGCAAGGCGTTCTTCATGACCGACCACGATCGGCCGATCAAGTTCGAGAACCAGACCTACGTCCCCTACGACTCCTACCAGCGCACGTCGATCCTGATGTCGTCGGAACTGGAAGTCGACACCGCCGACATCACCGCCTTCCTGACCTCGAACGGGGTGACGCGCGACGACGTGGCCTCGGGCCTGTTCGACTATGCCGCGATCAAGGTCCAGTTGCTGAACTACGAGCGGCCCGAGGACGGGGCGATCCTGCTCCGCAAGGGCACGTTCGGCGAAGTGACCATGAACCAGGACGAGACCTTCTCGGCCGAAATCCGGGGCATGACCCAGGTCCTGACCTACCGGGTCGGGGAGACCTACGCGCCCGAGTGCCGGGCCGACCTCGGCGACCGCCGCTGCAAGATCGGACTGATGCCGGAGGAATGGCAGGCCAACAAATACTACGGCCTCGACGCCTGCGTGCTGGGCGAACTCGTCGCCCCTACGTCGTTCGTCAATCCCGTGGTCGTCAACGGCAACTTCGAGGACGGCGCCCTCAACGCCGTCGTCACCGCGCCGACGGGCTGGGTGGCCTATGGCGATCCGACCAGCCGCTGGGTCTACAAGCACGACTGGTACAATCTGTCTCGCCCGCAGGTCGGCAATCAGTTCATCGCCGCCACCCGCACCTCGATCTCCGACAAGCAGGAAATCGCCGGCATCTACCAGGACATCAACCTCGTCTCCGCCGGCGTGCCCGCCGCCGCGATCGACGGCGGCCTCTGCCGCGTGCGCTACAAGTCCTTCGCCGCCTGCCTCAACAACCGCGCCCAATCGCGCGAGCGCCTGACCTGCATCAAGGCCGACGGCTCGGTGGAGACGATCTGGGACACCGGTGAGATCAAGTACCCCGAGGACCGCTGGATCGCGGTCAACGCCGACGACGTCCTGATCCCGGCCGGCACGCGCGTCCTGCGCATCGACCTGTGGTCCAAGAAGCGCAGCGTCCACGAGGAGGGCGCGGCCTATGACGGGATCAGCCTGTCGATCAACCTGCCGGCGGGCACGGCCGGCAACGCCAACGTCTATGGCGGGGTGATGTTCAAGTGCATCCAGGCGGGGATCAGCGGCGGCACCGAGCCGGCCTGGACCAACGAACTGGGGGCCACCTATACCGACGGCACGGTCATCTGGCAGTGCGTGTCCAACTACAAGAAGGTGGGCACGGTCGCCACGGTCGCCTCCAACAAGTCGTTCACCTCGACCGACATCACCGAGCCGGCCGGTCACTATGACGGCGGCGTGCTCTACTGGGAAACCGGCCGCAACGCCGGACGCGCCCAGGAGATCAAGACCTGGGCCGCCAACCTCTTCACGCTCTTCCAGCGCACCTACTATCCGATCACGGCGGGCGACCGCTTCGTGGTCTATCCCGGCTGCGACAAGCGCCGCGCCACCTGCGCCGACAAGTTCCACAACATCCACAACTTCCGCGCCGAGCCCGACGTGCCCGGTCAGGACATCTACTACCGCACGCCCAACGCTCCGGAGCAGGAATGACCCGCGACGACATCGTGACCGAAGCGCGCCGCTATGTCGCGCTCCAAACCCCCTGGCGTCATCGAGGCCGCACCGAACGCGGCCTCGACTGCATCGGGCTGGCCGTCATGATCTTCGAGAAATTCAACCTGGAATACATGGACCAGGACGGTTACGCGCGCACGCCCGACGGCGAGAAGTTCGTCGAGGTGATCCGCCAGCACATGACCCTGGCCGATCCGACGGCGCTCAAGCCGGGCATGCTGCTGCTGTTCAACGACGACGCCCGGCCCTGCCATGTCGGCATCCTGGCGCGCCAGCACGGACGCCTGACCCTGATCCACGCGACCGCCGACAAGAAGCGGACGGTCGAGGAAGTCTATGACCGCCGCTATGCCGCCCGGTTCCGCATGGCCTTCGATTTCCCCGGCGTTGAGGACTAATCATGGCCGCCGCCATTGCCCTTCCGATCGTCTCCGCCATTGTCAGCACGGCGATCAGCTACGCCTTCCCGAGTGACGGCCCGCGCCTGCGCGACACTAAGGTCTCGGCCTCGACCTATGGCAACGTGATCCCGGAAATCTACGGGACCGCGCGTGTCGGCGGCAACATGATCTGGTCCAAGCCGTTCACCGAGAAGAAGAAAAAGAAGCGGGCCGGCAAGGGCGGCTCCTACTACAACGAGTACACCTACTACTGCGACTTCGCCATGGCCTTCTGCCGGGGACCGGTCAAGGAAGTGCGCCGCATCTGGGCCGACGGCAAGGTGATCTACGACACCACCGGCGGCTCGGAGGTGATCGACAACAACAAGTACCGCTTCCGCTTCTATCCCGGCGACGAGGCGCAGCTTCCCGACAGCCTCATCGTCGAGGACAAGGGCGCCGACTACGCGCCCGCCTATCGCGGGCTCTGCTATGTCGTGTTCGACGACTTCGCCCTGGCCGATTTCGGCAACCGCATCCCGCAGATCATGGCCGAAGTCTACGCCGGCGACGAAGGCGGCGCGGCGATCACCGACATCGTCCCGCTGCCTAGTTCTCCGGTCACCGGCGGCTCCTACCAGCTTGGCCAGATGATGATCGACGCCGACCGGGGCTACTTCTACCTCGTCGATTCGGTGTCCAACCCGGCGGGCACCGTCCTGCGTCGCTTCCTGCTGGCGAACGGTAAGGAAGACCGTCGTGAGATCGTCTCGATCCCGCAGGCCCAGTTCCCGCCCTCGGTCTATGACAGCCCCGACCTGACCTCGGTCCGGGCGGTCACCTCCAAGGGCGAGCTTCTCTGCGTCTTCGGCGGCATCAACAACTACATGCGGATCGAGAAGCTCGATCCCTATTCCTGGCAGTCCCTGGGGACGATCGGCCGCAGCTATCCCTTCGAGGGTACTCCCGAAAACAGCCTGGAGCACTCCAACACCAACTTCGAGATTTCGCGGGACGAGAAGGGCAACTACCTCTGCCTGACGCTGGGGGTGTTTGGCGAATACAACATCTTCGACCCCTCCGACATGTCGTTCAAGGGCAAGGGGGAAATGGCCGGATGGGGCGGTCCGGCGACGCCGATGTACATCTGCGCCCGCCAAGGCGGCTCGGCGGCCTCCCGCCGCTTCTATCACGTCACCTATACGGGCGGGGCGTCCTTGCAGGTGTGCAGCCTGGGCGAGGTGCTCTACAATCACCCGCTCGACCATCCTGGCGATTCCCAGACCGCGACGTCCTGGGCTTTCTGGGACGAGGGCGATCCGGGCGTGGTCTTCTTCTATTCCGACGGCCCCAACCGCTACATCGCCAAGTGGTCCGAATCCACTGGCGTGCTGGCCTGGAAGACCCAGCTTCGCAACGGCGATCCGTTCTGCGGCTACGGAGTCTACGGCCTGCGCGCCCGGATCAAGGATAACGAGTTCCACTGGGTCTATAACAAGCACCTGTTCTCGATCAACACCGCCACGGGGCAGTGGATCGACCGGACCTTCGACCAGGACTTCTACAAGAGCGACAACGACAAGACCGCCGAACAGGTCAACGACGGCGACAAGGGCCTGCTGCTGCCGCGCGACATCTCCGAGGACTATGTCATCTACGATCCGCGCCGCAACATCGTGATTTGCATCGGGGCGATTCAAGCCCAGAACGGTATCGTCCACGTCGGCGGCTATACGGGCGGCAAGACTTCGGTGGGGGCCATCGTCGAGCGTCTGCTGGTCTCCACGGGGCAGATGACCTCGAACGACTATGATCTGACGCCGCTCTATGACATCCCGGTCTACGGGTATGGCTACGCCTCTTCGACCGATATCAAGTCGATCATCGCCGAACTGCGCAACCTCTTCATGTTCGATCTCGTCGAAAGCGACGGCCGGCTGGTCGCGCGCGTGCGCGGCGATCAGGACCCCGATGCCGAGGTGCCCTGGAAGCTCCTGGGCTCCCAGGGCGGCCCGACCCCGGACAAGGCCGACTACTGGAAAGAGACCCGGATGTCGGAGTCCGATCTTCCGGCCTCGATCGACCTGACCTATTCGAACATCGACGACGACTATAACCCGTCGACGGCCAAGTCCAAGCGGATCGCCTCGCCGGTGGCGACCATGCTGTCGCGCCAGCAGGTCAAGGCCGAGTGCAACCTCGTCATGGACGCGACCGAGGCCAAGAACCGCGTCAACATCATGCTCTACACCCAGTGGGAGGAGCGCACGCAGCACCAGACGGCCCTTCCCTGGCTCTACGCCAATCTCGACGCCTCGGACCTGATCTCGGTGACCATGGAGGACGGTCGCAACTACTTCGAGCGGATCGGCTCGATCGAGTTCGGCGCCGACTTCTCCTCGCGCCTGGAAACCTACGGTACCGACAGCGGCGCCTACCTTTCGGACAAGACCGGCGACGGCGGCGGCGCCGGACGGCCCACGGTCGTGCCGGCCCCCAAGCCGGTGGTGGGCTTCATCCTCAACACCCCGCTGCTGCGCGACACCCACGACAGCGGCGGCAACTTCTCCAACTGGTATAGCGCCATCGGCGCCGGCGCGCCGGGCGTGTTCCTCGGCGGCACGATGTTCAAGTCCGCCAATTCGCAGGACTACATCGATCTCTACCAGGAGCCGGAGAGCGCAGAGTGGGGCACGGTGATGGGTGTCGTGCCCTCGCCCTCGCATGGCTGGTTCGCGCTCGACTGGGAGACGCGCATCACCATCACGCCGGCGGTCGACTTCTTCGAACTGGAATCGATCACCGACGACGAGCTTTGGGAAGGCCTCAACCTCGTGGTGATCGGCGACGAGGTCCTCCAGTTCCGCGACGCGGTCCAGAACGCCGACGGCACCTGGACGATCTGGAACCTGCTGCGCGGCCGGCGCGGGACGCAGTACGCCTGCGACAATCACAAGGCCGGCGAGCGGTTCGTCTTCCTTGACGAGCGCTCGATCGAGTTCCAGGCCGAAAACCTCGACACCTCGGGTCAGAACCGCTGGTATAAGGCCGTCGGCTCGGGCATGTCGCTGTTCGAGACCGATCCGATCCAGATCAACTACCAGCCCCGCGACCTCATGCCCTACCGCCCGGCCGACATCCGTCGGGCGGTCGCGGGCGGCGACGTCACCGTAACCTGGAAGCGCCGCACGCGTTTCACGGCCACGCTGAAGGATGGCACCGGCGTGGTCAGCCTCAATGAAGGGACGGAAGCCTACGAGGCCTATGTGCTCGCCGCGCCGTACTCGGGGGACCTGTCGCGTCAAGACGCGCCGACCGTCTACCGTCGCAAATACACCCTGACGAGCCCGAGCTTCACCTACACGGCGGCCGAGCAGACGGCCGACGGATTTGACGTGAATCTTGACACTCTGCACGTGGTGATCTATCAGTTGAGTTCGGTTGTTGGTCGGGGTTTCCCCGGCGCGCGCTCGATTGAGTCCTGGCAGGACTTCTAAGCCCCCTTTCCACAATCCCGCGATCCCGGCCTGGGCGCCGGGATCGTCCCTTGTCATAAAAGTCGTGGAACGATGAGCAATACGCCGATCCTGAGCATCCCCCAGGTTGCCCCCAACCAGAACCAAAAAGAAGACACGATCAACACGGGTCTGGCGATCCTGGAGGCGGCCCAGAACGACGACATCCAGCTTACGGTGTCGTCTGGCAACTACAACCTCACCACCGTTCAGTTCACCCGCGCCTTCCTGCATCGCTATGCGGGCCACACCAACGCCACGGTCGTGGTGGTCATCCCCAACACCCCGCGCTGGTTCGCCGTCGCCAACGAAGGCGGCTACGCGATGGGCCTGAAGGTCTTCGGGCAAACCCCGGTGACCACCATCCAGCCGGGCAAGATCGTCCTCTTCCAGTCCGACGGGACCACGCTGCGCGCGATCTCCGAGGGCGTCAGCCGCATCTTCGACCTGTCCGACGTCGATGGCTCCGACACGCCGTCCGACGGACAGGTCCTGGTCTGGAGCGCCACGACCAGCCGGTTCGAGCCGGCCGATCTGCCGGCCGATGTCGACTTCTGGACGACGGGCGTCACCCCCAACGACGGCGTCGTGCTGCGCAAGCTCTTTCTGCGCCCCGTGCGCTTCCTGGCCAACTTCCTGGGCTCGGTCGCCAAGGCGGGCGTCGCGGCGACCGCCAGCACCGTCTTCACGGTCAAGAAGACCACCGGAGTCACCACCACCACGGTCGGGACCATCACCTTCACGGGCTCTTCGGCCGCCTTCTCGACGGACCAGGGCAGCGGCGCGGTCACCGTCAACTTCGGGGCCGGCGACGTCATGACCATCACCGGACCGGCCTCGGCCGACGCCACCCTCGCTGACATCGTCGCTTCCCTCAAGGGCGTCATCCTGCAATGACCGATTACACGCCGATCCTGAAGCTCCCTGAGGTCGCGCCGAACCAAAACCAGAAGGAAGACACGATCAACACCGCGCTCGCCATCCTGGAGAGCGCGATGAACAACGTGAAGGTCTATACCCTCACCGGCGCGGGGCCGCGCAACCTCACCGAGGACGACTACACCCGCTACTTCCTGCACCGGTTCTCGGGCCAGACCGCCGCCTACGAGGTCACCGTGCCGGCCGCCCTGCCGCGTTGGTTCGCGGTCGAGAACGCCGGCAGCTTCGCCATCACCGTGCGCTGCCAGGGCGTCACCGGCGGCCTGCCGTTCGAGGTTCCGCCCGGCAAGATCGGGCTGGCGGTCTCCGACGGCTCGGACGTCCGCACCGTCGTGCCGCAGTCGGGCATGGGCCTGCTCCAGGACCTCTCGGACGTCTCGGGCGTGCCGACCGACAAGCAGGTCCTGCGCTACGACGCCGCCACCAGCCTGTGGAAGCCTTCGACTTTCACGATGGCCTTCACCCAACTGACCGACGTGCCGGGCAGCTATTCGGCCCAGCAAGGCAAGCTCGTGGCGGTCAACGCCGCCGGCACGGGTCTGGAGTTCGTCACCTCGGCCTCCAACGTCAACGACTTCCTCGACCTCACCGACACGCCCAGTTCCTATGCGGGCGCGGCGGGCAAGACCGTCAAGGTCTCGTCCGGCGGCACGGGCCTCGTGTTCGGGAGCCCGACCTTCCTGGAGAGCACCGACACCCCGTCCAGCTACAGCGGCGGCGCCAACAAGTTCGTCCGGGTCAATCCCGGCTCCAGCGCCCTGATCTTCTCGGACGTCAAGCTGACCGACCTCTCGGACGGGCCGGGGACCTATACCGGCTTCGGCGGCATGTTCCTGCGCGTCAAGAACGATGGCACGGGGTTCGAGTTCAACACCGGCTCGGGCGGCCCCGATAACTTCCTGGACCTGACCGACACGCCTGACGCGTACACGGGTCAGGGGAACAAGGCCGTGCGGGTCAAATCCGACGTCTCGGGCCTGGAGTTCTATACCCCCAACTTCCTGCTCCTGTCGGACACCCCGGCCGACTACTCGGGCGCGGCCAACAAGGTCCTGCGCGTCAATGGCGCGGGCAACGCCGTCATCTTCAGCACCCTGGCCTTCCAGGACCTCCAGAACGTCCCGACGGCCCAGGCCAACAAGTGGCTGCGCTGGAACCCGACGGCCACGGCGCTGATCAACGACACCCCGACCTTCCTGGGTCTGTCGGACACCCCGGCGGCCTATACCGGCAACGAGGGCAAGTACGTCTACGTCAAGGGTGACGGCTCGGGCCTGGGCTTCACCGCGACCTCGGCCAATCTGTCGTTCCTGGAATTGAACGACACGATCGACACCACCTACGATTCCAAGACCGACATGGTGCCGATCGTCACCATCGTCTCGGGATCGCCGGTTCTGCAACTGGGCTACTACGCCTTCGCCAAGTTGGCCGGGATCAGCCTGTCCTCGCCGACCGAGGGCCAAATCCTCGGCTACAACGCCACCTCCGGCCTGTGGACCAACATCGACGCGCCCGAGGGCGGCGGTGGCTCGATCGGCGTGCCGTCGTATGGAGCGCATCCCTATTGGCGCCTGCTCCTGCACGCCACCGACGGTTCGACCGTCGAGTACGGCATCCAGGAGATCGAGTTCAAGCACACCAAGACCGGGGCTGATCTGGCCAATGGCGGCACCGCCTCGGCCTCCTCGACGGCCGAAGGGTCGCCGGATGGGGCTTTTGACAACACCGTGGGTGCGGCGTGGTTCTCCTCGACGGCGGCGGATGGCCAGTGGATCAAGTACCACTTCACCGCGCCGGTCGACGTGCGCTACCTGACCCTGAAGGGCTCGCAGTCGCGGCCTAACGGCTCGCCCTCGGCCTTTTCCGTCCAGTACAGCGACGACGACTCGGCCTGGACCACCGCCTGGGAAGTCACGGGCCAGACGGGCTGGGCGGCGGGCCAGACCCGCGAGTTCCACGCCCCGATCGATCTCTTCTTCACCGACCTCGCCGACGCGCCGCCCAGCTACATCGGGCAGGCGGGCAAGGCCCTGCGCGTCAACACCGGCGAGACCGCCCTGGAGTTCTTCACGCCCGCCACGACCCTGGCGACCATGGGCGACGTCGACTTCACCTTCCCGCCGACCGATGGGCAGGTCCTGGCCTTCGACAACGCGACGGGCAAGTGGAAGCCCTACACCCTGACGTCCGAGGCCCAGCAGCCGGCCTTCCGGGGGGAATGGTCCGGCTCGGGCGAGAACGTCACCCTGACCTTCGATTCCCTGACCATTCCAAGCGAGTTGACGCCCGACGCCACCGGTTGGACGATCGTGGGGCAGGCCGACGCTACGGCCGGCACCACCCAGGCCCTGAAAACGCGCCCGATCAGCCACAACGGGCTCTGCTATATCCAGCAGACCGTCAACTTTGTCGGCGATACGCCGTTCAAGGTGCGCTACAAGGTTTCCTCTGAATCGGTGGACCTGTTCCGCGTTCTGGTGGATGGCTCGCAGGTCTACTCCGACGGCGGGAACAACGGGACCTTCGAAGAGTTCTCGACGACCCTGTCGGGCACGCACACCATCCGTTATCAGTACACCAAGGACCCTAGCGCTTCCATCGGCGATGACTGTGTCTATATCAGCCAGATCAGCTACAAGAAGGTTCTGGACACGCCGTTCATCTACGGTGACACCGTCACCTATCTTGGCGAGACCTATTTCTGTCTGACCAGCAACACCACCGAGACGCCGGGCACGGGGAACGACTGGGTCAAATACGGCGGCTCGGGCTCGGGCACCTTCCTGGGTCTCACCGACACCCCGGCCAGCTATTCGGGACAGTCGCTCAAGGCCGTGCGGGTCAAGGCCGACGAGACGGGCCTGGAGTTCTACACCGCCGCGACCGGCGGCAGCGGCGGTGCGGGCGGCGTCCTGCCCGAGCGCACGCGCCTGCATCGCACCACCACCCAGGCGATCCCGTCGGGGACCTGGACGGCCGTCCAGTGGGACTCGGAAGTGGAGGACCCGGTCGGGGCCTTCGTGTCGAGCGCCAATACCCGCATCACCGTCCCGGCCGGCGTCCAGAAGGCGCGGGTGACGGCCTATACGACCTGGAACACCAGCCCCACCAGCGCGACGATTGGCTTGGCGCTGCGGCGCAATGGCGTCGAGATTGGCGCCTCGGGCGGCACCAACATCGCCGCCACCCGGACGGGGTTCGCCGAAAGCCACCTGAACCTCACCTCCGAATGGTTCTCGGTCACGCAGGGCGACTACTACGAGGTCTATGTCCTCCAGAACTCCGGCTCCTCCCAGTCCCTGAACGGGCCGGTGTCGAAGTTCGGCGAGCACTCCTATGTCCAGTTCGAGTGGGACGTGGGACCGGCGGCCCAGCAGTACGAAGCCCACGCCGCCCATCAGGGCTGGCGCGTGGTGGTCACCGAGAGCCAGACCGACACCTTCGCGACGATCGCGGAATTGAAGTTCTACGACCGGTCCGGAACCTTGGTCCCGACGACGGGCGGCAAGGTCTACGACACCAACTCCCACGGGACCTATCCGGCCTCCCAGGCGTTCGACGGCAACACCTCCACCTACTGGTCGTCGTTGCAGCAGACCTCGACCGACCTCCCCGGCGGTCCCGGCTATATCTTTGCCTCGGGCGTGGACGTGGGGTCGTTCAAGATCACCACCACCGGCTCGGACTTCAACACCACCAACTCCCCCAAGAACTTCTCGCTGCAATATACCGACGACGATGGGGCGTCGTGGAAGACCTACGCGATCTATACCAACCAGACGGGCTGGGGCGTCAGCGAGGAGCGCACCTTCACCGTGCCGGTGGTGGGCGTGGCGGCCAACGCGCCGGGCGGCGGCAACACCTCGGCCGACTTTGGCTCCTTCATCGCCGGCAAGCCCCTGGCCAGCGAGAAAGCGATCCGCTTCGTGGTCGCCACCCCGTTCACGGTCACGACCGGCGTCCACCAAGGCTCGGCCGAGACGGCGGCGACCGCTTCGCGCACGTTCAGCTTCGCCAAGAATGGCGTTGAGTTCCTGACCGCGACCTTCGCGGCGGCGGGGACGGTGGCCACGTTCTCGGCCAACACCGCCACGAGCTTCGCCGCCGGGGACATCCTGCTGATCACCGCCCCGTCGACCCAGGACGCCACCCTGGCGGACATCTCCTTCACCCTCAAGGGAATCCGATAGATGGCCGACGGTACGGCTCGCGTAACACAGGAGACGGTGGAGATCATCTCCACCGGCCCCAAGCCCGTTCGCCTGACCCAGGAGACAGTGGAGGTCATCTCGACCTCCCAACGTCCCACCCGTTTGACCCAGGTCACCGTGGAGGTGATCCGATCGATCGGGATCGTGACGGAACGCCCGCGCCGCCTCATCTTCATGCTCGGAGCCTGACATGGCCTATATTTTCGTCGACGGCTGCGACAGCGGCAGTAACGCCACCAACACCCCGATGGCTCAGAAGTGGAGTTGGGCCGTCACCAATACGAGCTACCTTAACTGGGGAGGCACGGGGCGTTTCGGCGGTCAGGCCTACTATGGCGCCATCTCCTCGCTCAACATCTATGGCGCCGGGAAGTCTTTCCCGATCACCGGGACGGCGGTCGGCACCGATGAGTTCTTCATGGGGTGTAGCCTCTACATGGCCGGCACCGCCAGCGGTGGCTACATCATGACGTTCCAGAACTCGTCGCCGGTTCTCGACGGGTCGGTCACCTATAGCGCCACGGCTGCGCCCACCCAACTGGCGATCCGCCTGACCGGTTCAATGACTCTGGCGATCTATCGGGGCGCGACGCTCCTGGCGACGGGCACCACGGTGCTGACGGCGGGCCAGTGGTATCGCATCGAGGCGCGGATCGTGATCTCCAACACTGGGGTGTTTGATATTCGCCTGAACGGCAATCCCGAGATCACCTTCTCGGGCGACACCTATGACACCGGCGACCAGGGCGTGCGACAGTTCTGCATCTTGCCGACCGCCAACACCTCCACGTCGCTGCGTTTCGACGACATCGTGCTCTACAACAGCGCGGCGGTCGAAGGCGAGCCGACGACGTGGCTGGGCGATCTGCGGATCGACACCCTGCGGCCGACCGCCAACGGCGATGTCGTCAACTCCACGCCGCTCTCGGGCGCGGCCTATGCGGCGGTCGATGAGGTGGCTATCGATGGCGACACCACCTATACCGAGTCGACCAATGTCGGCGACAAGGACCTCTACCAGCTAGGCGACCTGACCGAAACGCCGCAGACGATCCATGCGGTGGTCGTCACCGCCGTGGCCAAGTCGACGGGTACGACCAATCGGGCGCTCAAGCTCAAGGTCAAGTCGAGCGTCGAGGGCGACAGCGCCGCCAAGACCGTGCCGCTGAGCGCCTATGGGAGCCTGCAAGCGTCGTTCTCGCGCGACCCGGCGACGGCGGCGGCCTGGACCGCGACCGCCGTCAACGGCATGCAGGCCGGCTGGCAGGTCGACACCTGACGAATGTCGTGAATCTTGACATCGGCATATTTCCGGACCATAGTCAAGGCCTTGATTTTCAGCACTTCCGGAATTCCACATGCGTGTCTCCGACACCGGCCTGAAGCTGATCCAGGCCTGGGAAGGCCTTGGTGACGGGAACCCCGCCACGGTCGACCTGGAGCCCTATGTCTGCCCGGCCAAGGTCTGGACGGTCGGTTGGGGGCACGCCCTGAAGACGCCGACCGGTCAGATCATCGACGTCGACGTCTTCGGCGCCGCCAGGGCCAAGGTCCTGGCGGCCGAATCCATGCAGCGCAAGTTTGGCAAGGGCGCGATCACCCGTGATCAGGCCGTCGCCCTGCTGCGCGAGGATGTCACGGGCTTCGAGCGCTCGGTCGACAAGATGATCGGCGCGGCCGGCGCCACCCAGGCCCAGTTCGACGCCCTGGTCTCGTTCGCCTTCAACTGCGGTTCGGCAAACCTCCAGTCCTCGACCCTCCTGCGCCTGCACAACGCCGGCAAGCGCGCGGTGGGCGATGTGTCGATGTCGGCGCTCTGCAAGGAGAGCAAGCTCTCCACGCCGATCGGCAACATCGCCGTGGCCTTCTCGCGCTGGAACAAGGTCAACAAGGTCTGGGCGCTGGGACTGTTCCGCCGCCGGCTGTCCGAGGTCCTGGTCTATGGCGGGCATAATCCCGACGAGGCGGTCAAGGCCGCCCAGGGCTTCAAGGGCTGCTGATCATGAGCCTGTTCGGTGTCATCGCCCTGGCCTGGAAGTTCTTCCTCAACCCGGCTGTCATGGGCGTCGTCTTCGCGGCGATCGCCGCCCTGACGGGATTGTGGCTGCTGGGCGGCCCGGTCCTGTTCTGGAAGGTGGTGCGCGACGCGCGCCTCTGGCTCGTCGTCGCCTGCGCGGCGGTGCTCTTCGGCTACGCCCATCTCCAGACCAAGCTCGAAAAGGCCGAGCAGCGCCTGGAGGAGATCGCCGACCAGAAGCAGGCCCATGACGACGGCCAGGAGGTCGTCAAGAACAACATCAAAAAGCAGGTCAAGCGCGCCAAGCAGGCGGCCAAGTACCAAGAGGTTATTCACGATGCCCCGACTGGCGAAAAGCTCGACGCGCTCCTCGACGAGTTCGCGCGTGATCAAGGCGGTGCTGCTCCCGTCCCTGGTGATGCTCAGCCTGACCCTGGCGGCGTGTCAAACCGTCCCGGTCGGGTTCTCCCCTGACGACCTCTATCCCAAGGAACTGCGGACCTGCGCGCCCGCGCCGCAGGTTCCCCCGCGCCCCGCGCCCGGCGCGCCCCGCCCCGAGGACGTCCAGGCCGGCTACGTCAAGGATGACCATCTCGCCGGCGCCGACTGCCGCGACAAGGTCGAATCCTGGAACGAGCGGGCCGTCAAGTACGAGGCCCAGTACAAGGCCATGAACGCCGGCCCGGTCGGCAAGTTCTTCAGCAAGCTCAAGGGGAAGACGCAGTGACGCCGCCCTGGATCGCCGCGCCGCTGCGGGTCTGCGGCAACTTCTTTCGCTGGGTCCGCCTGACCCTGGACACGCTCTGCGATCGCCCTGACCACCTCCAGCGCCTGTCGATCATCGGCTCGGGCATGGCGGCCTTCCCGCTGATCATCGGGATCATCGCGATCCTGGTGCATTTCGGCCTGCACGGGCCGGACAGCGCCGCCGCCCTGGCGACCATCCCGATCATCGGCAACATGGGCTATGGCGCCCTGGCGCTCTACGCCCTCTCCCAGGTGGCGCTCCTGGGGATCATCAAGGGCGTGCGCCTTTCCGGTCCTGGCGGCGTCAATGTCGAGATCGAGACCACCTCGGGCGATGGCGACGGCCTGTCCGACACCCACACCACGATCGTCGAGCGCGGCCGGCGTCACGGCCGCGATCACGATTGTGTCCCCAACCCTCAAGCCGGCTCTGGCGCCGGCGCTATCACGGAGTAGGGACCATGCGCGAAGGCTTCATGCTGGAAGGCTATGGCGGTCTGAAGATCGGTCCGGGCGGCGGGGCTGACCCGTACACGACCTTGGGCGACGGCGGCTCGGAAGGCTGCATCCCGGTCAAGGACGACATCTCCGGCGACAGCGGGACCGAGATCATCTCCCCGCTCGGCTATGGCTAACCTTGCGACATAAGGTCGCATGTCATGATCCTTGACAGAACGACGATCTTCGAGTATGGTCGCGGCTCTTCGACGGCATCCCACCGTCACCCATGGCTCGCGACCCACCGTTCGCAGGGAGATGCTCGCGACCAAGGCGGTAGCCGGAACGACGCTAGGCTGCGAAGCCAAGCCTCCGGAACACGCAGCAGCCGGCTGGAACGCTAGGCCGTTACGTCCAAACGGGGCCAGGACCTGTGAGGCGAAAGCCGAAAGGCCCCACCACCCGACAAGGGTTCACGCGTGATGCGGAAGAGGGACGTCAGTCCTGAAGTGTCTCAGGTGCAGAAGGCCCGCCGGTTTCCCGGCGGGCCTTTTTCTGGTCTGGGGACTAGGACTTAGTCGACCGCTTCCAGGCGCCGGCGCTTGGGCGCGCTCGCCGGCAGGGACGGGGCAAGATCGCCGATCTTGCCGACCACCTTGCCGAGGAACACGATCCGCTTGGGATCGACGTCGACATGATCCTTCAGGTCGGCGCTATAGACCCGGAACGCGCCGCCCTTGGAGGGACGGGTGACGTGCGCGACCTGCATGACCTTGTCCAGGCCGTAGACGAACTCGCCGCCGGCGGTGCTGGGCTCGACGTCGCGGCGGACCACCGCCATGTCGCCCGGCTTGAGGCCAGGGGCGAAGTCGTGGATCGGGGCCAGGGCCAGATCGGTCGGCTCGGCCTCGAAGCGCTCGCGAAGCCAGTCGGGATCGAGGTTCCAGGTCCGGGCGCGCTTGAACTCGCCAAGGCGGCCTTTGAAGGTCACTTCCTCGACCGGGTTGGGCGCGCCGACCCCGAAGGTGATGTATTCGGGCGTCGTCTTCAGGACGTGGGCGATCTGCTCCAGCACGTCGATGTGCGGCTTGACGCTGTCGGACTCGTACATGATGTACGCCGTGCGCGCCAGCGGCCGGCGCTCGCCCGCCTGCTTCGGCTCCCAGCCCGGTTTGGTGCTGGAGTCCTTGCGGGAATTGCTCTGCTGGGTCAGGAAGATCATCTTGGCGACCTGTTCCTGAGTCAGGTCGAGGGCCTTCCGGCAGGCGGTGATCCGCTGCCCGATGGTCTGAGGATGCGCAAGATCGGCATCCTTGTGGATCAAGGAACGAGCGCGATGGGGCACCATCGGCTTCAGTTCGGCCACGGCTTGCATTTCGTTCTCCTCCGTCCGTCGGGAACCGCGTCATTCGGTGTCGGGGTAACACCTGACATTTGCGATGGTTCCACGCCGCAACGTTTCCTTGTCGAAATTGACAAAGAGGGGATGTACACCCTCTTTGGCAACACATCAAGGCCAGAGATGAAAAAAGTTGTTAACCCGACTTAAGACTCAGGCGCCGGTCGAGCCGAAGCCGCCCGCGCCCCGTTCGGTGTCGTCCAGGCTATCGACCTCGACGACCGGCACGATCAGGCACTGTTCGAGGATGATCTGGGCGATGCGATCGCCGGGCTTGATCTCCACGGTCTCCCCGAAGAAGGGCGCGCCGAAGACGTCGGCCTGCTTGCCGTGGTGGGTCAGGATGACCTTGACCTCGCCGGTGTAATCCTCGTCCACCACGCCGGCCAGGACCCCGATGCCCTTGACGCCCAGGCCCGAGCGCGGGGCGACGCGGGCGTAGGTTCCCTCGGGCGCGGTGATCGAGAGGCCCGTCGACAGCAGGGCGCGATCGCCGGGGTTCAGGCGCACCGTCTTCTCGCCGTCGTAATAGACGTCCAGGCCGGCGGCCTTGGGCGAGCCGCGCGTCGGGAGCTTGGCGGTTTGGGTCAGACGCTTGACCTTCAGAACCGGGCCGTCGTGCTGCATCTTGGTCAACCCCCTCGCCTCCTCCCAGGACAGAAACTGGACGTCGCGCGTGAAACGCCCGTAGAGCACGACGTTCTGATCGACGCCCGAGCGGACGTCCACCTCGATGCCGGCGCCCCGAAGGGCGTCGGCGAGGGTGTAGGCCTGCTCAGCTTGCGCAGCCCTTTGATAGAAGACGGTAGCTCGGCCGTAAAGGTGGGTCGGGGACATTATTTTCGGGCCTCTGGTTAACGGGGGATGTCGAGGTGATCGGCCAGGGCGTCGGCGCCTCCGATGAAGGCTTCCTCCTCGCCGCCCGCGTCCAGCAGGAAGATCATCGGCGAGGTGTTCCAGGTCGGGTGGCCCCAGTTCTGGCGGACGTCCTCGAACTTGGCGCGGCGGTCCTCGTCGCTGGGCTGGACGGCGTCATAGGGGATGCCCTCACGATCCAGGTAGGCCTTGGCCCGGTCGCAGTGCGGGCAGTTGGCCTTGGTGTAGACCCGGTATTCCGGCGCGCCGGCCGGCGCGGTGACCGCCACCTCGTCGAGGCGCTTGACCGACCAGTAACGCGGCGTCTCGGGGATCGCGCAGACGCCATCCTCGGCGCAGCCGTCGTCCTCGGGCGGCGGCGTCCAGACCGGACGCTGAAGGAAGCTGAACGCCCGCTCCCAGCCGGGGATTTCGCCCTTGCCGTACTCCGTCGAGCGCTGCTCGAAGAAGTTGGTGTGGGTCGGGGCGTTCATGATCCAGTCGAGCCAGTCGAACGGATTGTCCTTGACGCCGTAGTTGGGCTTCAGGCCCAGTTGCAGCAGCCGGCGGTCGGCGATGTAGCGGATGTACTGCTTGGTGTCCTCGGGCGTGACGCCCTCGATCTGGAGTTTGCGGAACTTGCCCGAGCGGCGCTCGGCGCGGTTCTTCGCCGCCGGCTTGGCCTCGGCCATGTCCGGGGCGATCGCGAAGGCCTGATCGATGAACGCGTCTTCGAGGTCGACCATGGCGCGGCAGGCGTCATAGATGCGCTTCTTGGTCTCGTCGTTCCAGGAGCGCGGGTGCTCCTTGATCAACTCGTGCAGGAGCTTGATCATCGACTCCACGTGATGGCTCTCGTCGCGGATCGACCACTCGACGATCGTGGTCATGCCCTTCATGCGGTTGCGGCGCTGGAAGGACATCAGCAGGGCGAAGGACGAGAAAAGCTGCATCCCCTCGCCGAAGGCCGAGAACACGGCGATGTCGACCATCAGGTCGGCGATCGAGTTGCCGCTGTCCCGATTGAACATGTACTCGTGCTTCTCGCGCATCGCCTCGTAGTCGAGGAAGGCGCGGAACTCGACCTCGGGCAGGCCCAGGGTGTCGATCAGCGTCGAGTAGGCGTCGATGTGGTTGGCCTCGGCGGCGATGAACGCGCCCAGCATCATCCGCACTTCCGGGTGCGGGAAGCGCGGGCCGTACTTCTCGAAGTAGCCGCGCGCCACGTCGACGTCGGCCTGGGTGAAGAACCGGAAGAGTTGCGTCAGCAGGGACTTCTCGTCCGGCGTCAGCTTCTCGTTCCAGTCCTGGATGTCCTGGTCCATGGGGGCTTCGTGCGGAAGCCAGTGCATGGCCTGCATGGTCTTGTAGGCCTCATAGGCCCAGGGGTAGACGAACGGCTTGTAGTAGTCGCGGGACTTGAGCAGGGACATGAAGGGGTCTCAGGAAAAGGAGGGAAGGGGAGGATGAAGGGGCCGCCGGCCCCTTACCCCTCACATGCCAAGCAGTCGGACGAGGCCGTCGGGTTGAGGGCCAGCATCGCGGCCTCCTCGGCGGAGCCCTCGGTCACGGGCTCCTCGGCGATCTCGATCTTCTTGCGCTCGACCTTGGCGTTGGTGTTCTCGGCCCGCTTGGGGGTCGACGAGCGCAGGTAGTAGAAGGACTTGACGCCGGCGCCCTCGCCCCAGCCCAGGAAGTGGAGTTCCGAGAGGTACTCGGCGTCCGCGTCGTGGGGCACGAAGACGTTCAGGGACTGGCCCTGGCAGATCGACTTGGAGCGGTCGACCGCGAGGGTCACGACCCAGCGCTGGTCCATTTCGCGGGCGGTCCGGTAGACCTTCAGGAGATGCAGGCGCTCGGCTTCCGGCATGGTCACGCCGTGCTCGGCCAGGAACTCGGGCGTGAAGTGCTGGATCGAGCCCTCGGCCGCGACGATCGACTTCCAGACCGCCTCGGTGTCCAGGCCCAGTTCGCCCAGGCGCTTCTTCAGCCAGCGGTTCTTGACGGCGAACGAGCCCGACAGGGTCTTGTGCAGGAAGGTGTTGGCCGGGATCGGCTCGATCGACGGCGAGGTGCCCCCGCAGAGGATCGAGGACGAGGCGTTGGGCGCCACGGCCAGCTTGTGGGCGAACCGCTCGCCCGTGCCTTCCATGTCCGGCGCCTCGCCGCGCTCCTTGCCCAGCAGCAGGGAAGCCGCGTCGGCCTGCTTGCGCATGTGGACGAACAGTTCCAGGTTCAGCCGGCGGGCGGCGTGACTCTCGAACGGGATGTCCAGCATCTGGAGCAGCGAGTGGAAGCCGAGCAGGCCCAGGCCCACCGACCGTTCGCGCACGGCGCTGTAGGCGGCGCGGTGCATCTCGTCCGGCGCGTTGTCGATGAACACCTGGAGGCAGTTGTCCAGCATGCGCAGCAGGTCTTCGATGAAGGTCGGGTGATCCCGCCACTCCGGCCACTTCTCGGCGTTGACGCTGGAGAGGCAGCAGACGGCGGTCCGCATCTTGCCGAAGATGTCGCGGCCCGAGCCCAGCATGATCTCCGAGCAGTTGCCCGTCAGATAGCCGTTGAAGACCAGACGGTTGCGCAGGGGCTCGGTCGCGCAGAAGACGTCGGCCTTGTGCGCGAGCGGGTGGACGTCGGCGACCGTCGCCGCCAGGATCGAGGCCACCCCGATCGCGGCATCGCGCGGCTCGATCGCGTGGGCCAGGACGATGCCGCGATCCGACAGGTAGGCCACGTCCCACTCGGCGAGCGAGAAGGCGCTGACCGTGTCGGTCAGGCGGATGCGCGGGTGAAGGCCGGACTCGATGGCCATGAGGCGCATCTGGCGGATCAGGTCGACGTCGGTCGAGCCGACGGTCAGCCAGCGCGCGCCGTCGATCTCGACCCACTCGCCGGCCGCGTCCAGCGCGCCGGCCAGCCACGTCAGGCGGCGTTCGACAGTCCAGGCGAATGGCACCACGCCGGGATTGATCACCTGCGGGTCAAAGCGCAGGGTCGTGCCGTGCTCGTCGCCTTCCAGGTTGGTCGACAGCGTCGACAGGCGCTTGAGCACCTCGCCGGGCAGGGTCTCGGGCACGAAGGCCGACAGCCGGTTCTTGTCGTCGAAGCCAGCGAAGGTCGTCCAGCCGGCGGCATAGGCCTGCTCGATCGGCGGCGTCGCGTCGGCCAGTCCCTCGATCACCGGCGCCTGGGCCTTGGCCAGCACGGTCCCGAGCTTCAGTTCGCCGGCCCGAACCTCCACGCCGTCCTTGGTGTAGAACTTGTGGTAGGGGGTGCAGTCGAGATAGTCGCCGTCCTCGAACCAGACGCGCACCAGCGAGGCCTTCTCGTCGGTGGGGTTGGTCTGCTGGATCAGGACGCGGCTGAATTCCTCGCCGTTCCAGACGTCGTGGTATTCGCCCTTCAGGGCCTCGATCGGCAGGTGGCCGTTGCGGGTCAGGATTTCGGTCTCGCCGGTCACGCAGAGGTTCGACTGGCGGACCTTGAGGCCGAGCTTCTTCTGCGCCTCGGGGAAGTGGCGGTTGGAGGTGTCGATGAAGTGGATGTAGGGCTCGCCCGTCTGCATCCGCGTCTCGATCAGCAGGCGCCACAGTTCGCGCGCCCGCTCGACGCGGATCACCTCGCCGGTCTTGGGCGAACGCAGGGCGAACTCGGTGTCGTCGCGCACCGCGATCATGAACTCGTCGGTGACGTTGACGGCGTTGTGCAGATTGGTGATCTTGCGGTTCTGGTCGCCGCCGGTCGGCTTGCGGGCCGTGATGAACTCGCGGATTTCCGGGTGGCTGATGTCCAGATAGACGGCGTTGGAGCCCCGGCGCGTGCCGCCTTGGCTGACGGCGAGAATCAGGCGATCGTCCACCGCCATGAACGGGATCACGCCGGTCGACTGCGAACCCTTCGAGGTCTTCTCGCCCAGGCCGCGCAGGGCGCCGTAGTAGGAGCCGATGCCGCCGCCCATCGACGAGAGCCAGATAACCTCGTCATAGTGCTCGGAGATCGACTCGCGGCTGTCCTCGATCGCGGTGAGGAAGCAGGAGATCGGCAGGCCGCGCGCGGACCCGCCGTTCGACAGCAGGGGCGTGGCGAACATGAACCAGAGGTTCGAGACATAGTCGTAGAGCCGCTGGCCGTGCTCGGCGTCATCCGCGAAGGCCGCACTCGCGCGCGCGAAGGCCTCCTGGGGCGAGCTTTCCCCAGGCAGCAGATAGCGTTCACGGAGGGTCTGAAGGGTGAAGTCGTCGAGCAGGGCGTCGCGGGTGAGATCGATCTTGATTTCGGAGGGTGCGACAGCCATGGGGTCTCGTTCTCGCGTCGAGGCGCGATGCGTTAAAAAGCCCTGAGAAATCAGGGCCTTAGATTGACAGCAAAGGATGGTTAAGATAGCCTGAGGGGTCCCGAAAGTCAAGATTCACGACACTCGTGGACCCCTCAAAGATTCCTTGACAGCCCCTCGGATTTACTCGTCGGCGAACTTCATTCCGGCCGCCTGGAGGATGTCCTTGGTATTGCAGGGCTTTCCATCCAGGAGGAAACAGAGGCGGGTTTCGCGGACCCGATCCCCCAGCGCGGCGATCGCGCGTTCGAGGATCGTCATCCCATCGCCGAGGGGAGCGATCAGCGCTCCGGTCTCGCGCGGGAGGCGAGGGCCGCTGCCCTTCGCCTCCTTCGGGGCCTTGCTCCGCTTACCGGACAACGCCAGCCACCCCCACCACCGCCTGGAACTCGGCCAGGGCTTGGTCGACGTCGTGCCCGGCGGCGATCTTCGCCGAGAGGTCCGCGACGGCGGTGTTGACCCGGTCGAGTTCGGCCTTGAAGTAGTCCGGGGTCTCCTTCAGGATGTTGACCAGCGCCAGGGTGACGATGTCGACCACCGGGATGCGGATGGTCTCCCCGTCGGCTTCGTTGAACGAGGCCAGCGACAGGCCGATGGTGAAGCCGCTCGGATTGTCCGGCGTCTCGGTCAGGGCCAGAACCGATTGGGCGAGCGCGCGCTCTTCTTGGACCTGGGTGTCTTCAGAGGGGGAGGTCATGGGATTCCTGCTGCATGAGGAGGGTGATGCGGTTGACGGCGTCGACTTCGCTGATCGGCCCGGCCTTCAGGAGGGCGTCGATCGTGTCGGCGATCACCCCCTGCTGGTCGAGGGTCATGATCGCGAGCCCGTAGAGCAGCGCCTGGGACGCGTGGCGCCGGACGCTCGGGGTGGTGTGGTGGATGATCAGGTCGGCCTCGGCGCGATCCCCGCTGGCGGGCACGAAGGCCGAGAGCGAGAATTCCGGGGCCAGATCGTCCGGGATATCGAGAGGGGCGGGGGAGGACATGCTCGGCTCCGGTGATGTCGTGTCTCCTGACGATTGATGTCAGGATTCACGACATCGGTCAACAAGGTTAATTCGCCGCAGGGGCGTCCCAGACGGCTTCGCCCGGCACGAACTTGCGGAACTGCTGGAAGCCCCGGAAATTGCCCTGGTGCGCCTTGGTCAGCGCGGCGCCCGGACGGGCGGCGCGGGCTTGGTGCTCCAGCGGCGAGGCATGGACCGGCTGGGAGGCGGCCAGCTTCAGGAAGGTCCCGACGTCACGGGTGATCGAGGCCTTGGAGCCGTCGAAGTCGCGGTAGCTGGCGCGCGCGCAGCGCGACGCCGACGAGACGATCAGGAGGCGGTCGATCTCGGAGACCTCGCGCAGATTGACGAAGGCGAAGTCGATCAGACCCAGATTGTAGTCGGCCTGAGCCCGCTCGTTGCGCAGGAAGCGCGAGATCGTGTCGATGTCCTCTTCCAGGTTGATGAACGGCAGGTGCCATTCGCCCGGCCGCAGCAGGCGCGGGGTCTGGGCGTACAGGTCCGCCTTGATCCGTCGCGCCAGGGTCTGGATTTCGTCCTGGGCACCGGCGTCGTCGCGCAGGGTCAGGAAGTTGATCCAGTCGGTGGCCGAGACCACGACCGAGATGTAGCCGAACCATTCGGTGGCGCGGTTGACCCACTGCTTATGGATGTTGAGGCCGCCTTCCTCGCGCGGCAGGCCCAGCTTGGCGACGCCGGCGCGCACCGCGTCCGCCATCTCCATCCAGATCGCCTCGGCCGCCTCCTGGTCGGCGTTCGACAGATATTCGCCCGGTTGCATGCCCGGCTTGTTCTCGCGGAACAGCGGCACGTAGGGCTCGTCCAGCAGCATCTTCTTGAGCGGGATGGCCCGGCTCGACGAGGCGTTGCGGCTGAACACCCGATGGGTCATGAAGTCGGCGTGGACCATGCGCGGATAGCGCAGCAGCAGACTGTCCAGGCGCTTGCCGTCCTGGGTGATCGACGCGGCCAGCGGCGTCGTTTGAACGAAATCGAGGGTCGGCATGGATCAGTCCTGGGCGGCGTCGAGCACGATCATGGCGATCGCGTTGTGGAGATCGTCGATCCCCCGGTCGTTGGTGATGGTCCAGTCGGGGACGATCAGGTCCATCTCCAGTTCGGAGGCGTGCTGGGAGGCGGCGTCCTTGGTGACCTTGCGCGGGTCCTCGACGCGGATGATCCGGCCCTTCAGCGCCCGCACGGCGGCGGCCTCGTTCAGGAAGCGGCAGTCCGAGCAGACGACATGGCTGTAGCCGCCGGCCGCCCGCTTGAAGGCCTCGATCCAGGTGTCCGACTCATAGGAGCGGAACATCTCGGTGCCGATCTTCTGGAGGATGTCGCGGGGGCTCTTGAAGGGGTAGCGGTCCAGGACCGTCTCCTTGAGCACCGGGTCCGACATTTCGAGGTCGGTCACGCCATAGGCGATCTTGGCGATCTCCCGCAGCGGGTCGGCGAAGTTGATGTGGCGGTAGCCGGCGGCTTCCAGGCGGCGGGCGGCCGTCGTCTTGCCGTGCCCGCGCTTGCCGGTGATGGCAATCAGGTCCATGGGGTTCTCCTAGCGAAGGATGGTGAGGGTCTTGGCCGCGCGGGTGATGCCCGTGTAGAGCCACTTGTCTTCGTCGGCCCGGAAGCAGCCGCTTTCGTCGATCAGGACGACATCGTCCCACTGCGAACCCTGGCTGGCATGGCAGGTGATGGCGTAGGCCCAGTCCGCGACGATCGAGCTTTTCAGCGCCCGCCAAGCCTTCTGCTCAGGCGCGGTGTAGCCCTTGTTGGTGCGCGAGAAGTGCTCCTCGAACATCCCCTGGAACATCGTCTTGTCGTGGTACTCGACGCCGTTCTCGTCGCTGAACGAGCCCTGGAACGTCGCGTCGCCATGGGTGAACTCGACCGACTTGAGCGAGGTCACTTCCGTGCCGTTGGTCAGGTCCGGGTTGTCGCGGACGTTCTTGCGGATGATCAGCGGCTCGTTCTTCTGCGGCCCCACGCGCTCGCCAGGGTACTCGACGTAGCCGAATTCCGAGCGAAGCTGCTGGTTGACGTTCCACCGGGTCTTGTTGCGGCCGACGATGAACTGCGGGCGGTCCTCGAAATCGAAGACCTCCTCATATTCGGCGCGGCGCATGACCTTCACCCCGCTGCCGTAGTCGCGGAACGGCAGGTCCTTGCCTTCGCGCGCCAGGGTCGACAGGTGGATGATCGGATTGTCCTGGGCCTGCCGGTGGATTTCCGACAGGAAGAAGTCCGGATCATTGGCCAGCAGGCCCGCGTCGTCCTCGACCGGGGGAAGCTGACCAGGATCGCCCATGGCGAAGATCGGCACCCCGTATTCCATCAGGTCGTCGGTCATCCGGCGCCCGACCATGGACGCCTCGTCGACGACGATCAGGCTCGCCAACTGGATGGCGCTGTCGGGGTTCAGTTGGAAGTTGATCTTGTCCTCGCGGTAGGCCGCGCTGAGTTCGGCCTCCAGGCGCTTGATCAGCTTCTTTTGCGTGAAGATGTGCTGGTCCTTGTCCGGATCGCCGCCTTCCATGGCGCAGATGTAGAGCGCTTCGCTGAGCGCTTCCCGGTGGTTTTCCAGGTCGGTTTCGAGTTGTGAGATCGGGGCCGGCTTGGCGCGGTAGATCGCCGAATGGATCGTGCCCGCGTTGGTGTTGGCGTAGCCCTGGGCCTTCAGCTTGGTCCGCATGACCTTGGCGGCCTTGCCCGTCGGGGCGACGAAGGCCACGGTCTCGGGCGCGATGCCGAGGCTGTCGAGAATGAACGGCAGGATGGTGGACTTGCCCGAGCCGGCGAAGCCGGTCATCGTCGTCAGGGGTTGCCCGTCCTTGATCTTTTCGACAACGACCTTGCGGGCCGTGTCCTGTTGTGCGCTGAGCGTAGTCATCGGAGACTTTCGGACGAGACGAGGGAACCCGCCCGGACGCGCCGGGCGGGTTGGTCGAAGAGATCAGGAGCGCTTAGAAGCGACCCCGGCCGCGCGAGGCGCGTTCGGTGCGCTCCTCGCCTTCGTCCTCGTCGTCGCGACCCCGGCCGCGCGTCGGACGCTCGTCACGCTCGTCCTCCTCGTCGCGGCTGCGACGGGCGGGGCGCTCGTCACGCTCCTCGCGGTCGTCGTCGCGGCTGCGGCGAGCCGGGCGCTCGTCTTCCTCGTCGCGCGAGCGACGGGCCGGACGTTCGTCCTCGTCGTCACGGCTGCGGCGGGCGGGACGCTCTTCCGGTTCGTCGTCGCGCGCGGCGCGGCGGCTCGAACGCTCTTCGCGCTCCTCCGGCTCGTCATCGCGGCTGCGGCGGCTCGAACGCTCTTCGCGCTCTTCGCGGTCGTCGTCACGCGAACGACGGGCCGGACGCTCGTCCTCGTCGTCGCGGCTGCGACGCGAGCGCTTGTCCTCGACGGCCTTGGGCTTGTCGTCGTAGTCGTCCGGCGTGCCTTCCAGCAGCGCGGCCAGTTCCGTCTCCGGCATCCAGCGCACGATCTTGAACTTCGGCGCGTACTTGGTGACCTTCCGGCCGCCCTTGGTCTTGCCCTCGAAGGGGTTGGAGTCCAGGGCGATGATCGGCACCTCGCCGGGGTGGTTGCGGAAGCTGTTGCCGAAGTCCTTCAGGAACGCGGCCAGCGCCCGGCGCTTGGAGACGTTGTTGGCCTGGAAGACCATCTCGACGTAGGGCTCGTCGATCAGACGGAAATCGATCGTGTACTGCTCGACCGGGCCGTCTTCCTCGCCGTAGGGACCGTGGTCCGGCAGGCTGTTCTTCGACGGCTGCGGGCCGTCTTGCAGGGCGACCATTTCTTCGTAGACGACCTTGCCGTCCACCCAGATCACCCAGCCGCGCTTGTAGGAGCGCAGGTTGGCGGCCATTTCGGTGCCGTTCTTCAGCGGCTCGTCTTCGGCGCCGTAGGAGTACGTGCCGTCGTTGCCGTCGAACTTCATGAAGGCCTTGCCGTCGCCGCCGCCCTTGAGGTTGTTGGCCTCGTTGGCGATCGCGGCGTAGAAATCGTCCTGGCTGGCCAGATAGCCGCCGGCCGAACGCGTGGTGAGTTCACCCATTTGCTGATACCTATTTTCTGTGGAGTTCCTCGGAGGCGCGAGTGCCTCCGAGGCTGTTACTAGGACTAGGCTGAGACTAGGCTAGGACTGGTGGAAGACTTCGTAAGTTGAGCTACTCCTCGTCCGCCTTCTGAGCACCCTTTTCAGAGATGTTCAGGCGACCGTGGCCCTCGCCTTCCCTCATGTAGTCTTCGATGTTGAGACCATTTTCCGCCAGCGCTTCGCGAACGGCGCTGGTGTCGAGGGTCTTGCGACCCTTGATCCACGAGATGGAGGCCTTGATCTTTCCGTCTGCCGACTTCGCGACCCGGACTCCGGTGTTGTGGAACCACTGCTTCAGAGCCTCCGAAGCAGCCTTGTGTCCCACTTCGGCCGCCTTTTTCGCAGCCGAGGCGCACCGCTCCTCGGCCACAAGGCGTTCGAACTCTTCCAGGATCGGCGCGGGCGTCGTCTTCGAGTTGGCCTCGCCGCTCGTGGGGGTGGACTTCTTGGTCGTCTGGGCGCAGGCGACCTTGAACGGGCAGTAGGTGCAGGAGCTATCGATCTTGCCCTCGGCCATGACCTCCGACGGGTCCTTGATGGCGAAGACGTCGTGCGCGCGCTGCATGGCGACGTCGAACACCTTCTGGTCGAAGGGGACGACGAACACCTCGATGTCGTCGAAGAACGAAGCGTCGATGTAGATGATGACCGCGTAGTTGGGCCGCCAGGACGAAAGCTGGCGCGTCAATCCCATCTGGACGATCGTCTGGCCCCTATGGATGCTTTTCTCCTCCTTCAGGTTCACCCGAGGATCGATCGACTTGATCTCCAGGTTGAAGCAGTTGGAGGGGTGCTCGACGTCCTTGCGCGAGCCGCCCAGGGAGGCGATGCCGTACTCGGCCAGGGCGTCGTCGTCGGCGTAGATCACCAGACCGTCGGGCGTGGCCGACAGGGGCGCTTCGGGCGAGATGAGGGTCCGCTGGTTCGCGCCGCCCCAGATCAACTGGGCGTCGCGGGTCAGGTTCTCGGTGATCCACTTCACGCCGGGCTCGACGAAGTAGTTCTCGATCAGGTCGCCGCGTTGCAGCGCGCCCCAGGACTGCTCGTAGTCCGGGTCCTTCGGGGCGCCGTGCTTGGCGAACCACACCTTGCGCAGGCACCCGAACGCCTCCGAGGCGCCGACCGACTTGCTGCGGTCGTGCTTCCACACCTTCTGGTGGGCCTCGACGTATTCGTTAAACCCGGATTTGAAGTTGATCGCAGCCATCGCGCACCGTCACATTTCTCTGGTATCGTGACTTGGGTTCATCCAGGGTCACGGGCCTGGGGCGCGGCGCGCTAGGGGCGATCGAGCTTGTTACGCAGCCAGATCAGGAAGGCGGCCCCGATGCAGCCGGCGGCGATCCAGAACAGGTCGGTCACGCGGCCTTCTCCCGCATCTTGGCCGCGACCATGTCTTCCATGGCGTAGTAGCAGCGCTGGGTGGCGAGGACGTCGGCGATGGCGGTGTGGGCGTCCTCGAACCCCTCGCCGATCAGGTGCTTGTGGAGGTCGATCAGCTTGGGCTTGCGATAGCCGCCCTGGCGGGCCGGCAGCTTCATCAGCGGCATGCCGGCCAGGATGGTGTCGAACATCGCCTTGCCCGCGAACGGATCGGCGTCCGGGCGGCCCAGGACGCGCCGGACGACATTGGTCATGATCTTGTTGTCGAACGAGACATGGTTGTGGCCGACGACCACGTCAGCGACCGCGACGAGGTCGCAGAAGGCCTCGATGACCAGCACCTCGGTGATCCCGATCTGCTCGGAAAGCTCGGGGCTGATCCCGTGGATGGCGGCGGCCCCGCCCTTGCCGTCCTTGCCGACGGTCCAGTCTTGCAGCACGTTCGCCGGGACATCGCCCAGGCGCAGGATCATGTCCAGGCGCTGCATCTCCTTGCGTTCCGGATTGGCCAGGATCGCGCCCAGTTGGACGACGCGAGGCTGTTCGTCCAGGGAGCGTTTGCTGTCCGGAAAGCCGGTGGTTTCGGTGTCGTAGAAAAGGATCATCGGGCGATCTCGTTCGGGAGTGTCTTGTTAACCAAGTTCCGGATGGGTGTCAAGATTCACGACATAGAAAGTCACGAAGCACGACTCACGCCCTGGGCTTTGATGATCTCGTAGATACGCTGGGCCGACAGGCTGTAGGCCTCGGCCAGTTGCGCCACCGGCTCGCCCTTGGCGTAGCAGTCGGCGATCTCGGCGTAGAACCGCTTCTTGGCCTCCTCCCGGCGCAGCTTGGCGTCGGGGGCGTGGCGGTCGATGAAGCGGTAGATCGCGATCCGGCTGACCCCGTAGTCCTTGGCGATCAAGGGCACGGGGGCGAAGGCGGCGTAGCTTTCGATGATGTCGGCGGCGTGGTCGGCGAGGGCCATGGGGTTCTCCAGGAGGGCGAGAGCGCGGTCGATCACCACCGCCGCGCGCTTCGAGGGCTGTTTGGTCAGGAAGCCGCAGCGGCGGCCGGCGGCGTAGGGCGGCTCCAGCCCTACGCAGAGGTACTGGTCGGCGGTCGGGTCCGCGCGGTAGCCGCCGGCGGCCTCAAGCCACCAGTGGGTCCCGCCGTCGGGGTCGCGCCCGACCATCGGCCGCCAGCCGCCGTCCCAACCGTCCAGCAGATGCCAGAGCGCCTCGGAGGCGACATAGCAGTGCCCGGCGGTCGGGTTGGAAGCCGTGTACGCGGAACGATAGGGCTCGTGCAGAAGCTCGGGTGTGAGGCTCTTCTGGACCGCGATAAGGGTTTCGAGCGGCGCCTGCATCAGTGCGTCTCCGCCCAGGTGCGGCCCCACTTGACGTCGACATCGACCGGCAGGCGGAAATCGAACCGCTCGCCGGCTTCCTTCGCCGCGTCGACGATGTTGCGGCGGCAGATTTCCTTGATCGCCGGATCGTCGCGCACCGCCACCTGCATTTCGTCGTGGACCCAGGCCAGGACGGCGTAGTCGCCGTGCCAGCCATGGACGAGCCCGTCGTCTTCGTTGAAGGTCTCGAAGTTGACGCACCAGCCCTTGGCGATCGTGGCGCCGGCGCCCTGGAGCTTGGTGTTGAGGGCCGAGTGCTTGGCCCGCACGAAGAGGTGGCGGCCGTCGAGGGCGTCGACATAGCCGCGCTTGGCCTCGCGCTGGACGGACTTGACCACCTGTTGCAGCGCCGGGATGCGCGTCATGATCCGCCGCCGCATTTCCGCGCCCAGGGCCTTGGCCTTGGCGACGTTCATGGTCAGGGACGGGTCGACGGTGCAGCCCAGCTTGTAGTCCTGGGCGCCGTAGATCATGGCGTAGATGAAGGTCTTGGCGGTGTCGCGCGACTCCATCTCCATGGCCGCTTGGTGGACGCCGTGGACATCGCCATCGAGCACGATCTTGCCGTACTGCCCGTTGTCGAACTCCGCCATGAAGTGGGCCAGACAGCGCAGTTCGATACCGGCTTGGTCGGCGCCCATCAGGGTCCAGCCCTCGGGGACGTAGAAGAGGTCGCGGCAGTCCCAGCCGTGATCGCCCTCGCGGCCCTTCATCAGGACCTTCTTGGTGACCACCTCGCCCTTTTCGTTCAGGGTGAACTCGCCCTCGGGCGTCAGCACCGGGCGGCCCCGGATTTGCTTGCCGTCCGGGCCGAGCAGCGGGATCGTCTTGGCCTCGTCCTTCCACTGCGGCGGCGACTTGAAGACGACGCGGGGGACCTGGGCGATGTTGGGGTTGGAGTGCGAGGCCCGGTTGGTCACCGTGCCCCCGACGTTGACGCGGCCGTGAATCTTGCCGTCGCCGTTCCACTCCTCGCACTTGACCAGCCAGCCGTTCTTGCCGTCGACCAACTGCCCCAGGCGCTTCTTGTAGTAGAAGATTTCCGCCAGGGTCTCGCAGATCGGGATCACCAGCTTCTTGGTGTTCTCGTCCTCGGCCTTGGCCAGATCGCGCAGCACCTCGTCGTCCACCACCGGCGAGCCGGTTTCGGTGAACTCCTGGGGTTGCCAGCCATAGACCTTGGTCAGGCGGTCGATGATCTGCGGACGCGAGTTGGGGTTGAACGGCGTCAGCTTGACCGGGCAGAAGGCCGCGCCGGCGGTGCGGTCCCCCTTCATCGGGTCCTTGTACTTGACATCGCGCGTCGGGACCGTCACCTCGGCCCAGTGCTCGCGGCTGTCGTCCTCGCCGAACTCGGGGCGCGGCTTGTAGGCGACCTGCTCCTTCTCGGGCTTGCCGGTCTCGGGCGAGGTGTAGGTGGTCGACTTGTGGCGCTTGAGCCACTTGCCCGGCACCCACCAGGAGCCAAAGTGCGCGATCGCCTCGTCCGACATCCTAGTGTGGGCGGTGCGCAGTTCCTCTTCCAGGCGGCGCGCGCGCTCGCGGTGGAACGGGAAGCCGTTGCGCTGCACCCGCTCCATCATGTCGTGGATCATGTGTTCGAGCGTGATCGCGGTCTTCGACCACGGCCGGCTCTCGATCTTGCGCCACAGGGCCTCGGTGACCTCGACGTCTTGAATCGCGTAGTCTTCCATGTCCTGGTTCCAGGACCCCCAGACGTAGCGACTGATCTCGGCCTTGTCGGTGATGCCCTTGGCCTTGGCCTCTTCCTCGGCCACGTCGGCGTAATCGCCCTTGGGGAAGCCCAGGCGCTGGCCCCAGGCACCCAGTTCATGCGAGCCGATATAGCCGCCCCACAGGTCGCCGCGCTTCCACATCCGGAAGTCGTCGTCCTTGAGGTCGGCGAACAGCATGCGCGTCATCACCAGGGTGTCGCGGATGATCCCCTGGGGATTGAACTTGTCGCCGTAGACCTTCCACAGGGCCTCGCAGTCGAAGCCGATGATGTTGTGGCCGATCAGCATGTCGGCGTCGTTCAGCATCGCGACGCCTTCGAGGATGTTGTCCTCGCGCTTGTTGCGGTGGAAGACCCAGCGCTGACGGGTGTCGGCGTCCTTGATCACCAGGATGTGGATGCGCGTCAGTTGCAGCAGCAGCCCATCGGTTTCCAAGTCGAACAGGAGCCGGCGCTTACGGAGCTTCATGGAGCACCTTGAGGATTTGATCGCCGATCCAGTCCACCATCGGGACGATCAGGCTGTTGCCGACGATGGTCCGGCGCTCGGTGTCCGAGAGCCCTTCGATCGCGGTGTGGCCGACGGGCATGCCCATCAGGCGCTCGTACTCGGACACGGTGTGATTGCGGATGCGCCAGTCCTCGCCTTCCTTGACGAGCAGCATGGCGACGCTGGAGCCGCCGCCGGCCGTGCGCAGGCAGTTGGCGATTACGCCGCGCTCTTCGATTTGCTGGTCGGGGCGTCCGCGAACAGCGAGGGATCGAGCCCGTGGGACAGGGCGGCCGTCAATTCCGGCGACAAGGTCCGACCGGCTCGGATCGCGTTGTTCAGGAGGGTCAAACGCCGGGACGGGCTCATGTACAATCCGGCGGGGATCGATTCCGGAGCGTCGAGTACACGCGACAAGCACAAGCCGGGGGCGGGACTGGGGGATTCCGAACTGGGGACCGTCGAAGACCGTCCAGGCGATCGCGCGGCGCGGTCCCAGCACATAACCACAGTCCGGCCACCGATTCCCTGCCGCGTCGTCGTCACCTTCGGGCTTTCCGTAGGGATAGAGGGGTTCTCGCTCGCCGGCGAGGCGTCCGAGGAATTGTCCAAAGGCGTTGTCCTTGTTGGAGAGGAGCTTGACCACGTTCTCGAAGCAGAAGATCGGAGGATCGACCTCGTCGATCACCCGCAGGCCCGAAAGGGTCAGTTGTCCGCGCGGGTCGGCCAGACCCAGGCCCTTGCCGGCCTCGCTCCACGGCTGGCAGGGGAACGACGCCCACAGGACGTCGACCTTGCCCTCGTGAGGCGTGCCGTCGATCTGTTCGAGGTTCCCGAGGTTCGGGACGGCCTTCCAGTGCGTCTCCAGGAGACGGATCGGGGCCGAGGCGATCTCGCTGAAGAAGCGGGCCTTGCCGCCCTTCTTCTCCCACGCCACCGAGGGGACGTCGGCGCCGGAGCAAAGGGTCGCAAAGACCCACGGCGTGACGCCGGAGGCGTCCGCAGGGGAGGGGTTCGGGGACATGGCTCTATGGTTAACGGATGTCGTGAATCACGTCAAGAAATGTCGTCAACGACGACTACTCTTGAGGGGCGGCGGGCCGTTGCAGGCGCGCGTGCATGGCCTCGATCTCCTCGTCCGACAGGGGCCGGCGGCCCGTGGTCTTGACCTCGCCACGCCAGATGACGTCGGCGAGCTTGAGGAACGCCTTGGCGAGCTTCTGCTTGTCGGTGTGCCCGATCGCGCGCTGAAGGCCCTCGGGCCAGCGCGGCGGCAGGGCGTAGAAATACATCAGCCCCGGCCGGGTCCAGACGTCGACGGCGAAGTCGCCCGCCTGCCGCTTTCCCACCGCGAACGACTGGTCGCCCAGCATCGCGACGTTGTTCTCGTCGTAGTAGCCGATCCCCAGCCTGATCTTGTCGATCTCACTGTCATAGGCCAGCCACAGGCAGCGCCCGTCGCCCAGGGGGACGTTCTCGATCTCCCAGTCCTGGGGATGGCCCCAGACCGCGTCGTGGGCTTCGCGGATGGCGTCGGCCAGCATGCCGGTGATCGTCTTGGGCGAGACCGAATCCCCGACCACCAGGAACGAGCCGGGCTCGATCTCCAGGGTCTTGTCGACCCCGAAGTGCTCGGCCAGCCGCCCGGCCTTGAACGAGAAGCCCTCGCGCTCGATGCGGTCGGCGATCTCGTAGGCGAATCCAGGCTTGAGGTTGAGCGTCATCACGTGCGAGACGTTCAGGCCCGAGGCCGATTCATGCCCGAGCCCGATCTGGATCGAGTGGGTCTCAGACGTCACCAGGGCATAGAGGAAGCCCCCGGAGGGCCGGGTCGGATAGGCGACCCGGCGGGAGAAGAGAAGGGTCATGATTACTCCTGAAGGCTTTCGTAGAAACTAACCAGGGCCTTGAGGTCCTTTAGATCGCCACTGTTTTTGAGGCGATTGGCTTTCCAACTCACGATCACGACGTTTCCAGGGACATAGCCTTGGGTGTTGTCGATACGATCAAGAGATGGCGAGTGATCGTGCATCCGTCCGGAACCCGCCGAAAGACGAAGTCCTAGCGCCGGACAGACTTCGGGAATCGTGAGGTCAGCTTCCGTCAGCGTGAAGGGGATGCCTGCCTGCTTCGCTCGTCCACGCGCGGTCGACAGGAGGGCAGAAAGAAACCCTCCCGTCGCATAGCGGAACCGCCGTTTAGCGGAACGACAAACCGAACACGTGCGTCGCCGCCCATTATTTCTCGACCGGTCTTTGGAGAACTGGTCGAGGGTTTTACGAACTCCGCAGGCATTGCATCGCTGCGTGATCACAAGCGCCAATACCTGCCGTTGAAGGTGATCAGCGCCCGCTTGCCGTTCGGGTACTGCACGCAGTGGGTGTGCGCCCAGGACGAGGGGCCGGTGTTGTAGCCCATGTCCAGCTTCGAGGTCGTGCCGGTGTTGTAGGCGCTCTCGAAAATGCCGGGCGAGTGGGTATGACCAAACGTAGTCTTCGGGCCGATCTTGGCGAACTGCTGGATGTTGCCGCGCGAGCCGTTGGCGCCGTTATGCCCGTGGTTGGAGTGCTCGACCCCGCCAACGACGCAGGACTCGTCCTCGCGCAGGAACTTCACGCCGTTGCAGTTCCAGACGTCGAAGGCGTTGGTCATCACCTCCTCGAAGATCGAGAAGTTCTTTTCGCCGGTCCGGATCGAGGCGTAGACCGCCCGCTGGCAGGTGAGGAAGAACTCGGCGTTGACCGGGTCGGCGCGGTAGTCGGCCGTCTTCAGCCATTTGTTGAGCGCCAGATCGTGGTTGCTCTCGACCACCGTGACCTTCGAGTCCGGGGCCTGCCGGCCCAGGATGGTCAGGAACATCGCCACCTCGCGTAGTTCCTGCTCGACGCTTTCGGAGCCCTTGACATAGAGCCGGAAGCGATCGTGCGGATCGGCGATGTTGTGGTGGTTGCGCGCCCGGAAGTCGGAGACGTCGTGGACGAAGATGTGCTCGGGCCGCAGGACGTCGATCATCGACGGCGTCGCCACGCTACCCCACACCCGGCTCCCGTCGGCCGAGCGCTGCTCGGTCGGGAAGAAGCCGAAGGTGGCGGCCGACACCTCGGGATCGATCTGCGCCACGTGGACGTCGCCGGGCGTCAGGCAGGCCACGCGATGGCCCTCGGTGACCACGCCGTCCTTGACGAAGACGTCCAGGTCATAGAACGAGCCGTCGGTGTCGCCCAGCAGGTGGCGGCAGAAGAACTTGCCGTCCTCGTCGACCTCGACCAGCACCGCGCCCAACTGGTGGTGGAAGCTGGCCTTGATCCCGGCCTTCTTGGGAACGTAGTTCGGCTTGGTGACCGCGCCCGTCGTCATGATCTGCTTGGACGGGGTGTGCTTCATCGTCGGAACGCTGACGAGTTGCACCTTGGCGTGGGGGAAGATGCCCCAGCGCTCGCGGGTGTAGGAGTGGAAGCCCGACAGCGGGTTCTCGGCCGTGGGGAGGGTGTTCATCTCGCCGCAGAAGTCGATCCGGTCGGCGATCCGCACGCGCTCGGCGACGAGGTATTCCATCACCCGCTTGTGGAAGAACGCCGCGTGCTTGGCGTGGTCCTCGAACAGGCGCTTGGAGTAGGTGAAGCCAGCGATCATGATCTCGCACGGCGCGTCCCGGCGCAGGTGCTCGGCATAGGCCTCCAGGTTGTCGACGAACTCCTCGTGGATGTGCGTCGAATCCTGGGCCGAGGACAGGATGAACCGCCGGCGCCCGGTGGTCTCATCCACCGTCACGGTCCGGGCGGCGGGCGCCGGCCGGTGCGACAGCGGGTCCTTGCGCATCGAGTAGAGGCGGTTCTGGAGCGTCGTGCGCTTGACGCTGTACTTGCGCGAGAACGCCCGCTGGCCGCCGGCCTTCTTGACCATCGCGTTCAGTTCTTCCGGCGACACCGAGTAGATGTCGAACGGACCCTCGGCCGGCAGGGCGGCCTTGGGCTTCTTGCCCGCCTTGGAAGCGTGTTCGAACTCAGCCGGCATAGAGAAGCTCCGGTTTGGCGCTGACCGGCTTGGACCAATCCCAGACGTACCAAGCGTAGGCGAAGCGCGGGGCGCCCTTGGTGCCGGCGATCCAGCGGGGGCGGTGACGAAGGGTGACCTTCGCGGTGAAAGCGGGGTGATCGAACAGGTCCGCGCGCGAGCGCGCCGCGTCCCATTCGTGGCGGCAGAGGAAGGCCACGAGGCCCTGGTCGGCCTCCATCAGGTCCAGCGCGTGGCGCGCGGCGCGCTCGGCGTCCTTGCCGTAGGGCGGGTTGGTGATGATCGCGTCCGGACGCGGCGGCAACGGCGTGCTCTTGCGCTCCTCGCCCTTCTCGTCGACAACCGTCTCGGGCCGGACCTTCAGCGCGCCCAGGCGGTCGAGGTCGGCCGGCGTCAGCTTGAAGAAGTCCTCGACCGCGTCGACCTCGAAGCCCTCGTAGCGGTGGATGTCCGTGGCGAGGACTTCCTGCACGAAGGGCTTGAGCGGCGTGGCGATGGCGCCGTTGCCGGCGAAGGGCTCCCAGGCGAAGAACGGGGCGAAATCATCGCCCAGGGCCTCGATCAGGGCGTCGAAGGCCGGCCGAGGAGTCGGGTAAAAGTCCAGCGGGGTCCTGGCATATCCGGAGGCGCCCAGCATGGAGGGGTCTTTGCGACCAGCATCGGAGAGAGACATGGTCGTGAGGGATGTCATGGTTAACGAAGGGTGTCAAGATTCACGACATTGACTGTCGTGACGCAGCACGTTAATCAGGAGGCAACGGGCCGTCCTTCTGCATTAGCCCCGCCGCCGCGCCTTCCAGGCGGCACGGGCCGGGACGGTGGTTGGTGACGAGCAGGCCGAGGCAGCGGCGGGCGAGTCGAAGGAGAACCCGGCGAGCGGCGGAAGGCGTCGTTGACGCCCTCGGACTCGACAAGCACGTGGTGATGCCGGAAATCACCGCGATCGCGCGGACGTCTGGACGTTGCTAGGCGTAAGGCAGGCCTGCCGAGAAGTGGAAACGGCCGGGGCGGGCGGGACTTGATCTCGTCCGCCTTTCCGCCTAAGCTTCCCTCATTGCAGGCGCAGCACCGCCCTTCGCTAACGGCCCCGAGGGGTACGCAAGGGCTAGAAGCCTTGCCTGGGACAGGACTGCCTCTGATCCAGGAACGCCCTGGGCCGCGTAGCGCCCATGACGCGAACGCCGGCCGAGAATGGGCGACTAGGCGTGACGGCGGCCAGAGGCCGCAGCGACATTCCAAGCTCGATAGAGCGATCGGCGGGCCGGGGCGAAAGCCCTGTTTCGAGAGCCAGGGCAACCCGTCATAGGTCCTGGTCGGGCGACGAGGCAGCAAGTCCCGCGAACGGAGCCTCTGAGGTGGCGTCACCAAGATGCAGCAGACGCAAAAAGGCCCCGATCGCGAGATCGGGGCCTTTTCATGTTGGAGCTTCGGGAGGGACTCGAACCCTCATAGGTGTTCCCACCAGCAGAGATTTGCAATCCCGCGCCTAACCTCTCAGTCCACCGAAGCACAAAAGGACCTCGACGCCCGAAGGCCCGAGGTCCGATCCGTAACCAGGGGAGGGCCGTAGCTGTCCCCTGACCCTGAACGACAGGTGGCGGGCTTGGTCGTCATCCCGTCAGGCTCGCGGCGCCGCTCGCCTGAACCGCCGATATGCCACGAGGGCAGTGATCCGCAGGTCCCCACAAATAGCAAAAAGGCCACGATCCGCGAGGACCGTGGCCTTTTCGTTTTCCGATGGGCTGAGACTACACCCATCAGCAATCCCGCTTCGAGGATTATTCCCCAGGTGCGACCCCAGGTATTCCCTCGACGTCCACCAGACCCCTTGCGGTAGTCCAGTCCGAGATCATCGCCGCCGTTCTTGCGCACCCCGAAGGGATTGCGGGTCTGGCGTTTGACCCATCATGGCGAACTACTCGACAGTTCCTTCCCCGCTGGGCTTGCGACCCACTCACCGGCGCTAACCGGCTGACGAAGCTCTTCCTATCGACACCTCGCGGGCTTGCGACCCTTGAGATGACTCCGTTACCCGAAGGCCGGAGCATTTGGCGACTTACGTCCGCCACTGGACCAGTCTTTGCGTTTTTCATCGAAGCGGGGATTGAACCCGCGACCGACAGCTTAAGAGGCTGTTGCACTACCACTGTGCTATTCGCAAACCCACCAAGACGTGCTGGTCCAGTTGTTCCCAGAGCTTTTGACCCCGGAAATGCAACACGCCTCATATCTTTCGCCTTGCGGGCTACTCGACTGCTCTTCAGGACTCCGTCTCCCCCAACCTTTCGGCCAGGATGCCCAGCACCCCTCGAACTGAAGCAAAGCTCTTCACCGCGAAGTGTCGAACCCTGCAACCCAAACGGTTATCCGTACTCCCTAGACACGCTTGCACGGGATAGTCCGCTTGCGACGGACTGGCGGTTAAAGCCTCGGAGTTACCCCGGCCCCGCCTTGTCTCCCACGGTCTTCAGGTCTATCCCCTTTTGCAAGAGGCGGCCAGCTTCCCAGCCCGGACCCGTCGGCTTCCTCTGTCCTCTTGCGAGGTCGGGCGGCCTATGGGAGACCGTCCCTGTCACCCCGTCGCCGGGGCTTTCGTCAGAAGCGACGATGACGTTCTAGCGACAGCCCACGTCGTCGTCAACGACTTTTTCCGTCTCGATGTCGAATTTTTTCGACAGTCGTGGATGACGACAGTGCTTGACATTCTCGTAAGCCCATGCTAGGTGTCGGAAATCGTTGTAATTCGGACAACGGAACTGGCGGCAAGACAGGGGTGCGAATCCCCTCGCCTCCACCATCGACGCCCGGCGCTGGGAGTACGCGACTCCTGGGCAGGGAGTGTTACCCTGGCGGGCTGCGGCCCGAGCCAAAGGTAGCCGGGCGTCGTTGATGGGGGCGACTAGCTTTCGATTGGCGCTCGGGACTGAAAGACGCAACGGTGGGTGACCTCCACATCGGCTTGCCGGTGATCGGGTCAGGCAACAGTAAATGTCGCCGACAATGACAACGACGTCGTGGCTTTCGCCTCGGCTCGTGAAGCCATCGCCGCCTAATAAGCGGTAGAGGAGCCCGCCGGGAGCTTGGCAACAGAATCCCGGCAACCCCCTTTCGCAGGCGGGAACACCAACAGGCGATCTGTCGGGCGACCGATTTCCGATCCGTGTTCCCGTCTTCGAAAGGTGGTCAGGCCTACCCTCTTGGTGTGCTATCCAAGGGTCTGGCCACTTTACAGAACGCGGGGTAGAGGAGTCCGGTTGTCCTCGTCTGGCTCATAACCAGGAGATCGTGGGTTCAAATCCCACTCCCGCTCCCAATGCGAACGCCGGCTGTTGAGAACGACGGCGTGACAAGCTCGGAGAGAACGAGCACTCCAGTCCGGGGTATGAGGCCGGACTAGCGGACGCCGTAGCGATTGCAGGCGTGACACCCGGAGATAGCGGGACCGGCTTTCCGAGCCGCATGCTCGGCGCGTAAGACCGCAGGCCTCGGCCATCGGGCAGTGTCAGGGGATGAGGCTAGTCCTCGGCTAACCACCTAGCGGTGAAGCTAGGGCATGCGGTTCGGAAAGCCGGGTTCGCGGTTCGTCCGCTACGAGATGGAGATGTCGCCGGTTCGAGTCCGGCAGGTCCCCCAAAAGGAGGCCTTAGCTCAGTCGGTAGAGCGCTCCTATCCCACCTTTGGTACGGTGGCTCGACAGGTAAGGCATCGGCCTCATAAGCCGAGGGTTCGTCCCAATCCTGGTTCAAATCCAGGTCGTACCTCCAAATCGACGCTTGACCCCAGGCCGCAGGCTGCTAAGCTTCCCCGGTCGGGATCGTCCCGCGTCCTTTCCAAGGTCAAGCCCCCGGAGCTTCGCTTCGGGGGCTTTTCAGTTCTTGACCACCCGCAGGCGCCGGGCCTCGATGGCGCGCTCCTCCGCCGCCACGCGCGAGACGTCTTGCAGGTGCGCCTTGGCGATCAGGTCGGGCGCGCCCACGGCCCGGAAGGGCACCTTGACGGAGAGGTCGACATAGCGCCGCAAGAGAGGCTCGAATTCCAGACCCCGCGCCTGGGCGATCCGCGACAATGCGCCGGCGACGATCGCCACGACCAGGACGTTGGTCGGGGTCTCCTTGGTCAGGGTCCAGATGCCCGGTATCGATTGTCCAGGATGGAGTTCCTGCCGCGACACGTCATCGGCGGCGGCGCGGAAGAGGTTCTCGTAAGGGACGTTTTCGAGCATGCGACAACGATAGCGATCTTTTGCCGCCTGTCTACCCTCTACTCTTGATAGTAGTAAAGCCCTGATTTCAACACAAGCGCTAAAGACGTCCGCCGTAATAGTCCCGCCACATCCCCTCCCAATAGTCGATGTGGTAGTCGGTGCAATCCGGGCAGAGCCGGCGATCCCTGTTGGGGTCCTCGCCCTTGCCGTCCCAATGGTAGCAGGTCATCGACGAGACCATGCCCAGGCGCCAGAAGGTCCCACATCGCTCGCAGCCGCCCAGGGCGATTTGCTGCATCTGCCGGTGACCGTTCCATTTCGCCAGCGGCCGGGACCAGAGGAGATCGACCACCGCGTGGCGGATGCTCCCGTACTGGGTGAGCCCGACTTGCACGACCTTGCGCTTACCCGTCCGCCGGGACACACCGCCCATGAACCGGTAGGCGTCGGTGTAATAGATGCGCACCTTTGGGAGGCGGAGCTTCTTCACGTGTCCATGACCTTTGCGATGTTGTCCTCCTTCTCCTTGGCGGCCTGGGCGATGCGTGCGTCGAGCGAGCCGTTCGCCACCAGGAAGAAGCACATGATTTTCTCGGCTGTCTGCCCGATCCGGCAGGCGCGGTCCTCGGCCTGCTCGATCAGAGTCGGCGTCCAGTCCCCCTCGGCGAACGCCACGTCGTGCGCCCGCGTCATGGTGAAGCCTACACCGGCGGCCTGGAGGTTGCAAACGATGACCCGGCAGGTCTCGTCGTCCTGGAACTTGTCGACCTGAAGCTGGCGCTTGTTGACGGGGGTCCCGCCATAGATCATCGCCGGATTGTAGTCCGCCAACGCCTCGGCGAGCGCCCTGACGACGTCGGAGTGGTAGGCGAACAGGATCAGCTTGTCGCCGCCGTCGAGGAAGTTCTTGACCCAGGGGATGATCGCCGGGAGCTTGGCCATCCCCAGTTCGCGGCGGACGGCGGCGATCTCCTCGAAGAGCACCGCCACGGCCGGCGGCGCGAGCCCCAGAACGGCGGCGGCGTAGTCGAGATTGAGCGCCCGCGAGTTGGGCTTGTCGGGATCGCCGTCCTGTCCCACCGCCTTGTCGAAGCCGTAGCGCTGGGCCGTCTCCAGGATCGACAAACCCAGGCGGATGTCGCGCTGGTCCTCGGTCTCGTTCTCGCCGGCCAGCACCGTGGCCTCGTAGAGCTTCAGCGCCTGGGAAAGCTCGTCCTCGCGCGCCACGACCTCGCGGATTTCCGGGCTGTCGAGGAGGACGATCTGGCGGAACTTCGGCGGAAGCTCGGGTAGCACCTCGCGCTTGTTCCGCCGCACCATGAAGGTCGAGCGCAGCCGATAGCCCAGTTCCTCCAGGTTGGAGGCCCCGGTGAAATTGTAGGCGCCGTGCTTGCCACGCGTGTTGTCGAACCAGCCGTCGCAGTAGCGGTAGCCGAAGTCGTTGTAGCTCTTCCCCAGGCCGTCGGGATCGAAGGCCTTGACGATCGACCACATCTCGATCGGGCGGTTCATCATCGGCGTGCCCGACAGGAACACGCGGCGCTTGGCGTCGACCGGGTTGAACCAGATGTCGGCCAGCACCGGCTCGCGGTTCTCGGCCTCGGCCTTCTTGATCTCGGCGGCGTTGGCTTCCTTGCGCTTCTTGCGCACCGCCGCCTTCGAGCGCGCATCCATCTGCTCGCCGCCGAGGATGAAGATCGTGCGCCCGCTGTCGGGGGTCTTGATCGCGTGACATTCGTCGCAGACCAGGAGGTCCCACGGCTGCTCGTGGATTTCCTTGGAGAAGCGTTCCAGGATGTCGTAGTTGATGATCACGACATCGGTCTTGGGCCACCAGCGCGGGTGGACGACCTTCTTGAAACGCGGCTTGCCGTTCTTGTAGAAGCCGTCGCGCACGGTCTCGCGATAGCGCGTCTCGGCGATCCCGACGCTCAGGCCCTTGCTGCACCAGAGCAGCCATTCGCGCCGCCAGTTCTCCTTCAGCGAGGCGGGGACCACCACCAGCACGCGGCGGATTTTCTTGATCGCGTTGGAGACGCCGATCGCCTGGATCGTCTTGCCCAGACCCGGCGGATCGGCGATCAGGGTGTCGCGCCGCCCCGGCAGGGTGGCGAAGTCGATCCCGGCCCGCTGGAAGGGCTTGAAGTCCCAGCCCTTGGCCTCGACCGCCTTGGAGATCGGCGGCCAGAAATCACAGTCGGCCTTGTAGGACAGCGCCCGGCTGATATTGGCCAGATGCTCGCGGCGCCCCAGTTCGTCAAGCGCGTTGCTCTTCCAGACCACGCCGGGCACCGCCAGGGCTACGGCCGGGTTGTGGGTGATCAGCGCCCGGCGCGGCGGGCTCCAGGTGAAGCCGGCCTCCTGGAACCGCTTGCGGTCTTCCCATTCGGTGACGGCCCAGAAGTAGCCGTCGCGATAGTCGATAAAAGCCATGGGCGCCGCACGTGGTTAACGCGCGGACTGTCGCCCATCACGACACTAGATGTCAAGATTCATGACTTGACCCAAGGCGTTAACCATGTCACGTTCGCCGCACGGCCGAGAGATCGGCCGGTCACAAGGAGAACTATCATGACCCTGATCGTCAAGATCATGTCGGGCGAGGACCTGCCCGACACCGCGCCCGAAAAGCGCTTCACCCTCCACGCCGGCGTCAAGTCCTTCCATCCGGTGGTCCAGCCCCCGGAGGCTCCCGGCGGCCAGCCCTACTGCTATGTCCGGCTCTACATCGCCGACCCGGTCAAGACCGCCGCCGTGCCCGGCTTTGTCGAGCATGAGGTCACGGTCGAGGCGCCGGGCAACGTCTATGTGATGAACGAGGCCGGCAAGACCATCGCCACCTGGACCCCGCCCTGCGGCAGGCCGAACTAGGTTTCGCCAGCTTCCGAACCCGGCGCGTCATCCCAGGCCGCCGGGTTCTTCTGCCAGCCCATCCGCTCCAGGACGGCTTGACAGTTCAGAGGCGCACTACCGTCCTTGGGCTCGTCCCCCAGGACCAGGAAGACGAACCGCCGTCCCTTGGGGGCTCGGTAACGCAAGCGCAGGTCCCCGTCCTCCGAGACGATCTCGCAAGACGTCATATTGACGACTTCACCAGCACGCATCACGCAGCTTCCTTGATTTCCCGAGCCCGCTCGGTCCAGATCATCAGATCGTAGTCGGCCGGGCTCATCCCGGCGCGATCGGCCAGCGCCAGGAAGGCCTCCTCCAGCCGCCGGTAGACCTTGGCGTTGCCCGGCGTGGCCTTGGGGACCTCGATCCCGTGTTCGGCCAGATGCGCCAGGATGTGGGTGTCGAGCGCCGCCAGCCGCTGGTTGGGGCGCGAGTGCATCAGGAACATTCGGGCCGTCTTCGGTCCGACGCCGTGGATCGTCTCGAACTTCTCGACCGGGTCGGCGCGCAGGTCCAGGCCCCAGACGCTCTGGGTGAAGCAGGCCTCCAGGCGCCCGTACTGACCGATGCCGAACATCTCCATGTAGCGCCGCAGCTTGTCTTCGTGGATGGCGCACCGCAGCTTGTCGAACGGCGAGACGCCGGTCATGGCGTAGAGCATGCGGTCGAGCTTGGCGGCCTGGACGTCGGCGGTCTTGCCCGCGACGATGCAGGAAAACAGCCAGAATTCCTCCAACTCGGCGTCGGTGCGGTCGAACTTGGTGACGTTGCGCGGGTCGATCATCAGGGGGCCTTTGCGGCGGGGGTGGTCTTGTACTTCTTGGCGTGGCGCAGGCCCTTCCACGAGGCCTTGTAGCCGTCGAGGTTGCGCCAGCCGCCACAACAGGGCGCGCCGCAGGAACAGCGCATGTAGGCCTTCTCGGCGTGCCCGCGATTGACTAGGACCTTCATCGCCGAGGCGGTGTATTCGTCCGGCGTGGGAAAGACCTTCTCGGGGTCGGCCGCCATCTCGATCAGCAGCCGCTTGGGGCCGTCGTTTTGGCACCTGCGGCAGTAGGCGACCTCGTCATAGGCCAGGGCCTCGGCCTCTAGCTCGGCCTGGGCCTTGACCTCCTCGACGAGTTCCTCGTAGGTCTGAGCCCCGCTCAGGTAACGCGAGACCTCGTGGGTCCTCGGGAGCGCCTTGGCGCAATCCCGACAATGGACGGTGTAGGTCGCCGTCCAGGCGGCGCGCTCGATATCGTCGAGATCGTAGGCTGTCACAGGTGCGGAGCCAGTTCGCGGTCCATGCGGTCGAGTTCGCCACGCTTGTGGAGTTCGGCGACCCGGTGCAGGGCGATCAGTTTCTGCTCGATATAGGTCATGGTCGCGGGCGAACGGGTCGGGAGTTCCGACAGGCCCGTACCGATGCCGTCCGAGGGCCAGACCACGATGCCGCCTTTCTTGACGTGGGTGAAGAGCCGGCGGAAGTCCTCGTCGATCGTCCGGCACTGGGCGTCGACCGCCACCGGATCGTCGCCGAAGAAGTCGGTGTCGTGCATGCCCGGCGTGCGCTTGGTCGCCACGCCCACGGCGTTGGGCTCCCCGCGCATGTGCCCGGCTTGGCCGCCCATGCCCTTGCGGATCATGTTGTCGCCGAACACGTAGAGCACGTCGGGATTGCGGCGCAGGTCTTCGCGGAAGATGCGGTGTTGGTAGATGAGGGGCATCGGGCGATCCTTGAAAAGGCGGGGACCGGCGAACCGGTCCCCTGGAGGTGGGGTTCTGTTAGGCGCCGTGCGCCGCGACATAGGCCTTGGCGTAGGCCTCGCGGTAGGCGGCCTCGTGGACCACGCCCGCTTCGTCGGTGAGGTCCTCGAACGCCTCGTAGTGGACGCCATTGGAGGCGTCCAGGTCGAAAACGCCGTCGAGCCGGGCCTGCTGGGCGTCGGCGCGGCCGTCGATGTCGCCCACGAGCTTGGCCCAGGCCGCGTATTGCGCCTCGACCACCGCGTCGAAGGCGGCGATGTAGGCGTTGCTCATCGCCGCCTCGCTGTCGAGCGGCGATTCGGTGACGTCGTTGTAGCGCTCGCCCTCGAAGCCGTCGAGGATATCGACGATCGCGTCGGCCAACGCGTCTTCGTCGGTTTCGGCCATCGCCTCGGCGATCGCCTTATGGGCGTCTTGCTCGCCCCAGGTCCGAGCGATGCTCTCGCCCAGGACCGCGTCCTCGGTCGGGAAGCCGTTCTCGTCGAGCACCGGATCGGTGCTTTCGGCCGTTTCTTCGTCCTCGGCTTCGGGGCCGGGGTCGGTTTGCTCGGCGTCAGCCTTGCCGGCGGCGAAGGCCTCGCCATAGCCGCGCACATAGCCCTCCGAGTAGGCTTGCCGGGCCGAATCGGGGCCGTCGCTGAGTTCGCCCGGCATGTCGAAAGACGCGTCATACTCCCAGCCGTTCTCGGCGTCGGCGGCCCCGGCCTTGCGACCAGCTTCTTCGCCGGCCTTGTCCCAGTTGGTCTCGACGTCGTCGAACGACACCGACACCTCGGCGGTGGTCGCGGCTTCCGGCGCCGAGGCCGTCACGGTCACGCCGTCGGCGGCCGTGGCGTCGGTGGCGTCTTCCGGGTCCTCGACCGGCGCGGCGGCCTTCTCCTCGGCGAAGCGCCGCTCGACGGCGGCCGAGAAGTAGTTCTTGGCGTCGGCCTCGGGGATTTCGGCCAGCACTTCCATCTTGCAGCAGCGCAGCTTGGCTTGGTTGTAGTCGGTCGGGATCGCCGTCACGTCGCTCGGATTGATCTCGACGATGATGATCTTGCCGACGCCGTTGTGGAACTGGAGCAGGTAGTCGAACGAGCAGGCGTGCAGGCCACGCGAGCAGAGCGAATTGCGGTTGGGGTCGCACTTGTCGCGGTCCATCTCGACCGTCGAGCCGATCTTGTATTCGACCGTGCCCGAGTGGTGGTCGAAGAAGTCGGCGCGCACGCGCTTGAAGGCGTGGAAGTTGCCGTCCGGGGTCAGGGGCAGGCGACCCTTCTCCAGGAAGGCGTAGAGGTCAGCCGCGATCGACTTGTCGGGGTTGAGGTGAACCTTCTCGATGAACTTGGTCAGCGGCTCGATGTCGAAGCCTTCCGACAGCACGCGCTTGAAGGTGCCGGCCGCCACGTAATCGATCACGTGGCCGTCCAGGCGCAGACGGTCGCGGTCATCGAGGATGACGCGCCCGAACGACTGGGCCGCGACATAGGCGGCGACGTCGGCGATCAGGCGGATTTCGTCGATGTCCTGCGGCACCTTGCGCAGGGCTTCCTCCAGCTTCTTGGCCTGGGCCGAGGCGCGGGGGAACACGCGGTAGCGACCATCGAGCGTGATCGAGATCACGTCGTTGGTGATCGTCGACGCGATCTTCTTGGGGGTGGTCATGGTCGTCTCCTTGAGACCGGCTTAGCTGAACGCCAGGGTGAGCGGGATGGCCTTGATCAGGCCCGGCAGGGCCTTGATGCAGGCGGTGATCTGCGCCTCGGTCGAGGCGTGGTTCATCATGTCCAGGTATTTCCGGACCGGGTGGTTGTAGTGCTTGTAGACCTTCTGGTGGCCCTCTTCGATGATCTGGATCGTCTTGCTCTTGGGCGGGGCCTTGTAGGAGCCGTTCTCCTCATAGAGCGACTTCAGGTAGGAGCGCTCGCGCTCGGTCCATTCGGCGATGTTCGCCGCCAGGAACGGCTTGAGCGCCACGAAGAAGGCCGCCAGCGGCGAGGAGGTCATGCGGCCCAGGGCGTCGTATTCCGCCGGGCAGTGCTTGACCGCGCGGGTGAAGAACCCGAAGGCCGTCGACGAGGAGGAGAACTTCCCCAGCAGGTTGACGCACTCGTCGAGCGCGATCTTGTGCTTGGCTTGCAGGGCCGCGTCCACGGCCGCGCGCAGCGACGGGATGTTGGCCTCCTCGACGTGCTTCTGGGCGGTCGGCGAGGCGATGTAGATGTGCTTGATCCCGAACTTGTTGGCCACCACGAAGGTGTCCTCGGGCTTCTTGCGGTACTGGTCCGACGAGACCCAGGCCACGCCGCCATCGAGATTGGTCTCGACCTCGACCACCGCCCGCTGCTCGCCCGCCCGCTTGGCCAGGGCCAGACCCCGGATCGGCGGGGTGTAGACCGCCTGCGGCTTCTTGCCCTCGACCCGGCGCGGCACCACGCCGCGCAGGTCGTCGATGTCGACCTCGACGAACTTGGCCTTCGGCAGGGCGCATTTCCAGAACTTGGCGGGCTTGTCGAACGCCAGCAGGAAGTCGCCGGACTTCACCTTCAGCTTCTCCTCCAGGTAGAGGCGGAAGAGCCGGGCCAGACGGCGGGTCTCGCTCTGGCTGAACTCGCTCTGCGTCGAGGCGTCGCGCGAGGGGTCCATCAGGTCGGAGACGTCGCGGATCACGTAGAAGGTTCGCTCGGCGTCATTGTCGAGAGACAGGGTCTTCTCGATGCGGTAGCCCCAGCGCTCGCGGTACTGGTCGAACGTGGCCTTGTAGATGCACGACACGCCCGAGAAGGAGATGCTGGAGGTGGTCAGACCCGTCGCCGGATGGGTCACCGACTTGTTGAGGAACTGCGGCTTGAGCTTGTTGTAGGTCTTGAAGAACTCGACCACCGGCTCGATGTCCTTGACCTTGTCCCAGATCACCATCTCGACCTCGGTGGTGATCTCGCCGATCTTCTTGATCAGGGCCTCGACCGCGTCGGGCTTGTACTGAATCTCTTCCCGCGACGGGATCGGCTCCACCGTGCCGATCGGCACCGTGATCAGCCATTTGCGGCCCATGTCATGCGGCAGCGTCAGCCCGCCCTTGTTGGCCAGCGGATAGATCACGCAGCCCTGGCGCACGTTCCAGACCGAGGGCAGGGCCGAATTCTCGTAGGCCGCCCAGGTGCCGTCGGCGGCCTCGAACTGCGGGGTCCCCAGGCCCTGGCCCAGGTCGATGTTGGTGTCGAACATCGGCGAGTAGCCGAGCGCGACGTTGCGGATTGCCTTCTCGAAGGCGGGGAAGTCCTTGGCCGCCACGCCGACCGTGACGCGCACCCCGACCGGCTCGGCGCACTCCTCGGTGCCCTGGAGCATGATCCGGGGCCGGCCGCCCTCGCCGATCGCGGCGGTATAGTGACGCACCACGTCGCCGTCATAGCAGGACACCGAGAACTGGCTGGTGTAGGCGAACGGGCTCTTGGAGCCCAGGCCGAAGGCGCCGACCAGATCGTCGGTCTGGTCCTTGTCCGACTCGAACAGCGTCGAGTAGAGGAACATCACCTTCTCGTGGCTCATGCCGACGCCATAGTCGCGGACGTAGAATTCCGGGCGCAGTTCGTTCGGAGCGTGGACGAAGAAGGTGCCCTTGTAGCCCGAAACCAATTGGGAGTCGTAGGCGTTGGTGGTGACTTCGCGCACCATCGAGCCGATCTTGTCCGAATAGAGACCGTCGATCAGCATCCGGAAGGCCTTGCCGGAGGCCTTGATCGTGAACTCCTGCTCCTCCTCGACCCCGATGGTTTCAAGGATGACGGGCTCGGCTCCAAGACGCATGGCAAACTCCGAAAGGCAGGCTTGAGTGAATGTGTTGCCGATCCTTCTAGCGAGGCGTTCTGGCTCTGTCAACACACTCCAGCCTGCCGGGATGTCGTGAATCTTGACGTTCCGCGACGCCTGAGGCATGCTCGTATTCATGCGGAACATCACGGCTGAAGCGACGGGCAAGACCCGCACTTGCACGTCCGAGGATTATCCCTGGCCCCCGCGCGGGTCCGAGGGATGCGATTGCATGGAAAAGTCCAGCAACCCCAAGCGCGACTTCATGCTGATCGCCGACCGCACCGGTGTAATCGTATGGTACGCGAGGATGACATGCCCGATTCACGGCCCGAAGATCAAGACGTCGGACGTCGCAACCGAATCCACGACCTGATCGTCGGCGACCCTCGGGAGGACGCCCGCTACGCCCGCAAGCTCAGCAACCGCGACAAGACGATGTTCGTCTGCGGGGTCCTCAACCATCCCGCCTCGGCTTTCGATCTCGATCTCCCGTTCCCGATCGAGGACTGGATCGCCTCGGACGACAATTCCCTGGTCTGCGCCGGGCTCTACCTGACCGATCTGCGCCTCCAGTTCTACGAGGCCCTGGCGCCGGCCCAGGACGACGAGCAGGCCTTCGTCCGCCAGGGCGAGGCCGAGTTCTGGTATCACCGCTTCAACGTCATGATCGAGCGGCGCGCCCACGGCGTGCTGGTCACCGACGGGCGCGTCCTCCATTGAGCAGCGATCTGCCCCTCTACGATGGCGCGCTGACGGGCAAGCTCGTCGGCCGCTTCGTGCGCGCCGGGCAGGCCTTCGACGTCGTGCGTCCCGGCTTCGACGCCCAGGGGATCAAGCGCCAGACCTGGACCCAGATCGTCCATGGCGGCGTTCCCGTCTTCGAGGTCAAGGTCCGCACCGATCTCGACAACGTGATCGACCGCTTCGACGAACTGTGGGAGCGCCATATCGGCGAGGACGAGGACCTGCTCGCCCGCGCCCTGGCCTCGGTCAAGAAGGAGCGGACCGCCAAGTTCCGGGATGGCAAGTCGGGGGTCACGCCGGCCCCGACCGTCCACGACGTCCGCATCCCCACCGCCTATAGCGGTTGACATTTTGTTGGCGTTCGAGGGTTGACAGCCCGGATTTCATGACTTAGATGCCTCCTCGACGACAACGAAGGAGGTTCTCATGCCCAAGCGGATCAAAGGCAAGCGCATCGCCCTGCACCGGGCCAAGGTGCTCGACGCCGACGAGTTCAACAACCTGATCGAAGGCGTGTCCCGCCGCGAGCACGGTCTGCGTGACCGCGTGCTCTTCAAGCTCTCCTTCTATTGCGGCCTGCGCGTCGCCGAGATCGCCGGCCTGGAGTGGCGCAAGCACCTGCTGGACGCCAGCGGCCGTCTGCGTCCCGCCATCCACGTCACCCACGACATCGGCAAGAACTCGGTCGAGCGCTTCATCCCGATCGAAGCCTCGCTGGCCGAGGACCTGCGCACCCTGCGCAAGACCTGCCGCGACAAACGCTTCGTCATCTACCCCCTGCGCGTGACCATGCGCGGCGGCCCGGAGAAGACCGACGCCAACACCCTGGCGCAATACATGCGCCGGACGTTCCTGGAGTTCGGCCTGGACGGCGCCTCGTCGCACTCGGGCCGCCGCACCTTCATCACCGATCTCGCGCGGAAAGCGAACCTCGTGGGTTGCTCGCTCCGGGACATCCAGGGCATGGTGGGTCACAAGCGGATCGAGACCACCGGCAGCTATATCGAGACCAGCCGGCAGCAGGACCAACTTGTCGCCCTGGTCCTGCGATAGGAGGGCGCGATGACCTATGTCTGCACCGCCGAGACCGACGAGATCATCAACGCCCAGCCCGTCGATCTGGACGCGGCCGAGGCCCTGCTGCGTCCGCGTCCGAACTTCGCCAAGGCCAGGGGCGTCTGCCGCGAGTGCGGCGCGCCCAAGAACGAACGGCGCCTGGGTGCGGACTTCTGCTCGACCCGCTGCCGCTCGGATTTCCACAACCGGGCCAAGATCGAGGGCGCGTCGCTGATTCACATCGTCAAGCGCTGGCGGCGCTATCGTCGCCCTGGCGACTTCGCCCTGATGACCAAGATGGCGGACGACCTGATCCGCGCCGACAAGCTCGCCAACCGCAACTTCTATCCCGACCCGCCGGCCACGGCTCACGCCAAGGTCGTCGCCACCAACATCGCCGGGCGCCGCAAGGCCCGCTAGTCCAGGAGTACAGTTTGACCACACCGAACCAAGTCCCCGTCCACACCGTCGAGAGCGGTGGTCACCTCTTCCAGGTCTATGCGGCCCCGGAGAACCACACCCACCGCTACCTCGGCTATTGCGACGGGGCGATCAGCGTCAGCGGCTCCAGCGTTGACGTCGTCCTGCGGGCCTTGGTGACCAAACATCCGGCGGTGCGGCCCAGCGGCGAGGTGATCGATTTCACCGCCTATCGCCTCAAACGCCTGGGCGAGGAGTTCGCCGCCTGACGTCGTGATTTAACACTGTCATGAATCTTGACACCTGTCGGGATTGGAGGCTAGATGGCTCCCGCCTTTCACCCCCGTCCCGACAGGCTTCATGTCCCACTCTTTCGATTTCCTCGCCGCGCTGTTCGCGGCGCATGAAGGCCCGATCGCCTTCGAGCACAACAACAAGACCGTCAAGACCCGCGATCCCGCGTTCGTGGAAGAGCACGACGGCGAACTCTATGTCTCTCCGACGACCCCGGACGGCCGCGTGGCCTTCGTGTTCGGCACGGACCAGGACGTCGACGCCGATGTCTGGGAGGCGTTTCGCCTCAAGCCGACCGTCGTCCTGTACAAGGAAAAGACTGGCGACATGATCGTGGCCTGGGCCTTCGAGGAGACCCAGGAGATCGACGACGTGCGCCGCCTCGCCGAGGCGCTGGGCATGGCCGATCTGGAAGAGCCGATCCCGCTGCCCGGCACCAACGGCTGGTCGCTGGTCCGCGCCGAGGAGAGCGACTACTACCTCCTCGACGAGGTCGAGCGCGTCTATGCCCCGGCCAAGAAGACCGGCTACGACGACCCGCCGAAGAACCGGCAAGAAAATCGGCAATTTTCTGACACGCAATCGGCGCAAGCTGCGGAAAAGGCTGGCAAAAAAGCCTCTTCCAAGACCGGCAAAAAGACCGGCGCCGACGCGCCGCCGTGGGACGAGGACCTCGGGACCTACGCCGACGCCGTGATCAAGCGTCCCTATGACGAGGGCGACCCGGCGCTGGCCCAGGAGATCATCGTCTCCGTCGGGGCCAACAGCAAGTCGATGAACTGGCAACCCAAGGCCATGCCGCTGGGCGCGTTCGTCGCCCAGTTCTGCCAGCACCGCGAGGGCGCCAAGGACGGCGTCTCCTTCGTGCTGGGCGACATGGTGCCGGGCCAGCGCAAGAAGACGGCGATCAAGGCCCTCTACGCCGTGGGCCTGGACGTCGACGTGGGCATGTCCTCGGCGGCGATCGACGCGGCCCTGGCCAAGTTCGGGCGCATGGCCGTCCGCTATACGACCCATTCCCACCTGAAGGCGGTCACCGACGTCAAGAAGGACGTCCTGATCAAGTGGTGCGAGCAGGAAGCCGACGGCGCCGACTACGAGGAGGACGAGGTCCTCCAGCGCTACTTCCTGGCCAAGGAACTGATGACCCCGGACGTCGCCAAGACGGTCGAGTTCAACGGGACCGAGCACAAGGACGGCGGCATCATGGTCACCGTCAAGCACGCGCCGATCGCCAAGCACCGGATCATCGTCCCCCTGGCGGCGGCCTTCGACATCTCCAAGGTCGCGCCGACCCAGAAGGAGGCGATGGACAAGTGGGCCAAGGTCCCGACCGCGCTCGCCCGCGAACTGGGCGTGCCGCTGGACAAGTCGTGCCTGGACCCCTCGCGCCTGTTCTATCTGCCGCGTCACGCCAAGGGCAAGCCGTTCGAGATCAGCCTGTTCGGCGGCGACCTGTTCGACTGGAAGAGCCTGACCCTCGACGATCCGTTCGAGGCCGAGATCGCCAAGCTGACCAAGGGGACCAGCAAGTCCAAGACCGAGGCCGGTCGCAACCTGGGCCGCTGGTCGATGAAGGCCGCCCACGGCTTCCAGGTCGTCCAGGTCATGGAGGAGCACTGCCCCGACAAGCTGCGCCACCAAGTCTCGGCCGGCTACGAGATCGAGTGCCCGTTCGACGAGCTTCACTCCAACGCCGGCGACACCGAGGATCGCGCCTGTCTGGCGGTCAACGCCGGCGATGGTCCGAGCGAGTGGTTCACCGTCCGCTGCCAGCACGAGTCCTGCCGCGAGTTCACCAATCTCGACATGCTCGGCAAGATGGTCGAGGACGGCTGGTTCGACCGCGACGTGCTCGACGACGAGACCTACAACATCGTCGAGGCCGAGAACGCCCCCAACCCGCAGGCGGCCAAGAAGATCGAGAAGGAGGACAAGGCCAAGGAAGCCTATATGCAGGCGATCTTTGACCTCCCCGAATCCGACTTCACCGACGACGACGTTGAAAAGGTCCTGCGCGTCTGCTGCGAGGCCAATCTGGGGACCCTGGCCGAGAACAAGGCCAAGGAAGCCCTCAAGGCGCGCCTGGGCGTCACCGGCACGGTGATCAACAAGATGTTCAAGGACATGAAGGCCACGGTCGCGCGCGAGCAGAACGCCGAGGGCGCGGTCAAGGACCCGCTGGGCCGCAGCATCTTCGCCTATGCGGGCGAGTTCAACTTCGACGAGGCCTTCGCCTGCTGCTTCCGCGCGCTGGTCAACACCAACCGCGAGAAGGACCAGCCGATCTTCTCCTGCTTGCAGGACAAGCCCGTGCGCATGGCGCCCGAGCCGGATGGTCGTCTGAAGTTCACCGAGATCGGCACGGCCGCCTCCATGGGGGCCGAACTGAACGAGCTTGTCACCTTCGTGCGCAAGAACGAGCAGGGCCAGGGCGCGCGCGGAAGGGTTCCCGACGACGTGGCGCGCCACGTGTTCGAGAAGGCCTACACCCGCCTGCCGCGCACGCCCGAGATCATGTACACCCCGATCTATACGGCCGAGGGTGACTTGATCCGCAAGCCCGGCTGGTATCAGAACCTCGACATCCTGATGGCCGACATCGGCTTCGACGTTCCGAAGGTGTTCAGCGATCCGACGCCCGAGGAGGTCGAGGACGCCGTGAAGCTCCTGACCGACGAGGTCCTGATCGACTTCCCGTTCCTGGACTACGACACCGCCGGCAACGAGCGGCGCGAGCCGTCCATGGCCAACGCCCTGGCGATGCTGATCACCCCGTTCATGCGCCGCATGATCGATAGCTGCACGCCGGTGTTCTTCGTCTCCAAGCCGACGCCGGGCACGGGCGGGACCTTCCTGGGGATGGTGCCGATCATCCTGTTCGACGGCGAGGAGCCGGCCCCGATTCGCTACACCCAGAACGAAGAGGAAATGCAGAAGGCGCTTTTGGCTTCTCTCATGAATTCAAAGGCTTACCTCTTCTTCGACGACGTCAAGGAGTTCAACAACCGGGTGTTGCTGATGGCGATCACCTCGCGTTATATTGGTGGTCGCGTCCTCGGCTCCTCGAAGAACATCGAGATGCCGAACAACTCGATCTGGATCGCCACGGGCAACAACCCGCTGATCTCCTCGGAAATGGCCCGGCGGGTGGTCGACATCCGCCTCAACGCCAAGACCTCGGACATCCAGAAGCGCACCTACAAGCACCCTGACTACGTCCAGTGGCTCAAGGCCAATCGCGGCGAGATCGTCCACGCGATCCTCACCCTGATCGCCCATTGGATCAACTGCGGCATGCCGAAGTTCACGGCCCGCAAGCGCGCGTCGTTCGAGGACTGGTCCGAGAAGGTGGGCGGCGTGCTGATGTGCGCCAACATCGAGGGCTTCCTGGACAACCGCCGCTCGGTCGCCGCCGACATGGACGAAGCCGCGATCAAGCAACTGGTCCGCGACTGGCTGCTCAAGTGGGGCGAGAAGACCCAGGTCAAGATCGCCGACCTGTGGAGCTACGCCTACGACATGGAACTCGACATCGTTTCGGGGGCCAACGACGACCAGAAGAAGGCCCGCTTCATGCGCATCCTTCCGACCCTGGACGGCCGGACGTTCAAGATGCCGCGCGGCGACTGCATGGTCCGCGCCGGCTCCGACGCCGACGGCAATGTCACCTATCATCTGGAGCGCCTGAGCGCGACGGAGGAGGTCCTGGAGACTGCCTGACGGGGGTGAGTGCTCCAGGCCCACGAGAAAGGCCCCAGGATCGCTCCTGGGGCCTTTTGAGTGTCTGAGGCTGGCCGACTAGAGCCAGATGATCTGAGGGGCCTTGCCGCGCTTCCTGACGATCTGCACGAGGCCTTCGGCGACGAGCTTGCCATACAGGCGGTCGAGCGAGGCGGTCTTGGTCCGGCCTTTGTCCCCGGCTTGCTGGCGCCGGCGCGCCTTGCGGTTCTGCGCCTCCCGTCCGTAGGTCATCTCGATCCCGGTCTGGAGGTCCTGGCGCGTCAGCTTGCCGCTGGCGAGGGCTTGATCGAGCACCGCCACGGCCTCGGGCGGGTACTTCTCCCGCGCGGCCTTCAGATAGGCCGCCTTCTCCTCGGGCGACAGGGTTTCGACGGGGTCTTGTTCGGGGGTCGGCGCGGTCATGAAAATCTCCAGGCGCGGGAATGTCACCCCTGATGACACACCCAGCACGAGACGTAAAGTGTTGACAGACGACACTCGAAGCCGGTATTGAAACTCCTGTACGGTAAGGGAAAACATGATCGACGACGATTCAGACTGGCAGGAAGGCGAGCTTTCGCCGCCCCGCGCCCCGATCACCACCAAGGACCTGACGGCCGCCGCCCAGAGCGTCGCCGGCGGGCGCATGGCGGCGATGCGGGCGGCCGGAGAATCCCATCGACGCGATTTCCTGATCCTGCGCGGGCCGCTGGGCGTCGTCCGGCTCTCGTTCGCGCATGTTCCGGTCCTCCAGGCGCTTTGGCGTGTCTGGGCTCGCAAGCGGCTCCAGCGGATCGATGATCCCGGCGCCAATCTTGCAGAGATCGGAGCCGAGATGGGTTTGGAGGTCAGCGCGGTCCGCCCGGTGATCACCAGCCTGCACAAGAACCGACTGATCCGCACGCGCCGCAGCCACCACGGCTGGCAGGGCGTGCGGGCGACCTACTACCCGTCGGAGATCGCCGTCCAGGCCCTGGGCTTGGCGGAGGTCCTCGGCCCTGGTCACGCCGTCCAGGTGGGGCGTAACGCCTCGGCCTGGGCGAGCCGCAGCCAGACCGAGCCCGGCAACCTGTTCCAACACGCCGCGCTGTTGCGGGGCGGGGCTCATGCCAGGGCCTACGATTCGGAGTATTCATGAAATGCCGCAAACCGCGAAAGACCTCAAAGCCGCCGACGTCCAGCCCGCCGGGGCTAAGGGAAGCGCGCAGCCTGGAGGTGCTGAAGGGGCGGCCTCCACGGGTGCGGTCCTTCTGAGCAAGGAGGCCATCGGCCAGATCGGCGAAGCCCTCGGCGGCCGGACCCATTGGCAGGCCTCGATCGCGCGTCGGGTCGGCGTCTCCAAGTCGCAGATCACCCGCTATCTCAACGGCGATCGCACGCCCAACACCGCCCTGGGCGACATCTTCATGGACCTGATCGTCGGGAACATCGAGGAACTGTCCGACCTCCTGAGCACGCCCGGCCTGCCCGAGGCCGAGGGCGCGGTGGTCGCCGAAGCCCAGCGCCACATCCAGCAAGCCGTGCAGTTGCTGCGCGACAAAATCCTGTATTCCTGAGGTCCCGCATGTCCCTGATCGAGAAGCTCAACAACGACGCCCTGGCCGCCCGCAAGGCGGCGATGCGCAAGGAAGCCGGCGGCGAGCACGCCGTTCTCCTGGCGACGGTCGCGGCGGACGCCGCCATGATCGCCAAGAACGACCGCCAGAACCCCGGCCGCGACGTCACGGACGAGGACGTCGTCGCCACGCTGAAGAAGCACATCGGCGGCATCGACACCACCCTGGCGGAACTGACCAAGCGCGGCCGGTCCGAGGAGGAGCAGTCGCGCTTCATCGTCGAGCGCCGGCGCCTGGAGGCCTATCTGCCCCAGACCCTGTCGGGCGGCGATCTGACCGACGCGATCCACGCCACGGCCGCCAAGCTCGGCGTCGACCTGCACGTCAAGAGCACCAAGGCGATCGTCGCCGATCTGCAAGAGCAGTTCCCTGGCCAGATTGATTCTTCGGAAGTCGCGCGCTATCTTAAGAACGTCTGATCCCAGACGAAATCCCAGTCAGAACTTAAAAGGCCCCGGAGCGATCCGGGGCCTTCTTCTATGCGTGGATCGGAAGTCCTACGCCGCTTCCGTCTCGGGACCATCCTCGATCCAGGCCGCATAGAGGTCCTCCAGGACCTTGACGCGGGCCGGGTCCATGTCGGACGGATCGCGGATGCCTTCGAAGACCCCATGGCGCGGCAGGTCATAGTCGCCGGCCAGGGCGTAGCTCATCTTGATGAACTTCCCCAGCGGCGGGTTGTCATAGAACTCCGCCTTCTGCTTGGCGTTGAGCCCCGAGGCGACCCTGGCGACCTTGCCCGGCCATTCGGGGAACAGGACCAGGAGCCCGCCGGCGATCCCCTTGGCGACCTTGCCGGCCTTGTGGGTCGAGCGCTTGGTGTAGCCGCGCTCGTCGAGCGTGGCCTCGTTGGTGTTGGCCTTCTCCTCGTAGCGTCCGATGCAGACACCCTCCAGGTCGGCCTTGTCCTTGGCCTTGACGTTGAACCCCTCCAGGACGGTCGAGCGGCCGGGCTTGTAGGGCGCGTCCAGCGAGCAGAAGATCAGACCCTCGTCGTCGTTTTCGAGGGCCTCGTAGAACATCGCCACTGCCTCCTGGGCGTTCTTGAGCAGGCGCTGCTCCAGGATGACCACCCAGGACGGCAGCGACAACTCCAGGGCCTTCAGGGCGTCCAGACGCTCGGTCTTGCCGCCCGGCGCCAGGAAGTGCTCGAAGACATAGTAGCGGATGTCCGGCTCGCCTTCCTGGGTCATGACCGCCGAGGTCGACCCCCGGAAGTTCAGCTTGCCGTCGGTCAGGATGCCGATCTCGCCGTCCAGGCCGTGGGGCAGGGTCGACAGCAGCCGCCGCACGTGGTGATTGGGGATGTACTTCAGCGACCGGGTGATCCCGTGGCCGATCTCGTCGGCCTCCAGGGTGATCCAGCCGGCCTCGGTGTGGACGAGGGAGGTCTCGATCTTGTCGGGGTGGACGGGCGACACGCTGGCCCGCACCCCGTCCTTCTTGAACGAGGCGTAGCAGGGGAACTGGATGCGGGCCTCGAACTCCTCGGGACGCACCGAGTCGGTGTCGGCCAGGGCGATCCGGAACCGCTTGTAGGGCTTGAAAGGCTTGGGTTTCTTGGTCATCTCAACTTCCCCTCGATCAGTTTGAGGCCGGGCTGGTCCCGGTTCATTTGGTAGACGATGTAGCGATCGCCGCTGAACTCGACGCTGTAGACCGTCATGCCGGCGTCGAGGCACTGCATCCACATGTGCCGCGTCCCCGGCCCGCCGGGGAAGGCCACGCAGACGTTGGCCCCGCTCTCCACGCGCATCCGGGTGTTGCGGTTCTTGGGCGCGTCGTCGCCCTCGCCATCCAGGAGCGGATCGACCTTGTAGACCTCGGTGGCGAAGCCCCACTTCTCGGCCCAGGCGCGGCAGAGCCGGTCGTAGCCCTCGGCGTCGCCGTCGACCCAGACCATGTCGCGCGGCCAGCGAAGCATCGAGACCAGGGCCGACAGGACCAGACGCGGGGCCTGCTCGACGACCCCGACCCGGCCGCCGCAGACCACCGCCTTGAACGGATCAGGCTTCATCGCCGAAAATCTCCGGATCGAGCACGTCTTCCTCCATGTCGATGAACCCCTGTAGCGGCTGGCGCGGCTCGACGCGCCTGTTCTCCAGCATGATCTCGTCATGCACCCGCATCTGCGGGATGTAGTCGTACTCGAAGCGCCGCTGCCGGCGTCCGAGCGCGTCGAGGCTCAGATGGCTCCCGTGATGGCGCTGGGCGTCGGACAGGAATTCCTGATAGGCGGTCCGCGTCGAGGCGGCATGGGTGGTGGCGGCGGACAGCGCGACGGTCAGGGGCTTGAACGAGGTGGCCCCGTCGCTCATCTCGGTGATGGTGTCGAAGAAGGGCTCCAGGTCCGCCACCCCGCGCGGGCCGATCCCCAGCCATCCCGCCAGCCGCTCGGGCTTGACGTCGTAGCACGAGCCGTCGATCGCCCAGGCGCCCTCCTTGGGGTCCCAGGTCCAGGGCGCGTCGTTCATCGTCGCCAACACCCCGAAGGCGTCGCAGCGGTCCTTGCCGTCGCGCAGCACCCCGTAGCCGAACTTGGCCTTGCCAAGCATCGTGGTCCATTCGAGCAACACCGTCGGCTCGATGTTCAGCGCCGAAAGATGCCGGGCCAGACGGCGCGTGTTGGCGGAGGCCGGCGAGGAAATGCCCAGCACGTCGTGCTCGAAGATCGCCCAGTCCTCGTAGTCGGCGAACCGGCAATGTTCGGGATAGTCCTCGAACACGCGGTCGCGGTCGTATTTCGGATCGTAGATGTCGCGGAAGTCGTAGTGCCGCCCGCCGCCGCGAATCAGGGTGGGGTTCGTGTTGAGCCTCAGGGCGTAGCCAAGTTCGATGTAGCGATTTTGGCGCTCGGCCGCGCGTCCCAGCGTCGAGGAATCAGGCATCCAGCACCCGGTCCACTCCCCTTCCGGTCCCCAGATGAACAACTGCGCGATCTCCGGGCGGATGTTACGAAGGTGCGGCTCGGTGGGCGGCAGATAATAGGCCAGATCACCGATCTTGAACCGCATGCTCTGGACGTGCTGTTCGTAGCGGCGCACGGCGTCGTTATAGCGACCGCCTGAAAAAGGCTCGATCATCCTGGTCGCCATCGCGTAGTCCTTACTCATCAGCCAGTCCATGGCTTGCTTCTGATAGGGGTAGGGCTGAAAGGCCTTGACCATCTTCTGGCTTATGACCGTCTCGGACTTCAGTATCTGAGCCATGGTCTCCTGGAGGCGCGACTTGCCGGCTTGCCGGGGCGCGACGAGGAGGTCGCCCAGGCCCAGGGTGGTGTCCTCGATGATCTTGAGATCGTTCCAGGACGTCGCGTGCGCGGTGACGCTTCCCACGGGCGAAGCGGGGTCGACCCCGAGGATCATCTTGCCGATCTTGTGGTCGAACGCCGCCACGATCTGCTCGATCTTCGAGAGCGGCGCGGTGTCGTCGAGGGGATAGGCCACATCGAGCGTGCTCGCCGGCAGCGGCGGCTTGGCGTAGGCTTCCCGCAGCTTCATGAGCGCGTCGGCCGCCTTGCCGGTCGGGGCGATGACCTGGGCGATCGCCGTTTCCGGCGGACGGGCGGTCTTGCCGCCCAGGCCCAGATTGCTCAGGAAGGCCGGCTCAGGCGGAACGGAGGGGGACGACAGGCTGATCACCTCGGAGATAGAGGGGATGGCGCGGGTGGCCGTCCTTGGACTTCCCGAGGCACTTGACCTCGACCCCCGTGATTTCCGCCTGCTGGACCGCGCCATAATCCTGATCCTTGAACTCTCCATGCACGCCCCAGGCGGCGATCACGTCGGCGCCGGCGGTCATGGCATATTCGAACACGTGCTGGAGGACGCGGGCGTTCATCGGCCCGATCGGGTCCTCGGCCGCCTTCATCTCCGCCGGCGAGGGCGAGCGGAAGGCGAAGAGATTGGCGACGATGATCCCGCCATAGTCGTCCCGACGCGCAAAGCCCATGCAGCGGCGGATCGTCGGATCGTCCAGCCGCGCCGTCGCGGTCGACGGGTTCAGCATCAGGAAGATCAGCAGCGGCTTGCCGGGGTCCCAGACCCGCATGAGGAGGTAGCGGAAGGTCTCGCACCGCGACAGCAGGGCGGCCTTGATCACGCCTTCCTCCATCACCGCGTCGCCGTAGACGTCGGTCAGGTCGGGATCGAACACGGCCTCCAGCGAGGTTCCGTCCAGGACCTGGAGCAGGCCTTTCCAGGTGGCTTCCGCCACCTCGGCGTCGATCTGGGGTGCTGTCGTCATTCCTGACATTTGCCCTGAAACGCCAGGGCCTGTCAACGCTTGAAATCAAAAGGGCCGCCCCGGCGGGACGGCCCTTTCTCGATCTTGTCGAACTTCGCCGATCCGAAACCGGGGCTTCCCGGCGACCGCCTCGGAGTTCGACCTTGTAGCGCCTTTAACGCTTGCCCCGCGTCGCGGCTTGGGAGCACCGAGCCTTGACGCTGATCTAGTGGGCGGCAGGTGATCGCGGCGGTCATTGCCTCCTTCAAGGGCGAGGCCCTCTCATGCCCGCGCAGCTTAGGCGGCGGCGCGGATCACGTCAATCCCCCGGATAGCTGGCGCAGACCTCACGCAGGATCGAGCGCAGCGGCTCGCCCGGCACCGCCAGGGGCTTGAGCTTGCGGCTCTCGTCCCAGGCCATGGCGTTGGCGTGCAGGAGCCAGAGGACGAAGGCGCGCAGGTCCTTGGCCCCGTCGGGCAGCGGGATGCCGCGCGCGGTGGGGACGTGGAAGACTCGCCCATCATCCGTGTACGCGAGAACCTCGTCGAGCACCGTGGCCCGCTTCTTGGCCTCGGCGAGGACAGCGACACCTTTCTGGAACTCACTGACCTGGATGAGCGCCCGACGCTCCTTAGGGAAGTGGGTCTTGGTCCACCAGGAGGGCTTGCTGTTTGAGGACACGGTTACGCTCCAGGAGGGCACGCAGCGAGGGGATGTCGCCGTCCGCCATCTGGTAGAGGCGGACGAACTCGTCGTAGTCGTACTCGTTGATGAGGTCCCGCATCGCCTGCGGGAGCTTGTCGATGGTCTTGAAGAGCCGGCGCCGATAGCGCTGGGCCTCCATGCGCCGGCGGATGGCGGCGTGGCGCGTCTTGGCCGCCCGAACGCGCCGCATCAGGCCGCCGGGGCGATCCAGTCCTCGCGGTCGTCGGCGTAGAGCACCGCCGCCAGCTTCCCCGTGCCGATGTCGCACTTGGCCGCCGCCTCGACCGCCTGGGGCGCGGTGGCCCCCATGTGGAGCGCGCCCAGGGCCGACCACGTGCCCGAGCCGAAGGCGTAGAACGGCGCGCGCATGGTGTAGGCCGGCGCGCCGCTCTCGAACCGCAGGCAAAGACCATCGGGCAGGATGATGTAGCCGTTGGTCTCCTTGTCCGGCTTCTCGGGGCGCCCCATGTCGCAATAGGCGTCGCGCCCGCCGCTGGCCAGCCACTCGTCGAAGGCCGGCGAGCGCACCCAGTCGTTGAAGATTTGGACGTAGGCCGATTCACCCGCCGCGCCGAACAGCAGCGTGCCGCCAGGACCCTTGCGCTTGCCGATCTTCTGGACATTCCCGCAGGGCGTCCAGAGGTCGAGAACCCGAGCGTCAGCGGCCAGCACGCCGTCGCGATAGACGATACACGTCATACGTCCAAACTCCTCAAAAGCAACTTCAGATCAGCGCGGGGCTTGCGGCAGGCGCTTGGCCGCCGGGTTCCGGGCCGAGCCCGTGGTCGGACCCGCCAGACGCCCGACCTTCTCGGCCTTGAAGCCCTCGGGGCGCAGGGGCGTGCGCGACTTGCCCGACGCGGCGGACCGCTCCTTGACGAGGTCATCGCCGCCCTGGGTCTGGGGCGTGGCGCCCTTGATCACGCCGCCCTTGCGGTTGACGTTCGGGGAGTTGACCGACTGGACCTGCCCGTTGGTGCCAGCCGCGATCTGACGCGTCGTCAGATCGACCAGGGCGTCGGCGAAGGCCGACAGCAGGGCCAGGGCGGAGTCCTCGACCGGCTTGGCCGAGACGCCGGTGAAGCCGGTGTCCTCGTGCTTGGCCTTGCCGCTGATCCGCACCGAGATCAGCCGGGTCTTCTTGTTGCGGAACAGGCCCGAGACCTCCTCGCGGGTCGAGACGTCGACGCGGGCGCCGGGCGCGACCGTTTCCAGAAGGGCCAGGGTCGCGTAGTAGCTGTTGACGAAATTGAGGGCCGAGCCCTTGGGATGGCCGACGGCGGCGGCGATCTTGGCGAAGCCGTTGTCGATCACGGTGCTGGCGAGGCTGGTCGGATAGGACTCGGTCAGCAGATTGTTGACCTGGGTCTTCAGGGTCTTCAGTTGGTTGATGTCCAGGGTGAGGGCGCGCTTGGCGACCATGGTCTTTCTCCTAGTCCTGCTCGTCGATCTGGCGAGCGCGTTGAGTGTTACCGTGGCGATAATCGTTCCAGTGGTCCATCTTGACGAACTTCCCGCCCACCGTGCGTTGGACGAAAATCCCGTCCGGGGAGATCAGCCCGTATTTCTCGTCCGCCTCGTTGATCATGCGGAAGAACTCCGCCTGCCAGGGGATCGGCATCTCCTGGAGCGACACGCGCGGCAGGCAGAGCCAGGAGGCGTAGGAGAGCCCGAAGAAGTAGCTCGACGGGGTGTCATGCAGCGGCACGTCGCCGGCGTAGTGCGTCACGTGCCCGGTCTCGGGATTGCGCGCCGAATGGCTCCAGGCGGCCCAGAGATCGCGGCGGCTGGCCTCGGCGTCGGCCTGACCCCGGATGATCGCCTGGACGTCTGGCGTATAGCCCGAGAAGGCGGTGGTGTCGTTCTCGTCCAGGCAGTCGGCCAGGGCCGCGCGCAAGGCCGATCGCAGCTTGTCCTCGGTCAAGGTCGCGTCGGCGGCGATCTGGGCGATACGGTCGCGGAAGGTCATTGGCAGACGTCCTTGGCGTCGCGCGCGGTCACGGGCGACATGTAGGTGTCGGGGTCCCAGGCGCCGGGCGTGCTGCCGCCATAGACATAGTCGCCCGGCGCGGGCGGCGTCATCGACCCGCCGTTGCTGGCGACCTTGCCCGGATTGGCGTAGGCCGAGAGCCACAGGCGCCCGTCGCTGCCGCGCAGGACGAATTGGCCGTTCTGGCGGCAGACGCGAGCGATGGTCATGCGCCATGCGTAGTTGAGCTTGGCCTTCTTGGCGGCCTCGTCCCGCAACCACTGCTCATGCCCCAGACGCGCCCAGCGCGCCTTCTTGGCCACGAGGTCCTTGTGCTCCTGCGACCAGAGGGGGTGGTTGTACTCGTCGCACGCCGAGAGGCTGATCCCGGCGACGACGAGCAGGAGGAGAGCGCCGCGCCGCATCAGGCGATCTCGTAGCCGGCCGCGACCCGCTCGCGGATTTGGTCCAGGGTCGCCGGCTCCAGCACCTTGCCGGTGTTGAAGACCTCGTCCAGCAGGTCGTGCTCGACGACGTCGCCCTCGTGGACCGTGATGGTCTCGAAGCGGCCGTCCTCGGTCGTCACCAGGGCCAGCTTGCCCTTCTTGGAGACCTTGCCCGGATCGGTGATCGGGTCCTTGTAGATTTCGACCCACTCGCCGTTGATCTCCTGGGCCGAGGACTTCATCGCCCACTTGTTGGTGTCGCGGTCCAGGTCGCCCGTCGCCAGACCGCCGCCGGCGGCCGTGATGATGCTGTCGGGCGCGACGCCGATGTTGCGGGCCAGGATGAACGGGTCCATGTGGGTGTTCTCGTTCATGCCGTCGCCCTGGAGGGCCTTGGCGCCCAGGTTCAGCACGTCCAGGCCGTGGCTGTTCTTCTGGGTCCCGAAGCCGGCGGCCAGGGTCTGGACGACCGGCGGGATGACCTTGAAGAGGTCGCCCGAATCCGGGCGGCAGACCGGGGTCAGGTTCTTGTTGGCGATCAGTTCCTTGCGCTCGGTCAGCTTGCCGGCGAAGCGGAAGATGTCCCAGGTGTCGCCGACCAGCGAGAAGATCGAGCCGGGAGGCGCCTTGTTCAGGCAGTGGTCGATATAGTCGTCGTCGTTGTCGCGCCCGAACGAGCACGAGATCGAGTGCTCCGAGGCCAGGACCGAATAGCCCGACATCTCGCTGAAGTAGTTGATATTCGCCGCCCGCACGCCGGGGACGTTGTCCGAGCCCTGGAAGTGGAAGAGGTGGGCGATGCCGGCCAGGACCGAGTGGTCATAGCCCATGGTCCCGCGCGAGGAGAAGTCGAGGAAGGCGAACGGCGACATCGGGGTGTCGCTGTTGGCTTCCCAGAAGCTCTTGATCCGCGTGGCGATGCCGTTGACGCGCGCGGCGATCGTCGAGGCCGTCCAGACGTCGCGCAGGATCATGGTCTCGAAGTAGGAGGTCAGCCAGGGCAGGCGCGGGTCGAGGTTCTCGACCGAGATCAGCGCGTTGCGGATCGGGATCATCACGCCCTCGGGCGCGGCCTTGATCCGCAGCGGGAGATAGCCGCCGTACTCGTTCAGGATGATCTCCCAGCCGTCGCGGTTGAACGGCAGGCCGTGGGCCGGCACGAACGCGGCCATCTCCTCGACGTCGGCGCGGGTGACCGGCTTGCCGAGCTTCTGGAAGAGCAGGCGCTGGAACGCCGCCAGCATCACCTTGGGATAGCGCCCGCCCCGGCTCTCGATGTAGCTGTAGACGGTGGTGCAGCCGTCGCGATAGAGCACCCAGTGCCCCAGCTTGTAGCTGTCGGTGTCGGCGATCAGGTTATAGGTCTCGACGGGCGGCGTGCCGTCCCAGTTGGCGAGGTCAAAGGCCATGATGAGGTCCCCCTTTAAGCGTTGAGGCTGAGCATGCGGTCCACGATGAAGGCGTGGTCCTCGAAGGTGTCTCCGGGGTCGATCTCCGAGATCGGGTCCCAGTCGGCGGCGGCGGCGTCGTCATGGCCCTGCACGTGCGGCAGACCCAGGCCCAGAGGCGGGGGCGGCAGGACGAAGTGGTAGGCCGTGGAGATGATGTGGGCGCGCCGCGAGCGGTGCGGGTCGTCGAACACCTGCGGATCGCCAATCTGATAGCGGCGCAGCAGGTGCATCGCCTTCAGCACGCAGTCGGGCGCCGGCGGGGCGGCGGACTTGGTCTTCTCGGCCGCCTTGCACGCTTCCAGCCACGCGCGGTACTCCGGCAGATGGGCGGGCGGGATGAACAGCGCCGTCTCCTCGATCACCTCGCGCAGGCAGTTGTCCATCAGCGAGCGACCGGCGTTGACGAAACCGCCCGGCAGGGCCTTCATTCCAAAGCCCTCGGGGCCGCCGCGCCGGATGCGCAGGATGTGACCGGCGCACTCGACGACCGCGTCCACCGCCAGGAAGGGGCCAGCGCCCCAGCGTTCGCGATAGGCGTCCTCGGCCTTCTTCTGCGACATCAGATAGGCGTATTCCGGGCGGTCCCGGAACCGTTCCAGGAAGTCGATCGTGCTCGGGTAGAGGAGATCGGTCCAGGCGTAGCCGTTGTCGCTCCACGAGGTGTCGCGGAAGTTGACGGCGCCGGCGAAATAGGCCTTGCGCAGGGCGGTGGCGTTGACCCCGTTGTCCTCGACCGGGGTGTAGGGCCATTGCGGGAACCACGTCAGATATTCGCTGGTGGCGTCGCGGATGTTGCCGATCAGGGTGACGCGCGGACGCAGGACCTTGGAGGCGTTCTTGACGTGCTGCTGGACCTGGGCGATCCACTCGTTCTTCCCGTAGGGGCCGGTGTCATTGAGCGCGATCACCTCGGTGCGGCTCAGGAGGTCGAGCACGAGGGCGGCGTGATCGTCCACTCGGCTCTCGACGGTCTCGGCCTCGCGGCCGGCGTCGGCCTCTTCCTGGGCCAGATCGCTGAGCCCGTTCAGGATCATCTCCTGGCGCTCGCGGAAGGTGAAGGGGTTGCGGGTGTCGCGGGCGAGATTGGCCGAACCGACGAACCACAGGACCTTGCGGGCCTTGCGGCGCGCGGCCTGGAAGAGGCGGAAATGACCCATCCTGGTCACCAACTGCCCCCGCGTGATCAGCACCGCGATGTCGTATTCGAAGTCCACTATCGCTTACCCCTCATTCTGAAGCCGGGCCGGATGCGCCGGATCGGCTTGTTCTCGTCCAGGGAGCGACCCCCATAGCCGCTCAACTCGCTGAAACCGTTCATGCGCACCGCGAACCGGCGCGTCTTGACGGTCAACTGGTCGCGCTCGAAACCGCGCTCGACCAGCGTCAGGTCGATGACGTCGCCGAACACCTCCCCGTGGAAGATGCGCCGCCGCGCCCAGGCGATCGCCGCCCCGAGGTGCGGAAATTCCCGGTGCCGCTCGGCGTCCCGGATCGAGACGCCGTCGGCATAGCTGGCGTCGACCCAGTCCAGTTTGACCTCGCGGCGCGGCGCGGTCACCTTCTTGAACTCGATCGGCGGCGACGGTTGGCCCAGGCCACCCGTCTCGATGTCAAAAACCGCGTAGGTGATTGTCTCCGTCATGCCTCGCGACACTACGCTTTGGGTTCTTGTATTGTCAACACATCACTTCAGGAGCTTGAGGGCGGGGGCGTGATATTTGAACCCCGCCTCGCTGATCGGCCCCACGCCCACGAAGGTGATGGTCGGCTTGCCGAACACCGTGCGGCCCGCGTCGAGGACGAGGGTCGCGCCGGCATGGTCGCGGAACCGCTCATAGAGGGCTTCCAACTCGGCGTTGGTCCCGGCGTGGAGCGCGATCTTCACGGCCGACTGCGAGTAGCGGTATTGCCGCGCGATCCTGGGGAACCGCTCCATGGCGTCCCACCACGCATGGAGGTAGGCGTGGCCGGCCTGAGCCGCGAGCTTGCCCAGGTTGAGGGATTTCTCGTCCGGCTTGCGGCGGTTCTTGGCCACGGTCATCGCGTCGAGCGCTTCCTGGCTCACGACGGCGTAGAGGCGCAGTTCGGCCTTAGGCTTGCCGGCGAAGACCGCCATCAGAGAGTCCCAGGCGTTGCGCCAAGCGTCGATCACGTTCATGAAAAGCGGCTTTCGTAGGAGGCCTCCAGGGCGATCGCCGCGTCGAAGGCGACGTCGATGAGGTCCTCGTGCATGAGAACATCGAAGGAGCGGTCGACCCGGAGGGCGAACTGGGCTTCCATCGAGCGGTTGAAGGCCAGGAGGTCCTTGTGGAGCCCTGCCATGCGGTCCAGGAGCTTGATCGCGTAGACGTCCGGCCCGAAGGTCCCTCGCGTCTGATGCAGGCGCTTCTTGACGTCGTTGATCGTCTCCCAGGACTTGACCTTCAAGTCCTCCATGAGGTCGGCCTGCTGCTCGACCCGGATCAGGTGACGCAGCAGCCGCCGGAGCCGGGCCTGGATTTGATCAGGCGGGGCCGACGGCGGAGGAGCGCGACACTCCTCCGCCTCGGTGGCGATCATCTGACGCGCCCGGTTGACGCAGTCGAGGATCGAAGCCATCAGCCCTCGGCGGCCGGCGCTTCCGGCTCAGCGGTGGTCTTGCCCTTGCCCTTGCTCGCCGGCGCGGCCTGGGCTTCTTCCGCCGCCGGCTCGGCGATGGGCGCGGGGGCTTCCACCACCGGTTCGGCGTCCGCAGCCGCCTCGACCGGCGTGTAGTCGGCCTCGAACGCGGCCGGCTTCAGGATGGCGATCTCGTAGGTGTCCTCGCCGCGCGGGATGCGGACGATGTAGTCGTCCTGGGTCGCCGAGGCGATCTGGCCGTTGATCGGGACCAGGAGCTTGCCGACGGCGTCCTTGCCGACGTGCATGGTCCCCATGGCGGTGTAGCCCGAGTGCTGGGTCAGCCACGCCGGCAGGTCTTCCAGGCGCTGGAAGCTGTACTGGACAGCGTCCACGGTCACCGGTTGGCGGATATACTGGGTCATGCGGTCTCCTGCTGGAGGTTAGCCGGCGCCGGGATGGCGTCGGAAAGGGCTTGCTCGACCAGGACCAGGATGTCCATGACGAGCTTGGGATTGAGGTCGGGCTCGGTGAGCGCGGCGGCCAGGGCGTTGATCCGGAACCACGTCGGGTCAGCGTGCGGGATCAGATTGAGATTGTGCAGGTGCAGCAGCGTCGAGCCGTGGGAGGCGGTCCGCTCCGAAAGCTCGCGCAGCACGCGGGCGCCGGCGAGTTGGTCGGCCAGGACCTTGATCACGCTGCCCGAGGGAGCCAGGAGCAGGCGCATCCAGTCGCCGTTCGGATCGTCGGCTTGGCGCAGGTCCGGATGGTCCAGCGTCTTGCCCCAGATCACCTCGTGCGCCTTGGCGGCCAGCGAGCGGCGGCGGCGGGCGAGGTCTTCGGCGTCCTTGGCGGCGCGCAGGCTGGAAAGCGTCGTGGCGATCAACACCGAGGGAAAGAGCGCGACGACGAAGAACGCGGCGCGCTCAAGTGGCGAGGCGTGCGAAGCCACGATATTCATGGCCGTGCCGATCAGCACCGTCGGATAGATCAAGCCGCCGTGGCGCTGGATGAACGAGATCATGAAAAGGGCCTCCGGCGTTGTCGTCGAAGGCCCTTCTAGCGAGTCGGTGTCAGGCTGTCAACACATGTCAGCCAAGATCAGGCGGCGTTCGTCACCAGGGTTTCCAGGCGATCAAAGCCCAGATCGAGGCGACCCCACATCGACGAGGGCGTATGCGGCTTGACCACCTCGGTGAACCGCGCGCGCTCCTTCAGATACATGCGGGCCATGGGGATGTTCGGCTGGCCGGTCGCCGGGTCCTTGATCGAGGCCTCGACATTGGCGATCCGGTCGGCGAGCTTGAGGATGCAGGCCTTGGGGTGCTCGCCCAGCTTGCGATAGATGTCCTCGTTGCGGGCCTTGCGGTTGGGGCCAATGCCCGAGACCGCCCAGACCAGCGCTGCGACGTCCTCGCCGAACTTTTCCTTGATCATCTCCAGCCGCTGCTCGGGCGTCATGTCGAGATGGGTGTCCTCGATCACGTCGTGCAGCTTGGCGGCGGCCGTCCAGGTAAAGCCCAGGAAGCCGTAGTCGTCGAGGATGCGCTCGACCTTCTGGAGATGGTAGAGATAGGGCTGGCCGGCGTACTGCTGGTCCCCGTGGGCGGCGATGGCGAATTCCGTCGGGTCTTCCTGGCGCAGCGGCGCGCCCGGCGCCGTCGGAAGGCCCGTCAGGATGGAGGCGAGTTGGTCGAGCGAGGCGTCAGACATGGGGCTTCTCGGAGATCGGGGTGAAGACTTCCAGGCCGTCGACGATCTGCATCAGATGCGTCGGCGGGTGGGCGGGATTGTAGCGGATGTAGCCGGCGAGGCCGCCGTCGATCATCGCCCCGCCCCGCTCCTTGTAGTCGTGCCGGAAGCGCGAGACCAGGAATGAGCCGTCGGGCATCTCGATCGCCGAGAACTGGGCCTGTCGGATCGAGGCCGCCGAGGTGATGTAGAGCCCGCCGCCCAGCGGATGGGTGAAGAGCCCGAAGTAGTTGTCGTGGCCCTTCTCGCGATCCGGCGTCTCGGTGTAGAAGACGTGGAACGGCCCCTCGCGGTCGGGCAGGTCGTAATAGCCGACGTACTTGGCGTTGTAGTGCTTTTCGGCCCCGGCGATGTTGATGCTGCTCATGCGACCCTCAGGAATTCTCCCCAGGCGGGGAGGGCGTGCTTCAGATAGGCGGCGTGCGCCTCGTCCGGCGTCGTGTAGCACCCGAGATAGCGGTACACCCCGTTGATCGTGACCTGGGCCTGGAACGGCTTCGTCTTGCTCCGGCTCTTGGTCACGCCCTTGGGAAGCGCGCCGACGTTCGGGCGGTTCACGAGGTTCTGGGACCGCGTCGCCTTCCGGAGGTTCTTGATCCGATTGTTGCGTCGGTTCAAGTCCTTGTGGTCGACATCGTGATCGGGCATCACCCCGTGGTGGATCGCCCAGGCCACCTTGTGGGCGGCGATTTGAATTCGCCGGCCGCCATAGGAGACCTTCATCACCCGATAGCCGTCCTTGGTCACCGAGCCGCAGCGCTTGCGGGACTTGGAGCCCCGCACGGTGATGGCGCCGGTGGCGGGATCGTACTTGTAGCGCGCCCGGAGGAAGTCGACCGGGATCGAAAACTCTGCATCCCCCGACATAGGATTAGTCCTTCTGGGCGTGCCGCTTGAAGAGGAGGTAGAAGCCGTAGGCGACGAGCACCGGAATCCAGAGCAGGATCAGGGCCACGGTCTGACCGAGGGTCATGAAGAAGAACGCGGCCTTCCAGTCGTTGTTGTACTGGTTGTCGCGCACCGCGTGGACTTTCGGATAGTCGATCGCATAACGGTAGCCGGCCCGCGCGAGACCCAGCAGCATCCCGATGATGAAGTAGAGATCGGTCATGGCTTACTTCTCCGAGGCCTCGATCATCTTCTGGACGCCGGCGTTCAGCTTCTTGCGCAGGACCCAGAAGACCGGAATCCAGAACAGGGCGAACAGGCTGGCGGGCCAGAGGGCGCCGAGGACCAGACCGGTGATGAAGACGAACCAGCCGTAGATACCGAATTCGTCGAGGGTTCTGATCCCCACCTCGCGGACGAAGGTCGGGACGATGGTCGCGCCGGCGACCCACCATCCGATGGCCAGGAAAAGGCCGACGAGCCAGTAGAACATCAGGGTTGTTCCTTCTCAAGACCCACGTCAGGGTCGTATTTCAGGATGACGCCGTCCTCGTTACGGTGCTCCATCAGCGGGAACCCCGAGACGAACTGCGGCACGAAGAGGTCGCGGCGCGGCTGCTGGAGCCAGATCAGGCCGGTCTCGGCGACCACCGCGCGCTCGGCCGGGGTAAGCTCCCAGCAGGAGATCACGCCCTCGGGGCCGGTGTAGGTGTGGAGCGGCGCGACCGTGTCCTCGTTCCCCGGAGCGGGGTTCCAGACCTTGTTGGCGCCGGCGAAATTACGAGGAACGGCCATCGGCGTTCTTGCCCTTGTTGACGAAATACCAGATCGCCAGGGCGATCAGGAAGCCGGGGACGCCCAGCGGCCATGCGATGGCCATGCCCAGCGCGGTGAAGAAGCCCAGCGCCACCGCGCCCGCCGCGTCGGCGAGCTTCAGGACCCCGTTGCGGCTTTCGTGCTTGATCGTCCAGATGGTCGCAACAAGGCCGCTGACCACGCCCAGGATGATCGAGAAGATGATGTAATTCAAAGCAGACCCGCCGCCTGCTTGGCGGCCTCCTTGGCGCGGACCTTGTCGGGAGACAGGCTCTTCACGCGGTTGATCTCGTCGGCCTCGCAGCCGTCGGCGCTGATGCCGAGATTTTCGCAGAGGGTGTAGAGTGACAGCAGCAGCCCGCCGACCTCTTCCTTGACCTCGCCGACCGGGCGGCTGTAGGTCCAGTGCGCCTGCCGGATCACGTCCTCCAGGCTCAGGCCCTGGGTCTGGACGAGTTCCATGCACTCCTCCAGGGTGCGGAAGGCCTGGATGCGTCGGTTGAAGACGCGGCCCGTCAGGACCTCCTCGACCCACTTCCAGCACCACGTCTGGCGCTTGGCCCGGTGCTCATGACAGGCGTCGACCTCGGTCACGATTTTCTCCAGTCGAACAGCGCCCAGAAGGCTTGGCGGGTGTCCCTGGTCCAGGACCAGGGACGGATCGCCAGGATGGAAAGGACGAGGGCGGCGGCGAGATAGATCAGCGCCGCCCGCGCCACGATGTCGAGGAATCCCATGGCCTAGCCCTTCACGCAGAGGACTTGCTTGAGGGTGTGGACGATGTCCACGAGGTCCTTCTGGGCCTCCATGACCGCGTCGATGTCCTTGTAGGCCATCGGGATTTCGTCGATCACGCCGGCGTCCTTGCGGCACTCCACGCCCTCGGTGGCCTTGATCTGGTCCTCCAGAGTGAAGGTCGCCTTGGCCTGGGTCCGCGACATCGTCCGGCCCGCGCCGTGCGAGCACGAGCAGAACGAGTCCGCATTGCCCTTGCCGCGCACGATGTAGGACTTGGCCCCCATCGAGCCGGGGATGATCCCGAACTGGTCCTTCTGCGCCGACACCGCGCCCTTGCGGGTCACGAAGACCCACTCGTCGAAGTGGAATTCCTTCTGGACGTAGTTGTGGTGGCAGTTCACCGCTTCCTTGTCCGTCTTGAACGGCGGCAGGCCCGACGCCCGCATGGCCTCCAGGACCCGGACCATCATCATCTCGCGGTTGATCCGCGCGAAGTCCTGGCCCCAGGCGACGGCTTCCACGTAGTCGTGGAACTCCGGCTCGCCTTCGCAGAGCCAAGCAAGGTCCTTGTCCAGCGGCTTGCGCCCGTCACGGCGCAGCATCATCTCCTTGGCCTTCTCGATGAAGATGCGGCCGATGGTGTTGCCGACGCCGCGCGAGCCCGAGTGGAGCATCACCCAGACGCGCTGATCCTCGTCGAGGCAGACCTCGATGAAGTGGTTGCCGCCGCCCAGGGTGCCCAGTTGGACCACGCTGTTGGCGTTCTTCAGCGCCGGGTACTTCTCGCAGAGCTTGTCGAACCGCGCCTCCAGGCCCGAATCGACCCACTTGCGCAGGATCGAGTTGGGGATGCCGCTGCGCCCGTTCCAGCCGCCCGACGGACCCGGCCCGCCGTGCGGGACGGCGTGCTCGATCAGCGAGCGAAGCTTGGACAGGCTGTCGGGGAGGTCCGACGCGGTCAGGCTGGTGCGGACCGCCATCATGCCGCAGCCGATGTCGACGCCGACGGCGGCCGGGATGATCGCGCCCTTGGTCGGGATCACCGAGCCCACGGTCGAGCCGATGCCCATGTGGACATCCGGCATCAGGGCGACGTGCGAGTGGATGAAGGGCAAGGCCGCGAGGTTGTGGGCCTGGACCTGAGCCGGTTGCTCGAAGTTCACGCCGCGAACCCAGGCCTTGATCACCCCGCCATTCCAGCCGTTGATCTCTTCGTAATGGGTCTCGGCGGACACGGCGGGCTCCTTCTGTGGTGTCGTGATTTACGACTTTTGACCATGCTCCTCGGACGGTGTCAACACTTCTTCAACGGCGGTGATCTGAATTTGCAGCAGACTGGCCGCCGGGTGGCTGGGCGGAAGAAGCGCCTCGGCCTGTTTCATCGCGTCCAGGGTGTCTTCCAGCGCGGCGCGGAAGGTGTTGCGCTGCTCGGTGGTGGCGCGGACGGCGGAGGGAAATTCGAAGATCATGGGGATCACCTTGAGGGGTACGCCAAAACGAAAAACGCCGGCGAGGATGGCTCGCCGGCGTTTCCTAGTCCAGGGCGGGGCTAGAGCCGCCGCCTTACTTCACGTTGATGAACGGAATCGCGCCGGCACCCATGGTCGAGGGCAGGTGGCCGTCCCATTTGTCGATCGCCCGCAGTTGGGCGACTTCCGGCGACGAGCGAACCGATTCAGCCAGCAGACGGTTGGCCTCGGCGGTGCCGCGCGCTTCTTCGATCTTGGCGTCAGCCTCGGCCTTGGACACCTGCACCCGCGCCTGGGCGGCCACGGTGTCGGCGTCGGCCTTGGTCTTGGCCTGGATCGAGTCGAGGATCACCTGCGGATAGCGGATGGCTCCGATCCAGTCGAGTTGGCTGATCGTCACGCCTTCCTTGGACCATTTGCGCTGCACCGTGGCGAGCGCCTTCTGGATCACGGCCTGCCGCCCGCCCTTGTAGAGGTACTCGACCGACACGAGTTCGGTTTCCTTGGCGATCGCCGAGCGGACGTCGTTGCGGATCGGCCCTTCGAACAGTTGATCGAAGGTCAGGCGGTACTTCTTGTACAGCGCCGGAGCGGCGGCCGATTCGACGCGCATGACGAGTTGGACGTCAGCGGTCATCGGCAGGGCGTTGTTGTCCGAGAACGTGACTTCTTCGTTCTCGGCGCCGCGCTCGTCGGTCTCGCGGGTGTAGGTGTAGGTGCGCTGGATCGCCGGGTAGTCGACGATCTTCTCGCCCAGGCCGTTGAAGTGCATGCCCGAGGCCAGCGGCGTCGGATCGACGCCCGAGCCGCCCATGGTGCGAATCTTCACACCGATATTGCCCGGCTCGACGGTATGGAAACCGCAGGCCGACATGGTCGCCGCCATGCCCATCAGGGCGACGGCGGTCAGGAAGGACTTAATTTTCAAGGGGTTGCTCCTTGCTTTGTTTCGGGGATTTGTGGAACGCTTTTGCGATGTCGCCAGCCAGCTTCATCGCGAACATCACGACCGTCGGCAGGCCCACGAACAGGACCGCGAAGGCCGCGAACGAGGCGCCGAGGAAGTGGGCTTCGGTGAGGGTCCAGGCAAAGCCCATGATGACCAGCGCGCCGGCCATGATCACGAGCATCGGATAGACCGAGAGGCGGTAGAAGAGCCCCGGAAGGCGCTTGTCCTTGAGGGCCGCGCTGGGACCGCCCAAGGCGTTCACCAGGAAGAAGACCATCAGGATCAGATAGATCGGGAAGAGCGGAAGGAAGAGCCTCATTGGGCGCGGCCTTTCAGGAGTTCGTTGACGCGATTGCGCAGGCTGTCGACCTTGTCCTGGCCCCCGAGGATGTCGGCGAGCAGGGTTTCGTCGACGCGGCTGAGCGCCCAGGCGAGATCGACCATCAGCGTCGTCTTCTGCTCGGTCGCGATGGCGACCTGCTCCTCGATCGCCTCGACGATCGCGGTGACGAGGACTTCCTGGCGCACGCGCCAGCAGCCGTCGTCGCCGGCATAGAACCAAGTCGAGATGATGTTGTCGGCGCGGCTGTTGTCGGCGATCTTGCGGGCGGCGTGGTAGGGGCCGTCATCGCGGCCGAGCACCGTGCCCAGGGCCAGGGCCGCCTCGATGTCCCTGAACCGGTTGGCGACCATGGGGAACCACGACTCGCGGTCCTTGAAGTCGTCGCGGGCGTTCTGGATGATCTGGAGGATCAGGGCCACGCGCTTGTCCGAGATCGGCCGGTCCTCGACCAGCCGGCGGGACGCCCACTTGACGCGTTCGAGTGGCGTGACCACCACCGGCGCGCCGGCGTTGAGCAGCAGCTTGGCGACCTCGTTCTCGTAGGACTCGTACTCGCGGCAGCGCGCTTCCAGGCGACGGATCGTGGCGCGGTCCTCGATCGCCTGCTTGGTCATGTCGTCCATGGCCTCGGTGGCTTCCCGAAGTTGCTCCTCCAGGGCCGCCACGCGCTGAACGACGCCGAGCGCCAGAGTTTCGGTCGCGTCGGGCATCAGGCCGCGAGCCCGCGCTGCTTCAAGGCGACGATCTGCTCGATCTCCTTGAGGATGTGGTCCGACAGGCGGTCGGTCCGTTCCTTGATGCCGGCGGGGACGCCGATCTTGCACTGACCGATCTCGTGCAGGCGGTCGGAGACGGCCTTCAGGTCGATCAGGGTGTCGCTGATCAGCACCTCGGCGAGGCCGATGGCCTCGGTCTGGATGGCGGCGATCCGCTGGGCGGTGGTCTGCGCCGATTGGCCCGCGACGAGGGCCAGGGCGGCGTTGTTCTTCTGGGTCATGGGGTCTCCTTCGTTGTCGTCGGGCGTGACTTCTAGTTGGGTTCCTGGAGGCTGTCAACACTTTCGCTCACCGGCGCGGCGCCGTAGTGCGCGACCAGGACAAGCCGGGCGCCGCAGGCGACCAGCGCGCCGCGCGCGTCGTAGATCAGCCGTCCGGCCTCCTCGCCGTTCTTGTCCAGGATGATGGCCTCCCTGGCGTAGGTCGGCTTGCCGCTCTTGCCCCGCTGGATGCGGATCGGAGGATCATCCGTGCCGCGCTTGGTGTTGCGGTCGATGACCTGCCGGTTGATGTTGAGGACGCAGGTCTTGCGGGTGATCTTCATTTGGCGGCGGCCTCCATCCTGAGGGTGATGATTTCCTGGCGCAGGCGCTCGTTCTCGCTCCGCATCCGTTCGAGAGGATCGGTGATCGCCCGGACGCGCGCGTCGATCAGGGCCTTCTCCTCGGGCGAGCGCCACTGGTAGCCGTGATAGAGGGCGCTCAGCAGGTTGACCTTGCCGCTGCCGGCGACGATCTTGCCCCGCGTCTTGAGCCATTCCGCCGCCGCCGCCTCATGCAGGAGCCAGGGCGTGGGATGCAGGGGAAGCAGGCGCGCCGGGATCGGCGCGCCATGGTGGTCCAGGATCAAATCAGCGCTCCTTGGCTCGGATCGGCCGGCGCGTAGACGGCGCGGTTGATGGTGGTCTCCGGCTCGCCCGAGCGCTTGTTGGCGCCGTGACGCTTGATCGTGGCCCGGATGGCGTAGCGCTTGCCGGCCTCGGGACGGTACTTGCCGGTGTGGAAGTTCACCACCGCCGAGCCGTCATCGCAGCGGATGGCCACGATGCAGGTCGTCTCGCCGAAGTCGTTGGTGTAGAGGTTGGTCCGCACGACCTCGCCCACGAAGTCCACACGCTGGCCCTCGGCGGCGTCGAGGTGCTTGGCAGGCGGGCGCTGGGGAGCGTCGGCCTTCTTGCGGGCGTCCTCCTCGCGCTCCAGGGCGCGGCCGACCGACAGACCGACAGCGGCGACGATCACCCCGATGCGCTTGACCAGGACGAAATCTTCCTGGGCGAGCACCATCTTGATGTTCTCGTGGAACGGATTGCCCGGCTTCAGCGAGCGGATGTAGTCGGTGAAGCCCTCGCGGTCGAATTCCGGATCGAAGCCCTTGTAGGAGTCGATGATCTCCTGGTTGCGCTTGCGCTCGTAGTCCGACAGGCCATAGCCCCGGTTGCCGAACATCAGCAGGCCGACATGCTTGCGCGATTCCTCCTTGCTGTAGCCGCCGAACCGGCGAGCCACGCGGTACGAGGTCCGCAGGAGTTCGCCCAGGTCGACGTACTCCTCGCCCTTGCGCCAGCCGCCCGGATCGCCCTTGAAGTTGTTCAGGTCATCCCAGAACGACAGCATGCGGACCGGATCGGCCCCCATATAGGCTTTCAGGCACGAGGCCCCGATCATCTTGATCCCGTCGGCGGTCTCGCAGACGAAGGTGTGTTTGCGGCGCTGGTTGACGCCGCAGTGGGCGCACTCGCCAGCGTGTACACGCATCCCTTCCACGACGTCGTTGGCGGTCTTGTCGACCAGCTTGAGGTAGTGCCCCGTCTTCTCGGCGGCTTCGTAGATGCCCAGGACGCGGCCCTTCTCGCCGACCATCGGCGGAACCGACAGGGTGATCTCGATGCGGCGCACCACCATGGCCTCGTCGCTCAGATAGGGCGAGGGAATGTCGACCACCTTGCGCTCCAGGACCTCCAGGGTCTGGGCGCCGTGGGCGGCCCGCTTCTGGAGCTTGGCCAGCAGGCGCATGAAGCGTTCCTCGACGGCGAAGCCCATCATGAAGGTCAGGACGGCTTGGCCGTCGCGCACGCCTTCCTGGGCCTCCCACATGGCGGTCCGGTGAGCCTCGCGCTCCTGCTCGTCCTCGAAGATCGACACGCCCCTGGCGGTCACGACCTCGACGCCGTCGACCAGCACGCTGGCCTGATCGGCGACCGTCTCGGGACGCTCACCGTAGGTTTCCAGCATGTAGTCCTGGTAGCTGCCTTCGAATTCGCCAAACATGATCGGCTCCTCTCGCTGTCGTGAGGGAGCTTGTACGGACTCATGCCGATGCTGTCAACACTCTAACGCCAACAAAGAATCGCTAGGCCGCGTCCTCGGGCGCCATTTCGAGCGTCAGGGTGTACATGTCGTCGACGCCGATCGCCGGCTCGATCCCGACGATCACGCAGGTCCTGATCTTGCCGCTCTGGGCCTCGTAGATCACCGTGTCGTCCAGGCGCGGACCTTGGCAGTGAACCATCACGCTGGCCCGGTCGATCAGCAGGGGCTTCCTGAACCATCCGCGCTTGACCTTGCGCGGCGGCGCGATCTTGAACGTGCTGGCGTGGAGCGCGTGTCCCCAGCCCTGCTTGGCGGGCCGGAAGTCGAAGGTGCGCGGGGCTTTATCGAGGCGCAGGAGCATGGTGGTCCTTTTCCAGAGTGCGGCGCTCCAGGCGCCTGTGGCCGATGAAGGTGATCATGTCCTTGGCCTGGACACGCGTGGGCATATAGCCTCCGAACCGCCGCTGGAGCGGGATGCGCCGGTACTTGGCGTCGAACTTCCAGCGCCAGCGCCACGCGTCGGGGTTCTGCCGCGCGAGGAGGGCGAAGACGAAGGACGGCGGGATCATGGATTGTCTCCCGAGAGGACCGAGAAGGTCGCCACCGGCGTCTTGCCGTCCAGCGGATGACCCAGGATCAGTTCGGGGTCCTCGTCGCCCTCGCGGTCCTTCCAGACCACCTTGCCGTGATAGGTCATGACGCCGGCCGGGAGGTTCTGGCTGACCAGCCGCAGGGTCTCGGCATAGACATGGGTCCAGTCGAATAGGTTCACCTGGGCCGGATTGTTGGTCACGCTGACGATCAAGGGCATCAGGAGGTCGAGCCTTTCAGATGGGTGTGGCCGCGATGGAACATGGTGGCGGCCTGCTTTTCGGTCCGGCACGGCCCGAACCACAGGCTGTCGCCCTGGCGGCGGGCGGCGATCCCGTATTCCCGCCGGGGCTCTTCGAGATAGGGGAGCGTCGTCAGGGCGCTCAGGACCTCGTAGGGCGTCTCGTCCGCCTCGATCTGGTCGTCGGTCACGGCGATGTAGAAATAGAGGTCGCGATCGGCCAGACCTAGCGGCGACTTGGCCCGGAACGAGCGGTAGCTCGACCAGAACCAGCCTCGCCGCATCTCCAGGCCCCGACGGACGCCGAGCAAGCCCTCCTGGGTCTCGCCCTCGGGCCAGCACCCGAGGATCGAGGCGCTATAGGTCGCGCCCTCGGGCTCGCCGAGGTCGGCGCGGACAGCCGTCATGGCGATCGCCTTGGCCTCTTCCTCGTCGGCCGCCGCGATCTCGATCTCGGTGACCAGGGACTGGGAGACCTTGACCAGGAACCGCTCAGTCACGGAGACCTGCGAGTTGGAACGCCGTGGCGCCAACGGCCGCCGCCAGTTCTTGCTTCAGGTGCTCGACGTCCTCCTTCAATTCCTTGAAGTAGGGCGTGTCGGCGAGCAGGTCCTGCATTTTCCAGGCCAGGGTGTAGGCCCGGTGGACATAGCTCGTCGGATCGTCCTCGACCATCTTGACGACGTCGATCGCCTTCAGTTCGATCAGGCCCTCGGGACCCTTGATGAACACCACGTCGTGCGGCTCGATGATCCGAACGCCGCCCGAGGCGAGGTTCTTCAGGACACGCTCGCGGTGCTCGCAGTGGTCGACCACGCCGATCTCGCCGCGCAGGGCGTGCGGCGGGTTGTGGGTCACCATGACGACCCGATCGCCCGGCTGGAACGCCCAGCGCACTTCGGGGTCGTTGAGGTGGTCGTCGACCATCTGGCGGATCGTCGCCAGGGAAGTGTGGCCGTAGCAGTCGCCGTGGAGGACGTAGTGGATGATCTTCCACTCCTTCTTGGTCGGCATCGGGATTTCCTTCCCGTCGCCGTCGCGGCCGTGATAGTAGGCCGCCGTGCCCAGGCGATGGATGAGTTCGAAGGGTTCGCCCTCGTCGGTGATCTCCGGATGCTCGTCGAGCAGCGCGATCATCTTGGCGAGGCTGTAGGTGAGCGGTCGGGTGGCGGGGCGCTGGGTCACAGGTGCTTCTCCAGGCTCAGGTCGTCGATCACCGCCTGGGCGATCGCTTCCAGATTGAAGTGGCCGTCGATGACCGTGTCCTGCGCATCGTCGGCGTCGACATAGTTGGACGGCGTCGGCGCCGGGGCTTCCAGGATCGCACGCTTCAGGGCGTCGGCCAGGATGACCGCCGGGGTCCGCTTGACCTTGGCCTTCTTGACCTTCCAGTTGAGGTCCTGGAGGCGCACGACGCGGCGATCGCCGTCGACGATCTCCTTGAAGGCGCCGGCCTTGATCAGCCGCTCGACCGTGTCGTCGCTGAAATGCGGGTTGGCCTCGTCGACCGGGAAGGTTGTCCAGCAGTCCTGGCCCAGTTGGGTCAGGGTGCGCGAGGCGTTGTTCGCCGCGACGATGGCGTGGTACTCGTCGGCGAGCATGAACTGCTCGTAGCCAGGGCCGCAGAGCGTGCCCCGATCGTTCAGGACCTCGACATAGCAGTTCTCGCCGTTCCAAGAATCGGAGAGGTAGCACTTGACCAGGGTGTAGGTCTTGCCGACGGTGTAGTTCTCGTTGCCGCCGACATAGACCGCCTGGGCGTTCTGTGGGAACGGCCAGCGATACTGCTCGTGGTCGGGATCGAACGCCTCCAGGACCTTCAGGATCGAGTCCAGGCTCACCTCGTCGGGGGTGAAGCGCTTGTACTTGCCGTCGGCGTCGCGGCCGTGGAAGAGGTCCTGGCACTCGCGCACGATGTCGTACTCGAACGGCCAGATCGCGCCGCCGCGATAGTCCGAGAGGACCTTGTCGAACTCGGCGACCGAGGCGCCCGACGCGGCCATGGCAAGCAGCGTCTGGAGGATTTCGGCCGGCGGGCGGGCGTAGGCGTGGGGCTGTCGGATCATTGGTCCGACACCTTCGCCAGTTGCTTTTCCAGTTCGGCGCGCAGTTCAGCGTCGCTCAGGCCCAGGCGCTCCTTCATGAACGCCACCGCCTCGGCGGTGGTCTCGAAGGAGCGGGTCTCGGCATCGGTGCTGTCGCGCAGGCCAAGGATTTCGATCACGCCCCAGAACGTCGCCCAGGCGGTGGCGATCAAGGCCGCCAGCGTGATGGCGAAGCCGAAGTCGAACTGGCGCGCGGCGCTCAGTTCCCCCACCTCGACCGCCGTCCAGGCCACCGCCACGAGGCTCACCGAGGTGAGGTGAAGCAGGGCGCTCGTGCGGGTGTGGGTCGGGCGGACGGTCAGGGTCATCTTGTCTTGCATGAGGGTCTCCTCTGCGGTTGTCGTCGCCCGCCTCTTAGGACAAGGCCGCAGCCTTGTCAACACATTCAAGCCAACGTGACGCCGAGCGTCGCGGCCATCTTCTGGAGCGCCGCGCGCTGGGTCTTGATCTGCTCGTCGAACTTGTCGAAGGCGGTCAGGACGTCGGTCTCCAGCTTGCCGAGCGCTTCCCACTGCTTCTTGAGTTCGGCGCCGGCCAATTCCGCCGCCTCGTTGCGTTCGGGGCCATAGACCCGCTCGCGCATTTCGGCGACCCAGGCCCAGGGCAGACCCAGGTCCTCGGCGACCTTCTTGTCGGTCCAGGTCCCGATGTAGCGCTGCTGGATCGTGTTGTAGTGGACGTCGAGGGCCTCGATGATCCGGCGGTTCTCGGCCGGCGTCGCCGTGCGCGGCGGATCGGCGAGAGGAACAGGTGTGGCGACGGCGGCTGCGGTGGCGGGCACGGGGGCGATCTCCGAAACAGGGTTGGGGGCGTCCGGGGCAAGCTTGCCCTGGCGGATCAGACGGGTGCGGGCGGCGTTCTTCTGCCGCTGGGAGCGTTCCTCGGGGGTCATCGACTCCCAGTAGCGGCGGGAGGCCTCGCCCTGCTTGGCGGCGGTCTCGGCCTTCTTGGCGGCGGCGCGCTCGCGGCGCGTGGCGTGACCCTTGGCGGTGGCGGCCGAGCGCTGTTCGGGAGTCATGGCGCTCTGGACCCGGCGCAGGCGCTCGGCGTCCCCGCGCCCGCTCTTGGCCTTGAGGCCGCTCTTGACCATCGCCGCCTCCACGAGGGCGGCGCCGACGGCGGTCGGAGCGTTGGCGGGATTGGGCTTAGGTTCCACGATCTCTTCCTTTGGAATGATCTCGAATTTCGAAAGGGCGTTCGAGACGGTGTAGACGGCCGCGTCGAGCAGGATGTCGTGTTGGTTCTCGGGCGGCTGCGAGGCGGCCTTGGCCAGCCCGTGGCAGGCGGGACAGACGTCCTTGGTGCGCGAGCCGCCGACGGACCAGCCGCGTTTGCGGAACATCCTGGCGGCGAACTCCGCCGGGATATGAGGCGATCGGGTGGTGATGGGGATGGCGTCCTCGGCCGGGCACTTGCGGCAGACGATGACCACGTGGTTCTGTCGCTTGGACAGATCGCCGTTCAGGGGACGCATCTCGACCCGGAACGCATCCCGTGTCGCCAGTTTTGTCGTGCTCATGCTATGGGTTCACCGACATGAGAAGCATACCTCATCTTCTAGCTCGGACGGATCGCACCAGTGGTCGCAGACCTCGCACTTCCAGACCTTGCGGTCGAGGAAGGTGAAGAAGGCGTCCGGGGCGTCGTAGTAGCCGAACGGGAAGCCGGCGTTGTCGACGGCCTCCTGGACGTCGATCGTCGTGCCGATCATCTTCGGCGCCAGACGCAGCGCCATGGCCATCAGTTCGGGGCCGCCGGGCTCAGCCATGGGCCTTCGCCTTTCTCGGGCGGTTCTCGTCCCACCAGACATGCCACTCGGCCTTGGTCATCCACGGCTGCTTGCGGCGGTCGTTATAGACCCCGAGGCCCTCGCGCGTGACCTGATAGCGCTTGGAGCCGCGCGTCATGAAGGGCAGGCGCTGCTCGGAGATCACGTAGCCGCGCTTCTCCAGCTTGGCCAGCGTCGCCGAGTGGTGCGAGCCGTTCGAGCCCCCGACTTCCATTGGCGTATGCCAGCGGATCGGCTCATCGCGGAAGGTTGGGATGAGACAGCCCAGAACCTCCCAGTCGCGGTCGGTGAGGGGACGCAGTCGGCTCACCGCAGTAGCTCTCCGTCGGCGATCCGGATGTCGCTCAGGGGATAGTCCTGGAAGAAGGCGCGCAGCCGCTGGCGTAGCATCCCCTCGACAGCCTCGGCGTTGTTCAAGGTCTCGAAGAGGTCCTCGAACATCTGGCGCTCATTGGCGCGTAAGGGTCGGGTCTTCGGCATCGAGGTCTCCTTCGTTGTCGTCATGCGGCTTCTAGGTCGACTTTGCCGGATTGTCAACACATTCCAGCCAGCCGGGCGATGTAGTCCCGCATCGCCGCGCTGGACGCATAGCGCCATGTCCAAGGGACCTGCTCGGGCCGCGCGCCGTTGAACCGGCAGAGCCAGAGGAAGGCCGCCTCGGAATGGGGCCAGTTCTCGGCGTCGGCCGAGAAACCGGTCATGCGGAAGCACGCCGCGACCTCGGCCGGCGTCAGGTTCGGGTCGCGCACGGCCTTGAGCTTGACCTTCACCTCCTCGGGCGGCGCGGGTGGCGGGGGCTCGACCTCGTAGCCGGCCTTTCGCAGGAGCTTGATCGCGGCGGCGATCTCAGGACTCGGTTTCAGGTTTCCACTCCCCGCACCAGGAATTCATGTGGACCAGCGGGAATTCCGCCCAGCCGATCTGGTCGGGCGGGTTGTCCCCGTGGAAGCTGCCGCCCGTTCGCGCGGGGTGGTAGCGCGACGGGCCGACCTTGATCGAGGGTGGGAAGCGCCGGCAGTCGCCGTGCATCTGGACCGCGCCCGTCTCAAGGAAGAACCGGCAGGTCTTGCAGGATTGACCTTCGGGCTGTCTCATGCGGGGACCCTGCCGGCGCTGACGGCCGCGCGCCAAGCGGCGACGTCGCCCAGAACCGCGCCGCCCAGGAAGCGGTCCTCATGGACCGGCACGTCGCCGTCGGCCAGCGCCAGCAGATCGAGTTGGGCGTCGATCCACTGCTGCTCGCTCATATAGGGCTGGTGGCGCGCCGTGGCGCGGATGCCGTATTGCAGGCGCTTGTCGTAGAGGGTGAGACGCAGGCCCGCGTGGTCGCGCTCGATCCAGATGTCAGGCCGCTGCATCGGCGACCTCCTCGACCTCTTCCTCGCTCGGGGCGATCGTCGAGCCCGAATATTCCTGGAGGTGGTCGACCGCCTTCTGGGCCAGCGACGCGGCGGTGAAGATGAAGCGCTTGTCGCCCTTCAGGACCTTCAGCCAGGAGGCGACATAGGAGGCGTGGTCTTCGCGGACTTCCGGGGTCAGGCCGAGGATGGCGCAGAGGAAGGCCGAGCCCAGTTCGGCGACCAGTTCCTCGGCGGCGTAGGCCTCGTCACCGAAGCGCTTGCCGAACTCGCGGTTCAGGCGGTCCTCGCGACCGGTCCAGTGGACGAACTCGTGGCCGAGGGTGGCGTAGTAGCTCTCCTCGTCGCGGAAGGCGTCGAACTGGGGCATCTGGATGAAGTCCAGGTGCGGCGAGAAGAAGGCCCGATGGCCGCCGTGGCGCACCTCGGCGCCCGTGGCGGCGAAGAACTTCTCGACCGCCGCGTTGCGCTCCAGGACCCGCTTGGCTTCCTCGGCGGGCGTCGCCGGGGCCGGGGCGGGCTTCTGGTAGAAGCGCTCGGGCAGACCGTCGATCTGCTCGACGTTGAACACCAGATAGGACTTCAGGAACGGGATCATCCGCTCGACGTCCTTGCCGTTCGAGTCCTTCTCGGTCTTCTTGAACTTGGAGGCGTAGACGATCAGTTCGGACTTCTCGCCCTTGCGGACCTGACCACCCAGGTCCCTGGCTTGGTTGTAGGTCATCCAGGTTGGGTTGGTGTAACCGCGCTCCTGCGCGGCGGCCCACAGGAGGACCACGTTGATCCCGGTGTAGCGCTGGCCCGTCACGCGGCGCGGATAGATCGCCATGCCAGCCGAGGCGCCGCCGGGAGCCGACCACGGCTTCAACCAGGGACGCACGCCAGCGTCGAGCGCGGCGACGATCTTGTCGGTGATCTTCTGATAGAGGTCGACCTTCACGGTTTCGGTCGAGGCCTTGCCCGTCTCCTTGGTGGAGCGCTTGGTCGGCTTCTTCTTGGCGGCGGTGGTCTTGGTCATCAGGGCCTCCTCGTTGTCGTCGAGGGGGTTCTAGCCGGCGACCGCGACCTTGTCAACACTCTCGCGCCAGTTCTTAATCGCTTGGCGTTCCGCGAAGGTGGGCTGGCGCTCCCAGCAGGCATACTGCTCCGAGCCTCGGGTACAGTTCTCACGGATGATCTCGCCATCCGCGTTGTGTAGCGGCGTGTAGGGCTTCTTCATGCAGTGCCCGAGATACTGCCCCACCCAGGGGTGCCAGAGGCGGCAGTTGCCGCAGACCTGCCTCATCAGGCGCTCATTATCGCCGCGCAGAGGATCATCACCACCAGCCCGCCTACGATCGGGCAGACGATCAGCGACATGCAGAACGTCAAGGTCGGGTGGTCGATGAAATAGAACAGGTAGGGAGGCGGTTGGGGCTGGTTATAGAGAACGGCCGCGCCCAGCGCCAGCGCGATGGCGCCGATGATCCAGGCCAGTCCATACCAGAAGGCGCCCTGGAGAAGCGTTTCGACTTTCGGGTTCATCAGCGGTTGTTCTCCAGGTCCCAGATGCGGTTGCGCAGTTGGCGGATGGTCTCTTCCAGGTCGCGGACCTTGCGATAATGCTGGTCCTCGGTCTCCTGGGTGTTGCGCTTGTAGCGCCGCTCCCGCTCGTCCATCTCCGTCTGGAGCGGATTGGGGATCACGTCATGACCGTGGGCCATGCCGTAGTTCTCGAACGAGCCCTCGATCCCCTCGGCGATCCCCTGGCGCTTTTCCAGTGGGATGCCGTTCCAGAGGTCAAAGAGGCCTTCGGCGTCAAACGAGGCGTCCAGGCTTTCGAGCCAGTAATCAGTCGCCACGATGCACGCCCTCCCCGGCCCGGACGCATTGGATCGGGCCTCCGTCGCCCTCTTCGGTGTAGCGCACGAGACTGCCGGCCTTGATCAGCATCTGGACCGTCTCGTCGCTGACCGTAACGTCGCGCCCCGGCGGGCTCCAGGAGCGGCCGTCATCCATCAGGATCAGACCTTCGCGCCGGATCGCCAGGGACATCGCCTGGGCCGCGCGCTGGGCGGCGCTGGTCGCGCCCTCGACCAGGACCTTGAGGTCCTCGATCGGGAAGCACTCCAGGAACCGAGTGCGGACCTCCAGGCGCTCGGCCGGCGGCAGGCGCATGATGTCGCCCACCAGGATGTCGGCGTACTCCTCGGCGGTCTTGGGGGCGTCGGTCATGACTTGAGGCTCTGGCAGGCGAACGTGATCACGTCGCCGAGGGTGTTGAAATCCTCGGGGAACTGGACCGGCTCAGGGACGGCGAAGTCCTCCTCCAGGCACATCATCAACTCGATGATGTCCAGGCTGTCGAGGCCCAGATCATCTTCCAGCCGTAGCCCCTCGTCCATATCGTCGAGGGTGTACGACCGGTCGGTGATCGCATGGGCGTAGTCGAAGGTCGCCGCCTTGATCTCGTCGCGCGTGAAGGTCACGGCTCTCCCCCTGGTGTCGTTTCGGCGCTTCTAGCCCTCCCAAGCAGAGCCGTCAACACATCAGCGCCACGCCAGACCCAGGATAGGCTCAGAACGAGGTCGCGGTCCTCATAGGCGGCGCTGCGCCCGGTGATCACCTTGATCGCCGAGAGCGGGCCAAACCGCCAGAAGACGACCGTGCGCGAGTCGTTGCGGCCGGGCAGGTGCTCCAGCAGCACGCGACGCTTGATCGCGAGGTGGCGCTGTTCCTTGTGGAGGACCAGGGCGATCTTGCATGTCGGATCGGACCCGAACCACCGGCGCCAGTAGCCCGGATTGTCGATGTTCTCGTAGAGCCGGCCGATCCGTTTGCTGACCGGGCGCAGGCCCGGCTCGCGCCGGCGCACGCTGAGCGGCGGGAACGTGCAGGGCGGCCACTCGGCGAGCAAGCTCTGGCGCAGCCGGCGAAATTCCCAGGCCGGCATGGCGTTGTCCTTGGTGTTGTTGCACGCCACGCAGGCCGCCGCCAGATTGCTCTCGTGGTTCGATCCGCCCTCGGCCTTGGCCTCCAGGTGCTCGATCGTCACTTCGTCGGGCTCCAGCTTGCCGCCACCCCGGCCGATCCGCCGGCGATAGGCCATCTGCCCCGTGCAATAGGTGCAGAGGCCGCCCGCCTCCAGGAAGAGGCGGTGGCGGCGGTTCGGCGCGGCGGGCGGTAGCGGGTCCTGGACCAGCACCTCAGATGAGGACATAGCCGTCCTTGCCGTTGTCGAAGATCAGATCGGAGAAGCGCAGCGTCTCCAGGGCGGTGTTGAAGGCCGCCTCGGAGCCACCCACCCGCGCCCAGACCGTGCGTCCGCCCATGACGACATGGAAGAGGTCCGGCGCCGTCTGGGAGCGCACCACCGAGGCGGCGTTGTCGACCAGCACCCGATAGGCCGCGCCGGCGACCGTCAGGCGGTCGCGCGTGTCGAGCAGGCCCAGACCCCGCAGGTCGGCGAGATAGTCGCTCAGCCCCTGCACCGTGACGCCGGCCGCCAGGGCAAGCGTGGTCGGGTTGTTGTTGGCGCCCAAGGCCTTAAGGACCTCGACCCGGCGCAGGATCGCCTCCTCGCGGGTCTCGACCTCGATCTGGTCGTCGGTCTTCTGGGCGCCCTGAATGGTCTTGCGCAGCGGTTGCAGCATGGTCGATCCTTAACGAATGAGGCTCCAGGCCTTTTGGGTTTTGCCGTAGGGTTCGGGGAAGATATAGCCTCGGTGGTGGAGGTCGGCCAAGATCGCCTCGGTGTGCGGAAGGTAGGCCTCTTCGCTCCCGGTATAGGGCGTCTCCTGGTTCCTGGCTCGCCAGAAGAGGCGGTGGTTCAGCCGCAGAGCCGTGCGCTCGAACGCTCGGCGCGGATTGATCTCGCAGGCCAGGATGTGGCAAATCCAGCCCGCCTCGGTGTGGCGCACCCGCCCGCCCTGCAAGGCGAAGAAGCCCTCGTCCTTAAGCGCCATGAACTCCGCCTGGAGTTCCGGCAGGAAGCGCACGAGGCGCCCGAACGCGTCATGGAAGACGACGACGCGGCGATCATACATCGGCTTGATAGCCCAGGAACGGGCGCAGAAAGCCCATCAGGTCCTTGTCGATGCGGATCGCCTTGAGTTCCGAGCAGCGGGCGTTCTCGGCGACGGTGCGTAGCCACTTCGCCCGCTCGTAATAGGTCGGGGCATGATCCCACCAGCGATAGCTGCTCTGGCGGATAGCCTCGGCTTCCTTCTCGGTCGGCGGGCGTCGCTTGAAACGCCACCACGGCCCGTCCTGGACAGTGTCCATCGTCATGATCTTGGCCAGGGTCTCGTTGCGGGTCGCATTGCCCAAGGCCTGCGCTTCCTCGGCCGCCTTGAGAGCGGCTTCGAGCAGGACGAGGCGATCGACTTCGGCGGACATGCTCACTTCAGCTTCTCCCCAATATAGACGTCCAGGAACCGCGCTTGCGCATCCTGGTCCTGGAACATCCAGATCGCGTACTTGGTGCGCGGGAACGGCTGGCGGAAGAACTCCACCGGGCCAAGGAGGTCCTTGGCGCCGTGCGGCGTCGGCGCGACCAGCGGCGTCTTGACCACGAACGGGAAGCGTTCGAGGCGCTTGATCACCGCCATCGAACAGTCGCGCTCGCGCGTCGTCTTTTCGGGCAGGTCGCGGGTCCAGGTCGTGGTCATCAGGCTTGCACCTCGAAGGCGTTGATCTTGTGGGCGTCATACCACCAGCGCCGGCCCTGGCAGGCCTTGCAGGTGACGTCGTCCCAGCCCTCGGCGAAGGCGAGGGGCTTGAGGGTATGGGCCGGCACCGTCTTGATCGTCGAGCGCACCCCGCCGTTCTTCAGGTAGGCGGTGCGGCCATGGACCGTCTCGGGCACGGCGATCGTCTTGTCCGGCGACCAGCGATTGCAGACCGTGTAGCGCCCTTCGCCGCTGTTGCGGAACGGGCGCGGGGCATGGGCGGTGGCGGGCTTAGACACGGGCCTTCTCCGAGGTCCGGATGATCAGGGCGACCAGCAGGATCGCGATGATCACCGCCGTCGTCATCGGAGGCTGGCGATTGTAGCCGTCGATGAAGCCAAGCACGGTCCCCGCCAGCATCGCCGCCCCATAGGCGCTCCAGAACTTCAAGCCTCGATCTCCTCGAACCGCCCATCCATGAATTCGGCCTCGCGCCGACCCCACATCTGGCCCTCGGCGTCGAGGTAGGTCAGCAGGGTCTCGTCATCGAGCACCGGGGTCTCGCACTGGATGCGGATCGTCCCGACCAGGGCGTATTCGCCGCCGCGCTTCCTGTGGCGGAAGCGCCGCATGCCGCGCGGAAGCTCCGCCAGGAAGGCCTTCAGGGCGTCCGCCACCTTGGCGACGCCGTGCGGGAAGTGCGAGCCCGGCCCGCGCACCCATTGATAGATCGTCGCCAGGGCGAAGCGCCCGGCGGCGATCTCGCCCGTGGGGTCCTTGCGGATCATGTCCGGCGCGTAGTCTTCGAGATAGTTCGTCCCGAGGATCGCCATGCAGCGGGCCTCCTCCACCGAGGTCGGCAGACGCAGGTGATCGCGATCCAGGCGGTCGGCCTCGGCGAGCGACTTGATCACCCCGACCAGGATCGCCGCCTTCTCGGCGTGCCACTGCCGTCCGCCCGGCTCTGGGGCGCGCTCGGCGTGGTAGAGGTGGTAGTCCAGTATCTCGTGGACGTCTTCGCTCTGTCGGGACATAGGGTTCCTTCCGTTGTCGTCACCCGCGACACTAGATGGTCGGAGGTGTGACTGTCAACACTTCACGTCAGAGCTAGACGGCGACGATAGAACAGGCGCCGGCCGTTGAAGAACAGACGGATGCGGAATTCCTCGTCGAGGGTCCCGATGTCGAGGCTAAAGCCCAGGAGGCCCAGGCTGACATAGGCATGGCGCCCGAAGCTCCCCGGAATGGCGTCCATGCCGCCGGCGACGAACCGGATGAGCCAGAGCCAGCCCAGGTCGAATCGCTTGAAGCCCTGCCATTCGATCGAGCGCCAGGAGAAGCCGCCGCCCAGCAGGGTGATGTCGATGTCCAGGTTCCAGCCGTCGGCCAGCGGATCGCGGCGGCGGTGGTAGCGCAGGCGAAAGAAGCCGCCGTCGAGGTCGAAGTTCGGGATCGCGCCAAAAGCCAGACGGCGCAGACGCGCCAGGACATAGCCGACCGGGAAGATCACCAGGGCGTAGAGACTCAGGAGGAAGACCAGGGCCACGGCGCACCACAGGCCATGCCAGAAGAACCCGAGCATCATCCCAAGCTTTGGCGAATGGTCGGGCATGGTCAGGTCCCCTTGGCGAAGTCACCGGCCCGGCCGATGACATGGAAATAGGCGTAGGCCTCGCCGGGCGTATGCCGGTCGCGATTATCGACGACCGGGAGGTCCTCGGCGTAGCGGGCGAACCACGCGGCCTTGCGCGCCGCCCAGGCGGCGGGGTCCTCGTCGTGATCCCAGCCGAACAGTCCGCGCCCGTTTTCCCGACCCTTGCGCAGGTGGGCCACTGGCTGGTTGGTCCCGATGTAGCGGGTGTAGGCCTCGGGCGCTTCGCCGTGCTGGGTCGGGCGGCCGTCGTCATGGTGGTCGACGAAGGCCAGATCGTTTTTGGAGAGGTCCTGGGCGATCCAGCCGCGACGGTCCTTGACGAAGGGATCGACCAGGATGGTGATCTCGCGATAGATGTTCGCGCCGACGATCATGGCCCAGGCCTCGTTATCGGCGCGTTCCTTGCCGCCATCGCGCAGGGAGATCAGGTAAGCGCAGCCGTCCTGGATGGACTTGCCCTCCAGGAGGGCCGCCCAGTTCATGCAGATGTCGCCCCACTTCTTGGCGGCCAGGACATCCCAGGCGGTGCGCTGCTTGGCGTCGCGCTCGTAATAGACCCTGGCGGCGTCGCGCAGGTGATCGGAGAAGGTCTGGGTCATGTTAGTAGCCGTCCCCCTTGGCGCGATTGAGTTGGTCAAGGACGCGTTCCGCCTCCTCTTCTTTCCGCCAGCGGCCTTCGATGGTTTTCATCTTGGCGGCGGCCTCCAGGTGACGGGCGGCCTCCTTCAGCTTCGCCGCCTTGGCGAGAAGCGTCTGGGTCGCCGTCTTGTCGCCGACCATGACGAATTCGTCGATGATCTCGCCGGTGCGAATGTCGATGATGCGGAACTTTTTGGGATAATCCCGTTCGCACGGATCGGTGTTGGCGAGATAGTCGCCGCGCGCCCTGGCGTCCTTCAGCGTGCAGCCGCCGGAGTGATCATACCAGACGGCCGACTTGGTGTAGTTCCGCCCGTAACCCTGGAGGACATAGACCGGCAGTTCGGTCTCGCCATCCTCGGTCGCGACCTGCCCGGCCATCGTCTCGGGATAGACCACGAGGCCGGTGCGAATGTCGATCACGCGCCAGGACCCTTCGTCGCCGGGGGTGAAGACGGCGCAGTTAGGCTTGGCCTCTTCCAGCGTCGCGAACGACGAATGGCGCTTCCAGGACCGAGACGAAGCGGGGATGTGTGGGCGATCGCCGTAGTAGCGGTTGTTCGGCAGGGGATAGAACCCCTGGAGCCAGTACGGATCGTGAGCCAGCGCGCCCATCAGTCGACCTTCGGTTCGCGCTTGAAGCGGCCGTTCTCGTCATAGCGGTCCGGGTTGGCGCCGGGGGCGTGGAAGCCCGCCATCGAGCCGATCTCCATGGCCGCGCGCTGCGCCGGCGTGACGCCCATGCGCTGGTTCATGGCGGTGACGGCGGCCTCGCCCTGGACCCCGTAGTCGGTCGCGTAGTAGCCGGTCTCATCCTTCTTCAGGATGACCGTCTCGCCCGTCTCGATGTTGATCGAGTAGCAGAGGTCGGGCAGGGCCGCGAGATTGATCTGGCGTTGGGTCAGCATGGAGGCCTCCTTGTTGTCGTCGAGGATGGCTTCTAGCCGGCCCAGGTCACGTTGTCAACACTCGACAGCCAAGTAGACGTTGCGACGCGGCTCATAGGGGAGATCGTTGGCGATCGCCATCAGCCAGCCAGCGTGGCAGCGCTTTGGAGCGCAGTGGCAGACGAGGTGGAAGCCCTTGAAGTTGGCCTTGACCCAGGCGACGAACGCCTCGTCCTTGGACTTCAGGGCGATGTACTTGTCGATCACCGTGTCGCGATCGCCATCCTGACCGATGCGGAACTCGTTGCCCGCCGGGGTCCCTCGGCCGACGTACTTGGACATCGGCGGGAGATGGCCTGGGAACTCGCTTCGGCTGAGAACGCGCAGTTCGATCATGCCGCCCGGCTCTCCACGTAGTCGGCGAGGATCGCCAGGGTGTCCTCGGCCGAGGTGTGGAGGATCGAGAAGCCCCCAGCCCGGTTCCAGGCCACGCAGTTGGCGACGCGGTCGTCGATCAGGATTTGGTGGTCGGAGTGCTTGCGGTGCATGAATTCCTGCTTCTTGGCCGAGGTCGTGCAGATGAAGCGGTGGTCCTCGATCCGGATGCGATCGGGCACCATGCCGGCCACGGCCTCGTCCCCGGAGAACATCTTGGCGAACGCCTCGGGCAGAAGCGTCTCCTCGATCCAGCGCCGCTTGCCATAGGCCGCGCCCAGCCAGTAGGGGTGGATCAGGAAGTCCTCGTCCGTCGCCCCGAACTTGGGCGAGGCGGTCAGGATGATCGGATCGGCCTCGAACACCGCCGTGTAGAGGTCGACGGCGCCGGGCATGAACGGCAGGGTCTCGAAGAAGTTCGTGCCCTCGATCTTGCGGTACATCCCCTGCTTCCAGAGGTTGGCTTCGTCGTCCATCGCGTGGCTCGACTTGTTGTACTCGGGATCGGGCTCGAACCCGAGCCGGCGGATGCCCTCGTCGAAATCGGCCAGGACGCCGTCCATGTCGAGATAGATGGCGAAGTTCTTCAGGTTCATGGTCACTCCGGAAATTGCGCGTGCAGCCCCATGGCGATGCGCGCCAGTTCGTAGGCGGTCTTGGTCTCCAACTCGCGGGTCGGCGTGCGCTCGATCTTGAGTTGGTCGCTCATCATGTGGATGGCGTGGATGATGTCGCTCTTGCGCCTCTTCTCGTAGTAGCGGTGCGACGCGGTGGCGCGGATTTCGACGATCGCCATCACAGGGCTCCCGCGCAGGCCAGAGCCATCGCCCAGCCGCGCTCGGTCGGCTCGAAGCGGGCGATTGGCCCCTTGACGTTCGGATCGTCGGAGAAATGCGGGTCGAGCCAGCCCTTGTTGGCGTGGATCACCTCGTCGAGCGAGCGCGCCTCATAGACCAGGATTTTGCGGCCCTCGTAGTTGAGGGCGTCGGGGTACATGATCTCGACCACCGTGCAGCGGCCGACCTCCTGGCCCCGGATGAGCCTCCAGCGCGCCGGGTCGGGATCGCCCGGCGTCAGCGTCACGGGAGACTGCCCGCCGGAGAAAAGCCGCATCTTGCTGGGCTCACGCGCCGAGCGTCCGGTCGAGAACAATCGCATCCCCACCCTAGTCTCCCAGGCCCTGCATGGCGTTGTCGCGACTGTCCTCGGCGTCGGGCCGAGACGCCAGGGCCGCCAGAAGGTCAACCGAGAGGTGGCGGTTGTAGATCGCCACGCCCTTATACTTGAAAAGCTCGCTGGCTTCGTGGATCAGAGCCCGCTCAACCGCCGCCCAGGCCGTCTGGACGATCTCGGTGTCGGTGGCGTAGTAGGAGAGCTTCCACTTGCGCCCCTTCCACATCTCCGGCTCGCCGGTGACGGTGTTGACCCCGTCCTTGCAGACGATCTGGAGCCAGACCTCGGTGCGGCTGGTCCCGAGTCGGAACTCGAAGCCAGGATAGCTCAGGCGGTCGACGATGGTGCGGATCGATTGGGCGCTGCGACGATTCGCCATGCTCAGGGCCTCGACTTGATCAGCTTCTTCTTGCGTCGGGGCGGGCGCGGCGCGAGCGGGAAGCCGTGATCCGCGTACACGGGTTCGGGCGGCGGGGCGGGGAGGTCCGCCGGGCGTTCTAGGCTAAAGGCGTCCGCGTCGAGGTCGTAGATCGACACCCGATCGCTGTAGCCGTAGCGGTTGTCATGGTAGGTGATCCCGACGTCTCCCAGGCTGGAGACCATGATCACCCGGCAGGCCTTGCCCTTGTAGCGGCCGTAGAGCTTCGGCATGAAGCCGGCCTCCTCGATCGCCAGGGTCTCGGTGGCGTTGCCGGCGTTCAGCGCCAGGAAGCCCCGCACGATGGCCGGCAGCTTGTAGTCGCAGATCGCGCGGCTGTTGCTGACCTCGTAGGGCATGCCGATCTTGCCCTCCATCAGGGCGCCCAGGACCTCGGCGTCGCTCAGGGTTTCAGTCTCGGCCATAGGTGATCCTGTACGGGAGCCCGCCGACGCAGATTTTCCCGCGTCGGCCGTCGGCGGTGGTGAAGCGGAAGCCCTGGCGGTTCTTGGTGCCGGCGCAGGACCACCATGCGCGGTGGAAGCTGACGACCTCGGCGCCGGTGGCGCGCTCGACCAGATGTCGAGCGTGACGCCCCTCCCAGGTGTAGGCCCAGACCCCGATGGCGAAGAAGACCAGAGTCAGGGAGCCATAGACGGCCCCTTTGACATAGTCCTCCATCAGGCCGCCACGAGCCCGGTGATCACGTCGGTGACGATGCGGCGTTTCTCGGCCGGCATGCCCGCCAGCGCCAGGATCGTCTTGGCGCCGATCTCGGCGACGGCGGTCTCGACGTCGGCCCGGCCGTCGGTCAGGAACGCCGGATCGTCGACCGGCGGATAGAAGTGCCCGATGTCCTTCTTCAGGAACTGGGCCGCCTCGTAGAGCTTCGAGGACGAGATGCGGTTGTGCCCGCGCTCGTATTTCTGGACCTGCTGGAAGGTCACGCCGATCGCCTCGGCGAGTTGGCCTTGCGAGAAGCCGGCCGTCTTGCGGGTGTCGCGCAACTTGCGCCCCACATAGACGTCGACGGGGTGCGGGGTCTTGTCGTCAGCCATGAGCGGCTTCCTCCTTCTGCTTCTTGGACCGCAGGTCGCGGCGGTGCTTAAAGGCCGCGCGCAGGGCCTGGGTGGTGTCGTCGTGCATGCCCAGGTCCGCCCCATCGGGCGCGACCACGCTGTTCTGGAGACCGAACCGATAGCCCTCGGCCGTCAGTTCATAGACCGCCTGCTCCTCGTGCATCTGGGCGAGGTGGCGATAATATTCGGCCAGCGCCAGTTCGTAGTCGCCCAGGAAAAGGCGCGCGTTGCGCTCGACGCCGGCGACCTCGGCGCGGAAGGTCAGCAGGAACCGCCCAGGCCCGACATGCGTCAGCTTGTAGCCGTGTTCGGCCAGCACCTCGTCGACGGTCTTGGTGACCGTGTAGATATGGAAGGTGTAGACGGCTTCGATGTGGGTGTCGTCGTAGAGATACTCGGACCGGTTTTGATGCTCGCCGATGTAGGGACCCCACTTGTGGTAGCGCCAGCCGCCGGACGCGGGCTGGTGCTCACGCCGGACTTCCACCATCGAGATGAAGTAGGGCGTGTCCGGATCGTCGATCAGGTCGGGGATGCAGGCGAGAAGCTGCTCGGGGCTGTCGCAGACGCCGTAGCTTTCGACCAGATAGGGGATGCGCCTATAGCCCTCGGGGACCGGCGGGACCTCGTCCAGGTACTCGGTGTCGAGCACCTCGATCTTGTACTTGTCGTGGAGCAGGTTGATCCGCGCCCAGCGGCGGTCTCCGTCGGCCTTGATCCAGGCCCGGACCGCAGCGCTGCGCTCCTCCTCGGTCTGCCCGCGTTCGTGGGGCGGACCCCACTTGCTGTCACGGTCCTCGATCTTTTCGACGATCTCGTACTCGGGATTCCAGGAGCCCATCGAGTAGACGCCCTGGTGGAGGCGAATGGGCTTGCGGGCGCGGTTGTTCATTTCCGCGATCATCTTGGCGATCGGGTCGACTTCCGAGGCGGGGCGCAGGGTGATGTCGTAGAGCATCAGGCGGCGCCCTGGGCGATTTCGTAGGTGATCTTCGAGACGCCGATGTCGACCACGAACCGGTCGGGCGAGCCGTCGAACACGTAGTTGGCCTGACACCCAATCGGCATCATCTTGCCGTTGTCCATCCAGATCGCGTCCGGAGTGGCCTCGACCACGCCGCGCACCTGGGCCTGAGCCGGAGAAGGTTGCATCTCCACGCCGCCCACGGTGATCGCCACGGCCGCGAGACGCGCGCCCGGCTGGTTCAACTTGGCGATCAGGTCCTGGATCGAGTTCACGCGGCCTCCTTCTGTCGTTGTGTCGACATAAGCTCTAGCCGTGGTTTTCCGGCCTGTCAACACACAACCGCCAAGGGTCAAAAGAAAACCGCCGCCCCGAAGGACGGCGGTCATGACAGAGCATGTCAGGAGGGACGTCAGACGTCCAGAGCGAAGGCCGGCGGGGAGACGTCCGGCTTCTGAATGATGAATCCCCGATCCAAGAGGGGCGGGAAGACCTGCTTGAGCACGCCGGCCGCGACCCCGGCTTCCTCGGCGATTTCGGCGAACGTGAAGGCCTCGCGCTGGCCGGCGCTGGCGACAAACAGATCGTTGAGCGCCAGGATCACCGCGCCCGCCGGACTGATCTCGTAGGCCATGTCGAAATTCGGGTCTTCTGACAGCCGCAGCAGGCCTTCCGCCTCCAGGTTCGCGATGAGCGCCTTGAGTTGGTCAACCTTGACCGCGCCAAGATGGGTTTGGATTTCCCAGGGCGCCGCCGGCTCCTCGGCGCGCACGGCTTGCAGCGTCGCGATCAAGGCGATCGCCGGCATGGCCCGCACGATCATCTCGTCGCCAACCGTCAGGTCCGGGGCGTTGACCAGCAGGTCATTGATCACCGCGTCGCCGTGGGTCTCGACATAGGTCCGCAGCCGCTTGAGGGCGACCAGGAAATCGTCCTTGGTGATCGGCTCGATGCGGAAGGTCAGGAGCGGGTCGGTCGGAATCTCCGAGAAGTAGGCCCGACCCCGGTGGCTCCAGCCCTCGACCACATGCAGGAAGAGATCGATCGGCATGGCGACGGCGCCAAAGCCCAGTCGCGCATCGTCCGTCGCCTCCTCGACCTGCGCCAAGGCGTTGTCGATCGCTTCGAGCGTGAAGCCCCCGACAAGGCCGTTTTCCGCCGCGTCCAGCACGTTGGCCGCTTCTTCGGTGCCGAGCCCTTCGACGACCATTTCCGAGGCCTCCTGAGCCGTTTCCTGCGGCAGGGCGTCGGCGAGCTTGCTCATCGCCTCGGCGACGCCGCTCGTGTCGAGTTCCAGCTTCAGGGCCAGCTTCTCGGGACGCGCCGAGTAGGGCACGCCCTGGATCACCACGGCGCCCAGGTCGCCGACGACGCGCTTGGTCACTTCCAGATAGGCGTAGCGCGAGGCGGCGTTGAGCAGCGACAGCCGTTCGAAGACGATCTGCTGCTCCTGCTCGCGCGACAGGATGCCCGTCTCCAGGATGAATAGCGGCTCGGAGCCATCCAGCGGGGGCTTGGCCTCGCCGTCGTCTTCCGGAAGGTCCTCGTCGAAATCGGCGCCGCTGATCGGCTCGCTCTCCGGCGGGGTGAAGCGGATGCCCGGCTCGCGGGGCGGTTCGGCGGGAGTGGCGTCGTCGAGAGGCATGTCGGTCCTTTGAGGCTTGGAGGTGATGAAGAGCGTGGTGAGATCGACGTCCCAGACCCCGCGCCCGTCGGTGAAGAGCGCCATGAAGGTCCCCAGGCGCGCATCCCAGCGGATGGTCTGGATCACGCCGTTGACGTCGCCATAGACGCCGGTCGCCCCCACGAGTTCATCGCGCAGGACCTCCGCATGGTCGTGGCACTCACCAAGCGTCGCCGGACGCACGGCGTGGAACGGGTATTGCTGATAGGCGCCCGGCGGCGAGACGAGGCGGACATTGACGTAGAGCGGCCCCAGATGGGTGTGGGCGTCGCGCAGGAAGCCGACCACGGTCTCCCCGTCGTTCTGGGTCGCCACCACGGGCATGCCGGCGCAGTTAGCCGTCAGGACCGCCGGATAGTCCTGGGGATAGGCCACGGCGTACAGGTGGAGATGATCACCCCGGCGCTGGGCCTTCCAGTCGGCGACACACCAAGCCGCCACCCGCGTGGCCCCGAACTCCGGCGTCTCCTCGATCAAGACGCCGCCGTCCGGAAGGTCCGCCTGCCCGACGTAAGGAACGACCTCGCTATGGCTGACGCTCCAGGCGGGCTTGGGAAATTGCGGGGTGATCATGAGCTTCTCGGTGAAGGTGAGATTGATGGCGTCGGCGTAGTGAACATACGGGCCGACCGGGGTGGTCCATGGCGGATCACCCTTGCGGATGTCCGACAGCGGCACCGCGACGTGCCTGCCGTTGGGCTGGACGATGTCGGCCAGGATGCGCGGCGGCTGGTGCATCAGGGTCACGACGTGCCCCTCGCCCGCCTCGAAGGTGCGGCTCTTGGGCCACCAGACCTTGGACCCGGTCCAGTGGATCGACTGGATGACGAGGTCTTGTTCGGTCCCGATCATGCGGACGCCGCCGCGCCGGCCGGCGTCAAGCCGTAGATGGTGGGGCCTCGCGGCGACTTTCCGAGCGCGACCACTTCCAGATAGCCCATATTGTTCAAAGCCTTGGCTGTTTCATGATCGGGGTGATCGTTGAAGACGTTGAGGCGCCCGCCCTCGCCCATCGCCTGGGCGGCGCGCAGAAGACTCGCCTCGGCTTCGGTCAGGGTGACCAGGGCGACGTCCTCCAGCGCCACGTCGATCACGCAGGTCTGACCCTGATGAACGAACTCGATGATCGCCAGCCGGCGATAGGTCCCCGGCAGGACCGCGAGACAGACGCCTCGGACCTCGACCTTCTGGCGGGCGGTGATCGGGAGATAGAGGCTCGTCTTGACGGCCTTGCCCTTGAGGGACAGATGCTCGTGCGTCGCCAGCGGGATCATGGCTCGACCTTCCGGACAGTGTAGGAGAATTCGTCGTGGACGCGACCGTCGAAACTAGCCTCGTAGCCGGGGCCGAGTTCGGCCAGGATGCGCGCCTCGATCTCGGCGAAGTCGATTTTCGCCATCGCCTGTTCGGCCGCCCGCATCTGCTGGAGGAAGCCGTCCTTGATCTGGCGCCCCGCCTCGGTGCGGATCGGGATGTTCTGGATCGGCGGCTCGGATTTCGACAGACGCTCGCCCATCAGGCCCTCCGGCGATAGACCCGCACCGGGCGGGTGGGGAGGCGTTTCTCAGGCGGCTTATAGGCGACCAGGGCATGGCTGATGCAGTAGACGCCTGCCTCGGCGCGGCACCCGCAATGGCCAAAGTCCGGCGAGTTCGGGTCGCCATAGGGCCAGCGGCACATTCCGCGCTTGAGTTCGGCCGTCGCGAACAGCCGCGCCGGGCGCGGCGGGATGACCGCCGTCCCTTCAGGGACCAGGGCGAGCTTGGGCTTGGCCGGCGGAGCGGGCTTTTCGACCTTCTTGGGCTTGCGCGCCGTGGCCTTCTTGACCTTGCGGACCTGGATGCCCAGGCCGCGCGTCTTCTTGCGGCGGGCGGTCGGAGGCGGAACCTTCTCGCCCAGTTCGCCGGCGGCCTTCAGTCGGTCGGCCTTGCCGCAGACGGCGCTCTTGGTGCGCGGCACGCTCAGGCGCTGACCGATCTCCTTGGTCCCGACCGGCTCCGCCCAGAGCTTCTTGAGCAGGGCGATGTCCTCGTCCGGCCAGTCGGAATTCCGCTTCTTCACCACGCTTGCACTACTCCTTGATCTCGACGCTCTTGGGCGGATTGGGATGAGGAACGAAGACCAGGGCCACGTCCTGACCGCCGGTATAGCGCGTGCGTCGGCTATAGAGCCAGCCGCCTTCCACCGCCAACCGCTCGGTCACCTGACCATCGGCTTCGTCGATCTTTTCCCACTTGGACTTCTTAGCCATCTTCCCCTCGAATTTGGCGGCACCCTAGAGGAGCGTTCGAGTGTTGACAAGCACCAATGTCGCTGGCTTTCGAGTGTTGACAAGTCCGGTGCTCGTCTATAGGGGAGACCGGGACGACAACGAAAGGAGCCTGCCATGCGCTATGTGCTCGACTATGCCGACGACCGGGACAACCCGGTCTATACCGATTTCCAGGCCGGCGACCGCAAGGCGGCCATCGCCAAGGCCAAGCGCCTGCTCGCCAAGGCGATCAAGACCGTCGATTTCTCGCTCCACGGGGCCTACATCTTCGTCGATCCGACGGGCGTCGCCCGCGACGTCGACGACATGATCCCGTTCGGCATGCTGAGCACGATGGCCTACGCCAGCATCGTCACCCCGTCGATGATCTCGTTCGACGACCGCGACGCCAAGGCGGCGATCGCCGCGAGGCTCGCCCAATGATGGATCGTCAGGACGTCCAGCCCGGCTTCATCTATCGCGGCGGCAAGAACGGAACCCTGCGTCAGATCGTGAGCTATGGGGCGACCGAGGATTTCGTCTGCTGGGCCAATCCCCACGACCGCCTGCCCTACGGCGGCTTCATCTCCACCATCTGCACGTCCAGGACGTCGTTCGCCCGCTGGGCCGACAAGATCGAGGAAGAGGTCTGATGCTGTACAGCATGATCACGGGCGACTCTCCCGAAGACGAATTCGCCGACTATGAGTTCGCCAACGGGACCCAGGTCCACAATTCTCAAGCCGAGGACGATGGAACCTTCCGTCGCATGATCACCACGCCCAAGGGGATCAACGTCACCTTCTGGAACGTGATGCCCGTCGAGATCGTGGGCGAGGTCGCGGCCGAACTCGATCGGGTCGCGGCGGTCAACTTCGAGCAGGGCAAGCGTGCGAAGGCAGGTGAAATCATTCGCGTGTTGGGGCTCGGATGAACACCTTCTTCCTTCGGCAGACCAAACGGGACGAGCAGGGTCGACGCTACTTTGAGTTCGTCGATCCTGACCTGACCCAGCGCCTCTATGTCCGCAAGCCGCCGGACGACTGGTCCGAGGGCTTCCCGATCGTCCTGGAGGACTTCGTCGATGGCAAGCCCGCCGGCTCCATCATCTGCCCGGCCGGGAAGAAGCGGGGGCATGGCTTCGCGGCCTTCTTCAAGGCCAACCCTAAGGATTTCCGCAAGCTCAAGAAAGGTCGCCTATGAGGATTCCCCAGCCCGTCGAGTTCACCGTGGCCGACCTCATCGCCCACCTTGCGACCCTGCCCCAGGACGCCAAGGTCGGCGTGCGCGGCGGGTTCGGGGGCTTCCGGCCGCTCGACGAGATCGCCCCGATCGAACTCGTCACCTTCTACGGCGAGACCGACGTCGACCGCATGACGCTGGCGACCGCCGACCCCATCGCCATCAACTGGAAGGGCAAGCGCGGCGAGCCCTTCACGGCCATCATTCTCGACTAGGAGGACCCATGACCAACCGTGTCTGGATTGAACTCGAACCGTCCGCGTCCGAGGGCCACGCCCGCGCCGCCGCCGCGTCGGCCATGCTGAAGCGCCTGGGTGTCGACGTCGGCGTCCACAAGCCGGTGTTCTGGCACGAGCGCAATGAGCGCTACTGCTTCACGCTCGACGCCTCGGGCGTCTACGTCGAGGCCGAGGACCACGGCCACTGGTACAACCTCGATTTCCTGGCGGGCGCCGATGTCTGAGGTCTTCCCGCCGATCCGCCCCCGCGAGGCCAGGGACGAGGAAATCCACGGCTTCGTCGTCCGCTACGGCTGGTTCTGGAACGTGACCCTGCTGAACGGCACGATCCTGGCCTTCGATCCCGACGATGTCGACCCCTGCCGCTACGGCGTGACGGGCAAGGACGACTTCCGCAACCTCGCCGGCGCGCCCGAGACGATCGCGGCCTACGAGTGCGTCCAGGGCTGGCACGCCAAGGCCAAGCACCTCTCGGGCTGGACCGAACGTCACGACGACCGGCTCGAAGCCCTGCGGACGGCTTATCGCCGCCTGGAGGAGCAGCGCGAGCGCAACAGCCGCGCCCTGGAGGAGCACGGCGGCATCTTCAAGTTTCTGGAAGGTCAGGACTGATGCAGAGGACCCTCCATTCGACCGGCCAGGAACTTTCGGTCAAGTTCAAGTTCCCGAGTGAAAACCTGACCTTGACCGTGCATGCCGAACAGGACAGCCCGATGGCGTTCCTTTGGGTCGAAGGCCGTTCGGTCGACTATTTCGAGAAGCTCCTGAGCTTCGAGCCGGCCGATCTCGATCTCTTGATCGCCACCCTGTCCGAGGCGCGCAAGATGATCCGCGAGCGCGAGCCGCAGGACTGACATGCTGACCAAGGACGAGATCACCTTCGCGGGCCTGATCAAGGCCATGGAGGACGCCCGACGCACCGCCAAGGCGGCGGGCGATCTCGTCAGCACGGCCGAGATCGACCGCTGGTTCAAGGAACACGCGCCGATCATCCGGGAGGTCCGCGACAAGGCCGAGGCCGACGAATTCGACGCTGGCGCGAGAGTGTTGACAGCCTCTGAGGAAGGGGCTAAAGACACCCTCGACGACAGCGAAAGGAGCCTGCCTTGACCGACTTCCCGATCATCCGCGCCGCCATCTCGCCCCGCCGGACCGCCCAGTTCGACGCCGCCCTGGCGAACGTGAAAGCCTTCACCGAGGAAGGCGTCCTGATCAAGGCCGAGTGGAACGACATCAAGGACACGTTCAGCCGCGCGATCGCCGAGACCTGGGACGCGTTCAAGGACAAGGAATACTATCCTCGCGCCCGCCAGGGCGAGCATGAGAACGTCGGCAAGCTCTACTGGGAGCTTCTGAGCCCCTACCCCCATGTCCTGGCCGGCTATCTGAAGAAGGTCCAGAACGCCAAGAACATCGAGCCGGCGATCCTGCGCGATTTCCCGATCGCCTTCTTCACCGAGGCCCTGCCGCTCAACGACATGCTGGTCGCCCTGAAGCCGCTGATCGGCAAGCGCGCGCCGAAGAAGACCAAGGTCCAGATCGAGCGCGAGGGCAAGGAACGGACCTGTCAGGTCTGCGGTCGCGGCATCCTGGCCGAGAACGGCCGGATCGCCCACCACGGCTATCAGCGCCCCGGCATGGGTTATCAGACCCCCTCGTGCAGCGGCGCCCTGGAACTGCCCTTCGAGATCAGCCGCGACGCCTTGGGCGCCGACATCGAGAACCTGAAGGCCTACCGCGCCCGCCGCCAGACCTATCGCTCCGACGTCAACCTGGAACTGGTCAGCCTGCCGGTCAAGTATCAGGTCTCCGAGCAGGACCCGCGCCGCGCGCCGGGCTTCAAGCACGTGGTCGACAAGATGATCCACGTCACCCGCGCCGACTGGGACGCCCAGAAGGCCGAAACCCCCGAGGCCTTCGCCGGCAAGTACGGGCCGCGTAAGCCCAACTACACCTACGAGCCCTTCACCTTCGACGCCCTGAAGACCCAGGTCCTGGGCATGGTCGACGGCGAGATCGAGTTCATCACCGGCACGATCCGGGCGCAGCAGAAGCGCTATGACGACTGGAAGCAGACGATGGAGTTCGTCGACGGCCAGTATCGGATGCTGGAGGTCGCGGCTTGACTATCACCGCCCACGCAGAATCCGTCCTGGCGCTCCAGGCGCAGGCCGCCGACACCCTCAATCGGGTGATCGGAGAGCGCAACGCCGCCACGGGCGCGAAGAAAACGCGCCTGCGCCGCCTGACCCTGATCCTTGAAGACGTGATGGGCGCCTGCAACGACGCCGTGGAGGAGATGCGCCGGTGATCTTCAGTTCCAAAACCCAGCCCCACTGCCGCTGCTGCGCCAAGCCGATCAAGAAGCACACCCGCCGCCACTATTTCGGCTCCAGGGAAGCCAAGGACAACGGCTGGTCGCTCGACCGGATCGAGACCCCGATGTCGGAGGACGAACTGCGTCGGCTGGTGAACGGTCATATCGTCTCGTTCGCCTGGAGCCACGACGTCACCTACGACGCCAACTACAAGGCCGTGCGGAAGAAGACCCACATCGCCTGGGCCAACGTCTGGGACGGCGAGACCTACGAGGACGGTTATTTCTGCACCCTGCGATGCGCCGCCGCGTTCGGGAGCATGGTCGCCGAGCACTATCCCGATATCCACACCCAGGCCTACGCAGACTTCAAGGGCAAGCGATGAACGACGAGATCAAGAGAACCCACGAGGCCTACGGGACCATCGGCTATAGCCACACTCAGGGCGACACCGATCTGGTCGGCGTCGACTACGCCCAGGGCCACTATGTGACCCTGACGATCAAGACGGCCGTCGCCTATGAGGGCGAGACCCATGACCGCTTCCACGGCGACAAGTACATCTGCAAGGTGGCGATGAGCGAGGTCCAGTGGGCCGCCTTCATCGCCAATCCGAACCGGGGCGACGGCGTGCCTTGCACCTTGCAGTTCTATCGCGATCCGCTGACCGGCGAGACCAAGCACCCGAAGTATCATCGCGAGCAAATGACCCGCGTCGAGCGCACCCGCGAGGCCGTCACCGCCCGCGCCAAGGCCCTGTCGACCAAGGTCAAGGAGGCCCAGGCCGAGCTTCAGCGGCTGATGGACGGCGGCCCGATCAAGAAGGGCGATCTGAAGACGCTCAAGGACCTGCTCTACTTCGCCAACCAGGACATGGAGTCGAACCTCGGCTACTTCGTCGAGCGGGTGGAGGAGACCATCGACAAGGCGGTGGTCGACGCCAAGGCCCAGGTCGACGCCCACGTCGACTTCGTGGTTCGCGAACTGGGGGTGCGGGCTCTGGGCGCGCGGCTCCAGGAGGCCATCGACGCGGGGCATGATCCTGGCGCCGTGGGGCAGGCCCTGATCGGGCTCGTGGCGCCGCCGGAGGCAGACCCGACGTGAGCCGCCGGTTCCTCAACCGCTGGGCCGAGGCGGTCGACGGCTCGCCCCAGTCCAAGCCCTTCCGGACCAAGGGCCTGTCGTTCGCCCATGCCCGCAGGACGGCGCGGGAGACCCAAGGGGTCGTCGCCGTCGAACACCAAGAACCCGTCAGCGACGCCTCGCCCAACTGGGCGGTGATCGAGCGCTGGGAATTCTATCCCGACGGCCGTGAGCGCCGCACCCTCAAGCTGGAGACCGTCTGACATGACCCGCAGCACCGCCGACATCATCGCCCGCATCAAGGCCCTGGAGGAAGACCCCAGCGACTTCTTCGGCTTCCAGACCAATGATCTGGTCTGCTACCTGCCGTTCGAGGACGCCAAGCCCTGGCTGAATGAAAACGCCACGCCCGAGGTCTGGACGCCCAACGTCAAAACCCCCGAGGCGATCAAGCAGGTCATCCTCGACTACATGGAGTTCGCCTGGGACAAGGCCAACAACCGGCGCGGCCTGTCCGCCGGCCGCTCGCTCGATCACATGAAGGCGTGGCTCTGGATGCTGGAGGAGGACGCGGCCTGGGTCGCGGCCCTGAAGCTCTCCGACTATACCCACTACGGCAAGCCGCAGCTTCGCGCGATCTGCAAGCGCTTCGGCTGGGACTGGACGCAGTGGGACGACGGGCGGTGGTCCAGCCGCGAGTTCGGCGATGATCACGCGCCCGAGGACGTCGAGGAAGTCGGGATCATCGAGCCCGCCTGAGTCTTTCCTGGCGCGAAAGTGTTGACAGCCTGAAGGGACTCCTCTACACCCACGCTCGACGACAACGAGAGGAGTTCCCATGGCCGAGACCATGTCCCTGAGTTTCCGGATCGAAGGCGCCGCTCTGGTGGAGCGGGCGCGCGATCGCGTCATCGAAGGTAACTGGGAGCACGGCCTGCGCATCCTGGTCGAGGGCCTGCACGGCATGTCCTACGAACTCGCGATCGACATCCTGCTTGGCAAGCACACCCTGGGCGGCTGGTCCTCGGACCCCGAGGGCGTCTATCTCACCGACCAGGACCCGGAGGACGAGACTTTCAAGCGCTACAAGGAAACCCTCGACTACCAGTTCGCCGGCGTCTTCAAGCTGGACGACGGCCGGATCATGCGCCCCTACGCGGTGGTCGACAGCTTCTCCAAGATCGACTTCGACTCTAGGGTCCGCTTCCTGCGGCTGGCCCAAGGCTCGGACCCGGTGTTCTCGCGCCCCAAGCGCTATCACGACCCCCGCGCCGAGATCAACGGCGAGGAGATCGACTGGGCCTATCGCGCCCTGCACTACGCCGACGAGCCGACCCAGGACATCGTCCGTCTGGTCCGCATGGAGGGCTTCCACCCCACGATCCGCGCGGCGGTCCTGTTCAAGGAAGTCCGCGACTATCCCAAGCTCCTGCTCCCGAAGGTCGAGACCGACGCCCAGAAGGCCGTCGACGTGGCGATCAAGGCCCAGCGTGGTCTCTCCAAGCGCGGGCACGTCTACGAGTATGGCGCTGGTCAGGACTTCGACAAGGAGCACTACAAGACCACCATGGGGATCGATCAGGTCCCCACCGCCTGGACCGTGCGCAACCCGAAATACGTCGATCCCGACGCCAAGTTCGTGAAGGACACCCTGGCCGAGATCGACGGCGACAAGCGCTCGGCGCCGGCCGGTGATTACGCCGGCGCCATGAACCGGATGATCAAGGATGAGATGGACGGCGGCATGGACATCAGCGCGGCCGTCGCCATGACCCAGGCCAAGATGGCGCTGCTGGGCGGCATGGCCGAGGACCCCGAGCAGCGCCTGCGGGCGATCAACGACGCCTACGCCGCCAAGTACGAGAAGGCCGAGGGCCGCAGCGTCGAGGAGTACCGCAAGGCCATCATCGCCCAGGCCGGCGATGATTTCTTTGATCTCGCGTACACGGATGTGAACGGCAAGGACGTCGTCCTGAAGGTCCCGACCGCGCCGTTCGAGCAATGGGCGCTCTGGCGCACGGCCGGCTCCCACCTCGCCAAGCCCTGGAAGCGGGTGACCTACACCGGCTTCAAGACGTTCGGCGATGATCCCTATCACACCGACTGGGTGCTGGGCGCTGGGCTCAATCCTGAGGATTGGCCGATCATCGAGGCCGACAACCCGCCGCTCCACAAGGCCGCCTGGGACAAGCGCTTCCGGCTGGCCGAGGAGAAGCTGGGCGGCAACATGCGCGTCCTGCTCGGCAAGGGCTTCGTGACCGGCAAGATCGTGATGCTCAAGCCGGGCGAGGCCCTGTCACCGGGTGAGATCGGCGTGATCCGCAACGCCGGCCCCGACTACGTCCAGGCCGCCCAGAGCGCGATCGAGCACAACACCGCCTTGATCTGCGAGAACGGCGGCAGCGTCGCCCACCTCGTGGTCGAGTACCTGGACAAGCCCCTGCGCCTGACCCGGATCGAGAACGCGCGCAAGATTTTCAAGGACGGCATGACCGTCTACCTCGACTTTGACAAGTCGACGCGAGAGATCGCCAAGGGTGGCCTGGGGCCGAGCCCTGCCGATCTTGGCCTCGACACGGAATGGGAGATTTTCGAATGAGCGAGAAGTGGCAACCGGTGGAGGAAGCCGCCAATAACCTCTCCGGCTGGAACGTGCGCTCGGCCCAGATGGCGGTCGCCGGCGGGACCCTCTATCGGACGATCGTCTCGCGCGACAGCCAGGGCGCCGCGCCGGCGGTGAGCACCACCTTCGTCCCGGACGCCGCGCCGCAGTTCACCGTCCAGGTGACCGACGAGGACCTCCGGAGCCTTGCCGAGTGCAAGGACGTCGCCAGGGCGCGCAGCCTGTTCCGGGGCATCCTGAAGGCCCACGGCCTGGAGATCATCGCCTAGATGCCGGTCTACGAACTCTCCGTCACCGCGATCCACCGCGACACCGTCACGATCGAGGCCGATAGCGAGGAGGCGGCCCGCGCCCGCATCCTCGAAGAAGGCTATGCCAATGGGGACGACATAAAGTCGGTTCACCACGATGTCGATCCGGAGATCGAGATCGGCGACGCGCGCGATGTGACGGACGAGCAGTGGATCATCAGCACCTCGGACGAGGAGGACTAAATGGCCGACTTCAGCCGCGCCCGCCGGTCCATGGAGACCGCCGACCTGATCGAACGCCTCAAGGCTCTCTACGATCTGGAGGACGCCCGCGATATCCCAGACGAGGAGACCAAGGCCACCTTGAAGGAGGCGGTGGTCCATCTTGGGAGCCTGCATGCGCAGGTCGAGGCCGAGCGCGCCATGGTCAAGACGGTGATGGACCAGTCCCAGGGCTACAAGACCCTGCTCCTGACGGCGTCTGAGGACCCGGACTTCAAGCGGGCGGCCTCGCAAATTCGCCTGATGGATACCTATCCCCCGCGTCTGCGGGTGGCTGTCAACGCCTTCCAGCGGGCGATGGACGAGGCCGGACATCTCTCGGGGCCGGAGGGCCGCAAGATCAACGACCTGATCCAGGGCCATCTCCAACATGACCTCGCCGGCGTCATGGGGATGTCGATGAGCTACAATATCCGCGCCGCCGTCGCCGCGCTTCACGGCCTTCCGACCCCGGAGTCCAAGACCGAATGAGCCGTCGCTACACCGGCCCGCGCTTCTGGATCGAGGAGGACGGACGCGTCCACAAAATCCTCGACGGGGTCTCCGAGGTCGTCACCACCCTGACCGGGGACGAATTGAAGCTCCTGCGGGCCTGTGGCTGGCGGATAGGCTCGTCCACCCGTCGCTACGCCTACAACCCCGCCCACCTTCTCCGCAACGCCCTGGGAGCCGCCAAATGATCGACCCGAAAGCCAAACTCGCTGACCAAGTCGCCGGCCTCGGCCGTGACGGCGCCCGGCTCTGCGCCGAGGTGCAGGAACGCTGCGCCAGCAACATCGCCGACTCCGTGCTGGAATTCGTCGCCGACGCCGAGACGATCATCGAGCGCCAGCAAAAACGCGTCGATGAACTCCAGGTCTCGACGGCGCGTCGGATGCACGTCGAGCGGGCCTATCTGCGGGTGATCCAGGAGTTCATCGCCGCCAAGCGCCTGCCGAGCCTGACGGCGTTCCATGACGCGGTCGGCATGCTCCAGGCCCAGACCGAGCAGATGAACGGCGACATCGAGCGGCTCGCGACCTATCTGCGCGGACTGGACCGGCGCGCCATGGACCCTAAGCTGAAGGACCTCGTGGAGCACCTGGACTTCTACATCTTCCACGAGTTGATGCGGAAGATTCACTACATCGAGCATTTCGTCCTGCGGGACGCCCGCCTCGCCCTGGTCAGCCTGACCGAGGCCGACTTCGGGCGGATGGGGCTGGGCGAGCGGCCCGAGCCCCCGGTCAGCCAGGACATGCCGTCGTGATCGAGCACGTCTATCGTCGCGATCCGCGCGGGCGCGATTACGGGCTTCAATGCCTGGACCTCGACGAGGCGCTGAAGATCGTCGCGGCCGAGAAGCAGGACTTCCTTCTGCGCTTGGTCGCGGTCCTGCACGAGAACAACCTTCTGCGCGACGCCGACGTCATGGAACTGCTCGGCAGGGGCTGGGCGCTCGAACCCTATGATCTCCACTACAGCGACGACGACGATTAGGCGTTGACAACACTCTCGCGCCAACATAGAACCACCCTCGACGACAACGAGGAGGCTTCGATGAAGCTCGCGACCCAAGACCGCACCGACCCGCGCCTGAACGCGCGCTATCGCCTCGCCAAGGCGGTGTTCTACTATGGCGGCCCGCACGAGTACCCGATCCACCTGAACGACTGGTGGAACGAGGTGACGCCGGCCGACGTCGAGGACCGCATCTCCGAACTCTGCCGCGAACTCTCCAAGCTGTCGGGTCAGACCCTGGCGCCGGCGACCTTCTACGAGCGGATGAAGCTGGGCTTCGTCGACCTCCCGGAAGTGAAGGACGAGGACTTCGCCACCCTGTCGGAGACGACCCGCAACAACCTGCTCGCCATGCAGGACCGCTTCTCGGTCCACGGGAGCGGCTTCATGCTCTACTGGAACATCGTCAAAGAGGAGGCCTGAGCCTTGGATCGCAACGACCCCGCCCAGCCCATGTGCAAGATCGCCGTCCTGGCCGGCCCCCTGTGGGAGGTCGATACCGACAACTGCGAGACCCTGCTGGTCCCGATCAAGGACGTCCCGCACCCCTGCGCCGAGAACTTCCAGGACGAGATCGACATGGCCCTCAACATGAGCGGCGAGGCCATGGACTGGCGCCGCGTCGAGGGCTACGCCGCCGTCCTGCGCGATCCGCGCGGCGCGGACATGTCGCCCGTCGAGGGGCCGTTCGCGACCGCCGAGGAGGCTTTCGCCTACGTCAAGGACCAGTGGAGCGACCGCATCCCCGGCTCGATGGGGCTGGCGCCCTACGAGGCCCCGCAATGATCAAGGTGACGCGCCGCATGACCTGGGCTGACGCCGGCCGCTGCTCCAAGACCGACTGGACCGCGTGGCTCATCCCCGCCGGCCCGCTGATCGCGGCGCTGCCGTTCGCCGCCCTGACCGGCGCGTGCCTGTCGATCAAGGACCCGACCCACACCAATCTGGCCATCGCCTTGCTGCCCGGCGCGGCGATGCTCTTCAACGGCTGGATGGCGACGTTCGCCTTCGACCAGTTCCTGCGCGGGCGGGCCGGCGAGGAGGTCCGCTGACATGAAGCTCTTCATCATCATCCTGGCGGCGATCCTGTGGCTGGGCGACACCGCCCGCGCCCAGTCCCTGCCGTTCCGCCTGACCCAGCCGCTGAACTACGGCAGTGATCTCCACTACACCGAGACGCGCGACGCGTCCGCCTCGCGCGAGCCGCTCAAGCGGGTGATCGTCGACCTGTCGCGCTCGTCCACGGTGGTCATCGAGCGGGCCTGGACCTATGCCGAACTCGCCGGCGCCCAGACGACCTGCGGCGAGATCGTCCTCAACGGCCGCCGTCAGAGGTTCGTCCTCCAGGAAGGCCCCAAGACCGCCGTGATCGGCCCGGCGGTGCCCGCCTACTTCTGGTCGCTCGACGTGCCGGACTACCAGTTCCGCAACGCCGGATGCCTGCGCGACCGCGCCGCCCTGATCATCCCGCCGAGGTTCTGATCCTGGCGTTCTTGTGTTGACAAGGCCAGCGCCGCTGGCCTAGAACGTCGTGGACGACAACAGGAGGGACCATGCCGCTCTACGACTTTCCGACCGGACCGACCACGATGGCGGACATCGAGGCGTTCGTCGCCGGCGCCCAGGCGGTGGTGACCGCCCAACTGGCCAAGGCCTTTCCCGGCGTGTCCGCGCCGGTCCTGGAGATCGCGCCGGTTCACCCGAGCAGCCAGTTCGCCAAGATCGTCGCGGTCGACGCCAGCCAGCGCTCGGCCTGGGCGTTCGTCCGACTGGAGAACGGCCTGATCTACAAGCCCTCGTCGTGGAAGGTGCCGGCCAAGCATGCGCGTGGCACGATCCACACCGCCGCGCACGGCGCCGAGTACGTCGACTGGACCGGCCCGCGCTACGTCAAGGACCTGCGTCGATGAGGAACTTCTCCGTTCTCCTGTCGCTGCATGACGAGCGCCGCCTCTACGTGGTCGAGGCGTCGGACCCCGGCAAGGCGGTGGCCTTCGCCAAGCGCGTGGCGGCGGCGCACGACACCGTCGGCTCCAACTGGGAGATGGAAGTCGTCTTCCACGGCGCTTCCTACCTCGCCATGAAGGGCGCTTCCGTCAAGGTCATCGATCTGCGCTCCAGCGCGCAGGAACAGGAACCGGTGCCGCACGCTCAGCGTGGGAGTGGTTGCTGATGCGCGTCGAGGACGGAAAGGCCATCGTCGATGACGTCTGGGCGGTGGTCAAGGGCCACCTGCCCGGCGCCATCCATTTCGTGCGCCTCAATTGGGTCGGTCGCCTGCTGCACGGTGGCGACATGCTCCACTACTGGGGCATCCAACAGCCGACCCAGATTCCTGGCGTCGCCTATGTCTGGGACGACGAGACCAACGATGGCCCGCTCGGCGGCTGGATGGGTCCGGAGACCAAGATCATCGCCCGCTTCGCCGACCAGCGCCAGGGCCTGGACGTCCTGCGCGCGGCGATGGAGACCAAGGCGCGCTTCGACGCCCTGGTCCGCCAGGGCGAGGACTTGCTGCTCGCCCTCAAGGCCCAGCGTGACCAAGCCCTGTTCGCGGCCTTGACCCAGGGGGTTCCCGAGGCATGAGCTTTGCGATCCGCTACTTTCCCGGCCCGCGCCTGGGCTATGGCAAGGTCGTCTCCCGTCACGGGCGTCACGTCCTCTTCCAGGCCTATGCTGGGAACGATCCCCAGCCGGGGACCCTGCCCGAGGTCGTTCACTGGGACGACATCATCGAAGGTCGCTTTGCCTCGGTCGCCAAGGTCATCCTGGCGATCGACGAATCCATGCGCTGGTTCAAGGCCCTGGAAGCCGAGCGCGGCGCCGAGCAGTCCGCCGAGGTCCTCATGACGCATCTGCGGCGCTATGAGCGCGACGACTGCGAGGTTTGCCACGGCGCGCGCGGCGGGGTGCGGGGCAACGAGAACATCGTCGATGGCAAGGTGGTCTGTGACTACTGCACCATGGACATCCTCGACGCGAGGAAAAGCTGATGGGGGCCTACGCCTACTGCCAGAACCCCGACTGCGGCGCGCCGCACGATCGCCCGTCGGCCCGTGAGGTCGTGGAGCGCGAGCGGCGCTGCTACGCCTGCGGGAAGGACGTCCCGGTCTATGACGATCTGGCCGACATCCTCGAACGGATGGAGGGCCGGATCGACGATCTGGAAGCCGAGGTCAAGGCCCTGAAGGGAGAGACCGATGGGCCTGCGTAAAATCCCGCCGCGCTCCTCCTGGTGGATGGGCTATGCTCTCAGCACGGCGTTCAAGAAGCCCTCGCACGAGGAGCGGATCGCCCGGCTGCGCGCCGTTCAAGGGCATAGGCTCTCGGGCGCCCAGATGCGCGACCCACTCATGAAGAAGCTGGTGCGCGAGGGCCTCGTGCGCCTGCATCGCTCGTCGAACGCCGAGCATTACAAGAGCGCCCGAGGCGGCTTCATGAAGTCCACCGAGGCCTATCTGACGCCGGCCGGCGAAGCCTATCTGGCGGACCCGACGCCGCATCACGTCCCGAAGTCCGAGCGGACCGAGAAGACCAAGGGGGTGCGGGGCAAATGACCGCGACCCGCCAAGAGATCAAGGACGTCCTCGACCGCGTGGCGAACCTGCGCGAGCCTGACCGTGAGGTCGAGCTTGCCGTCTGGAACATCGTCAGCACCCAGGGGCGCTGGGCGTGGCACACCCATCATGAGACGATCCACCAGATCGCCAGCGATGGGCGATATGGCTACGGCATCTGCTCGCTGGAGCGGCTGACCTCGTCGATCAACGACGTGTTGTCGTTCGCCCACTATGCCGATCTCCATTCCCTCGAACTCCTGGAGAAGGGTCTGGCGCGGGTCAAGTTGCTTCCGCGTCATCTCTACGACCAGGACTACGACGTCCAATTCTTCTTTTGCCGCGACATGCTCATGGTGATCCTGGAGCATTGTCTTGAGAAAGCCAACGCATGAGCTTCGTCTATCTTGCGATCCCCTACACCTCCCAACTGGAGGACGAGGCCGAAGCCAAGGCCGAGCGCGACGCCCGAATGGTCGAATTCTGGAAGGCCGCCGCCTTTCTGATCGACCGGGGCGATCACGTCGTCTCGCCCATGACCCTGGAGCCGGCCCTGGTCGCCGTGCCCGACATGCCCTACCGCTGGGAGCACTGGAAGGAATACTCGATCAAGATGATCGGGATTTCGTCGAAGCTGGTGGTCCTGCAACTGCCCGGCTGGTCGACCAGCCGGGGCGTCATCGGCGAGATGCACGCGGCGGGCGAAGCCGGCATCGAGATCGAGTTCCTGACCCTTCAGACGGTCGCGACGTGGTTGAGCACCAGGGAGATTGAAGCGTGATCCAGTTCCTCAAGGACATCACGGGCGTCACCGCGCGCGCCGAAGCCCTGGAGCGCGCAAAAGCCAAGGCCCTGCATGCCAATCAGTTGGCCCAGGCGCGCAAGGTCGGGGAATTTCAGGTGGTGCAGGAAGACCGCAAACTCTTCCACTATCAACTGTTTCTCACCCCCTCCACGCTCGACGGGTCTTGGTTTTACCTGGGGAGCTACGGCCACATCTGTAGCCGGGTCAACGCCCACTCCTTCTCGTCTCTGGAAGAGGCCAAGGTGGCGGGTGCGGCGGCGGGCGCTCAATGCCGCGAGCGCATCGCCGGCGAGATGGAGCGCCAGCAGCAGTTCCGCAATATCTACGCCCCGCCGGAGTTCCTGGCCAAATCCGTCAACGCCTTCAAGTCGAGTGAGGACCTGCTGATCGAGGTCGCGCGGACGGTGTCCCAGAGGTACCAGCGATGAGCGCGGTCGCTCTGAAGTTCGACACGCTCGCCGACGCCGAGATGGCGGTCGCCCAGGCGCTCTATGAGCACTGGGTGCGGAGCGAGCGCGCCCGTCATGTCACCTGGAACATCCCCGGCTGGGTCGAGCCGCCCGCCTGGGCGGACATGAACTGGACCGAGCGCACGCACTGGCTGGTCGAGGCCGGCCTCGTCGTCGACTGCCTGCTCGAATTCGTCAAGAACAACCCCGGCGCCTATGGAGAGAGCCATGAACCGTCGTGAACTGATCCTGGGCGCCGGCGCGGTCGTCGCGGCCTCGGCCCTGCCGAGCGTGGTCGAGGCCGCGCGCATCGAGCCCATTCGACGCTTGCTCCTGGAAAGCGGCTTCGTCCAGCACGAGACCTTCGCCACCTCTTGGATGGCGATCTGGACGGAAGACTCCCACGCCTCGCGGCATGCCGAGGTCGTCCGGGCCTGGATCGACGAGACGGTCCAGAGCGGCTATCTCAAGTGTGGCGGCGAGACCTACATCCTCGATAAGCACGTGCGGCTTCCGCAGGTGGACTTCACGATCTCCCCGGCCGACAAGGTCTGGTCGCACTGGTCGGGCTGGGTCGAGGAGGCAGGGCTGAAGGTCGTCGTGCGCGTGCTCGCGTCCGATCCCCAGGTCGATGCGACCTTCGATCCGGTCTATCTGATGAAGACCCGCTGGCAGACCGACGGGACCCAGGCTCCGGAGGAGACTCGCTACCTCGTCCGCCGGCCGCTCCTGCGTTACCACGAGGAACGCGAGCTTCGCTACGCCCTCGGGGACACCGCCGGCTACTCGCCGAACTCGTTGGTCGAGTTCGACAATGGCTGGCTTCTCGACATGGCGAAAAGCGCATGATCCGCTCGACCGGAGAAGCGCCCGAGACCCGCGCCGGCCGTCTTGCCGAGGGCTATGCCGCGCAGAAAGCCGCGATCAAGAAGCTGCTGGACAGTCCGCCCGAGGTGGTGAACGCCCATTGGCAGCGCCTGAGCGCGATGATCTGGGCGCACTGTGATCTGCGAGTCCTCGGGGAGTGGCAGGAACGGCCGGTCCGGGGCTGGATCGCCGAGCACATCAACGCCCCGTTCGACATCTGCCTTTCCCAGGACGGGAACGGCCGCACGATCAGCGATACTGATCTGGCGATCTCGATGATCTCCAATCTGCTCCCGACGGCCTCGATCGAAATTCGAAAGTGGCCTCCCGGCGGAATCCAAATGCCCTGGGAGTTGAAGCTGGACACGCGCTTCAGCGCCGGCCGCCACCAGGGCCTTCTCTGGGGTTTCGGCCACAACATCGCCCAGGCCGCTTGGCGCGCCTATTTCAGCTACGTCAACAAGGAGCCCACCGATGTCTGACGTCTTCGATGAGGTCGAGCGCCGCCTGAACCGCCGGCGTCCCGGCTTCTGGATTCACAAGGTCGCCATCGCGATCATCGTGGTGATCGCCCTGTTGGTCGTCGCCGGCGCCGCCGTCCAGGTCTTCAACCCGACCCTGGCCGTCCAGTGGCAGGCCAAGCAGGACGCGGCCTATGACCGCGCCTACGAAGAAGCCCGGCGGGCCGAGTGATGGCGATCTTCGCGCCCGAATACACCTGGGAGGCGATCGGCACCGATGTCGCCGTTGGCCTGACCGAGGCGGTGATCCGGGGCGAGGCCGCACCGGTCTGCGTCGGCTCCTCGCTGCACGCCATGGAATTCCACGTCATCTGGCGCGGCGATCTCTACCGGGCCTTCACCGGCATGGGGAGCGATCCCGACTGGACCTGCGCCGAGAAGGGCGTGCGGGTCCCCCATCCGCTGGACGGCAAGAAGATCGACGAGATCGAGAAGGACCGGCATCGCGACGAGGAACGCTACCGCCGCGAGATCGAGACCATGCCCGGCCGGCACCTCTACATCTGCCGCAAGACCGATGACCTCCAGGACATCCTCGCCCGCATCCCGATGGACCTGCGGATGCGCCACGAGATGTCGAACATGATCACCCTCCTGGCCCGGATGATGCTGGTCCAGAACTCCACCCGCACGCTTTCCCGCTCCAAACTCGACCGGTTCTGACATGACCACCCAACGCCTCGATTTCTCCAGCGACGTCAACTGGCCCCCGAAGGTCGACTTCGATCTCAAGAAGCTGCGCTACGACGTGGCGGTCGAAATCCTGGAGACCCTGTGGCCCAAGCATCGCCACGACAAGCGCCACGACCTGTCGCTGCTGGGCTCGCTCTGCAAGGTCAAGTTCGGCGCGGCGGGCTTCAAGGCCGACGACATCAAGGAGCAGACCCTGGCGGTCATGCGCACGCTCGAAGCGGCCAACTTCGTGCGCAACGACGGCGGCGACTGGCACCTGACGGCGACCGGGGCGATCTGGGTCCTGGTGGCCCGGACCGCGCCCTCGGGCTGGGCGACCGAGAGCGCCCTGCTCCATCACATCGAACTGGCGACCTTCCCCGCCGCCGAGATCGCCTGGGCGATCGAGTCCTGCCCCTATTTCCACGTCCGCAAGGGAAGCCTGTTCGACGACAAGGTCTTCGACCTCCAGGCCTACCAGCAGCCGCTCGACGGGTGGAACGGATGGCGCTGACCCCCGAGGCCTGGGACAGCCTGATCCTCGACCTGCGGACCGCCGCCGAGGACAAGGACCGCGAGGCCTGGGACGACGCGATCCAGGCCCTGGAAAGCGCCTTCGACGAGCATGTCGAGGGACCGCTGGAGAGCCATCCCAACACCCTGGCCTGGAAGAAGAGCCTCGACGAGAAGACGCGGTTCCTGGCCGGCTGGCGCCACTGGGGCGGCGGGGCGCGTGACGTCCCCGACGCCTATCGGGGCGATCCGCACTTCAACCGGGGCCGGTCCGGCGCGGCGATCGCCCAGGACATGAGCGCGGTGAAGGACCTTGACGCGTGCTTCCACCCGGTCAAGCATCGGATCGCCGGCGGGGATAATCAGGTCCTGCCGCGCCACCCCGCCGTCTACGGCTCCTACGCGGTCGAAATCTGCCGCCTCTGCCGGGGGTGGACCCTGGTTCAGCACGGGACGCCCCGATGGCGTCCTGGCCCGTACTATGACGCCTACGAGAAGGCGATGCGCGAGGAAGAGGAGCGCTGCTGATGCTCTACGTGTTCGGGGACATCCACGGCCGCCTCGACCTCCTGGAGAAGGCGCGGCACGAAATCCGTGTACGCGGCGACTGCACGCAGATGATCTTCCTCGGGGACTATGTCGATCGCGGTCCCGAGAGCAAGGGCGTCGTCGAGGCCGTGATGGCGCTCCAGGCGCAGGGCGAGATCGCCCTGATGGGCAACCATGAGGAACTGATGCTGACCGCCTGCCAGATCAAGTCCTACAACGCCATGTCCAAGCTCTGGGTGTCGAACGGTGGCAAGCAGACCCTGAAGTCCTACGGCGCCGGCGACAATGCCTGGAACGCCAAATGGGACCTGATCCCCCAGGAGCACGTCGACTGGCTGGCGCGGCTCAAGCCGATCCACGAGACGCCGGGGCGGGTGTTCGTCCACGCGGGCCTCGCGCCGGGGGTGGCGATCAAGATGCAGGAGGAGGAACATCTTCTCTGGATCAGGGACAAGTTCCTCAACGCCTCGGCCGACCAGTTCGAAAAGCACGTCGTCCACGGCCACACCCACACCCATGCGCGCAAGAAGATCGAAGAGCCCGAGCTTCTCGCGCATCGGACCAACCTCGACACCGGGGCCTTCTACACGGGCGTCCTGGCCGTCGGGGTGTTCGACCCCGACGGCTACGGCGGACCCGAGGAGGTGCTGTTGATCCGCGAGGACGACGCATGATCCCCGACTTCGTCCAGAAGGCGCGCAAGCTCCTGGGCCTCTATGGCGACAAGCCCAAGATCAAGCCGGTCGATCCCGCCGCGCCGCTGGGCGGGGCGAGCGTCGGTCAGGTCTTCGTTTCGCCGGTTCCCCAGGTCCCTTCCGGGAGCAGCCACGGCGCCTTGGGTGGCCCTGGCGGCGGATCGATCCACACCGGCTCGGGGCACGGCGTCATCATGATGGGGGCGGGCGGCGGCGGCTCGGCCCAAATCCTGGTCTATAACGGCGCGACGACGACATGGGCGCCCATGCCCGAGGCCGTGGTCAAGACGGTCGAGAAGCCCAAGACGCGGCCGGGCCTGACGGCGGGAGAGGACGAGGTCATCACGACCATGGTTCACTATGGCGATATCGAACTGGTCCTGGAGCGCGACCGCAGGTTCGCCTTCGTCCGTTTCGGCCTGGAGCTTGCCTATCCCCGCGTCTCGGGCCGGATGCTCAAGTCCTTGATCAAGAAGGGCTATCTGAAGGCTATCGAGCATGACGAGATGGGCGGGCCGCAGGTGGCGGTGGTCGTGGCGGGCAAGGTCGCGGTCTGCTGAATTTTGTTGGCGTTAGAACGTTGACAGCCTCGGCGTGATGTCATAAAAGCCTCCTCGACGACAACGAGGAGGGCCACATGGCTTACGCAATTCCGGACCTGAGCACGTTCACGTTCCACGATCCCAAGGTCGAACGGTTCGCCAAGGCGATGATCTCGACGATCGAGACCGCCCAGACCATCCTCACGGCCTTCGCCAACGATCTCGCCGACAATCCTCTTCAGGCGTTCGAGCATAGCTACGGCGCCAAGATGGCCGCCGCCCACAGGGACGTCGCCAAGGGGCTGCTCAACGAAGTCCTCGACGCGCTGCTGCACGGTCAGGACAAGACCTGGGCCTACATCGGCCAGGACCTGCGCGAGCGGCTGATGTATCGCGTGATCTACGCGGCCTCGAACCCGCCGCGCTCGACCAACGTCGAAGGCAACGACATGGCCCGCTTCGTCCTGCGCGCCGAGGCCGACATGCTCGACCGCATGACCAAGAGCCGCTTCTGATGCGGATCGTCGACTTCGCGACGTTCGTGACGCTTCCGGCTGGGACCCTCTACCAGGAGATCGACCAGTACGGGAGCCCCATCAGCGCCCTGGCGATCCGCCACGACGTGCTGTTCGACGGCGATCGCCCGTTCGACTTCATCTACGAGGAAATCCTCTACCAGACGGCCGACGGCTTCCTGGGCGACCCGCCGAAGCTGGCCGAGTTGGGGACCAAGCGCTGGGGGCTCTTCGATGACGAGACCCTGTTCATCGTCTACGAGACGCAGGACCGCGCCCGGCTGGCCAAGATCATCCTGGGAGACGCCGCATGAAGTCGCTCGACGAACGCATCCGCGACGCGATCGACACCCCGCGCCCGGCCTGGATCGAGCGCGTTGGGAGCCGCTATCAGGTGATCACCAAGGGCGTGCTGTTCCCGAATACGCGCAACCCGGTCGGCAAGACCTGGGCGCTGCGCTCTGGCGCCCTGACCTACATCCGCCAGCAGTATCTCACCCTGCTGGAGGGCGACTGCCCGCTGCCGGCCGCGACCCAGGAGCAGCGCGACGCCTACCAGAACGAAGGGCGCGAGCGCCGCGCCGTCGTCGAGCAGTTGGCGACGGAACTGGATCGGCCCTACACGGACGTCTGGCGCGTGGTCCGCGACCTGGAAGCCCAGGGCCTGCTCCGCTTCGAGGAGGCCCGCCCATGACGCCGCAGACCCAGAGGACCTTCATCCTGTCCGGCGTGGGCTTCTTCCTCGGCTTCCTGCTGGTGTTTGGCCTCATGAGCGCCACGCAGGCCTCCTACAACCGAGGCTATCGAGACGCCAAGGCCGACACGCGCCGGGACGAGCCGGCATGCTTCGTCACCGAGCGCTGCTACCTGGGCCAGGACGCCGACGGGCGGTGGTTCATCGAGCCGAAATAGTTGGCGTTCAAGTGTTGCCAAAGCTGATCTGATCAGCTAGAACCCTCGCCGACGACAACGAGGAGGCCCCATGCCGCACCTGAGCAAGACGCCGTTCGACTTCGACTTCACCAGTGACGCTTTGGCGGCAACGCTGGAATTCGAGCGCAACACGACCGAGTTCTACCGCTACGAGACAGTCTTCACATCCGGTCGTGCGGCAACTCACGTTCTCGTCATGGAAGAAGACGGGAATTTCGTCGGCTTCGTCTCGGGTGAAGCCTGATGCAGCACCTCGACCCCCGCATCGGCTACCTGAACTCGGGCGTCTACTACGCCTTCGTCCACGGCTACGACAAGCCCGAGACGCGCGGCACGCTCGAAGAGGTCGAGATCGCCCTGGGCCTGCGCAAGCCGGCGATCGCGAAGGCGCCGGCGTTCGAAGAGACCCGCACCCGCTCGGGCGGCTGGAAGCGCACCTTCGGCTCGATCAACGGCAAGCCCCTGACCCTGACGATCAGCGAGGCCGACAGCGTCTGCGCCGACGTCGAGTGCGGTCGGTTCGGCTGCTCACTGTCGCTGCTCTGCGACTTCGGGACGGTCGAGGAAGACGGCCCGCACGTGCGCCAGTCCACCATCGACCAGATGGTCGAGTGGGCGCTGACCAAGGGCTGGTAGATGAGCCGCATCCGTGTCATCGACCGCGACGGGTTCATGCAGGGCTGGGTCGACGCCCGCGTCGGCCTGCCGACCTATTCTGGCCCCGTCACCCGCTGGACCGAGAAGGGCTCGTTCTGGACCACCGGAGCCGACGGCGAGGAGCGCCTTTGGAAGGCCGGCAACCACCAGCCCTGCGTCTACAAGAGCAAGCTCCGCAAGAGCGACATCATCCACGCGCGACGGGAGGGCTAACATGAGCCTGCTGGCCATCTATTTGACGGGCGCGGCGCTCACCGGCGCGGCGACGGCCGTCTACCTCTTCAAGGTCCGGGCGCCGGCGACCAAGGAGACCTACACCACCACCTGGGGCTATGTCGAAACCGACGACGTCAACGAGACCGGCAACCACCTGGGGGCGATCCTCCTGATGGCGCTCTTCTGGTTCGTCATGGTTCCGATGGGGATCGTCATGGGCCTCTGGCATCTGCTGGTCCGCGCCGTAGACAAGGCTTGGCGCCGCCGCACGTCGCGCCGCGAGAAGACGCACGTCGGCACCCATCGCTATCTGTGATCGCCGCCAGCCCGGCTGGCTTCAGTGTGTTGACGGCGCGTCGCTCGCCCGCTAAGAAGGGCTGACGGTCACGCTCTGGCTGCATGAATTTTCAATCCGAAAGAGGCCTTAAGTACATGGATTTCCACGTCTTTAAGACGGCCGTCGCCAAGCAGTGGGCCGCGATGACCAAGGATGACGCGACCCTGTTCCGCGTCGACGTCGACAAGGACCTCCTGTGGTCGACCTATCTGGGGGCGTTCCCGGCCGGGACCGATCCGATCTTCCGCGAGCGCTCCGAGCACGACTGCTCGTGCTGCCGCAACTTCATCCGCAACGCCGGCGACGCCGTGGCGGTGGTGAACGGCCAGATCGTCACGATCTGGGATGGCAAAATCGAGGGCGAGCCGGCCTACCAGCAAGTCGCCGCCACCCTGGCGGCCCTGGTCCGCTCGCGCCCGGTGCGCGACATCTTCCTGCACGACCAGAAGACCATCGGGACCGACAAGAACGTCGAGACCATGCTGGGCGGCGACATCACCTGGAACCACTTCTTCGTCAATGTCCCCTCGCGCTTCGTCAAGAAGGGCAAGGACATCCCGACCGCGCTCCACATCCCGCGCACCGCGCAGGAGACGCTTCTGCGCGCCGTGACCGAGATCACCGACGAGGCGATCGACACGGTGCTGGACCTGATCGCCCAGAACGCGCTCTATCGCGGGGCCGAGCATAAGTCGGCGGTGGTGGCGTTCCAGAAGGCCAAGAAGACCTTCGAGGGCCTGTCGGCCGCCGACAAGGCGCTGAAGGCCTGGGTCAACGTCACCAACGGCGAAATCTGGGGCTCGGTCTCCGGCATCCGGAGCACGGTGATCGGCTCGCTGCTGGTCGACCTGTCGGCTGACGTCGACCTGGAGGACGCGGTCAAGAAGTTCGAGGCCAAGGTCGCGCCGCACAACTACAAGCGCACGACCGCCCTGGTGACCAAGAAGCAGATCGAGAACGCCAAGAAGACGATCTCCGACCTGGGCCTGACTTCGGCCCTGGAGCGGCGCTACGCCGTCCTCAAGGACGTGTCGATCAACGACGTGCTGTTCGCCGACCGCGACGCCAAGTCGGTGATGAACGATGTCTTCGACGATCTGGCCGCCGACGTCGCCGAGAAGGCCAAGTCCTACGACAAGGTCGAGGAGGTCTCGATCGACAAGTTCCTGTCCGACATCCTCCCGAGGGTGTCGAGCGTCGAGGCCCTGGTCGAGAACCGCCTGACGAGCAATTTCGTCAGCCTGATCGCGCCGGTCGATCCGACCGCCGGCTCCCTCTTCAAGTGGGGGAACAACTTCTCCTGGTCCTATGCCGGGGAGGTGGCGGACTCGATCAAGGCCCGCGTCAAGGCGGCCGGCGGCAACGTCACCGGCGATCTCTGCTGCCGTCTGGCGTGGTTCAACTATGACGACCTCGACTTCCACATGAAGGAGCCGGGCGGTAACCTGATCTACTTCCGCCAGAAGTCCTCGCCCTACACGGGCGGGCGCCTCGACGTCGACATGAACGCCGGCGGGGGCCATACCCGCGAGCCGGTCGAGAACATCTTCTACGGCGATCGCCGGACGATGAAGGAAGGCGTCTACGAACTGATGGTCCATCAGTTCAGCAAGCGCGAGTCCAGCAACGTCGGCTTCGAGGTGGAGATCGACTACCTGGGCTCGATCACCCGCTACGCCTACACCACGGCCCTGCGCCAGGAGCAGGTCGTCAAGGTGGCGCAGTTCAAGTACAGCCACGCGCGCGGCATCGAGTTCATCTCCTCGCTCCCGGCCTCGTCGGCGAGCAAGGACGTCTGGGGCGTCAAGACCGAGACCTTCCGCAGGGTCAACGTCATCATGCTCTCGCCCAACCACTGGGAAGGCGAGCCGGGCGTGGGGAACAAGCACTGGTTCTTCATGCTGGACGGGGGCGTCAACGAGGACGGCGCTCGCGGCTTCTACAACGAGTTCCTGAAGGATAGCCTCACGCCCCACCGTCGCGTCTTCGAGATGCTGGGGTCCAAGCTGAAGCCCGCGCCGGCGGCTGAACAACTCTCCGGCCTGGGCTTCTCCTCGACCAAGCGCGACGAACTCGTCGTGCGCGTCAAGGGGGCCTTCACCCGTACCCTCAAGATCAAATTCTAACGGAAGGACCTGAAAGACCATGAGCACCGATCTCTTCGAAATCGCCGCGCGCGAGAAGTTCCGCTTCGACAGCCCCAAGGGCGACCTGGGCGTGGAAGAACTGTTCGACCTGCCGCTGACCAGCACCGTCGCCGGCAAGGCCAACCTGAACGACATCGCCGTCGACCTGTTCAAGCAGATCAAGGACCTCGACAACATCTCGTTCGTCACGCCCAAGAAGGTCGACCCCTCGATCGGCCAGCGCCTGGACATCGTCAAGCGGGTGATCGAGATCAAGCAGGCCGAGAACGCGGCAAAGCTGAAGACCGCCCAGGACAAGGAGACCCTGCGCATCCTGGACGAGGCGATCGCCGCCAAGAAGTCCGAGAAGATCGCCGGCACCTCGCTGGAAGACCTGGAAGCCCAGCGCGCGGCCCTGCTCTCGGGCGGCGCCTCGGCCTAGCCTCCGGGCGGGCTGACATAGGCGCTTGACAACACTCTCGCGCCAACATAGAAGGGCCTCCGACGACAACGCCGGAGGCCCTTTTCATGTCCGAGATTAGCTGCACCACGCCGGTTCCGAATAATCCGCGCTACGTGATTGTTACCGTCGATGGTCGGAAATATCGTTTCTCAGCGGCTGAGCGACGCCGACGCGGCGATGTCGTGATCAACTATGTGCTCGGAAGTCGAAAGGGCAAATGGGGCCAGTCGACCGATTGGGTCTCCCTGCCCCAAGGCCCCAAGCGCCGGACGGTGGTCTCCTCGGCCGCCGAGTTCCTCGCTTCGTCCCCAGACATTCCGGCTGAAGAACAGTCGGTCTGGGCCGGCGTCGCCTTTGCGAACCTCGCCCAATGACCTATCCCATCCAGATCGATCCCGCGATCCTCGCCCTGGGCGCCGCCTGGAAGGCGGCTGACATCCTGGAGCGCGACCTGCGCGCCAAATGGACCTACGACAGCCACGACCGCGCCACCTACGAGGCCTGGAAGCTCGCCGACGACGCGCGCAACGCCGCCTTCAAGGCGATGACCAGCGCCCTGCCCGATCCGGGCAAGCCGGTGTTCATCAGTCCCACCGACTGGCTGGCCCAGCAGGACAACTGGCGCACCTACTATGCGCCGGTGAAGGCCTGGAACTCGGCGCCGCACTGGAACAACTGGTACCCGTGCCTGGGCCACTATGAGTTCAACGCCCGCACCGGCGAGCACTTCTACCGTGGGGCCGAGATGTACGACCGCTGCATCGAGGAGGCCGTCCGGCGCAATGCCGAGTACGCGGCATACTACGCCAAGAAGGCCGCCTGACATGACCAAGTCCGTCCAGGTCCAGCGCGGCAAGACCACCTACCACGTCACCTTCGACGAGGCCGGGCAGGTCTCGTCGATCATCGGCGTCGCGGTGGTCGGCAAGGTCCCGCGCTACAAGGGCGGCACGCGCCGCGTCACCTATTCCGGCGCCAGCAACGGCTGGCACGCCAGCGCCGGCCGCCCCATCCCCATGCAGCTTCGCCCGATCGCGGACGAGGCGTTCCAGATCAAGGAGGCCCAGTCTTGAGCGACTTCCAGCTTTCCGCCCAGCACCAGCGGATCGTCAACAACACGATCGACGCGCTGGACTATCTCTTTCGGCGCAATGGCGAGCCGTCCTCGGGCGGCGAGATGCCGTTCAACCGGCTCGATCTCGGGAGCATCGCCGACAACATCTCGGCCGTCCTGGCGGTGCTCCCCAGCCACGCCGACATCCTGACGAAGTACCTCTTCATCGCCCAGGGGTTGCTTCGCGAGATCGCCAACTACCACGCGGGCGACACCCTGGCGCTCGACCTGCGCCGGATGGCGCAAGCCCTGCGCCCCTTCTACAAGACCCGCGCCGCCGCTGGTCTGTCGCCGGCGGCCCAGCAGACCCTCGACTTCATGGTCGAAGGCCTGCGCTTCCTGGCCGAGAACGACTGCGAGCCTCCGTCGGGTGGCGAGCAGATGTACAACCGCATCTCGCTTCTGAGCCGCACCGGCTCGGACGCCAAGCGCCTGCGCCAGGAGGCCCCCAACCTCGACGTGGTGATCACCCAGGTCGAGGCCCTGTTCATCGACCTCTGGCATTATCGCGCCATCGCCCTGAAGGACGTCCAGGACGCCTTGGAGGCCCTGGAGCCCTACTATGTTCCGCCCGCCTGGACGGTCGCGCCGGCCCCTGCGCCGGCTAAGCCCGCCGCCCGCATCGTCTCGAAGGCCGAGGCCCTGGAACTCCTCGACCACATCGCCACGACGGCCTCCGTCCTGCGGATGCAGATGGGGCCGGCCAACGCCGACATCACACTGGAGCGGGTCAAGACGCTCGAAGCCTTCGTCAATCAGCAATAGGGGGCCAGCATGACCACTCCGCTCTGCCTGAATCCGGACGGCGCCGACTTCCAGGCCCAGGCCGTCCTCGCCCTGGTCCGCTTCATCATCGGCGACGACTTCGAGCCGTCCTGGAACGCGGCGAAGCAGGTCTTCGAGGGCGAGCCCCAAGTCGCCCGCTTCGATAGCCCGCGCTGCCACGGCTACGTGATCTGGCTGGTCGATCACCGCGCGGCGGTGTTCGGCGGCGAACCCCGGCAGATCAACATCACCCTCTACCAACACGGGGTCAGCGACGAGATCGTCATCAACGCGTGGCTGGGCGAAACCAACCGCTGGATGGTCCCGACCTATCACGACATGCCCGGCCTCGATCTGATGTTCAGGCACGTGACCTTCCGCTGCCTGGACGTCAAGTCGGCCGCCTACTACGTCGCCGACCTGATGAAGGAGTTCTGGGCCGAGGGCTCGCCGCGATGAGCGACCACGATGCCTGCCTGACCAACTGGGTCCTCTGCGACGCGCCCGGCGGCGGGCTGGTGGTGATCGGCGAAATCATGGCCGACAAGCGCGGACGCTGGCCGGACGGGCGGCTCATCCATACCTCGCTCCTCCAGGCCAAGGCCGAGGCGGTGGCGCCGGGCGCGGTGGTCGCCACGCTCAACTCCCGCTACATCCTCGGGCGCAAGGCCGAGGAGATCACCGTCCGTCACTTCGTCGGGGCGATGCTCGCCCGCGTCGCGATCAGACCGCTTGACAACACTCTCGCGCCAACATAGAAGGGTCCTCGACGACAACGGCTGTCCGAAATTTGTAGACGGATTTCGGACATAGAGGAGCAACCCGATGGCCCAGCGCCTGAAGATCAAGGAAGTCGTGGTGGCGCAGCAGGACGCTGTCTACCACTGGCGTGGTGAGGAAGGCGACGAGTATCAGGTCATGAGCCTCGTCCACGTCCAGACCCTGGACGGCCGCTGGTTCCTGATGCCGGCCATGCGCCCCTACACCCGCGCCGAGGAGGCCGCGTTCGACGAGGCCTGCGGCGAAATCCTGTTCGGGATGAAGACCCGCTACTCGGACCCGCAGGCCTTCGCCGCCATCGTCCGCGCCGCCGGCTCGATCGATCCTGATCTGTGGGTCGAGTATCAGCCCGACACCCGCACCCTGGAAGAGAAGTTCCACGACGACTGGGTCGAGGAACAGTTCGACCGCCAACGCTTCGCCGCCTGAGGAGGACCCGATGAGCTACCAACAAGCCCTGATGGACGCCCAGGCCGCGTTCCACGCCCACGAGATGGACGTCAACGACCGCGCCTGGGAGCGCTGGCTCAAGAAGCTGGAGGACGTCCTCGGCTTCGACGTCGACGCCGACAACTCAAAGGAGGCCAAGGCCTTCTACTGCGACATGGGCTACTCGCTCGACGAGACCTTCGAGATGTTCGACAAGGGCATGAGTGTCGAGCAGGCCCGCGTCGCCATCCTGCGCGCGTGCTACGAGGCCGCCGCCCGCGCCGCCGGCGTGGGCCTGGACGCCCTGGTCGAGGCCGAGGCGCGCGCCGTCGCCACCCGCGACGCCCTGCCTGAAAAGCGCAAGGTGGACCGCGAGCAGTACGCCCGCTACGCCGAACTGCTGGGCAAGATGATCGCCCGCATCCGCGAGGTCGGCGACGACTCGGGCGCGGCGCTTGAGAAGGCGTTCGGCCAATGAGCGGCGGTCTCCACATGCGCCGAATCGATCACCCGCCGGGCCATGAGCTTCACGGCGTCACCGAGCGCGAGTTCGAGTGGTTCGGCAAGTCCTACCACGTGCGCAAGGAGTCCGGCGCCGTGCGGGTCTGGGTCCGCAAGAAGCGTGGAAGCCACTACCGCTTCCTGTCGCGCGACAGCGTGATCGCCGCCTGCGTCCGCCAAGCCTCGGGGCTGTTCCAATGAGCCGCCCGTCGATCGCGGTGGTCGCCGCCACGCCGGCCCTGGCGCCCATGCACTGGGAGATCGTCGACCTCAAGGTCTGCGACGACAGCCGGGTCAAGCTGAACGGTGATGGGACGATGTTCGCCCGCGCCGCCGACCCGACGGCGCTGGGCTGGATTCCGTTCAAGATCGTCCTGGGCTGCTTTGAGACCTTCGCCGACGCCTACGAGGCCCGCAACAAGGCCCGGTCGCTCTGGTTCAAAGCGGCCGAAACGGTCGACGCCGCCGCCGAGGCGGTGGTCGCCGCCGAACAGGCCCTGGCGCGCGCCCGCGCCGTCCAGGCCCAAGCCGAAAGCGCCCAGCGCGCGTCCTGTCGCGAGCCGTTCCTCGGCACGCCCACCGACTACTAGGAGGTCCCATGCGCAAGCCCAAGAAGACCGAGCAGGCCTATATCGTGTCGGGGACGTGGCCGTTTCCGACCGACATGCTGCGCTACGACGACGCCCGCCCGGCGACGGAGGGCGACGCCAACCTGATCAAGGCCCTGGAGAGCGAGGACCCCTCGCTTTCGGACCTGCGCAACCGCGTCCAGATCAAGCTGATCCGCCCGGCCAACGGCCTGCCCGCCGTCAAGCGCTGGGAGTCCTTCCTCTGGAAGGTCGTGGGCGGCGACGAGGAGGTCGCGGCGGACGTGGCGTGGCGCGACGCCCTGGATAACCGCGACGCCCTGCGCAAGTCCGGCCTCGCCAAGCTGACTCCCGCCGAGCGCGCCGCGCTCAATCTCGACATCCGCTAGGACAAGGAGGTCCCATGCCCTGCAATTCCGAATATCAACAGCCGAACGCGCGCGAAGCCGAGTCCAAGAAGGTCGCCGGCCTGCTGGTCTATGTCCACGATAAGCTGGGCCGCACCGATCTTTCGAGCAGCATCCGTACCATCGCCAACATCTATTACGGCGCGCCCGGCCGTTGCGATGAACTGACCGAACGGCTCTGCTCGATGCTGCGCGACCTGACGCTCGATGAGCAGAACGAGGTCATCTACGACGGCCGCAATCCCAAGGCGCGCGAACTGGCCGACTGGTGGGAGCGCCACCAGGAGCATGACCGCAAGCGCGCCGAGGCCGAAGCCCAGGCCGCCAAGCCCACGCTGAAGCAAGCCGTCTCGGCGGTGATCGCCCAACTCGACTATTCGGCCGACGGCAAGGTGTTCCCGACCGAGGGGAGCGATCAGCTTCCCCCGAAGCTGGCCAAGGCCCTGAACGACATGACCGACGCCTGGAACGACGGGCGTTGATCGTTGGCTCCGATGTGTTGACAAGAAGCGGCGGCCTCCTGTAGAAGCATCCTCGACGACAACAGGAGGCCCCGCCTTGACCGACACCATCGCGCCTGGAACCGAGTTCGAAGACGCCGTCACCCTCGGCGTCGAGATCATCCAGTCCAAGCCGCCGCACCTGACCGCCCGTGAGGCGGTCGAGAAGTTCCAACACCAGCCGGACGAGTTCCGCCTGCTGGTGACCCGCTTCAACAAGGCGACCGCCGCCTTGCCGGCGGTGGTCCACGGCCACCAGTTGCAGTCGACCTGCGCCAAGTGGGTGCTCGACTCGGCCCAGCGGTTGATCGACCTGCCGTTCGAGACGATCGAGCAGCGCGTGGCGTTCTACGCCAAGCAGATGACGCTCCCGGCCTATGGCTACCTGATGGATCGCTACAAGGACCGGCTCGACGCCAAGATCGCCATCATCCGGGCCTGCCTGGAAGACCGCAACCACGTCGGCGCCAGCTACAACCTGGGCATCCTGGAAGAGGACTTCCAGGAGATGGTCGACCGTCACGACGATCTGGTCTCGGACGGCTACCCTTGATGGGCGCTTGCAGCCGTCACAACTCCAGCCTAGCTTCCTCGCGCCGCGCTGTTGCGGTCATGAGGATTCGAAATGGACAGGCTGAAAGTCAAGCTCTTCGCCAAGGGGATTCATACCTCGGCCGAGGCCCTGGTCGATGCGATCGCGGCGCTTCCGGAGGGGCCGGAGAAGGATGCGGTGGTCGCGGCCGAGAAGCAGTTGCACGCGCGGCTGAACTGGGGCGCGGCGAAGGCCGGCGAGTTCTTCGGGGACGAGTCGATCTCGCTCCTGGCGCGGCGCCGCACTGGCGGCGAGGACAAGCCGGACGCCCCCGAGGTTCCGCCCGGCGGCTGACGGGTGCGTCATGGGCCTGACGGGCTGCACCTTTGCAGTCCTGACGGCCGGCTCGGTCGCCTATGCGATCGACCGTGGCGGCAAGGCGCTGAAGCTCAGCGCCTTCCTGCTGCTGGCGTCCTGGGCGTTCTCGGTCACCCTGGGCCAGACCCTCAACGCGGGCATGAAGCCCTATGTCTACGCCTGGGTCGACGCCCTGTTCGCCGGCGCGATGGGGATATTGATCTCCGCCCGGCTCCAGCGCTGGCGGGTCGCCCTCTTCACCCTGGCGATCGCCCAGATGGGCCTCCACCTGATCATGATCGGGGTCTGGGATTTCTCGCTGCACGCGCGGCGCCTCCACATCCTAGCCCTCAACCTGACCTATGGCCTGGAACTCTTCGTCCTGACGATCGGGGCGGCGACCTATCGCGCCGAGGCCGAGGACGACATGCCGGCGGTGATCGAGGTCCAGCACCGCTTGATCGGGACCGACGACGGCCGCGTTCTCGATTGGCTTGAATGTGTTGACAAAGCCAGAGAGCCCATCCTATAAGCTCCCTCGACGACAACGAGGAGGCCCCCATGCCGAAGACAAGTCCCGCGACCCTCTCCCGCGCTCTCGCCTATCTGGCGATCACCGGCGGGACCTCCTGCCTGACCATCAACACCCGCGTGGCCATGCACCCCTACTACGATCTGGTGCCGCGCGTGGTCAAACTCGGCGAGACCGAGTTGACCCTGCACGTCTACAAGCTCAACGCCGAGGGCAAGGCCCTGGCCGAGAAGTCCAAGCTCTGGCGCGGTCACCAGAAGCTCCTCGACATGGGCTTCCAGTTCAAGAAGAACCGCCGGCGCCAGTCGTCGCGGTTCCTGTCCTACGAGCATGCCGAGCACATGGAGCGCAAGAGCCTGCGCGGCGCCTTCATCTCCGGCGATCGGGTCTACGCCCAGCCGGCGCCGGGCCAGACGCCCGAAGGCAAGAAGGACTGGGACTACATCGAGGTGGCCCTGTGAGCGAACGCACCGCGATCGACATCCTCCGCCACGCCGCCGAACTCCTGGAGACGCGCGGCTGGGGCCAAGGCGCCACCGTGGTCGACACGGCCGACGCCGGCGGCGCCCTGTGCGCCAATATCGCGCTGGGCCTCGCCTCGGTCCGCATCGACCCCAAGGACTACGCCGCCTACACGGGCGCCCAGGTCGCCCTCCTGAAGCATCTGGGGATCGACCTGGGGCCGGCCCTGCTCCAGAAGACCACCAAGTCCAGCCTGATCATCGAGTGGAACGACGCGCCCGAGCGCGCCGCCCGCGAGGTGACCGACGCCCTGCGCGGCGCGGCCGACGGCCTTAGCCGGGAGGCGCAGCCTTGATCACTCCCGTCCAGCAAATCCTCACCGACGCGGCCGTGCTGCTTGAAGAGCGCGGCTGGGGCCAAGGCAACGACACGATCCGGACGGCCGACCAGGGCGGCGCCATGTGCCTCAACCTCGCCCTGGGCGCAGCGCCCTCCGAGGACTTGGAGACCTTCCGCGCGGCCCAGTACGCCCTCATCAACCATCTGGGCCTGGAGGTGGTCACCGAATATGATCGCTTCGCCGGCCTGATGCGTGAGATGCCGGGCGTGACCCTGGTCAACTGGAACGACGCGCCGGGACGCACGGCCCGCGAGGTGACCGACGCCCTGCGCGCGACGGCGCTGTCGGTGGTGGTCGACGCCCTGGCGGCGGCAGAAGAGGCCATGGCCTGATGCCGCGTCCCGCCCAACGCCGCCACGCCCTCTACCTGCTGGTCGTCAGTTGCGGCCCGCTGGTGATCATGAAGGGGCCGGAGGCCTTCACCCCCTGGCCGGTCCTGCGCAAGGCGATCCTCAAGACCATGCGCGAGGCGCACGGGCTGAAGGCCTCCGAGGTCTCGGCCGTCGAGGGTCTTGCCGATCCGCGCAGCGAAGACCCGCAAGACCGCAACGCCGTCGAGAAGTTCGCCGCCGCCTTCGCCGGCTCGGACAACTTCCCGGCCTTCCATCTCTACGCCTGGACTGGCGAAGGCTTCGCCCTGGTCCGCGCCCCTCTGGAACAGGAGACCGCCGCCTGATGCCGCTCTACCTGACCCAGTACCCCCTCGACTGGCCCGGCACGACGGCCAAGGGCGGCGCCAAGACGACGCTGTTCGCCCGCGATTACGTCGAGGCCGAGGCGTTCTGCAAAGCCCGCAAGCTGGGCGAGGTCCTGATCGACCCCGCCGAGCACATCACCGCCCGCGACGCCTCCGTGCTCAACCACATGCGGCCCGAAATGCCTTCGGACCTCCTGCGGCGCCGGCGCTACAGCGATGCGCTCCACGCTGGGGCCTTCCTGTCGTTCGTGGGGCTGAAGTCCGGCTATCTTCAGGTCGAGGAACTGCTGGGCGATGTCTCGCCCGTCCACGAACTGGCCCACTGGGTGATGTTCCGGGACATGCACGCGGAAAGGGGCGCGGCTTGGAAGCCGCCTTCGGCCGAGGTGCTGATGAGCCATGCCGATCGCCTGGAGATCATGGAACGGCAGGTCCCCGGCTTCCACCCCCGCTCGATCTCGTACACCGAACCACGGGGGCTTCCGATCGAAAGCTGGGAACGCGCCGAGGCGATCCGGCAATGGGACCTGGAGAAGCTCGCGGGCTTCGCCGATGACTATCCGCGCCAGCGTCGGATCGTCCAACGTCAACGCAAGAAGCGCGCTGAGAAGATCGCGCGACTGGAGAACGCATGACCCCGACCGATGAGCTTTTGAACCGCGCCGCCCAGCGCCTGGAACAGCGTGGCGGGCGAGACGCCTACAGCGCCCTGCTCGACGTCTCGCAAGGCGGCGAGAGCATCGCCGAGGCCCTGGAGGCGGTGATCCTCCACCTGGGCCTGCCCTATGATCCGACCCGTCGTCTGCGCGGGCCGGTCCTGCGCTGGTGCCTCGCCGAGGACCGCACCCAGACCCAGGTGCTGGGCGCCCTGCGCGGCGCGGCCCTGTCCATCAAAAAGGCCCGCATGAGGGACCCTTACGAGATCATCAACGGCTGGTGGTGGCTGAGCTTCGCCGACGACACCGGCTTCCTGGGCGTGGCGGTCCTGCACGCCGAGAGCTTCGACGCGGCGCTGCGCAAGAGCGGAGCCACCGGGCTCAATCCGGGCGGCTCGGTTCAGGGCGTGCCCCTCCCCGAGGAGTACGTCCCGGCCGAGCCCTATCGCAATCGCCTGCTGAACGCGGCCGAGGCCATTTCCGCCGGCGGGATCAAGGTGAGCGCATGACCGAGGCCCGCATCTACAACGGCGCGGCCGGCGCCATCTTCATCCGCAACCCCAAGTACGGGGTGATCGAGACCGACTCCCTGGTGGTGATCGACCGCCCGGACGACCTCGACCATCACGGCCTGATCGGGCGGCTCCACATCCAACCCGGCATGGACACGGTGATCGTCAAGGCCGGCGTCGTCCACGTCAACGTCTATCCGTGTCAGGTCCGGCCGCTGAAGCTGGGCGAGCGGATCGGCGACCCCGAGGCCAACGCCCACCTCAACCAGATCGCCGAGATGGTCGGCGAGGGCGAGGACGTCGGGGCGGCCTGGGAGAGCGTCCAGGCGATCATCACCGAGCGGGACAACCTCAAGACGGCGGCCGAGCGCGTGCGCGACTGCCTGCGGTCGGCCAACCTGACCGACTCGGTTCAGGACGTCCGCTACGAGATCGAGACGGCCGCCAATTTCATCGCCGAGGCCCTGTCATGAAGGTCCCGCTGAAGCAATGCCCGCCCGGCCCGTTCCTCTATGAGGGCGTCCTGGGCTTCAAGACCGAGTACGGGGCGATGTCCACGCGCGAGCTTCCGAGCCCGCCGCTGTCGGGGCGCCACCAGCGCGAGTGGTACGTCACCGACCACGCCGACGCCTATTGCATGTCGTCCGGCGAGGCCTTCTGGGCGGGCGCCAAGACGCGCGAGGAGCGGGACGAACTCCTGGTCCAGCCGCTCTACGAGGGCTGGCTGAAGCTCAACCGACCGAGCGATCGCGAACCCTCCGCCCTGGAGCGGGCCTTGGTCGAGTGCATCGCCGTCGCCTCGCTCTATGATAATCCCGCCGGGGTCTACGCCAAGAACATCCTGGACGCGATCAGAACGGGTGGCGATGAAGGCCTCAAGGCGCTTGCCTCGCCGCTCTCCGAAGTGGTGCGGGAGCGTGATCGCTTGAAGCAGGCGATCGACACGGCCCTGGTCCAGATCAGCGGTGGTCTCTGCTACTTCACGGCCGACGCCAAGCACGCCCAGCTTCGTGATGCCGAGAAGACCCTGGAGCGGGCGCTGAATGGCGACGAGACCCCGTTCGAAAAGCGGGTCTATGGCGAAGAGCCGGCGGCCGACTGGAGCCTGGAGCTTCACGTCTTTCACGCCGCCAACAACCCCGACCTGCCGCAGGCCACGCGGGAGCTTCTCAAGACCCTGTGGAAGGCCTACTGCGAGATGGAACAACGCTGCGAAGGAGCCTCGACTTGAACATTCTGCAAGACCTCCTCGCCCACCCCGAGAACATGACGGACGCCTACGCGTCCTGCATCTCGATGCGGATCGGCGACACCCTGGCCAGCCCTCGGCGCCAGGACCTCTTCGATCTGGCGACCACCCTGACCTCGATCTCGCACGCCCTGCTGGCCCAGGCCCCGCAGGAGGTGCGCAACGTCCTGATCCACGACAAGGGCGACATGGGCGATCCGGTCATGGTCGCCTTCCGTCTCGGGCAGTTGTCCATGGCCGGCGAGATCATGGGCTACGAGGCCAGCCGCCGGGCCGATGACGACATCATCGAGGTGGTTCGCGCCCACCGGGGCTTTCTGTCCGACATCGCCGCCGGCCGCAACACCCAGCGCGAACTCGCCGCCCAGTTCGGGATGTCGGGTCGGGAGGTCCGCGTCACCCTGCGGCTCCTCGGGAGCAAGGGCCTCGTCAACACCGTGCTCGGCAAGAAGGTCGGCGAGTTCGAGGCCCGGCTGACGCCACTGGCCGAATCGGTGCTCGACCAGATCAGGAAGGCCGCCGCATGAGCGAGGGCGCCAAGCGCAAGCGGGCCGCCCGGCGCGCGCCGCAAAAGACGCTGATCGAAAAGCTCGACACGATTCTCGACGAGAGCCTCGCCGGGATCGAGCATCCCTCGCAGGTGGCGATCAATGTCTGCGTGCCCCGCGCGGACCTTCAGGAGGCCGTCAGGGGCCTGAAGCTGCGGGAGGTGTCCACCGGCCTGCCCGAGGACTTCCTGGTCGCCTGGGACGATCTGCGGCGGGCGATCACCGCCGTCGAGACCGCCAGCCTCTACTCGATCGGCGAGGCCGTCCGCTGGCTGGAGGAAGAGCGCATGAAGTTCGACGCCAAGGTTCGCGACACGGCAAGGTACGCATGACCCCCAAGACCTTCATCGACAAGTTGCGGGTCGGCGCTCAGAAGGCGCTCGCTCGCTCCAGGGCCTGGACGCCCGAGGAGAACATCGTGCTCCAGACCCTGGTCTGGGCGCCGGCCAACATCCAGCAGCGCTCGGACCTCTATGTGGCGGGCGTCATGCGCGGCATGCTGGCCCTGATCTCGACCATGAGCGGCAAGGTCTCCGAGGAGATCAAGACCCTCCTGTGGATGGCCGGCGAGGCGACCGAGACCAACGCGCCCGTGCCGGACGATCAGGTCCTGGCGGCGCTGGCGGCCCTCGACGGCCTGCATGCGAGGGGCTGATGGTCAGCGCCTACCAGCAATCGCTCAACGCCCAGGCCTCGGGCCTGTCGACCCAGGCTGATCCGCTCGCCCGAGGCTACTGGAAGAACGGCCAGTGGGTGCGCAACTCGCTGCACGACCGCCTCAAGGCCTACATCGCCAGGGTCCCGGACGTGGAGTTCCATCGCTACTCGTCGCGACCGGCCGGCGCGATCACCGTCCGGGGCATTTCGCCCAACGCCTATGTCCCGGTCACCGATCAGAGGAGCCCGCCGGCCCCGTTCAGCAAGGACAGGTGGTGCTACATGCCCAAGACGATGCGCGCCCTGGTGGAGGAGGGCGTCCTGATGGTCGCCAGCCTCGACGTCCAGATGGACGGCAGCACCAAGGTGGCGATCTACAAGCCGGTGCGCTGATGCGACGGTTCATGCGCGCCCCCAGCCTGTCGACCTATCCGATCCCCTACCAGCTTGAGCGCTACCTGCTCAACAACCGCGACGTGCGACTGGTGCGCTGCCGTGACGGCTGGCGCCTCCAGGGCCGAACCGGCGTCTTCCACCGATCCCGTGTACCCGGCACCGGGCGCTACTCCTGGCGGTCGGTGGCGATCTGCCTGGACAGCCTCTGCGTGATCGAGAGCTATGACGAGACCATGCGCCCCGACGTTGTCGGGCTCGCCAAGGACGTGGTGTGATGGTCTGGTGGGACCCTCAGGCGCTGGTCAAGAGTCACTGGTCCTATGATCCGAAGGACGGCACGCGCCCCTATTACATGTTCGAAGGCCGGCGCTACAAGAGCGCCATCGCCGCCGCCACCGCCGAGGTGCTAAGCAATCGCCTGTGGGCGTTGTTCGACGTCCTCCCAATCCTGCTGCGCTGCGCCGACGGCTCCTATGTCGTCGACTGCGAACCGATCGGGAGCGAGCCGCACCTGCCGGCCCCCGACATCCGGGTCTCCAGGCGCATCGCCCTGGGCTTGGTCGAGGCCGGGCTGCTGCTGATCACCGAGTACAACGAGCGCGGCGTCCCTGACCGCCTGGAGCTTGCCGCCACATGAGAGGCCTTCCCAAGCCCGCCGAGGTCCAGCTTCGCCGGTACCTCCAGGGCGGTCACTTCAAGCACCTGATCCGGGCCTATCGCGGCTGGCGGCCCTACAATCCCGCCACCGGGACCATCCACGTCGACAAGCGATTCTCGACCAAGACGGTCCAGCGGGCCGTCAGCGCCGGCACGCTCGACGTCTACGAGTTCGACGAGGAGGGGCAGGTCCAGGTCTACGCCCTCGGCGCCCAGTTCCTCGGCTGGAAGTCCTCGTCATGACCCCGCACGAAAAGGCGATGACCAAGTCGGTGATGCGCATCTGCGACGACATCCGCATGGTCGGCGGCGGGACGGGCGAGGCGACCGCGCTCTGGAAGTTCGTCTACCGCCCGGCGATCGAGACGGGGCGCGCCGGGCGCTACGCCTTCGTGACGGCCAAGCGCGACATGCCCTTGCCAATGCGGACCGCCAGGGGTTATCGTCGCTGCGAGATGGAGGCGGTGGTCGACGTCGGCTATGCGGGGCTGCGCCCCGTGGCCTGGGACGAAACCGGCCGTGTCCTGGAGTATCGGGGTCGGGCGTGAAGGCCGATTGGCGCGAGACATTGGCGGTCGCTTTTGACCGGCCTCTTCCGGCTGCGGACGAGGTCAAGGACCCCTACGCCTTCGATCCCACCGCGCCGGCCATCATCCTCGACTTCGCCACCCCGCCCGAGCCGCCGCCCGAAAACGAATATCGCTGGCTGGCCCTGGACGCGGCGGGCGAACCGCTGGGGGAGTTCTGGACCATCCCGCTGGCGGCCGAGGGGCTCGCCCATATCCTCTACCCAGGCCACGCCCAGATCGTGCGGGGCAACGCCACCAGCCGCCTGCGGGCCAAGCGTCTCTCGCGCCTCTGCGAAGCCCAGAACTGGCGCTGCTGCTACTGCTATGGAGTGATGCGCCTGCCGGTCGAGTGCCTCCCCCAGGCGCCGGACATGGCGACCCTGGAGCACCTGCACCGCCAGACCGACGGCGGCGGCGGGCGGCTGGACAATCTGGTCGCCGCCTGCGCGTCCTGCAACTCCCACCGGGGTGGCTTCACGCCGCTGAAGTGGTGGAAGGTCCGCCAGCGCCTGCTCCCGGTCTGGCCCGCCTGCACGACGATGACCGAAGCCGCCCGTTACAACCTGCGCGGCTATGGTCCGCTGCGGGCCGGCTAGGTGGAACAACCGTTTTTGGTTGTATTTCCGGAATACAACCTTTTTCGGTTGTAGCGCGATTGTGTTGACAGGGTTTACAGAACCGGGCTAGACCGGAGGCCATGATGGCTTCCGCCCCGTTCATCCCGTTGCTCCTCAAGGTCGGCGCGACCCGCCGGCGCTTGGCCGCCGCGCCCCAGCGGGTGCGCGACAAGGTCAACGCCCAGGCGGAGTTCTACACCGACGCCAAGGAGAAGGCCCGCCGGCGCCGGGCGTTCATCCTGACGGCCCTGCTCGACGAGTTCTTTCACGGCACGGTAGTGTTCGAGCGCAACGCCCACGGGACCTACGACGCCCATTTCACCGGCACCTCGGCGCAGTTCCAGGCCCTGGACCGGCCGAGCGCCCACCTCCTCCTGGACGCGCGGTGGTCGCTCAAGACCCTGCGCTATCCCCTGTCGGTGGGCGATCTGGTGGTCGACGCCATGGACGAGAACAGGACGCCGCTGCGGCTGATCCAGCCCCCGATCCTTCCGGAGGACGCGGCGTGAAGCGCCAGACCCAGATGGACCTCAACGGGATCACCCGCGCCGAGGCCGCCTGCGTCGCGGCCCTGATCCACGGCACGCGGCTGAAGTTCGTCGACCGCGCGCCCGACGGCTATTATCGGGTCGTGGCCATGGTGACGCGCGATCTCACGCACCAGAAGCCCGACGGGCGGGTGCGGCTGAAGTGCTACGAGCGCAAGTTCTCCCGCCCGACCATCGACAAGCTGGTGGCGCGCCGGGCGCTCCAGGTCGTCCAGATGGACGAGCAGGGCCGCGTCCAGATCGCCGCCTCGGCCGAGATGGTTCACGCCTGCATGGCGCTGCACGGGATCAGACTGAAGAGGCCCGGCGGATGATCCGGCGCCGCGTCACCCGGCGACAGGCCGAGGCCAGGGCCGCCTATCGCGTCGCCGACGCGGTCGGCTATCTGGGGCCGCACCATCTCCTGGTCGAGAAGGTCCCCGGCGGCTGGGTGCTGGTCGATCGCCTGGAAGGCAACTACGCCCGCCGCGAGCCGCAGGACTTCATGACCTGCACGACCGACGATCTTTCCGAGGCCACGCGCTGGGCCTGGAACTCGATCACCGAGGCCTGCGCCCAGTGCCGCCTTTCGCTCCAGGCCATCGCCTGGGATCACCTGCTGCGCCCGGTCCAGTACACCCTCAACAAGGAGCCCCTGTGAGCGCCGCCTTCCGCGTCAAGCGCATCCTCGACTACATCGAGGGCCTGCGCGCCATGGGCGATGGCCGCCCCGCGACGATCCACGTCGACCACATCCGGGGCGACGTCTACCGCCTGCGGGTGATCGAGGCCAACGGCGAGACGTCCTATGGCTTCTACTCGCCGCGCCACTACTCGGCCGATCTCATCCCCGCCGCGCGCGGCGTCTTCTCGCGCTTCCGCCTTAGCTCGATCCGCGACGGGGTGCTGCTCTGGCGCGACGACGCGGACCTGGAGATGATCTCCTGCGACCACCGCCAGCGCCCGATCGACTTCGTCGTCCGCGCCTGAGCCAACGTCGCGAACCGTGACCGTCATGACGCTTGACACGCCCGCAGGGCCGCGCTAACCATTTTCCTTAACGCAACCCATACGAAAATCCTGGTCCAGGGCGCCGCTGAACAGGCTCCCCGGCCGCGCGAAGCCCCGGACCCCAAAAGGGTGTCGCCCGAGGGCGCCGTAGGCGGACGCCAAATTTTTTCGTAAGAATGAGGAAATACATCCATGCCCCGTGGTCCGCTGGTCGAGAAGTACGTCAAGGGCAAGCTCTACAGCCAGCGCCAGTTCCGCCGGCTCATCATCGACACCCTGCGGGCCATCCTCGATCTGCCCGGCTACGAGAAGGGGGCGCGCGCCCGCGACATCGCCGACAAGTTCGGCGACCCCGCCTGGGTCGAGGCCGAGAACCTGCGGCTGATCGCCGTCACCCTGAACAACCTCAAGACCCAGGGGCTGGTCAAGCAGATCGAGCGCGGGCTCTACAAGGTCAACGAGGCCAAGGTCGATCTGGGCCTGGACCAGATGGAGCAGACCGAGCAGACCATCGCCGAGGTCCTGCGGGCCGAAGGGGGCTACGCCAAGCGCCGGGTGATCGACCGCGAGCACGACGCCGACAGCCAGTCGACCGACGTCAAGGCCGGCGACATCCAGCGCACCCTCACCCGCGTGCTGATGAACAGCCAACGAATCCAGAAGGCCTACGGGGGGATGGTCTACGCCTTCTACAACCTCCCCCAGGCCGAATTGTCCCTCCTGCCCCAGATGGGGAAGTGGCTCCACCTCCAGTCGGCCGCCGCCACCCGCATGCTGACCGGCCAACCCTCCCACGAGGTCTACGGCCTGATCGAGAAGGCCACCCGCCTCCAGTACCGCCACATCGGGGCGGTCTTCAAGTTCGTAATCGACCACATCGACGAGGACTTCGCCGACGCCGCGCGCGGCTTTGAGCCCCTGCACGAGGCGATGGCCGAATTCAACGACGCCTTCTCGGACGTCAACGCCGGCGCCCGGAACAAGATCGAGGACCGGTTCGGCCCCGAAGGCGAAGACCACCGCCAGATGCGCGAGGCCGGCAAGACCTACACCGAGATCGACGACGCGCGCGAAGCGGCCTTGCGCGCCTACGACGCCGAAGCCCCGCTGCGGCTGATCGACCTCTTCTGCGAGGGAAACCCCCAGGCCCACGAGCGCGCGCCGCTCTCTTTCTACGAGGCGTTCGCCGACTGGGCGATGCTCGACGCGGCCCAACTCAGCCGGGGCATCCTCGTCGCCGACTTCACCCGCGCCAAGCGGATCAAGAAGCTCGACGACCGGGAAGACGGCCCGCTGCCCGGCTATGAGGGCTGATCGGCTGGAGGCCCAAAAGGGCTGGCCGCTCTGGGTTTGTCAACCAAAGCCCTACTCCTCTATGGTCCATAAAGGTACACATATTAAATACATTCTTAGTTTACTCTGTATATGTAAACCTCTCCCTATACTCTCTATACCCTCTAAAAGCTAACCTAATTAAATACATAGTTAGTAATATGTGTGTCTTTCTACCATTTTACTACCCAGTTATTTATTATAGTTAGTTTTTCTCCTATAGTGTAGGGTAGAGAAGAGAAGAAAGGATGAAAAGTGGACTATCTACTAAATGAATAGATAATAATCCCTGCCGGGCAGACCTCGAAATTGGCGTCGAGCAAATCCCGAGCAAATCCTGGTCGCCTCGCCGCCTCGCCGAGGGGATCGACACGGTATGCAGGACCCGGAGGGAGAGCGGAGCGTGTCCAGGCCGTGTCGGCGGTGGTCCTGGCGATCTCCCTGCCGGGAGACCCGTCGACCGCCCAACCCGTCGACCGTCCTGCCGAGAAACGACCCGTCATCCAACACGGCGTCCAGGTCCCGGAGGGCAAGAGCCCGATAGGGCGGGTTCGGGCCGTGTCGGCGGGGAGTTGACAGTCGTTGATCACGACGCTAGACGTCGTGAATCTTGACATACGCCCGTCTGCATGAGAGACGTGGTTAACGAGATGGGCTGCTCCAAGGCCCCTCGGGAGCCACCCATGCCGACCCCCACCACCCTCCGCTCGACCTCGCCGTCCGATCCGCGCCCCACCGCCATCGACCCTGACGTCCTGGCCCTGGCGATCGGCAAGGTCCTGCCCGACATCCTGGGCTGGGCGCGTCTGCGCCAGCCGGGCTTTGGCGAGGCCGATGTCCACCACGCGGTGGTCACGGCGCTGCACATCGCGGGCCTCGACGCCTTCCGCCTCGGCGTGGTCCTGGCCTCGCAGTTCAACTGGTCGGTCGACTACAGCCTCGTGCGCCTGCTCGACAGCGTCATCGAGGCCCTGCCGACCGCCTACCGGGCGGTGACCGGCCGCTGGGTCGCCCGCACCGGCACCCGCTTTCCGGCCAAGGAAGGCGACACCATCGAATTCCTCGACGCGGCCGGTCGCCGCCGCGTCGGCAAGGTGGTCGGGGTCGCGGCCCTGACCGCCACGGCCTATGTCCAGCCCGCCGTCGGCACCGAGTTCACCGATCCGCCGGTCGAGATCGCCGCCGAGGCGGTGGTCGCCAACGTCACCCAGAAGCGCTACCAGCCCGAGCACCCGATCCTGGGCGCACGCTACGATGACGCCCCAACGCTGGGGGCTCTGGCCGAGGCCGAACGCGCCCGCCGCACTGACGCGGCGGCTTCGCCGAGGACGCCGGCGCCCCACCCGCACCTGACCGACTTCCGCCCGGACCCTGACGGGCCGGCCATCGCCTGAGACCCTCCCCATGAGCCTTTCCTTCAACGACGATCCCGAGCAATGCGTGCGTGACGCGCTGGACCTCGACCTGGACGAGGTGGCGGTGGTCTGCCGCGACGCCTCGGGCGAGGTCTATGTCCTGGCCTCCACCAAGGGCCGGCGCCTGGAGCGCCTGCTCGCCGACGGGGTCGACCTGACGTGAAGATCATCGGCGTCGATCCGGGCATCGCCGGCGGCGTCGTGCTGCTGGACACCAAGGCCTGCACCCTGGCGGTTCACGACATGCCGACCGAGCCCTCGACCAAGGGCCGGCGGCTGGCGTCCTCGGCCCTGTTGACCGTCTTCCTGCACGACGTCGCCCCCGATCACATCTTCCTCGAAGAGGTCGGGGTCCGGCCCGGCGAGGGCGCGGTCGGGGCCTTTTCGTTCGGGCGCGGCATGGGACGCCTGGAGGGCGTGGCGGCCGGCACCCGCACCCCGCTGACCATGGTCACGCCCCAGGAATGGAAGCGCGTCACCAAGACCCCGGCCGACAAGAAGCGCGCCATCGCCCGCGCCTACCAACTCTTCCCCCGCTGCGTGAAGCTCTTCCAGGGGCCGCGCGGCGGTGAAAAGGACGGGCGCGCCGAAGCCGCCCTGATCGCCTTCTACGGGGCGATGAAGCTCGGCGCCGTCCCCTCCTCTCCCATCGACCCGGCGGAGTTTCCGGCTTGACCCAGCCCCAGTACCTGACGCGCCAAGCGCTTTTCCGCCGCCGCCAGCGCGGCGACATCTGGCCCGTCCACGACGATGTCTACTACAGCGCCGGCGCCTCCACCGTCGTCGACGATCCGCGCGAGCCCAACATCGTCCCGACCGGGGTGCTCGACGCGGCCGGCGAGATGCTGCTGAAGGTCCACATGCCGATCAAGGTCCCGATGGGCTTCGCCCTGCCGGTGGTCGAGGATCGCGACGACGCCGACGAGGTGGTCTCCTACGTTCCCGAGAGCCAGTTGATCGTCTCCGACATCGGCCTGGGGCGCGGCTATGTCACCCCCGAGGAAGCCGACGCCGGCGAGATCGACGGCCATGAGGCCCACGAGGAACACCCCGGTCAGGCCTCGATCCGCATCCCCGCCACCAAGGAAGTGATCGCCGCCCACGGGGCGATGGGCGAGGCGGCCGAACGGGTCGCCGATCAGGTCACCGCCCTGCACCTCGATCTCACCCCCGAGGGGATCATCGTGCTGCGCGGCCTGATCGCCGCCCAGGGCGAGGCGCTGATCGCCTTCCTCCAGGCGGCTCACACCGCGCGGGCCGAGGGCGGCGAGGCAGACGAAGCCGAGGACGAGGACGATGGCCCCGAAGAAGCCTGACCTCTCGACCCGGTCGGGCGCGGCCCGCCATAGCGCCGAGCGCGACAAGGCCCTCGACGCGGCGGTCTCCGCCTTCCACGAGGCGGTTCGGATGTACACGGGTCTGACCGCCCAGGCCAACCTCAACAAGGTCCGCCCGGCCATCGTCGAGGAGTACCGCTTCGGGGCGATCGCCGCCTTCGAAGCCCTGCTCGACAACATGAAGACCGCCTCCGACGCCCTGGTGATCCTCAACGCCGTGCGCGGGGCCTCCCCGCCCGACAAGCCCAAACGCACCGAGCTTTAGATCATGCCGCGCCTTTCCAACGATCGCCACGAGATGTACGCCCTGATGCGGGCCAAGGGCATGAAGCCGCAAGCCGCCGCCCAGGCCGCCGGCTTCGTGGCCGGCTCGTCGATCTACGCCGAACTGGAGAAGGACCCCGAGGTCCAGGCGCGCGCCCAGGAACTGCTCGACGAGAACAACCTCAAGCGCGAGCAGATGCGCACCGCCGCCACCGAGGCGGCCAAGGTCGTCGGTCAGGTCTCGGGCCTGTCCAAGGCCTGGGTGCTTCAGAAGCTGGCCGAGAACGCCCAGATGGCGGCCCAGGACGGCGACTACAAGGAGAGCAACGCCGCCCTCAAGCTGATCGGCGACGAGTTCGGCATGTTCAGCGGCGCTTCCTCGGAAGGGACCGAGGGCCAGAACGGCGAGCGCGTCTACGACCTCGACGGGCTGAGCGCCCTCCTCGTCAAGGGAACCTCGGCGATCCCCGTGCCGCCGCCCAAGGTCGACCCCTCCGCCGCCTTCGACCTGATCGCCGGCAACGGGGCCGCCGCCCGCCGCGCCCGCGAGAGCCGGGCCTTCTCCGACGGCGAGGAAAGCGACGCGGTGTTCTCCGAGGACGCCGATATCGACGCGGTCATGGACGGGGCCTGGAGCGGCCCCAGCCCCGACGACTACCTGGAGGCCGAAAATTCGCGCCAGGAGGCCCCTGAAGCCGCTGACCGACCCGAGCCCCCGGCCGACCCCGTTCCGGCCGCTGGCGACCCCGCGCAAGAGCCGGAGACCTGGGAGCAGATCGATCCCAAGACCTCCCCCGAAGCGATCATGGCGCGCATCCAAGCCGCCGGCCAATCCCCGACTTCCAGCGATGACCGGCCCAAGCGCCGCTCCTCGCGCTGACCCTAGAACGCCGTGAGCTACTATCCGATCGAGGACCGCGCCAAGGCCCGGTCCGTCGTCAAGAACCTGCTGGACCTTCAGCGCGAGGCGGTCAAGGCCTCTCGCGGCGGCCTGATCCTGCCGCCCGACCAGAAGGCGATCATCACCCAGGTCACCGAGACCGAGGACCCGGCCCGCTGGGTCGACCTCCTGGGTCAGTTCGCCGATCGCGTCCAGACCGATCACCTCGCCCGGCTCAAGCCCCTGGCCAAGCACGACTTCAACGCCTTCTGCGAATACGTCAACCCCGAGGAGGCCCCGGCCTCCAAGTGGCACGTCTACCTGACCTCGCTCCTCCAGGAGATCGAGAACAACCACGAGCTTGAGCGCTTCGTGCTCAACTGCCCGCCCGGTCACGCCAAGCCGCTCGACGTCGACACCGAGGTCCTGATGGCCGACGGGTCCTGGAAGCGCCTGGGCGACATCACCGTGGGCGAGTACGTGGTCGGCGAGAGCGGCGCGCGCTGCAAGGTCACCGCCGTCCACGAGCAGGGCGAGCTTGCCACCCTGAAGATCACCACCGCCCACGGCCGCCAGATCATCGCCGCCCCCGATCACGCCTTCCGGGTCGGAAACACCTGGAAGGAGGCGGGCAAGCTGCGGCCGGGCGACGCTCTGTCCGTGGTCGGCGCCGCCAACCTCAACTACGACGCCAGCGGCAAGACCATCGACCACTTCGAGCTTGCCGCCTACCTCCAGGCCAAGGGCGGACGCTCCTACTTCCACCGCGTCCACAAGAGCGGGCCGAAGACCTACCGCAACGTCTTCCTGTGGACTTCCGACCACCGCGAGGCCAGCAAGATCAGCGCCTGCCTCAAGCGCCTGGGGATCGCCTTCAAGGGGCGTCTGGCCAAGCACGAGCAGGTCTGGAAGATGCGTCTGGCCACCGAATGGGGCGACGCCCTGGCCGAGGAGTATGGCCTGGACGCGCGGATCGACGCGCGGCGGGTTCCGGCCTTTGTCACGAAAGGCGACGAGGAGCAGATCGCCCGCTACCTGTCGACCTACGCCTCCCTGGCCGGCGAGGCGCCCGACCGCTACACCATCCCGCGCATCATCCTCTACTTCAAGAACCCGGCCTTCGCCCGCGACATCCAGCGGCTGTTCGCCGTGGTCGGCGTCAACGCCCGCATCGAGGGGCGCAAGACCGGCCGCACCCGGCTGATCCTGTCGGGGCCGGACCTGGAGGCCTACTTCGCCGCCGGCCTGACCTACACCGGCCCCAACGCCGACAAGCTCGACGACAAGCGCGTGGCCTTCCCGACCTCGCCCTCGCTGCTGGCCGACACCGTCACCTGGATCGAGCCGCACGGCGTGCGCCCCTGCCGCTGCCTGACCGTCGAGGACGAGCACACCTTCATCGCCGAAGGCGTGGTGGTCCACAACTCGACCTACGCCTCGCGCCTGTTCGTGGCGTGGCGCCTGGGGCGCGATCCGCGCCAGAAGATCATCGGCGGCGGTCACTCCCAGCGCTTCGTCGAGAACGAGTTCTCCGGCAAGATTCGCAACCTCGTGCGCACCCCGCAATATCGCGACGTGTTCCCCGACGTGGTCATCGACCACGCCACCTCGGCCAAGGACATGTGGGCGATCGCCGGGCACGGCGGGCAGTACGCCGCCAAGGGCGCGGGGCAGGCCATCCACGGTCTGCGCGCCCACTTCGTCTGCGTCGACGACCCCTACCGGTCGATCGAAGTGGCCGAGTCCGCGATCGAGCGCGAGAAGATCAAGACGTGGTTCTTCGGCGACGTTGGCTCGCGTCTGTTGCCGCTCGCCAAAGTATTCCTCATCATGACGCGCTTCCATGAGGAAGATTTGACCGGGGAGATCATCAAACTCAACCAAGAAGTTCTCACCGGCGCCGACCGTTATCACATCGTTGAAGCGCCCGCCCTGTGCTACGACCCCGAGAACGACGTCCTGGGCCGGGCTCTGGGCGAAGTTTTGTGGGACTACTATGACTTGCATTATTTCAAGCGCAAGCGGTCCGAGTGGAAGTACCAAAGATTTGCTTTGGTTTATCAACAACTTGCCGACGCGGCCTCGGACACCTCCATCGCGTCCAAGTTTCAGACCTACGATCACCTGCCCCACCTGGAGCCGAAGGTGCTCAAGGCCCGGCTTGACGCGGGTCACGCCGACGAGCGCGGGCGGCCGATTCCGGACCGCAAGGAGCACTTCCGGCGGGTGGTGGTCAGCGTCGACTCGGCCAACAAGCCCGGCGCCCGCAACGACTACAGCGTCGCCCAGGTCTGGGGGGAGACCCACGCCCGCAAGCACTACCTGATCTACCAGGAGCGCAAGAAGGTCGACATCACCGGCCTGACCGAGATGATCGAGCGGGTGGCCAAGCGCTACGAGGTCGACGCCATCCTGGTCGAAGACAAGGGCAACGGCACCGCCTACATCCAGGCGCGGGGCCAGACCGACAGCCAGCGGCGGCTCGCCCCGGCCCCGATCGAGGCGATCCAGGTCCCGAGCACCTATTCCAAGGAGTTCCGCTTCAACGAGATCGTCCCGATGATCGAGGCCGGCGAGGTCTTCCTGCCGGGCAAGGCCCCGTGGCTCGACCTGCTGATCCGCGAAATCGGTCAGTTCCCCGAAGGCGCCCATGACGACCAAGTCGACGCCATGACGCAGTACCTCCGCTGGGCCAAGTCCAAGCGCACGCGGTTCGGCGCGCGCAAGGTCGGCTCGATGGGCTGACGAGGCCCGTTAACCACGTTTGTTAACCTCCGCCGGGGCCTTAACCCTAACACGGCGAGGGTTAACAGGTCCAGGGACCCTTCGAAATTAACCTTTCGGGGACCCTGGGAAATCGTAAGGCAGGGACCCTGGCCATTTTCCGGCTGGGGACCCTGGCAAATTCACCGCCGGGGACCCTCCGAAATTCATCCTCGGGGACCCTGGCAAATCAAGGAGCCGGCGATGGCCGAATTTCTCGCCCTGATCCCCAACCTCGCGCCGTTCCTGGTCTGGGGAATCCTCCTCTGGATCGCCGCCGAGGTGGTCTGGAGCGTCTGCCTCTGGGTCTATGGCCTGCGGACCCTGTTCAAGTTGCACCGCGATGATCTGGCCGAGGCGATCAGCTTCGAGCGGGCCTTGAGCCCCTTCGACTAGGCGCGGCCTGCCGACCTAAGTCACGGACTGTAGGTTTCGTGACAAGGTGAGATATTCCACAACGATTTCAAAGGCTTACTGCGATGTCGATCCGCACGTTCTTCCACGATCTGGCCGTCCGTTTCGTCGTTTTGGGGTGGATTTTTGCCCGAAAACCGCTGAAATGGGCTCCAAAAGGGCATAATTTTCAGCCTAAACCGCCGGTCCAGGTCGGCGCCCTGGCGGCCGGCTCGCTCCTCGCCCTCAGTCTGGCGCTCGGCGGGCTCTGGTTCCGCTTCACGTTTCCGGACAAAAGTCAAGTGGTCTCGCGCCGGCCGCAGGCTATGTCATAGACCGTGGGCTTCGTGACCAGATCACGCTTCCGTTACCGCTCCAGCCCTTGTGAGGCCTCGGATGTTCGCCTTTCTCCGCCGGCTCAGCCTCGCCGCCGTCCATGGCGTGCTCTGGGCGATCCTCCTGGCGATGCTCGCCCTGGGCGGGCCGCGCCGCCCGCTCTAAAGCGTCATATCTGACGCCTAAGGCCCCCTAAGGCCTCATCTGTGAGACATTCAACGCCCTCGTGTTCCTCTGAACGCGGGGGCGTTTTGACGTCGGCGCATTTTTGACTTGACGCGCGAGCGTTTTGACGCGGGCGCATTTTTGATTCGACGGGCGAGCGTTTTGACGTCCGAGCATTTTTCAACTTGACGTCGTTCCATTTACCGGGAGCGCCTTAGGGTTAACGCCGGCCGCCGAGCCCTGGGGCGATTTACCACCGCCACGTTAACCTAACGCCTGTTAACCTATCGGTTGTTAAGGTTAACGCCCCGTTAGGGTTAACGCCCCTTAACCCTGCCCGCGTTAAGGTTAACGCGCCCCGGCCCAGGCCCTACCCGTTAACCTTAACCGCCCGACCCCCGCGCCCAGGCCATACCCGGTAGGGCCTGACGGCCCTACCGGGTATGACCCCGCGCCCCGGCGGAGGCCAGGGACCGCCCCGGCGCTTTTTCGCGCCCCGTTTACCTTTTGTTAACGTCTGGCCTCTAGGGTCGCCCTTGTCCCCGCCGCACTCCCGCGCCGGGCAAGGAGCTTCCCGCCATGGTCCCCGACTCGATCATGAACCCCCGCGACCACTTCCACCGCCTGCGCGAGGAAACCGCCCGCGCTCTGGTCGAGGCCTTCGCCGAATCCGACCCCGGCGAGGATTACCGCGCCGAGGAAAAGGCCGGCGCGTGGGTTGTCGCCTATTACGACGCGGCGGGCGAATTCGTCGCCTATCTCTAGCCGCCTTCGCCCCCTGGCGCCGCGTTAACGGTTTGTTAACATGTCGGCGCCAGGGTCGCCCTAGCCCGGCGCGTCGCCGCGCCTTCGGAGAAAACCGCCATGCTCTACACCCCCGCCGCCCGCCGCCTTCGCGGCTATCGCGAAACCGCCGCGAAGAACGCCGAAATTCACGCCCGCCCGCACATGGCCGGCAACGTCGCCGGCTACAACGAGTCGGTGTGGCCGACGACGGCGCTAGGCGTCGCCGCCAAGGCCGGCGCCTTCAAGCGCCCCGAAACCGCCGGCAACTGGTCGGAGGATCGCAAAGCCTATTACGCCCCCGCGTGGCCGGCCGGCTGGCGCGTGCTGGGCACGGCCGAAGAGGTCTGCCGCAAGGAAGGCTCGCGCCGGGTGGAACATTCCGGATGGTACACGACGCCCGACGACTACAGCGCCACGCTTTCGGGCTATGTGCTGCAAATCCCCGCCCGCGACGGCCGCCCGCAATACGTCGCCGGGACCGCCCATAGTGAATGGGACGGGGTGACCCTCTACCCCGCCGACCGCTACGACAACCCGCTTGACGCGGCGAGCGCCGCCGACCGTCACGCCGAACGCGACGCCGAAGAGGAACGCGAATATCAAACCGCGTGGCAAGCGGGCCAGCGCTACGCCGAACTCGGCGCCGAAGCCAAGGAGGCCCGCAAGGAAGCGCTGGCGATCCTCGCCGAACGCCGCAAGGTCAAGGGGCTGGAAACCCCCGCCTTGTGCGGCGCGATCCGGGCGCAAGTCGCGGCCCTGCTAGGCCGGATCGAAGAGGCGCGCGCCTCGCGCGCCAAGCTCAAGGAAGGCGAGGACTCGCGCCTCATGTTCTACCCCTCCGCCGCCATGGTCGCGGCCTTCAATGACGGCGCGGCGTCGTGAAGGTCGCCCGCGATAGCTTCGCCGTGTTCTGGACCCTCCCGCAAGGCGGGGTCCAATTTCACGCCGACATAAAACGGGCGCTCTATCCGACCGCCCGCGACGCCGCCCGCGCTTTTAGCGCCATGTTCCCCCGTGACCGGGTCCGGAGCGTCCGCGACGCCTCCGGCCGCTTCCTGGCCTTCAAGGAGTCCGCCCCGTGCGCCTGACAAGCTACAACGTCAACGGAACCGGCTTTAAGGGCGGCTCCGCCCCGCCCGTCCCCGCCCAAGGCCTGACCGGTCACGCCGACGGCTTGAACCTTTGGGTTCCCTCGCGCGAGCATATCGCCGCCATGCTCCCGCAACGCTGGCGCCACGCCTTCGCCCGCGCGTCGTTTTGGTATGACGCGCACGACAATAAAAAGCCGTGTCGCGCCGACCTCTACGACTCGCGCGGCCGGTACCTGACTCAGGTCTGGGCGCACCCGGTTTTCAGCTAGGCCAGGACGCCCCGGAAAATCTTCCGGGGCGTTTACCTTTTGTTAACCTCTGGCCTCTAGGGTGACTTTCGCCGCCGGGCAATCCCGCCCGCCGGACCCTCTTTCAAGGATTGCTCCCGTCATGACCTCTCATTCCATGGTCGCGCACCGTTGGGCGCAGGACGACGAGAACGGCCGCACCGCGCGCGGCTTCAACATGTATTTCGAGCGCTACGGGCGCGGCGCCGACCGCGTCAACGTGATTTTTTCCTACGGGACTCACTTCCCGGCCGCCGCCTTCGTGACCGACGCGCACGGCCGCCGCGTGGTTCTGGTGACGACTCGCGGCTACAGCGTTTCGACCGCGAAACACCTTTCCCACATCCGCCGCGCCATCCCGTCCGGGACCCCCTGCTTTTCCGTGCCGCACGTGTCGCGGATGCACAAGCCGGGCGGGTCGGGCGACTTCCACGGGGACAACCTGCGCGCCTATGTCGAGAGCGCCGCCGGCCTCGCCGAAAAGGCCAAGCGCGCCCGCGTCAACGGCCCTTGGCTGCTTAGCCAAGCCCGCGAAACCCTCGCCGAAGCGCAACGCTACGCCGACGCCTTCAAGCTGAAAACCAAGGTTCCGGCCTTGGAAGACGTCGCCGGCCAATGGGCGAAGATGACGGCCGCCAAGGCGCGGGCCGAAGCCAAGGCCAAGCGTGACGCCGAAAAGGCCGCCAAGGCGCGCCGCGAAGCCGAACGGCTCGCCGACGCCGAAGCCTTCGCCGCTTGGATGCGCGGCGAGCGCCAGAGCGCCCCGTTTAGCTACCGGGTGCGCGATGACGGGACCGTCTATCTTCGCCGCTTCCGGGGCGTGGTCCGCGACCTGCGCAGCCAAGAGCGCGACGGCTCGCGCGTCGATGAACTGCAAACCTCGCAAGGCGCGGCCGTGCCGTGGGAACACGCGGTCAAGGCCTTCCGGTTCATCAAGCTTTGCCGCGAACGCGGCGAGAGCTTCCACCGCAACGGCCGGGTGATTCGCGTCGGACACTTCCAAGTTGACGCGATCAGCCCGAACGGGGACATGACGGCCGGTTGTCACCGGTTCGCGTGGGATGAAATCGAACGCCTCGCCAGGGCCGAAGGGGTTTTCGACCTCCCCGCCGACGCTGGCGCCGTCGAAACCCGGCAAGCCGAACCGGCCTAAGCCTCCCCGCCCCTCTCGCGCCCCGGCTCCCCGCCGGGGCGTTTTCGTGTACGCGGTAACCTTTTGTTAACTTCTGGCCTCTAGGGTGACTTTCGCCGCCGGGCAATCCCGCCCGCCGGCCAAGGATCGCAGACTATGAATCTTTTCGTTGTCGCCATTGACCCCGCCCTCATCCCTTCGGCCGCCGGCTTCGTGGTCGCCTCCCCCTACGGGTGCGGCAAGTGGCGCGCGTGCGTCGGGAGCGAGGCGGACATGATCGCGCTTCGCGACAAGATGCGCCGCGCGCACCCGGCCCCGGAAGGCTACAGCGTCCAGCCCCTGGCGTCGTTCCTGGCCTATCTGGAGACGGTCGGGGATAGCCCTTATGACCGGTTCCGCGCCCATGACGCCGCCGCCCGCATCCTTGACACCCTGACGACGCATCTCGCCGCCTAGCCCCGCCAAGCCCCCGGCCGCGCGCCGGGGGCGCTTTCCCTCGAAAGGATCGCCGACCATGACAACCCGTCTTATCGCCGTTCGCGGCCCGACCGCCGCCGAACTCGCCGACCCGTCCAGCCGCGCGGGCGGCGCCGAAGTCGTTTTCGAGCGCCGCGACCGCGAAGGCCGCACGCGCCTTGTGTTCGCCTCGACCTGCTACGGCTCATATCAGCAATGGGGCGAAACCCGCGACGTGCTCGCCGACAACGTCGAGGCGGTCACGCTCTGGGCCGAAGGCATGGCGGCCGTTGCCGCCCTCATCGACGAGAGCGACGACGACGACGAGAGCGACGACGCCCCGGCCGAAGATGACGACGGGGAGGCGTGAGCCATGCGCACAACCAAGGCTCAACGCTTCGCCGCCATCGCCTTTGACGCCCTGGCCAAGGCCCTAAGCGAGCCGCGCCAAGCCGTCGCCCGCGTGACCAAATGGGAGGGCGCGGGCCATAGCTTCGCCAACCTGCAACGCGATTATGAGCGGTACGGCCCCGGCGCCCGCTCATGGTTCGGCCGGGCTGAAATGCGCTTCTTTGGGACGCGCCTAGAGGCCGCGCCGCTGGATTTCCCGGCGCTGGGCTGCACCCTCTTTCTGACCTCCGAAACCCCGCCCGGCGCCGGCCGGGTCTGGACCCTTCGCGCCTATGTCTGGGCTTCGGCCGATATCACCACGCTAACCCATGGCGACGAAACCGACGCGGCGACCGCGCAAGCGGCCTTTGACCTGCTTTGGCGGGTCCTTTCCGGACAGTAACCTTTTGTTAACTTCTGCCCGCTAGGGTCTTCTTGCGGCCGGGCAATCCCGCCCGGCCGCATCTTGGAGACAGCGCCCATGACCCGCGCTCAAGCCCTCGCCGACATGAACGCCCTTCCCGGTATCATCGCCTCCTTTGAGCGCGAGACGGGCGAATATCGCGTGACCCTGCGCTTTGGCCCGCTCCCCATGGGGCGCGGCGCCCAAGAGTGGATGCGCGCGCGCCGCGAAGCCGTCGCCAGCTACAGCGACGACAAGGCCGACGCCCTGGCCACCGCCCGCGACATGTCCGCCCGCTGGGAGGCGATGAGCGCCGAAGAGCGTTCGCGCCTCTATCACAACCCCGCCTAAGACCCCGCGCGCCGCCCTGGCCTTCGCCGGGGCGGCTCCCTCAACCCCTCGCAAGGATCGCACCCCATGACCGCCCGTAAGCCCCTGACCAAGGAACAAAAGGCCCGCCGCCGCGCGACCCGCCGCGCCGCCCGCCTCAACTGGTCGGATGAGCGCCGCGCTCGCGAATTCGAGCGTCAAGCCCGCTTCTTCCTGATGATCGCCACCCGCGCCCAAGGCGCCGGCCAAGGCCAGGAAGCCGCCCGCCTCGCCACGGTCGCACAACGCAAGGTGACTAACTGGCGCATGGCGCAGGCCTGCGCCCGGATTAACGCCCTGGCCGCGCATCCGTTCGCGGCCGTGGTCGCCTAAGGAGGCCCGCCCGATGACGCACCCTCACGCCCTGGCGCTGATCGCCCTCGCCGAAAAGGTGTTACCGCTTACCCGGCTGCACCCGCTCGACCAACGCGCCGCCGCCGTCGATCTAATCGGCGACCTCTACCGCCTCGCCGACGATATCGACGCGACCCCGCAAGCCCCCGCCCTGACGCAACCGAAGGCCGCCTAAGCCATGAACCCGAACCGCTACCGCCTCGCGCCCCGCGACCGCTTCAGCCGTGAGCTTGCCGAAACGCTCTATCAGGCGGCCGAAGCCGTCGCCCGCGTGATTCCGCTCATGCCGGAGTCCGCCCCCGATGAGCGCCGCGCGCTGGGCAAGGTCCGCGCCGACCTTCTAACCCATAGCGCCGGCGCCCTTGTTCCCAAGCCGCCGGCCGCCGTGCTCGAAACCCTCGTTTGGGTTGTCGAGATGGCGCAAGATCGCGCGACTAACGCCGATTTCAACACCGCCCAAGAAGGACTCGACGAGCACGAGTCCCTAGCCTTTGTCGCCGACTGGCTGGAAGCCGAAGGCCAGGACGTGACGCCGATTCGCAACGCGCAACCGTCCGCCGACGCCCTGGCCGAACTCGCCGCCCGCCGCGACGCCGAACAAGCGGCGCTAGACGCCTTGGAGGCCGAAGCCCTGGCCGAAGCGCCGGGCGACGTGATCACCGACGCCTTGCGCCCCTATCTGGGCGCCGCCCTGGCCGAAAACCACGCCGACGACGTGCTAGACGCCCTCACGCGCGCCGGCTTCCAAATCACCCGCAAGGAGGCCTAAAGCCCATGACCGACTCCGCCAAGATCACCGGCGCGCTCGCGCTACTCGCCATCGCGGCCGATAATCTCCGCCAAGGCCCGGCCATGTCCAAGGCCGCCGACAACGTCACCAACGTCTGTAACTACGCCCTGACGCGCGCGACCATGCTCAAGGCCGCCGACCAAATCGGCGAGGCGCTGGAGGCGCTGGGCGCCCTGCAAGCGGGCGGCTATGTGATCGCCCGCCGCCGCGACGTTTTCACCGATGCGGGCGAGAAGCTGGGCGACCTGTTGGCGGCGCTTTATGACGCCGTCCCGAACTACGCCGTAAGATCGCAGCGCCTCGCCGACGCCCTGAGTCCCGCGCGAAATTACGTCTATCAGCCCCGGTTCCGGGTCAAGCTGGACGCCGCGCCCGGCGCGCTTTTGACCGACTGCGACACGGGCGCAACGGTCTATTTCCAGCCGGGCGACGACGCCGACGCCTTCCGGGCCGAATTCGCCCCGTGGGTTCACGCCGCCAACGTGACGGCCGAAGGCGCGGCCCTGGCCTCGATGATGAACCCGACCGCCGAAGAGTATTTCAGCCCCGCCACGGGGGTCTAACGCCCGTGGCCCTGACCTTCGCCCCGCAATCGACGCGCTACGCCGTGGAAGTCCCCGAACGCGACTTTCTGGCCCTGACCCGCGCCGAGGAAATTCTAGCCCCTGGCCCCTATCTGGAGCCGTCGCTTAGCGAGCGTTTGGAGGCGCAAGCCGGCGTTTGGGATGTCGAGTATAACGGCCATTTCGGCGCGGCCGTTTACTTGACGCTCGACGTTGACGCCGACTCCCCGGCCGCCCGCGACGCCCTGGCCTCGATCATCGCCGACCAACTGGCCAAGGCCAAGGCGTGGAAGCGCCAGCCCGCCTAAGTCATCATTCCTATCGTCTATGACTTGTCACCGGCCGAACTCTTGCCCGGTGACAGTCTGGGCAAGTAAAGCTCACTCTGGATTTTATGACTTAGCGCAAAGGATTGAAATTGCTCGAAAAATTCCTCGAAGCTCACAAAGTTGTTTTCTGGCTGCTTTTGCTGGCCTGTTTGTGGCGCTTTTAACGGTTTGTTAACCCCTGGCCCTCTAGGGTCGAATTCCCGGCGCGGCAATCCCGCCGCCCGGCCTTCCTTCGGAGCTTCTGATCATGTTCGCTTCCGTGACCCTTCCCGCCCATGACGCCCAAGGCCTGAGCCTCGAAACCGTCCACATGGTTTTCGCCCGCGAACTGGCGCAACATTTCGACCACGTGATTTCCGCCCCCGTGGTCGAAAGCTGGCGCGACGAGGACACCGGCGCCGACCACGCGCAAGCCGCCGTTTGCTTCACCGTCTCGGCGACCCCCGCCGCGTGGGAAGCCAAGGGCGGGCGCCTCGCGCGCCGGCTGGAAAACCTCGCCGCGCGCTATGCCGCCGACTGCGACGCCCCGGCCCTGACTGTCACCCACTGCGACGGCCAAACGGTCTATGTCGGCGCTCTGGAAGCCCTGGCGCGCCCCGCCCCGGTGCAAGGCCCGACCCGTGAGGCGGACCCGGCTTTCCTCCCCCGCCAGCGTGAGGACAAGGCCGCCCGCTTCGATCGCCTGACCGCCTAGCCCCTGGCCTCCCCCTAGCGCACCGCCCCTAGAAAGGCGGTGCGCTTTTCTGTGTCTGTTTACTTGTTGTTAAGGAATAGCCTGCTAGTGTCCCCTTGTTGGCGGACGCATCCCGCGCCCGCCCCTTTCTGGATCGCTCCCCATGGCTCGCCCCTCTGACCTGCTCAACGTCAACGCCGCCCGCGTCCTGGCTTGCCTTGAGCCTATCGCCGCCGCCGCTAAGACCGCCCCGGCCGCCGACCGCGCCGCCCTTTCCTACCTGCTCGACGCTGGCGAGTATGTCGCCGCGTGGCGCCGCAACCTCACGGAAACCGACCGCCGCAAGGCCTATGGCGCGGCCTGCGCCGCCGAAGCCCTGGCGCTCGCTAACGCCTATCAGCCCGCCACCCTGCAAGGCGGCGCCGTCCGCCGCGCTCTGGGCGCCTATGCCGCCGCCCTAAAGGTCCTGCTAGACGGGGAGCCGGTCAAGGCGGTGCGCGCCGCCGAAGGCGCGGCGCTTTCGGTCCGCGCTCGCTACGCCAACACCCGCCTTTAACCTCTTGTTAACACCTCCCGGCTATGGTCGGGAGGTCGCAAGGAGACACCCGACATGACCCGCCCCGGCCCCGCCTCGCTCCTGACCCCGCAAGCCCGCTTCTCGTCGCCGCGCGTCCTGATCCTTCCGGGCGCGGCTCCCATGCCGATTCGCCAGCCGCGCGGCCTTTGCGCCGTCGAGTGCGTCGCCCTTGGCGTGACGCTGGGCGCGGCGCTCTACCTCGCCGCCCGCGTGTTCGGTCTGGTCTGACCAGACCCCCGCCCCGCCCCCGGTCGGACCGGTCGGGGGTGTGTCCCATAATGACACACCCCCGCCACCTAGTATCTTTTTTGATTCGGAGGGACCCAAAGGCCCCCTACGTTAACCATTTTTGGCGGCGCCCCC